GGCGAGTGCGTGCGGCTCGTCGTCGCCGGCCGTTTGGGCCGGACGCCAGCGCGGGCGGCGCGTCGGCCGGTCCGGCGGTCGGTCGGGGCGGCTCGGGGCGGCTCAGGGCGTGGGTGCGGCGTCCGCCGTGGGCGTTGTGGGCGTGTGCCGGGGCGGCTTATTTAGGCCGCGCGGCGGGCGAGTCCGGGCAAGCGGGGCGTCGGTGTGGGTGCGTGCGAGCGGCTCCGTGTGCGGATCGGGACGCGTGTGTGGCCAGGATGCCGCTGACTCACTCGTTCGCGCAGTACGAGTCCCTGGTCCGGGCGTTCGGTTTTCTGTACATGAGCCACTACTCGGCGAAGGCGACGCGGCGGTGCGTGCAGCGGTGCGCGGGTCGGTGCGTGTCGCTGCAGTCCCCGCCGGGGTGGTCGGTGCTGGTGACGCCGCGCGGGCTGCTGCCGCAGCTGGCGGGGCTGGACCTGACGGCGCTGTGCCCGGGCAAGGAGAGCTGGACGGCGGTGGTGGGTCCGGTGGTGTACGCGAGCCCGCGCGCGCCGCGGGCGCACGAGACGCCGTACTTTCTGCTGCTGGGGCACGGTTTCCGCGTGTTCATCTTCGACCTGTCGACGACGACGATGCACCTGGCGGCGCGCGACTTCGAGGAGTTCGCCCGGCAGGGCGTGCGCGCGGCGCTGTGCCTGTACGAGCCGGCGTTCGTGCCGCTGCTGACGACGTCGCCGTCGGAGCTGGTGCGGCCGCTGCTGTCGGCGAGCACGAGCTTCGCGGAGCTGCGCGACCTGTGCATCGCGCGGCGCGGGCAGACGGTGCGGCTGGAGACGCCGGGCCGCGAGCGCGCGTCGCTGCGGCTGGTGGGGCACTGGGAGCCGCTGCGCGCGTGCCGGCCGTTCTCGGAGCAGTCGCCGTGGGTGCTGCAGCGGTGCGTGGAGTTCGTGACGCGGCGGCTGTGCTGCGCGTGGTTCGTGCTGGGCACGGTGTCGCACCCGGAGGGGGACCCGGCGCAGCCGACGCAGGTGCTGGTGGTGGACCAGGCGTGCGCGGTGTACACGTACCGGCTGTGCGACGGGGAGCTGTTCCGGCTGGCGGAGAGCGTGGGTCACCTGTTCCGCGCGGGCGTGCTGGCGGCGCTGCTGGGCCGGCGGCACGCGGGCCGCGGGCCGGGCGCGGAGGGGCGGCTGGAGGAGCCGCTGGAGCGCGGCTACTGGTTTAAGGAGCGGCCGGGGGCGGACGACGTGTTTACGGCGGTGGCGGACGCGAACGACCGGGCGGCGCAGCTGGTGTGGCTGGGCACGCGGGAGCGGTTCCTGGCGCCCCCGTCGGAGAGCCCGTGGCGCGATCCGCTGCGGCAGGCGCTGGCGCTGGACGACTGGACGTGGCGCGCGCCGTGCGAGGCGGCGTCGGGCGAGCTGTTCGCGGACCACGATCAGACGGACTACCTGAACGGCCCGCCGGTGTCGTACCACGCGGCGGTGAACGTGCGGACGGAGAAGGCGCGCCGGCAGGGCTCGCGGGCGCTGCTGCGGCCGCTGCCTCAGCCGTGCGCGCGGTGCCGCAGCACGTGTTCGGGGCACACGGCGGTGGCGGCGACGAAGGCGGCGCTCTCGGCGGCGGCGGCGGCGGCGGCGGGCGAGGCGCCGGCGGCGGCGGCCGCGAAGGCGAAGCCGGGGGCGGCGGTAGCGGCCGCGGCGGTGACGGCGGTGGCGGCGGTGGCGGCGGGGCCGGAGCCGGCGGTGGCCGAAGAAGTGGGAGAGGACGAGGAGGCGGCGGCGGTGGAGGGCGACGCGGGGCCCGGGGAGGGGTGGGTGGGCACACTATAATAAGTGCCGGCGCCGCGACGCGTCGGCGCCAGACGAGCGGGCGCCGGCGTCGTCGGGCGATCGAGCGGGCGAGCGAGCGGGGCCGGCGGTCGCTCGCCGAAGCCGCGGGCGGCGAGGACACCGGCGGGGCGGGCGAGGGGGAATCGGACTCGGACTGGGACTCGGACTCGTGGGGGTCGGGGCGCGCCGGAGCCGACCGGGGAAACGAAAAAAAAAAAGATGGCCACGGCGCCGCGGTATCGCTACACGACGGTGAGCCGCCACCGGCGCGTGATGGAAGACTTTCGACCGTTCTTCGAAGCCCAAGACAACGCGCGGAAGGTGCGCGCGGCGGTGGAGTGGCACGCGGGCGAACTGTTGTGCCTGGGGCTGCCCTCGGGGTGGTTCGTGTGCGTGGGCGGCGTGCCGGACGGCTGGACGACGGGCGGCGGCGGCGGAGGCGAGCGCGAGGCGGACGACGGCGAGGAGCGCGGCCCGTGGCACCGGCTGCTGTGTTGCTCGCACGACCGCCTGGAACCGATCGGGCGCTGCGTGCGGCGCGGAGCGGACGGCGACTACCGGCGCACGCCGCTGTTGCTGCTGCTCGGACAGTTCGGTCGGCTGTGGTGCTACGACCACGAGCGAAGCGTGCTGTACCTGGTGGCGCACGACCTGGACACGCTGGCGCGGCGCGGGCTGGTGCTGCTGGAGGCGCTGTACGGGCACGAGGAGCTGCCGCCGACGACGGTGCACCCCTCTTCGGTGATCACGACGCTGCTGCGGCTGTCCCGCGACGGCCCGCAGCCGGTGCGGGCGCTGTGCGAGTACGTGCGGCAGCAGATGTACACGCCGCTGGCGCTGCACACGCCGGGCGAGGGCGACCGCGCCCTGGTCCTGCACGGCTCGTCGGCCTGTCTGCGCAGCTGCTGGCCGTTCATCTCGATGGACTCGCGACCGTTCGCGGACGTGCTGCGCTTCTTCTCGTCGCGGCTGTGCTGCCGCTGGTTCGTGCTGGGCTCGGTGGGCGACTACCTGGCGACCGGCCTGTTCCACGTGGAGCACGTGATCCTGATGGACGCGTTCGGCTCGGTGTACGGCTTCGGCGTGGAGGAGCGCGAGGTGTACCGGCTGGCCGACGACCTGGCGATGTTCTTTCGGTGCGGGCTGCTGAAGACGTACGACGGCGGCCGGCGCTTCGAGTCGCGCGAGCGCGCGGCGGCGCGGCTGGAGCGGCCGCCCGACTGTCCGCACCTGGCGGACGAGAAGTGGTCGGCGTACCTGGACTCGTTTTACTTCGCGTGCGCCTGCCGCTACGACGGGCACTTTAACTGGCTGACGCGCGGCAACCGGTTTCGGGAGCTGTCGCGGCCGTGGGACGAGGCGGACGAGGGCTCGGCGCTGGTGGCGCGCGACTGCGAGGCGCGCGACGCGCCGGCCGCGGACCCGTCGCGGCGTTTCGACTACCCCGGCGCGGCGGTGGCGGTCAGCCCGCGCTCGGTCGGCGGCGGCGGAGGCCGAGGTCCGCGAAGAGGAGGAAGCGGCGGCGGCGGCGAGCGCGGACGAGCGCGAAGCTGGTCTCCGGGTCGCGTGTCGTCGCGAGAGACGAGCGAACCGCGCCGTCGGCGACGGCAGCGCCGATCTTCTTCGTCGCGCTCTTCGAGACGTCGTCCGTTGCTTCGGCCGCCTTCGCCGGACCTACCGCAGGCTCCGCCGCGACCGCGCCGGCAGCAGCAACAGCAGCAGCAGCAGCAGCAGCAGCAGCAGCAGCAGCAGCAGCAGCAGCAGCAGCAGCAGCAGCAGCAGCAGCAGCAGCAGCAGCAGCAGCCGCCGCCGCCACAGAAACAGCAGCCGCGGCCACCGCCGCTACCGTCCCGGCCGTCGGAGGAGCCGTCGGAGGAGCCGTCGGAGGAGCCGTCGGAGGACTCGCCGCCGATCCTCTCGTCTTCGCCGATTCAGCCGGTCCCGGTGCCGATCCCGCCTCCGCCGCCCCCTCCGCCGCCGGCCTTTCACGACCACGATTGCGCGTCTCCGTCGAGCGAGCTCGCGGTCCTCGAGCGGCCGAGCGGGCGGTCGAGCGAACGTTCGAGCGTCGCGGACGATTCCGAGGGGGCTCTGTCCGAGTCCTCGGAGGTCGCGTCCGTGGGCCGCTCGGACGACGAGGAGGTGGTCCGCGACGAGGGCACGCCGCCGCCGCTGCCGGCGCCGTCCCCCGGCGGGCTGCTGGACGGCGAGGCGGAAACCCCGTTCGGTTCGGATTCGTCGAGCGGCGAGGAAGACTTGGGCGGCAGCTTCGGCGAAGCGGCGTCGTGGACCCGGACCCGACTGCGGCGGGAGGCGCGGGCCGACGCCCGGCGCTGGCACCTCTCGGTGGCGGACGATCGCCCGTGGCTGCCGCTGGGTCGCGAAGCGGGTTGTTCCCGTCCGGTGTGAGAGCCGGACCCGGGTCGGGTGGGGGTGTGTGTGTGGGGGTGGTGGGCGGCCGCGGGCGCGGAGGGTCCGGCCCGTCCCCGACTCCTCTGTACTAGACTCGAATAAAAAGCACCGGCACGCCGGCCCCTCGCATCCGTGTCTCGGTGGTGTGGTGTCTCGCCGGGTCGGGTGCGGGTGGGGCGTCCGGATCGGGCGAACGGTCTCGGCCTCTCGGGCGAGAGAGCGAGCGAGCGAGCGGGCGGGCGGCCGGGCGAGCGCGACGATGACCTCGCCGTGGTACGACGAGGTGCTGGACGACTTCGAGGGGCTGTACTGGGCGCAGTCGAATCCCGTGAGTCTGTTCACGTATCTGGACCGGGCGGCGGGCGAGTGTCTGAGTCTGGGCGCCCCGGGCAACTGGTGCGTCCGGCTGAACGTGCCGATCGAACGGCCGATCGCGACGCCGTCGCCGCGCTGCCTGCTCTGCTGCCCCGAGGCGCTGGTGCTGCTGGGGCCGTGCTACCGGCTGCGGGCCGGGGAGTGGGAGCAGACGCGGTTTCTCCTGTACCTGGGGCACGGCAGCCGGGTGTACGTGTACGACCCGCTGGAGATCGTGCTGTATCTGGTGGCCTTCAACTTCGACGAGCTGGCGCGTTACGGCGTGTCCCGGACCGAGTTCATCTACCGGGACGCGCGGCCGCCGCCCCCGTCGAGACGGCGGCGGGCGCTGCGTCTCCGGCTGGAGAACCCGACGCTGCGCCGGGAGGTGTGCGTGGAGACCCGGCGGCGCGGCGGGCGCGACGTGATCCTGCACACGCCGGGCTACGGCGAGTCGAACCTGCGGCTGTTCGCGGACCTGGAGGAGCTGCGGCGCGAGAGCTACCCGTTCGCGGTGCTGTCGGCGACGGACGCGGACCGCTGGTGGACGACGATCGGCACGCGGCTGGGCACGCCGTGGTATCTCCTGGGCGGCGTGGGGCACCCGTGGGCGTCGGGCGCGACGCCGCGCACGTATTTCGTGTCGCACCTGCTGCTGGTGGACTGGTGGGGCGCCGTGTACGCGATCTCGATGCAGGAGCGGGAGCACCCGCTGCGCCGCGCGGCCGACGACCTGACGCAGTTCTTCGCCATGGGGCTGCTGAAGCTGGTGTTCGGCCGCCGGCGCTTCGACACGGACTTCTACCGGCGCGTGCGACTGGAAGCGGAGTCGGGCTGTCCGCACATGGACGACCGGAGCGCCCGGCGGGTGCGCGCGGCGCTGGAGCGCGTGGAGGTGGCGCGGCGGGTGTTCGAGGAGAGCCGCCGCCAGCAGTACGCGTGGTATCGGCGCGCGGACCGCTTCGGCGCGGACGGCGGGGCGTGGGAGCTGCGCGACGAGAACGCCCTGGTGTTCCACCGCGGCGACACGATGAGTCAGCGCTACGTGCGCTACCGGCCGCCGATGGACCCGGACGGGCCGATGGACCCGGACGGACCGTCGGGCGAGCGGGCGGCCCGTCCGTCGGTCCGTCCGGGTCCATCGGCGGCCGTCGGGCGAGCGGGCGGTCGCGCGGCGGCGCTGACGGCGGGCCCGAGCGGGCCGGTCGGCGGCGACGACGCCGACGGCTCCGCGGCCGAGACCCCGCTGTGGCGGTTGATCGTGGCGCGCCCGCCGGGGTTCGACGGCGATTTCCGCATCCCGCGGCTGGCGGTGCACCGAAACCGAGTGCCGAACTGCCGGATCGGCGTTTCCGGATTGGACCTGAGTCTCGTCCGGCCTCCGATCGAATTATAAAAGTCCCGGCCGGGGCGACCGCTCGGCCAGCCGGCTAGTCAGCCAGCCAGCTAGCCAGTCGGCCGAGTCGGCGCGGTCTCGGGCGGACGGGCTAAGGGGCGCCGGCCCGGGCCGGCCGACCGAGCGGGACCGCCATGTGGTGGATCGACTGGGAGCGGCACCCGCTGATCCGCGACGGACACGAGGTGCCCAGCTGGGTGCACACGACGCCCGCGGCCTTTCGGCGCGTGCTGGCCGACTTTCGGGCGCTGTACCTGCGGCAGCAGAACCCGCTGGCCCTGGCGGACTACGTGGCCGAGCACAGCGGCGAGCGGCTCAGCCTGGGCATCCCGTCGAACTGGTTCCTGGAGCTGCTGCCCCCCGACCAGCTGCCCGAACTGCACGACCACCTCCTGGGCGACCTCCTGTGCTGCGAGAAGGTGTTGATCCCGCTGGGCCGCTGTCTGATCGTCACGACGGAGCGGGTGGTGCGGACCGACTTCGTGGTGTTCTGGGGGGCGCACGCGGCCATCTACGTCTACGACCTGCCGCGGGAGAGTCTGGCGCTGGCGGCCCCGCACTTGGACCACCTGGCCCGTTTCGGGCTCCTGAACAGCGAGTGTCTGTACCGGCGGCCCGAGACGCCGTACGCGACGCGCAGCCCGCCGCTGGCGGTCGAGCGGCTCCTGGCCTGTCGCGACCTGGAGAGCTGCCGCTGGCTGGTGGCCGAGCTGGGCGGCGTGGACCTGAACCTGCGCACGCCCGGACAGCGGGCCTGTCCGCTGAAGCTGTACGGGCTGACCGAGCTGGCCCGCCACTGCTGGCCGTTCCTGCTGCTGTCGGACGACGACCTCTACGGGCTGCGGATCAACATCACGCTGAAGCTCAAGTGCGCCTGGACGGCGCTCGGCGGGGCCGGCCGCTACCGCTGCACCGGGCTGTTCCACGTGGCGTTCCTGATCGTGGTCGACCGGTTTCTGGCCCTGTACGCGGTGTGCGTGCGCACGGGCGAGCTGTACCGCGTGGCCGACGACTTCGCCTTCTTCTTTCGGGCCGGGCTGCTCAAGACCCGGGTCCGCGAGACGTTTTCGCACCACCTGCGGCGCAAGGCGGCCGTGGAGCGGCGGGCGTTGTGTCGGCACGTGCGGCAGCAGTACCCGCCGCCGCGACACCTGCGCTTCGAGATCGGGGCCTTTTTCAACGTCGAGCGCCAGTACCGTTGGTTGTGCCGACCGTACCGTTTTCGACCGAACATGCTGGAGACGTGGGACGACGAGGACCTGCGGCAGTTGCGGCGGCGGTCCCGTCTGCGGCGAGAAGCCCGGGAGAACGCCCTCGGCCGCCGCCGGCCGGACGGGCGCGACGGCGCCGCCGGCGGCGGCGACGAGGACGACGACGACGGGCCGGGTCCGGCGCGCGGCGCCCTGCATCCGCTACCCGGCCCGCCGCTACCGCCGCCGCCGCCGGTCGACGACGACGATGACGACGACGACGAGGACGACGGTTTCGACTCGGATCCCGGCATCTCGGACGATTCCGACCTGTCCGACCCGGCCGACCTGGAGGAAGAGCTGTTGGATCTCCGGATCTTGACGGAGCAGATCCAGTTAGCCGAGCAGTACTTGGCCGAACCGACGGTGACGCTGGCCGAAGTCGAGACTCGCCGCGTCCGGGACGGCGAGGGCGCCGAGACGGGCGTCGTCTTTGATTTCGGCTCGTCTCTCCCGCAATGAGCGGCCTCCCGAGGTCCCGCGCTCGCGCGCGCACGCGTGACGCGACGGTCGCGGCGGGGCCCGGCGGGCGAGCGGCACCGCGCGAGAGGGTATATAGCTAGCGGCGAGCCGCGCGCGGCTGGGCAGAGCCCTCGGCGCGCCGAGCCGAGCGCGCTCCGCTCACTCGCTCGCTCGCTTCGCGGGCCGTTCCTCCGGGGTCGAGGCGACCGGCGCCGGCGGCGTTCGGAGATGGCGACGGTGCCGTATAGCGGCGTGTTGCGGCCCGTGACGGAGACGGCCAACGGGCCGCTCGACCCGCATCGCCCGATCGTCGTGGACCGCGAGGCGTACGAACGCGATCTCTTGCGCCTCTCCAGCGGCCTCTGGGCGACGCCGGGCGTCGCGACGGCGGCCGCGCCGACGGCGGGTACGGGCCCGACGGCGGCGGTGGCGGCGGTCGCGGCGGCGGGGAGTTCCTCCGCGGGCGCCCTGGCCGCCTGCGCGGCCTCGTCCTCGGCCCGGCGCGCGCCGAGCGACGCCGAGCGGCGGCAGACGGCGCGGCTGGCCTTCCAGCAGACGCTCGAGAACCTGCAGGGGCTGTATCTGTGCCACGGGTCGGCGGAGCTGCTGCGCGCCTACGTGACCGCGAACGACGGGCTGCTGCTCCGGCTGCGGAACCCCGCGACGTGGTATCTGATGGTGACCCCGTCCGGCGCGGTGTTCGAGACGCGCGAGCGGCAGGACTTCAGCCGCTATCTGTGCTGCGGCCAGCCGGAGCCGCTGGAGATGGTCGGGGTGCTGGTCATCCGGCTGGGCGAGATCACGTACGAGATGAGCACGTGCGCCGTGTACCTGGGCGGCTACGGGCGGGTGTACGTGTACGACTGGGACACCGACGGGCTGTTCCACGTGGCGAGCAGCCTGCGGCACCTGGCGGGCCGCGGGCTCCGGGACTGCGAGCCGGTGTATCGGCACCCGCTGACGCCGTACCTGACGACGCAGCCGGCGGAGCTGGTGCGCGCGCTGCTGGAGGCGGCGGCCAGCGGCCCGGGGGCCGTGGCGGCGGTGGCGGCGCACTACTGGGGCCGGAACCTGGTCCTGCGGACGCCGGACCGCGAGCCGAGCCCGCTGCTGCTGCACGGCAGCGCCCGCGCGCTGTCGGGCGCCTTCCCGTTCGTGACGATGACGGCGGAGGCGTACCGCGGCTTCGCGCGCTACGTGTCGGAGCGCCTGGCCTGCCCCTGGTACGTGCTCGGCGCGGTGGGCAGCTATAGCAGCGACGGGCTCTTCACCGCCCGCGTCGTCGTGATCCTGGACGTGGCGGGCGCCGTGTACGGGGTGCGCGCGGCCGACCCGCGCGGGCTGTGTCGGCTGGCGGACGACCTGCCGATGTTCTTCAAGATCGGGCTACTGAAAGAGGCGGAGGTGAACCGCTACGATCGCAACGGGCGCGGGGAAGGCCGCCTGGAGAAGGTGCCGCGCTGCTTCCACGGCGGGGAGGCGCGCCGCCGGGCCCTCCAGGAGCGAGGGCGTCGGCTGAACCAGCAAGACCTGCGCTCGGCCCTGGATTGGTTTCGGGTCGACGCCGACTGGTGCGGCCGCGGCTGCGGCTGCGGCGACGACGGCGGCGGCGGCGGCTGGTCGGGCACGTCGCCGCCGCCGTCGATCGTGTTGGAGGACGAGCGCGCCGCGGCGACCGGCCGCCTGGCCGCGGTGCCGCCGCGCCAGGCGGTGATCCGGTCGACGTTGGGCACTCGACACTGGTGGCGGGACCCGGACCGCCATCTGCCCTGGGGCCCGCGGTTCAACTTTCGCTGTCCGCTCTACACGGAAGAGGCCGGCGAGGCGGAAGGCGTGACGGCCGTGCTGGAGATCCGGGGACCCGGCGGCGGCGACGGCGACGAAGCGCCCGGCGAAGGCGGCGGCGGCGGTGGCCACGGACCGGGGAACGACGGCCAGCCGGGGCCCGGGTCCGGGCCCGGGCCCGGAGCGGCGGAGCCCGGCGGAGGAGACGGTGGCGGACCCGGGAACGGACAGGGAAACGGGCGCGGCCGCGAGCCTGGCGGGTGGCCGGCGGTGGCGAGGGGCCCGGTGGATCACGAGATTTCGGAACTGGAGATCGCCCAACGGCGAATTCGGCGAGCCCTGTGGCTCTACCGTTCGAACCAGGCGTTATTCGTCCCGGAGATCCCGGCGATGTGGGTCCCCGCGCCGGCCGACGTGTGACGGGCGGCCGCGCCGGCGGCTGGACGCGTGTGTGTGTCTGTTTGTGTAGCGCTCTCTTTCGCTGTCATTCTCGCTTCCCCCCTCCTGCCTCTGAGGTGCCTACTACGATCGACAATAAACGGTCTTTCCGCCGCTCGAGTCTCGCTCGCCGTCCGCTCGGGTGTTTCGGGGAGGGACAGAGGGAGGGAGAGCCGCGCGCCCTGCCGCGGCAGGGCGGGGCGCGCGGCCGGGTGGCGAGATGAGGCGCGTCATGACGCCGACGCGGAGATCGAATATATAGGCGGTCCCCTCGCCGCGGCCGCCGCCCGCGGCGTTTGTCGCGGAGACCTGTCCGCGCATGGCGCCGCGTCGAGTCGACGGCGGTCGGGCCCGCGCCCTCGTCTTCTGGCTGGCCTCGCTCGCGGCGTTCGGCCCGCTCGCGGCGGCGCGCGAGCGGTCGACGCGGGTGTGGAGGCGACACTGGGGCGACCGGGTGGTGCTGACCTGTCCGGCGGCCCACTCGGCCGGCGGCGTCCGCTGGCGCTTTCTCTCGTGCGCGGCGGTCGGCGCGACTCTCCGCGGCGCGAGCCGCGATGACCGCGCCGACCGCGCCGACCGCGCCGCGCCGGCGGAGGACGCGTCGGCGATCTTCTCGACGCGGCGCCGCCTGGTCGTGCACATGCTGTACAACACGACCGGCTGGTACGCCTGCTACGGCGACGGGCCGCGGCGGCTGCAGACCACGCTGTTGCTGCCGTACTTGGAGCTGGTCACCGTGCTGAGTCCCGTGGGCGGCCGCCGCTTCGCGCGCTGCGTGCTGCCCGACGAGCGGCTGCGCGGGCCGGCGCAGCTGCGGCAGGACGACCGCCGGCTGCCGATGTTCCCGCGCGAGTGCCCGGGCCCGTATCCCGGGTACATGTTCCCGTTCGAACGGCCGTCCGGCACGTATCGCTGCGCGGTGCGCCCGGACGCGTGCCCCGTGACGCTGCTGAGCCCGGAGTTGACGGTGTCGACGAGCGAGCCGGCGCTGACCGTGGAACGCTGGACCGGCGCGGACCTGGCGTTGGCCTGTCGCTCGGAAGAGCCGACGGACGACCCTCCGCCGGCGTCCTGGTACTGGTACTGGGACTACAGCCGTTGCTACGCCGCCGACGCGACGCCGATCGTGGACGTCTGCCGCTGGCCGTTGCCGATCCCGCGGCCGCGCGTGGCCGCCGCCGCCGCGGCGGCGCGTGAGGCGTCCGAAGAGGCGGCGGTGGGCGGCGTCGCCCGCGCCGCGCGCGGGGCCCGCGCCGCCCGGGCGTCCGGGGCCCCGCGCGCCGTTCGCGCGGCCCGCGGGCGGCAGCGGCGCGCTCAGATGTACAGTCTGCACCTGCCGGTGAGCGCGCTGTCGGACGTGTTCGGGGTCTTCGACTGCCTCCGCTGCTGGGAGCGCCGCTGCGAGCTGCGGACCCTGTCGCTGTCCCCGGCCGTGAGCGGAGCCGTGCTCTGGGACGGGGAGGCGGCGGCCGGGGACGAAGAAGAGAAGGAGCGGCACGGGATCTGGGCCGGAGCCTGGGCCGGGAACTGGGCCGGGAGCTGGTTCGGGGGCGGGAGCGGGCCTCGCCGGGCGCCGCGGTGTCGGGTGGAGACGCCGTCGCCGGCGGATCCGAACGCCACGGTCTACGTGACGCCGGCGAGCGGGGCGCTGGCGCGTTCGCCGTTCTGCCGCTACACCGTGGGCGCGTGCCGCTTCGCCGCGGCCCGCGACCGCGCGCTGCGCGCGGTGCCGTGGCGGCCGGCGATGGTGGACACGGTGGCGGGCGCGGTGGCGGACGCGGTGGAGCGCAGCGTGACGGGGACCGCGTCGACGTTCGTGGCGGTGACCCTGCCGGGGACCGTGTCCCAGATGGCGTCGGCGGCGGTGACGGCGGCGGTGTCGGCGGTGGCCCCGACGGCCGCGACGGAGAGCCTGTCGTCGGCGACGGAGGCGGTGGTGTGGGTGGTGGTGTCGATGATCGTGACGGGGGCCGAGATGCTGCTGTCGACGACGTTCTTCGTGGCGGGCGGCCTGATCCTGCTGGGCGCGTGCGGGCTGACGGTGTGGCTGTGCCGCCGCGCGCGGCGGGCGCTCGACCCGTCGGCGCTCGGGCCCGGCGCGGAGAAGGCGGCCCTGCTCGAGTCGGGGGCGCCGGGGGCGCCGGCCGCGCGCGGCCCCCCTCCGCCCCCACCGTATTAAAGGCCCGTGTCGGCGGCTCGGCGCGCAGTGTCCCCGGGCGGACGGGGCGCGCACGGCCGCGACATGGGTCTCGGGGCCGGGTTCGCGCGGGGATCGGGCCGCGGACTCGCGGCGGGCGGGCGCCGGCGGTGGCGGGCGCCGGTCCCGCTCCCGCTCCCGCTTCTGGTCCCGTGGCTGTTGCTGCAGCTCGGCGGGACGGGGCACGGCCGGGACCTGGGGTCCGGCGCGCTGTACGTGCTGAACCTGGGCGACGTGTCCAATTTCACCTGCCCGTTCCAGACGCCGGGCCCGATCCGCGCGGTGGGCTGGCTGTACTGTACCGAGTGGCGGGCCGCCGCGTGTCGGGTCGCCTGGTCGCTGGCGACGAACGCGCCGCCGGCGTGGCGGCGCGTCTCGGTCCCCGACCGGCTCGGGCAGCCCGGCCGCGTGTCCGCGGAGCTGCGCGTACGGGAGCCGCCGCCGAACACGTGCGGGATCCGGAACGTGACGACCTCGCTCTCGTTCCCGTCCAGCGCGAGCGACCTGGGCTACTACGCGTGCTTCTTCGTCCGGGGCGGCGGGCGCGCGCGGGGCGCCCGCGGCGAAGCGCCGGCCGTCGGCTCGAACGAGGAGCCGGCCGCCGTCGGCTCGAGCCCGGCGCCGGACTACTTCCAGAGCGACGACATCGACTACATCCGCTTCAGCGTGGAGATCACGCCGACGGTGGGCGCCAAGATGATCTCGGCGAGCGGCACGCTGGTGGTCGTGTCGGTGCCGCGGCTGGACGAGCTGTCGACCGCGACCGTGCGCTGGCAGGTGGTGGACCGGGCGTGCGGCTGCTACCTGTACCGCGTCTTTCTGGGGCCGCGGCAGAGCCACAAGAAGACGGGGGAGTACGTGACGCAAGCGAAGCGCTCCGGGGACCGGGTCCTCTATCGGCTGTGGGTGCGAGCCCAGGAGACGGCGCTGGACGCGCGGTTGGACTTTGCGCTCTTGCGCGACAACGCGACCATCGTCGCCCGCACGGAGATCCCGGTGACGGTGCCGGCCGCGGCGCAGTCGCTGCCGCGCTGGTGGACGGTGCTCCGCTACGCGTACCTGACCGGCCCCTTGGGACTGTATCTGCTGACGCCGCGCACCGCCGCGCTCTCCGAGACCGAGATCCGCGTGGTGTCCGTGTTGTGGACCGCGGTGCTGCTGGCGTGGTTCCGCTGAGCGGGGGACCGGGGGGCCGTGCGCCCGGTCACCCGCCCGCCCGTCCGCTCGCCCGCCCGCCCGACCGCCCGTCCGCCCGTCTGCCCGTCCACCCGCCCCGTCATGGGAGGCCGCTCGGGACTCGGCGCGCTGTCGCTCCTCCTGGCCTGCTGCGGCCTGACCGTCGGAGCCCCGTGGCGCGACGCCGGCGCCGAGGCCCCGTTATGGTACAGCCGCTCCGACCTGAACCTGAGCTGCCCGTGCGACGACTTGGCGCGGTTCGGCTGGCGCCGGATCCGCTACCGCGAAGAACGCTGGCTGGCGGTGGCCGACCGGACGCAGGCGCCCTACGCGCAGGACCTGGTCTGGTCGCCGGCGGCCCGGACGCCGGGGTCCCGGGCTTTCGTCTCGTATCTGCGCTCGACGGAGACGCCGTTCCCCTACGGACTCTACGAGTGCCTCTGCGGCTCCCGGGAGACGGCCGTCGCGCGGGTGGTGTACGACCCGCGCTGTCGCCTGTTCGCGACCCCGGGGCAGCGGAGCGTGATCATGGAGTGCGAGCTCGCCCGGGACCTGGCCGCGAACCCCGACGTGCGGTTCTGGATCCAAGGCCCGAACGAGACGCGGCGGCGCGGCGCCATCGGCGTCAGCGGGCTGGCCGGCCGCTCGCGCGTGTTCCGCGAGACGGGCGATTACCCGAGCGTGTGGGCCGAGGCGCGGCGGTCCGCGCACACCAACGTGTACACCGCGGTTTTCTTCCCGGAGCCCGGGCTCCGCCGCTACACGTGCGAGATGCGGCAACGGGGCGACCCGGTCGCGGCCCGCAGCCTGTCGATCCTGATTGGCCCGGCGACCGAGAGCGCCGGCCCGCCGGCGGCGGGCGAACGGACGACGTGGACGAGCGTCGGGCTCGCGGGGCTCGTCTGCCTGGCGACTCGGCGCGGGTAAGACGTCCTCCGGGCGGCCCCTCGCCGACGGCTTCGCGGACATGGCGGTGGCGGCGGCCGGCCCGGGCGAACTGACGGCCGGGCCCGTGACCCTCAACCGGGCCGGATTGGAGGGTCTGACTTCGTTCGTCGTTTTGCACGTCGCGCTGATCCTGCTCGGCCTGGGGGTGGTGTTCGCGGCGTACCTCGGCTTCGTTCGCGGGCACGCGCGGTGGAAGGCGCGCCGTCGCCGGATCTCGTCGCTGCTTTCGGAAGACCGCGGCCTGTACTTGGAGTGTCCGCCGTTCGCCGTCGGCGCGGCGGACGGGCTGGAGGCGGAAGAAGCGCTGGTGCTCCTGAAGGTGCCCGAGAGCGTCCCCGAGAGCGTCATCGAGAGCGTGCCCCTGCCCGGACCCGCGTTCTCCGAGACGAGCTTCGTCTCGGAGACGAGCTTCGCTTCGGAGACGAGCTTCGCCTCGGAGGAGACGAGCTCCGTCTCGGAGTTGTTCGCCCCGACGGAGTCCGCGTCGGCCGCGGACGCGAGACCGACCTCCGACGGCGCCGGCGAGACCGCGGCCGAGTCCGCGGCCGAGACCGGGCGCGCCGGATCCGCCGCCTCCGACGAGGCCGTAGACGACGGTGACGCCGGGCTCCTCCCCGCCCAGAGTCCGAGACGTCGCTCAAACGGAGATCCCCGGCCACCGCCCGGACAGTTGCCGCCGAAGCCGCCGAGGAGCCGGACGGCGTCGTCCGCGCGTCTCTGAACCCGAGCCATGGTCCGCCCGCCGGGCGCCGGGAGCGGCCGGCGAGTTCCCCGGCACGCCCTGCGCTGGCTCGTCGTCTGGAGCGCGTGGTGGGCCGCCGTGTCGTGGCCCGCGGCGCGAGGACAGCTGCTGCCGTGGGACAACTGGGCCCCGTTGCTCAACACCAGCAGGCAGGAAGCGACGGAGGCTCGGCTGATAGAGATCTTGAGTGACGCGCATTACAACAGCTTCTTCGGAGAGCATATAGAAGAGCGCCTGTTCCAACGGTGAGTAGTGTGCCTCCGTGTCGAGATGGCCCGCTTCAACGCGACGTCGGTCCCGTTCGAGCAGCTGGCCGGCAGCGTCCTCGCGCCGGTCGTCCTCTGCGTGGCGATGCTCGTGATCATCCTGGGCTTCATCGTCTGGTCGCGCCGGCCGGCGTGTTGCGGCGGCGCGGGCCGCGAGGAGACCGGCGAAGCGGACAACACGTCCCGGTTATGATGACGCGTCTGTTCTTTCCAGCTTGAACCTGGACGACATCCTGCTGCTCGTGGAGTCGATCGCCCACGGCTATCCCCACCAACTGCTGCTGCGAGAGCATCGCGTGAACGGCAAGCTGTTCGTGCAACTGCGGACGGAAGCCCTGCGCACCGATACCGTCCGCCGCTTGACTCTGAGCGCCAGTGTGACGAGGACGTGATGCGGGTCGGACGGCCGCGGCCGTCGTCGTGGCCGGGCCCGCCGTCGCGGCCACCGCCTTGGCTCCTGCCGCTCCTGCTGTCGCTCGCTCCCCGGCCCGCGACGTCGTCTTCGAAACCGTCGGAGCCGCTCCGGATTCCCGGAGACGTGTGCTATTACCCGTCGCCGGACAGACCGGCGACCCTGTTTAACCGCGCCACGCTGACCGAGGCCGACGAGTGCGCGGAAGAGACCGTGTGGAACCTGACGACGGTGACCGGGCGCTACGTGCTCGTGAACGCGCGCAACGCGTGGGTGACGACGGTGCTCCGCTATCTCAGGTAGCCGCCGGCGTCGCCACCGTCGCCGCCGCCACCGTCGCCGCCGCGGGTGCCGTCCGGCGAGCCCGCCTGACTTCTCCTTTCCGTCCGCAGCGCCCGGCAGTCGCTCGCGCCGCTCCTCGACGTGATCTTGCGCAAGAAGGCCTCCAAATCGGTCTTCGAGCAGCTGACCGCGGGGCTACCGCCGTCGTCGAAACAGACCTGGCAGCGGTACTTCAGCATCCCGGACGGCCGACAACCGGTCGAGTGCGCGCTGAACATCACGACCGAGGCGGTGGTCCACGCCTCCGCGCCCGGGGCCCGGGAGGGTTTTCTGTTTACCGCTCGCGTTACTGTATTTGAGCGCTCCAGACGGGCGCGCACGGTCTGTACCCACGTGAACTGGTTGGTGTAGCGAATAAAACGCCGAACATGCACGCCGCGTTCCGCTCGTGTCTTTTCTGGGTCAGCCTGAGCGTCTCGGCGGCGGTCTCGCCGACGCCGACCTGTTGCATCTGGGCCACGTCCGTCGTGCCGCCGGCCGGGGCGTGCCTGCGGTGGTCCGGGACGACCTGTCGCGTCCACCAGGTCTGGTAAGGGAGAGACGATCGACCGACCGCGCGCCCGGACCGCGGACGACCGGACGGTTCCTCGGGCGGGGTTCTGGTCCCTCGTCCCAGAACCCGACCGAAGAACCTTCCGTGCGTTCGCTCTGACCCCAGGGTCGTGTGTCGGAAACAGTGGTTCTGTCTCTCTCCGTGGGCGCCTAACCTGAAACCTTTCCTCGCGGCCGTGGCGGACAAGATGAGCCGACAGGAACACGCCGAGGCGAACCCGCACTGCGGGTCTAACCCGTGAGTACCTATCGAGTCGGAAGGGCGGGCGGCTCGGTCCGGGGCACGCGAGACCCGCGGGAGACCCGAGTGCCCGGTCCCCCCGGGCCGAGCCGCCTTCCCGCCCTTCGTTTTAGATATTGGCTGGACTATATCGGACAGCCGCATTGCGCGAACTACGACACCGACCTACGAGATAAAACGTTATACGGCGTCACTCGCCACCTTTCGGTCAAATGGTTAGATCTGGAGGACCGCCGACCAGAAAGCCGGTATCTCCGAACCGATTTTAATGAGCTCGTCGGAAACGTGCTGAACCAGAAAGGACAACTTTCCGAGACCGGCGTGAAGACGTGGTGCCCGATCGGCAGCGGGACCTAGCGGACCGCTATCTCCGGCCCGTTCGAATAAAAAGCGTCGCGTGTCCTAACCGGAGTCGTGTGTGTGTCTCTGTCTCGGTAAACACGGCGTCACCGCCCGTCGCGCGGTCCGTGCGACACGCTTAGCGACGATGCACCCGTGAGGGAGGAGTCGTGAGCGTCCTCCTCACCGGTACATCGTCGCCACGCGGTCACCAGAGCGGCTCTACGAGGTTCGGCGTTCGCCTCCCGCGTCGAGCCGTCGCTCGACCGACCCCGTCTCCGGTCAGCCCGCTTCCCTCGACGGCCTCGTCGTCCCATCCGTTTCGTACGCCGAGGCTACCGAGGGCAGTCAGCCGGCCGCAGACTTCTCTCCGAAGGCGAGCCGGATAAAAAATCACGAGGCGGTTTTTATAGCGGTGAAACTTTATTACGACCGGCACCCCGACACCGTACCGGGATCGTGTACTCTCGACACCCGGATCCCTCGCTCTTCCAGTCTCCACCCGTCAGCCGGATCGGGGCGGTGACCCCGACGAGCGCTGCAGACGGAACCAGACGGATGCCGCGAGCCTCCAACCGTCCACCACCGTCCACCGACCTCGCCGAGATAAAACGTTTTCCCCGAGCCACCCTCCTCCCCGATAAACCGACCGCGCGGTCTCTGATAACCGTTCCGATCTCCGTCGTGGCCGCGCTCGCGCATGGCAGGCGATCATCGCCCAGAAACAGTCTTCCGAACGCACACCGCTTCTGGAGGATGACGGCCCGCCATACGCCCGCTTGTCCTAAGATCCGGTCGACTCGCGCGAGTCGGTCGGATCCGCCCCGTGGACCGCCGTAGATCGAACGTGTATTCGGTTTCGTTGCCGGTAGGGAGGCCTCGCATCGGACCTCCGATTTCCAGGACGCTGGCTCGGCCTCGTCGTCGAGGAGCGATCGACCGACCCGAGGCTCCGCCGAGCCTTCGAGTCACGGCGTCGCGAAGCTCGTCCCTTTTTATTCCGTTCCGCGCCACCCCTCCTTGTCACCTCGCCTTCGAGCGAATGAGTAGCTTTACTCTCGATGATGACGCGGGCGGGTGGGACCGTGACCGCGACGAGTCCGATCCCCGCCGGATCGCGAGTTCTAGAAACCCGGATCCGGACTAACGCGCGGGATTGAGGCCTAAAGGTTACCTCCGTGATCCGAGCGAGCGCTATCGTCGAGCCCACCGCTCGTTGACAATTAACGTAGGTTCCAATAACGACAACAGACACGGGGATATGATAAAAATTTTATCACGAGACCGTAATACTGTACACGTCTCTCCGATTCACGGATGTCTGACACCTAGTAGTACTAGAAACACAAGTACCGTTGCCACGTTCGTACTCGGCGTCTCTCGAGAGGCGTATGATGCGGCCGAATCAGGGGCAACAGGAACTCCAGCTACCGTGGAACGGGCGGACGATGTGGAATGATTAGCCGCTGTGGAGAAATTGGACGATCCCGGGTACCTCGACGGTCTCGGTGATTCTGATGACTCCGAAGGTCCCGGAGTCCTCAACGTCTCTCGTGTCCCCGCTGGTACTCCCGGGATACCCGGAGGTCCCGCTGCCCCCGTTTCACTCAGCGGCCACGATGAACCAACCACACCCGGCAATCCCACCGGTCCCCTCGAGCCCATGATCGAGACGCTCGCACTCCGTACTGATCTAACCGACCTCGCTACCGGTACCAAACCCGACGCGTCTTTCCACAGGACGCGAGACGGAGACGAAAGCCGACTTCCGTGTCCGGTCCATCGACGTTCGGGGATGCCGCAGACCCACAGGTCGCATCTCCAGACGCCGTCGGTCCCGTCCACCGTTTCCCATTGCACGGCCGTGAGATAAGGAGATCCGGTTTTACGATCGTGTCCGCAATCCAACGCTTCCGGGCCGAACGCCACGAGGATGGCCGTGCCGGCCGCTCTCCGTGAGTCACATCCCGTCTGGTTGATGATAACATGGTGCACCGCCGCGTCGCCCAAAGGGACCGATGCGACACGCTCGAACGCTGCGCCTCGTGCTCGTGAGAGAACCAACCGACACGGTCTGGCGGCGCTTTCTATCGCGACGGAACAAGTCACCGTCGTCTCGGTAACCTCGACCGTCACATCTCGTGTGACCCAGGTGGCTGCCGCCGCGGGTTCGCTGTCATCCCAGGATCGTCGAGCGTTTACGTTGACGCGATACTCATCGCATTCTGTCGTCTCTAGTTCGTACGCGAACTCGCGGCGCCATCGCTGCCATTGCTGGCGAGGGATGGGCTCTCGGCACCATCGACGGATATCGACACCGGGCGAGACGAGCGAGCCTTCCATCCGCCACCCGTACAGCGTCGGTGGGGTCCACAACTCCCGGGCGTCTTTGAACGCGGCATCTGACTCGTCGATCGTGTTCGACAACTTTAACAACACGGCTAACGGCCAAGACGAACTATCGTCTATAGGCCATTCTCGCAACCACGGCTCGTCCCAATCGGCGTTCGTCAAGGAAGAGAAACATACGAGATACACCGGCCACCACATGTCTAGCGACGTACCGTGCTATCGGAAACGTGGCATTTGTATTCAGTCTCGCGGCAGGAAACCACGTCATCTCCGGTACCGTGGGAGTGTTCCCAGCTGACGCAACGATCGGAAGACGTGCGACTCGATTATAAACTACGGTCGATCGGCGACCCCGACGGCGCAGAATACGTTAACCGATGCGGCATGATAAATAATTGCCACACGGCGTAGAAACCCACTCCGACCGCCGAAACGGTCACTAGCGTCCACAGACTCGCTCTCACGGCCACGCTCCTCGCCTGTGGCGATCTGACCGGCGCCAGGTAAGAAACGGTGGAATGGATGACAGGATCGGTAGGATACCCAGCTGTCCGTTCTGAAGTATTCACCCGTGACTCTTCACACGTCCAGATATCGCATCGCCAAGCTCCACTGACACCACCGGCGGGTTTCCAACGGGTCGCCAACACATAAGCTCCAGCGGTACTCAACCGATCGCATTTCAGGGCGGAAGGCCCGAATACCACAACGAAACCAAACCCCTTCGATCCGATCACACACCCACGTTGATCGACGACGATCGTCTGCGCCGCGGCATCGCTCACCGGCGTGGAAACGACACGATGCCACACACCGGTGGCCATCTTCTGTAAAAGAACCACCCAACAAGGCTTCGACTCTATTCCGATCGAACACTCGACCGTCTCGTGGGTTACCTCGAGCGTCACGTTCCGAACACTCCAACTGCCTGACACGGTACCCGAAATCCCGCTGATCGACGACACGACTTCTACGCGATACAGCTTACACATCGACGCCAAGGCCGAAGACGTTCTATTCAGCCAGGCATCAATGGCGTTCATCTGAGTCTCGTTGAAAGCGCGAGTGCACGCACAGCGCAGAAGATCCTCACCGTTTGGAAGTAAACTTCTAAAATTCTCGATACGGTTACCGTTCAAAACAGTCGGTTCCGGATCGGTATCGTTACCATATACCACACTTTGGCGATTAGATCTCGTCTTCCCTTCTGATAGCGAAAGGGTCTTATAGATCGGCCATCGCCAACTTTCATCGATAGGCCAGACGGTGTCGGCATTTACCGAGAACCAGACGCACCAGAAGAGATAAATGAAGCAGCACATGGTGCGAGCGAGACCTAATACGGGTACTGTCTATAAACTCGATGCGCGACAGATCATGTAGACGGTCCCACGTAAACTAATCACGTGCATAAAACCATATATATCGAGTAGGTAGACGACACCCGCCTCACGTCACAAACCGTCCCATGATATACGTAACGAACACGAGACCGTATGTTGACAGACGTCGATTCCGACATCGTTCTACGCGACGTTCCCTGCATAAACGATGACATCGTGGTCAGTGGGCGGTCATACGGACTACGATTCACATCAGCTTTAGAAAGCTTAACATTTTCGGTGTGCGTTACACATTCGCTTCGTTCGAAGAAAGAAATGTGGCATTTCATCTGTCTCGTAGCCGTTCACGGAGCCGTTCGCGGAGAACAATACGTGTCGGAATACGGTCACGTCAACGCATCGATCGATGACGCCTCCGAGTGGATACCTGCAGAGCTTAACGGCGTTCAAGTCACGGACGAACATCTACAGCGACGAACGTACAAAAGCGATACGTCATGGAAAACGCCTTTTATATGCGGTCGTCGAAAAAACTACGTTGACACAATATTTCCAGTGGGACTGGATATTCGTCACCGGTTTTGTCAAGGAACCCTCAGTGACAAGGAATGGCAGCGATTCGAATCGAACCCACGCGTCCACCGCAAACCGGACTGCAACTGGTACGAGATGGAGATCTGTTTTGAAGTCGGTACGGTCAAGGAAAAGAGCAAATGGGAGTCGCGCGACGTCACAGTGACTGTCAACGGTTCGGTGGTTACATGCTCGGTCAACGTTAACATGAGGCCTTCTCGGATAGTGCTTATGCAGGCGACCGGTAACACGTACAGACGTGTATTCTCCGTCCCGTTGAGCAACGCACCGTTGCAGACAACGCATATCGATCAGACGAAGTGTTCCGGAAATGAACTACGTGGACGAGGAACCGTAGTTATGATAGGGTCGTCGGGACTTTACTGCACGTCCTCGGACGATCACGATTATGCGGTAAGAGCGCGATGGATCTCGTCGTCTATTGCGCACGGTGATTGGCAATGTGATGTATGGTTACGCCGTTCACCTGATAATATACTAAGAGGTCGTGGACGCGGACCTGTTACTATCGTATCGAGACACGATGCGCCGTTATCACTTCACCCACTTAACCGAGAAGCAAGTCGCTCTGGCTATTTAGACAGTCCGTTATTGACAATTGTCACGGTATTCATATGTATGAACTATACTTGACCGTCCACTCCACACATCGCTCTTATCAACACTGTTGTAATCGTTCTCACACGTTCGAATTACCGACACACATCTGTCGGCTATAGGACTTGCTGCACAACGGTTCGCGATGTAGCTATAGTACTCTTGACCATGAACAACACGGATTCATGTTATAACGCATTCCGCTAAAGTACAATAAATATTTTGCATTTGACGATATATGATTATCTGCGCGTAATCTCATCGTTTCGCGATCACAACTCGGATACCGGACGCATATCATGTACGTAGACTCGGCATTCAGTATTCCTCCCCATACTTTTGTAATATGAAAGTTCCTTGTTTTTAGTCTGGTATTACCGCTTCTATAGGAAACGATCATTTGAAGCCTGGCAAACATCCAGGTATTGCTCATAGACGAAGTCGTATTTCCCGACGGTCAATCTCACTCGAATATCTAAAGACGGTCCACCTCATCGAAGCGCGGTTTTGAACAGAGATACCCTTTATCGACACATATCGACCGATTATGGTAAACATGAATAAAAAAGACACGATAAAATCCAGTTGAATGAGATTTATTCATGTAACAATCACAGACATGTTCCTGTACAGCGATGATCTTACGAACGAATCATGAAACTATGAAGAACGATAATCACATACCAACTAACAGCCAACGTAAATCTATCTGATCGATTACCTTCACCAATTAACTCAGGTGACGGGATCGTCGTTCCCGCATCATGTTGTGATGTAGGCGAATTTTTCATCCCGTGTTTCGGGTAAACCGCATCATAAGCGGGAAACACCTCAGGCTCTGTTCCCCGTCCGGTAAACTTAGACACAGGGTTCCCACACGTCCAGATTTCACATCGCCACGTACCGTGTGTTCCTGCAATGGGCGTCCATCGAGCCTTCAAGACATACGTTTGTGTGTTCCAAGTATCGCAATCCAACGCTTCGTGTCCAAAAACAACGATAGTTCCCATACCGGACGGGTAGTCTAGTAGGCACAACGTTTGACGGATTCGTATGACTTGGACGGGCGCATCCCCCAACGGAACTGAAAATGTGCGAGTATATATGCCCGTGGCCGAGTCTTGTAGAAAAACAATCCGACAGGGTCGATGTATGTTAGAAAGTCTAGCCGAACACGTCACAGTAGAAGCGGTCACGGTGACCGTTACCTGTTCAGGTCGCCAAGTTGTGGATTTGAGTTCGTAGGTCGCGCTGGATGGCCAGAATACTTCCATTTGATACGACGAACATTGATTGGGTTTCGTTCGGATTGTCTTATTTTCTATTTTTCGCCAATCGTCGTCTGTTAACAAGTCGTAGCACATACGTTGACGTAACGTCAATCGTTCCGGTAATATCGCGCTATAATTTCCGAATCGTTTTCCATGCACTTTGGGTTGTGCCCACGCACCGTTGCTCTCATACGCATCGCGCTGCGCAATTTGCTCGGCTTCTCCTTCGATGGTATCAATCCACTCACCCACCGGCCAGTTATAGCTATCACGTACCGATACGGTTTGACGATCTCCCGAACCACCACAGATGAACACGATATACATGAGCCACAGCATCTCGTACCCCAGTCGAATGTGTCAACGTTCAGAGATCACCATTTTTATTGATGTGCCATAATGACGTCGATATGAACAATAGACTAACTGGTCCGACACCGCTTCACATGCATAATTATAATGAAAATGCAGATTAATTGCCATAACCTAGTCGGGTTCTCCAGAAACACGTCCATCTCGACAGATTCGACTAGTTTAGCGTAGCTACTCACTGCCGTCCTCGATAACGCCAATGTAAAGAATATTAGAAAATTACCGTCGACATATTTTCACGAACGTGCAATCTGATACGTGTGACCCGCAGCCATCGACATGTAAACTATGATATGCACGCGATGTTAACGTGAGATACGTATCTAACATGTTTTTCGTAAGCACCAACCTAGATTAACTAAATCCGGAATCACGGCACCGCATTCTACACACCGCTACGAACATCTTAAAAAGGATCGTATCATGCCATCCGAGCCGCAACTTGATCTGTTAATGCAATACTTCTAAATTAGCCGGTAACATTTACCCCTAACCGTGAAATAATGGACTATAATTATTGTTATTTTATATTCAACGGATATTAAGTCAACCACAGAGTTCATGCAATTTAATGGTCAACCTACAGACTAGCTATCTAATGTCATATAGACCGTTTTGACACAATAACATACGATTTGCTCTCGACATTCAGGCGGATGACAACCGATTCGTCACCTCGGACAAGTTTTTATCGTTATATACAATCAGGTTTTTATCGTTATATGGACATCCGGGTTGTACCTAAGTACAATGTTAATACGAAAATCTTCCAATCGATATGTGTAAACGGTCCGCTCGATCGACTTAATTCATGCAATATATCGGGCGGATGAACGGATGGTCCAGGTCCACGTGTTTCTGATATATCTGTATAATCGTCGATTGCACCGGATCGTCCTCGCCCCCTCGCGACCTGACTTCGAGGCGCTTGACAGAACCAAACGTCACACTGCCAGACACCGTCGGTAGCAACAGAGTCCCAAAATACCGTTAGCGAGTATCCATTTGAATTAGGAGTATCGCAGGCAATCGCCGATGGACCTAGCATCAAGACAAATCCTTTTCCGAACCAACCGTCGACACATGTCTGATCGAGACGAATAAGTTGAAATGGTGCATCGCTCAACGCAACCGATATTACACGTCGCGTTTCGTTAACCGTTTCGTGTAAAAGTATTATAGAACACGGTCTTCCACTGCTATGACTTCTCATAGAACACATGATATTTGCTTCCGTCACTCGTACTCTTACATTTAAAGGATCCCATTCAGCTGACTTCGCCGTCACGGCATCGGTTTCCCAACTAACTTGCATCTGATAAATGTCACATGCGGGTATCGCTTTACGAGGATTATTGCATCTCATATTCTTCCAATCGTATGGCGTGAGTTCTTCGTTACACATACGCCATGGTATATTAAGACGCGGTACTAGCAAATCTTCGAGATCCCGTGTCCGACGAGCATACACCGTAGGCGGCCACACTCCAGAGTCACCGGAATATGAACCTATCTTAATAGCGTTGCGACGATCTACAGCCTGTAGAATAAGGCCAGGCGGCCACATGGAACTATTATCTATCGGCATCTGTCTGAAATCGTTCGTGTCTACAAAAGTATGCGATGCATACAACAAACACACGACTCGAAAAAGACACGTATCTAACATAGTATATAATTATTTATTTCCCACGAGAGTTAAATTTCAAAAATCACAATAAGACGAATAGGCGAGTCCACTCACCGTGGTCCGACAGTGTCAGTAAATAAGACGGTTTGACGAATACACTTGGATTATATAATACGCGTTCGAACATCACGACCGGATACAGACACGTTCGGTTGAAAGCTTTTTAATTATCGTTAAGACAAACGATTTTTGTTTCATCGGACCGTTTAAAATAACAGACATAGGAAAACACTTCGAACAACGCAATATGATTACCATGACAAGCGGTCTGGAACGATAGACACGGACGGTGTCGCTGTTATATTCGCGAACAGTGGTGATCTGATACAAGGCATAGAGTCACTACCAATAATAGCGTATACAGTCGTGAAACAGTGCAACGTATAAATGATATTCTAAACGGTCGTCGGATAATACGATACCGTCAACATTACACAAAAAAACTTCAAGACGATATTTAAATCCAGTATAACAGCAACCGACCGTGGTAACGCGGGAATGTTGTCAGCGATAGAAATGCTTTCGCCCGGCATCATATTTTCCGTTTTAGCTCGCCGTCGCCACAGGGTCTCTCGTCCCAACGAATTATGATCACAGATCCATATATCACATCTCCAGTTTAGGAACTCTGAATTGAAATACGTCCAACGTAACCCGAGTTTATATAAACGTTCTCCTGGAACGAGTCCAGGACAATAAGTCAAGCCGACGAGCCATGCAATTCCATCACCTTTGTAGATATGCGGAACAGACGACGATCGGGTACTACTCACCACCTTTAACCACATAGATTCCGGTAAAGGTGTCGACCACACGCGTCTGTACGACTGTCCTATATTTTTTGCTAACAATACAACGCGACACGGTCGCCCCGAACCCACCGTTGCACCGTAGCAATCGATACTCTGGTTATGTCGCGCGATCCGCCACAATTCTTTCTTTCGTAGACGATCTAAAAAACGACCCTCTTGGACTCGGGTAGATAACGACCGCGATATCGAATCAACGGAAAGATTTATCCGGGCTGTAGTAAACCAATATGTTCCACCGGTATCAGGAACGCGTTCAGAAAAAACCGCCTCGGATACCGCGGTTATCGTGCAACAACTCAATAGTTCCTCAATATTTTCAAGTACGTCGGATTTCATACGGCCCCACATCAACGGGGAATGCCAATCGTCGGTGTAGACTCGTAGCGCCGACCGGTCAGGACCCGGCTGAGTATCGTATAATAATACGGAGGTTCCTCTAGGCCAAGTATCCGGTTTCCAGAATGAGCGAGTTTCCATGCTCATTGTCGTGGTAATCAAGCCAATATAGTAGCAAAAACGGATAACGTCCCAGCTCCACATTGTTAACGACAGCAACAGCATAATAAAACTGAATCGCGAGTTGATACTTTTATTTAGCCACCCTCCCACGTTTACGTTGAGTTTCGCGATAAACATCAACGGTTCCTTTATCGATAGCATATCTACCGGAACCACAAGCTGCCCACAGGAGAACCACGCATAGTACAACTAGAATAGCACCACCGAAACCTATACCGATCCACGTCCCGTATGACCGTGCTGTTCGACTCGGTGTATATGTCATAGCGGTAACGTGATGCACAGTTCCATTTCTACACAACCAGAGATCGCACTGCCATTGTATCGCAGCGATAGTTTCGTAATCTCGCCAAATTAATCCTACGTGAACCTGGCTGTTTGAACATGTCGAGTTCTCAGTAACGGTCCACGCGAAACCGTCTCCGACCCGTGACATATTCTTCATCTTAGAGGTCGTTGTCACTAGAACCTCCGTCGTAGCCGGTAAAGGAGCCGACAATACTCTACGGAACGGTAAATTTGTATTATTCCGCGCTAACAGTACGATTCTACACGGGTGTTCGTTTACACTAACAGATACAGCACACGATACTTGTGTCGCGGCAAACCGAACCGTATCCATTGTCGCGTTAGTACGACGATCTGTACCCGTTACGTTTGCGCTATTGTTTGCGGTCGCCGGCGTGACAGGACTCGTGGTTGTAACAGTTGCTTCGAGTTGTGAATTAGAATCGTTACAAATCTTACGTGCGACGTTCAGTCCGATATCGGAGAAAGTACCGTTTGACCACATTATTCGCGTTCCGTTGAGAGTGACTGTATTCACCCTTATGTCCAAGTTCACTGACTCTTGATAAGAGCTGCTCACATTCCTGTTATTCGCCGTACTAAGGATCACATCTCCATCGACAGACAGTTTTCCCCATACTCCCGTCAGATTTGTCCATAGCGCCGATACGTTATCACGTGTGGAAAACCAAGAAGTTGGCTGGCATCGACTAAGAAGCGGTGCATATTCAACGAACAGATTCGTAACGACAGTGCCGTTCCATCTCGATCTTGACCAATCGTCGGTGTAATACGAAATATACGTCTTGTCCGGACCATCCGTTTCATTTAGAGGGACCGACGGGAAACACACCGATGAATCATTAGACGTGTTCATCCAACCCATCGGATTCCAGACCGAATACTCAGTTTGGTCCGTTAGCACGAGTACTCGGTACGAGTATATCACAGCGATCAGAAAGCTCACCGGACCGCGAGGCAGCATCGTGCCTGTTAACAGTATTCATATAACAATCATAGGATGTCGGCTATTATATCTGCCAGTATATCATAATGCAAACGTCATCAGATAACGTCAGATCATGTCAGTTGCTCAATCGTCTCGGTCAGCGTGCCATAAACGAATATTATATGGTACGTCGAACATTCGCTTATCATGGCATGCTGACCGAACACAAACCGAGGTCCAATCAGTAACGTATTAGTAACCGGTGAGTTAACCGAATGTACCTGCAAGTATAAACCGCGTACTAACGCTTGTGCCACAAGTAACGACACGCTATACACCACGAGATTTATTTATACGCATCTTTATTTTTTAACACCGTGTACGTGAATGACCCATGACACACCGACAACAAGCATCCGAACCATAGCCACACGTCCAAGAAGCCGATACACGACAACCAGATGATGACGATTGAGGCTATCGCGCACGTCGCCAACGCTACGAACCACCAGATTACGAAAAAGTCACGTTCCGGTGCACCCGTTGTGCTCACGCTGGCTTCTCGCAGAGTTCCATTATTACAAAACCATGCGTCGCATCGCCACCCATACGCCGGCGGAAAATCGCGATCTTCCCAACTGATACCTAAACGGCTAACAAAATCATTCGGTGCGAGGTGTCGACATTGATCTTCCGCGGCACTGACGACCCACGCAAGACCGGCACCGTTTCGGACTCCGTTAGCGGTCTTCGCTGTAACCAGGAACCGTTGGCTGTCCGGAACTGGAGTTGAAAACACGCGTCGATACGGTGCCGTCTTCGACGTTTGTGCTGATAATACCAGTCGACACGGACTCACACCTCGTACAAACGCTCCAAAACAATTGATGCGTGTTGGTCGACGGAACTCACGCACGACTTGGATTCGCCATTTGACCATCGGACCAGCTTCAAACGTTGGAACCGACCATGCTCGTTCCCGACGTTCTCCGTCGACGGCCATCCAATACGCGTCAGCCGGAGCCCGATGAGAATGTTCGGTTAAATCGTGCCAAAGTACATTTAACTGAAGCGTCGACAAAGGTCCAGCACCTTCAATAGGGCAAGGCTCGATATAAAGCGGATTTTTACTAAATAAAGACATCTGACGACCCACCAACATCGGAGGTTCCCAACTGTCACTGTATCTCGCGACATGATCTCGGTCCGGTCCCAGTCTGTCATCAAACAGGATCTGATTCTGAGTTCGCGGCCACGTATTCGGTTTCCATAACGCTGCTCGTCCACAGTCACCGGAACAAACGGTAGCGTTTAAATCCGAAAGGATTGTGTCGATGTTTAAAATGTTCGCTCCGTTCGAACATAGGCTCTGCATCATGACCGAAACGAACAGCCCGTATCGAAAGACGTCTGAACGAGGAACCGCCATGATTCAGCTTCAGATGAGCTCTATTGAAGAGTCAAGAGGCTCTGGAGAGACGCTCAAACTGCCTTGATTTATACACGATGGCCGCCGCCCACACACTTCCACGTCATGTCGCGGAACCGATAAAAAACACGTACGGTTATAAATCCGATTAAATATGATACCGACTGATAACCGTAAACTCGAGTCATCGTGAGACCAGATGACAGTATCTTATAACGTTCGATAAATATGGTCACACCATCGACATAAATACAGGTATACTTTTATTATGACGATATTAACTGTCCGTAGTCCGAACCGACCGCCATTTAATAACACGATATTTTAAACGGTACCAACCGACAGAAGTAAATCCAACGCTAAACATACAGAAAACAATAGCCATCGTGATCCACACTGATAGTGAAAACCTGGAACGGTGCGAGATACCCGAACCAGACGTTATCGAGACCGTAAATGCTCGATCTCGGTTCTCTATCTTCACCGATACCCAAAACCGAGTCGAGTTGCGTCGCAACATAGCTTGTTTCAATTGTGATCCGTTGCCGATCAATTCTCCACGGTGTATCTCGACACCCCGTAGATCAGACGCGTTGCAATACCAGATGTCACATCGCCAATCTCGCGAACGTATCGATCGCTCATAGTCTTTGAAGATCACACCGACTTTGTTCAACGTCCATCCGGTCGGGAGTCCTTTACAATGTCGATGTCTTGCGAAAAAGGCGATAAACGATCCGCTGTACGGACGATCTTTACACTGGTGACGAAATTCTCCGGTTGCTAAAAACACAGCTGTATCTGGAAACCTGACGAACAGTATCCGCGTATAGTTTTCATTTACTCCCCTTGTAGATAAGACGATACGACACGGGCGGATAGATGTCGATACACCGTAACTCTGAAAACACGTCACGGTCTCGTCTTCTCGTCGTACCTGGACTGCCGTCGATTCACGATATGTCCAGTTGGTTGAATAGCTATCGGGTAACCGGGGAATATCGATGACATCCGTCGACATTCTATATGATTCGCACGGCATCCCAACCAACACCAAACGATTGTAACTCAAAAGGTCCGATATATCATCTTCCTTATAAGAGTTTTCACAATTTTGTAACATATCTAGGTGCATAACCCATGAAATTCGTCGCCGACCGAACAACTGTACTTGCCGCCAATCATCCGTATAAGTTGACGATTCGTTATCCATGATTGGTCTTAACGGCATCCAATATTCCTCGTTAAGCGTACCCGGCTTAACCCATGTATTAATATCGTTCTCAAAACCAAATGAATCGTTTTCGATACCGTTTACAAAGAGGACCATCGTAATCCAACCGGTGATCGATTTCAACACATGCCGTCCGCACGGCATGGTGATCGCCAGATTAAAGCTTCAATCGTTCCTATGCGGGCAACACCAATCGTGATGGTTTACCGGAGCTTTTATATGTTCAACCCGCCTACGCCGGAAACAAACTATATTCGATCGAATGTCGTATATCAGAGCAAACCATGCAAGCGAGCCGAAATATCGTTCTGCATATCGCTACGATCCACACACTACGTGCTGCTGCAATGAGCGGTCTTCCGTTCATAGTACAAGACCAGGTTTTGTAGCACATCGTTCTCTATATCCGTTTGTTTCGCCAGACGAGTTTACACGTGATACAGCCGTTAGAGCAACCTGTACTTGACTTGTCACAGCGTGACAATTTATCAATAAACGTTGACCCTCGAAACGGTACGTTCCCCTGTTAAAACCGTAGGAAGATTAAATAACTCGATCTGTCGCGACCGATTAAGTTTAATAGCAATGATATCGTTTAAACTACCGCATCTGAACCGTGACTAGTCAGCAGCCACGATGTGTCTCGATACGCATGCAACGCGGAGTCGATATACTTTACACAGATTTCAGAGTCTGATACAAACTTTATTATAATACAAGAACATAGAAACTCGTTACGTGTGTAACGTGGACATGTCCCATCCAACTTTCTCCGTTTTTAAATTACTCGTGGCTGTCTGCTTGTGTTTTATCCATTTCCAGCTACCAAACACTAAACCGGCTAACGCTATCGCTCCAACACACCCGACCAATACGGAAACTTCTGGTACCTCTCCACTCAAACCCAGGGGTTGACCATTACGCATAACCAATGATCCATTCAGAGTCCTCTCTTGTCCACTTTTTCCTAGCATATAGATCTCGCAACGATAACCTATCGCTGAATCTACGATAGGAACTTCCCATCTAAGATGAAATCGAACATTTCTGGTAGCATTAGCGCACCCACTAATCATCGTTTGATTTAACACATAAAGCATAACCACGCTGCCCGATGTTGCGTTGCCGACATCTAACGTCGAATTTACCGAACTGGCTCGATTCAATAAGACATGATCCGTGTTGTCGAGATCGGGGAAATATTGTATCAGACGAACTCGTTTGACCCAGGGCCAAGCATACCCTTCAAACAAGCAACTCAAGCCAGCGCGGTCGGACATCGTCCATCTCCACAACACTAGAGGTCTTCGTGAACTATCATCACAATCAGAAGAGGCCAACAGAAGGCTGGAGGCATCAACCGTCGTAGTTGAGTTAGATCTATACGAACTGGTATTATTTCGAATGGCAATCCTTTCTTCGTCTGTCCAGTTTGCGCTGTGTGTAGGAGCCAAGGCTGCACATGTACATGTTACCGAAGATCTTTCTCCCGTAGTAGATTGTCGGTTTTGATACGTACTCGGAGAGTAGGTCTCAGATTCTGTATTAAACCCTGTCAATAAAAGGTTGAGCTGTGTTATCACATTCTATGAACTTTTATAGTTAACATCAAAGACCTTAAGATTCTCGATCATATCGCGTTTTTATTATATCACGGGTTACTCTATTATCGAGCACGGTAACTGCCCGTTATTACAATTGTAAAATCGTACCTGTCGATGTTTCCGTGTACGGTAAAGTATCCGTCAACTCGTTCCCGTCAGAGGTGACCGTGACCAGGGACATATCCGGTGTCGAGTCGGTAACATTCAACACCGACACGGTCTCGGTAGCGGTTTCGGATGAATTCTGAACCGCTACTGTTGTAAAACTTGCAATATCGTCGATCGTCGTCGCTTCCGTTATACCATCCGAGAAAAAACCTGTCGTGGCTCCAAATCCGGTTGTGTTCGTATTACCTTCATCTTCCGATACGGTTAAGTCGGATGTAAACGGAGTCAGGGTCAACGATTCCGATGAACTACATACAAGCTTTAATACCGTCAAAAACGTCGTGATGTATATCGTAACAACGGCCTTCGCACTTAACGTGTCGCTAACGAAGGACATGCTGATAGTATCACTGCCTGAAACGACTCCAGATCTATAGTATACAAACCCTTACGTATTTATGTGGGATTTCGCCCCCTGACAAACGATCCAATTATTCGAAGCGACAATATTAGATAGGAGGAGCTACATACGCTATTTTATTTTAACGAAGATCCTAGCTGATTATCCAGCTATATGCCGATCGGCTCGTAAGATTTTCGCGGACCTTCTATCAGCGAAGTCTACCGATTTTCATTTTTTGTCGCGATTAAAAACGGATACGAGGCAAGAGGAGTCACGCCGCCGTTTCATAAAAACTACGTTACGCTTATTTCGTAATCGATTTTAATCGTATGACACGGTATCATGTTTTACAAGACAACGTTGCTCATCCTCATCAAATTTCTGCCGTCGCCAGAGTAGACAGACCCAACACCCATGTCCGATTAACCATAAGCTCGAAATTATACAGACTACCATCACCACCCAAAAAACCCAAGCCCAGATACCCAGCTGCCACGTACGCGAATCGGCTTCTGGTTTCAGTCGCTGCCGAATTACTTGCCCGCGACCGTTGCCGTTCAGCATTCGCAATTCGCAACGGTAAAGATCGTTAACCGATACAGTTCTCAATTCCCAACGAAAATACACGGCTACCCGCCGACGATCTATGGTTGGACACCATTTATCCTCCACTTGAATAACAGTCAGACTCCACTCCCCTTCCGTGGTGGAGCGAATAAGTCCAACCGACCCATATAGCTTCTCACTAGTGACGATTGTCTCATTCACGATCTCCGTCTCGCATGCCCTAGCAGGATCTACTCGGATGATTCTGATTCCGCTGATCCATGGCCAGGCTTTCGCTTCGAACTGACAACTTAATACCGGACCGCGGTCTTCCCATAACCATTTCATTAATGGTCGGGTCCGTTGCGATCGCGATATACAAGCGGGAGGTGTTACGCGGTGCGGCTCACGCCCCGATGGGTAATCGGAAATGGCCGTGAATCGTCCGTGTAGTGTCGGGTAGTCCATCGCGGTTTGAAGTAATCCCGTTTCTTCATCCGTCCGACGGTCCCGGAATTGAGTCGTGACTCGACATTGACAATTCGTCTCAATCGACGATGAGTCTGGTGTTCCGTTCCTCGGATATTCTGTAAAAGGTACGATAGTTCCTGTGTCCGCGTACATATCAGTTGAGGCGGTCACCGAATCTACACTAAAATCCGAGATCGTGATTTCGGAGGCGGTGATAGCTATATCAAGTGTTCCGTTCCCCGAACCGTCGACATGTGATAGATTCGACGGATATACCGTTGAGATGATACCCGAATGCGGGCCTGTCGATAAAAGGAAAACGTTAAGTCCATAATCGCGTATCATATACCGATCCCATTCACCCGTACATAGACATCTTACCCGCAGTCGAATCAGACGAGACCGACGGCTCCGCCGCGATATAGCTATACGGAATGCTACTCAAGTGAAAGTATATCGACAGTATCACTACGTGTATGTAGCGGTGTACACGGACCGACCTCATCGTGTCTAATGTACCGCTAACGATCCACCGCCGGCGTTTTATAGAGCATGGTCACACGCACGTGTACATTGTGTCACATAGTGTTTATTTAGAAACTTTTCGGTCGGGATAATAGAACTGACCACATGACGGCAAATAGTATGACTCCCGCACACGCGTACAGACTGAGCAGTTTAGTTCCGCGAAAACCACCCACGTCCATCTCGTCCGGTGTCTGTTCGATCAGGTTGGCGAACCGTCGTCGTAGTGAGTCGTTATCCCATGTCCTAGAAACACAGTCGCGTACTGTTCTATCCGATACTGTAATTTCAACGTCCCCGGTTTGCCGTATCCCATCGAGCGTCTCGCTTCGAATCTCGACTCGATAACGCGCACCGACTGGTAGCGCCACGAACATCAACCGGACCGACTTTCGTATTCGTCGAATCGGCCGCAGTGATCCGTAAGGATCCTTCACGCTCGTCCAGGTCGATTCGTTAAATATTTGGCGGCCGGCCAGAACCGAGTCACCTATTCCAAAGACCGTCATATACCAGTCCACCTGGGCCGATCGCCAACCAGGCATTAGGAGTCGTACGGTCAGTATATATAATCCGTTCATACAGGCTTGTGTCATACGACTTATCTTCAGTGGTATTTCAAGCGCCGTTCGCACCGTCCACGTACTACCGTTTTGCAATCGCATATCCATCTCACAGAGGTAGGGACCTGCCATAGTGTTAGTCACGCTCTCGCCCAACCACCAATCCAACACGGCATCCGTTCTGTATGCTAAACGTCCCGGTAATAAGACGAAAGGGTCTTGTGTGACCGCGTAACTGTACGACGTCTTTCGAGTCTTAATCCGGTATTGTCCCGAGCCGATACGCAGCAATGTGGGTGACACGTATAATCTGGAGATACTCGTAGAAGAGGAATAATTACGTGTTCGAAGAATTCTCAGACTCGAGATTCGAAGCCAATACCCACAGGTGAACTGGCAACGCAACGCCAACCCCCCGTGCGGATCATCTTCCCACATGAACCGGAGTTTTCGATACGGTGACGGTTCGTCGACGTCCAATATATCGTCGTCATGGATCACGGGTACCGTGTTCGTCGGAGACGCCGTAGGCATCACGCTCGCCGCGGTCAAATTCGTCGCCCATCCGCGCTCCAGCCCCAAGACGAACATCCACCAGAGCAGCGACCACATCGTGTGGTTTCAAAGCCGGTCGGAAGTGGTCGTGGCGACCGGGCGATGGCACGTATCACCGGAACGAGCGTCCCGGTTTGGCGCTTGTGCTCCTTCGGGGGCGGTTTCGTTTTGGGTCTCGCGATAGCTTTGTGTTCGTCGATCGTCGACGCCGCTCCCAACGCGATCTCGGTTAACGGTGGTTTGTACGATAGAAAAGCCTGTTGTCAGAGAGCGGACCCACTTCCAGATTCGAATATGCTTATTTTCGGCTGGACTCCGACACCGGCCATCTGCGCACCGCGAGCGATTCAGTGAGTTGTAGCCTCTGGTCGACGTCGGTCGACCTTCGTCGAAAACCGCTCTGCTCTGGTTTAATAGGTAAGCCGACCCACCTACCCTTCGCTACCCCGCCCTCCGATATTTTCCCATAGGTTGGTCAAGGGAACCGGGAAGGTCATGTGCGCCGTCTGGGACCAACACTCGGTCGCTCTCATTCGCGAATGGATCCGCAACGCTCGACCGGATCAGCTCTGGACGCCCGTCCGACGATACTGTCCCACATCTTCGCCGGTGTATGTGTCCATTGCATAGCGTTTCGATCCATTGACGGAACGTGAGGTTTACGTATCGGGTACAGATCGTCGCCTCCTTTTTTCCGTCTTTCAGCGCCATCTTACGCTCCCGAGGTGACCTGATGTGTCTCGAACCCTGGTGGACCCCGCCCGCCAACAATGAATGGCTCGACACGGGAGAGATCGTCACTAGTCCGTTGATGTCGGTATATGATTCGACCCACGCCGTGCTGCGTCGTCTATGGAGAGACTTTAGCATCGAACTACAGTACGGATCTCCGCCGCCTGTTTGTGGGGGTGTGAACCTGGACGGGTTTTATAACCGTCCCCGGTTCACTCGTGTGGGGATTTCGTCTCTCCACAGACGATTCACCTACCTGGCGTTGCAGCGTTATTACGGATACGGATCGGATACCGAATGGCTAGCTGCCACCTCCGCCCTCGTCGGTCGAGTCAGTCACAACGTCGATCTTAACCGAGAACAACTCCGTTCGGTCCTAGCGACGCTAAACCTTTCCACGTTGTAAACGAACAATCTTAATCGGAGCGGTGTCGCGCGAGACCCGGTATCGGGAAACCGTATCGGTGTCTCTCCTATGTACGCGGAATAAAATCACGTGTTCGCATCACGATGTGACCTGGTTCTTGAACCAGCGAGACGGGTTTTCAGACCGCGTGTTCTTTACGTTCGCGATGCAGCTCCGCGGTTTTATCACCAGTTTCGTTTTCCTAGCCTCGATATCGCTACCGAGTCTACGGACCGAAGAATGTTGCAGCAAGTACCTCGCGGCTAAACACGTGAATGCCCGGGGACTGAAACCTTTTACCATCTGGGCACCGAACGCGAAACGCTGTTCCAACGACGGGATCTGGTGAGTACGGTTCTGTTTAGTGTACGTTGCCGGTTTCCCATAACCGTCACATTCGTCCCCGTCCAGGTTAACCAGGAAACAGAAAGGTCAACCGATCACCACGTGCGCGCACACTACCCGGGCCGTCTTCGAACATCTCGAGACCCTCATCCCACGGACCCCCATCGAAACTCTACGAGAGTTCGCCAAACCGTGTCGTCACGATCAAGTGTCAGTATCCGAAGACCGGGTTCACCACGAGATCGAGGGTCTCCGTTAACCATCGATACGACACTTTGACGTTCTTTCGTTACAGAGCGGCGTTAGACGATCTCGGCCGCGTCCTCTGCTGCGGGCTGTCTTCATGTCATAACGATCACATCGAGGTTCTGTTCTATACTCCTCTCCTGTCAAAACCTCCCGGCCCGAAGAGCGCGGAACCCGCCTGGCGTGCGTTCGTCCTCCACCTTCAGTAAGTTATCGTCACGCTCGAACGCGATTTTCTGTCCGATCGGTCTTTTATCGCTTATCATCTACCCGCAGACAGTACGCCTATTATGCGACCCACGCGTATCGCACGTCGTCCGATCAGACTTGGAAGAGACTCGCGGTGCGAGCCTTCAAATCCTCCGTGCGGTTGGGATGGGCGAACGCGACCCGAGAACGGTCTGTTGGCGGTGTTCCGACCCCCTCACCCATCGCGGTTCCGCTCACCGTGGACCTTCCCCTCGTCGCCGCGAGCTGAATAAGATACCGGGTCTCCCGCTACGGCGCGACCGCCCCACGATCCCCCCTTATCACGTGCAATAAAACAACCGTTACACCTATCCGTGTTTTCGCGTTTTATTAATCGGGTTCGTCTCGCTGATCCGCCACCCCACCGGCTCCGGTCAAATGAGCGCTTCTCCGTGCCCCAATCCGGACGGACAACACGGTACCCGGCTTAATTGCCGATGATGGGATTCCGGGCTAAAGAATAGCCGATTGTGGTGATACGCCGTCAAACCCCGCGCCACGAACATGGCCGGATTATCCGCTAGAAGGATCAACTCCGTCGGATACCGCGCGGCGTATACGCGGAGCTGCCAATCCAATAACACCACCAGTCGGCGAAACAGCGGCCCGAACTGAGCGCGAACGCTCTCCTCCGCTTCCAGGTAACGAACCGTCGCGATCACCGTCACGATGTCGGTGCACGCCAAGCAGGCCCAAGCCGCCAGCGCGTCGGGATCGTGCTCGGTGATGTACAGCTCGCACACCGTTATCTTAGAACGATCTCCTAAGACGAGGTCTTGTCCCAGGGCTTCGTTTCGCCAGAGCGTGCAATCGGCGTACGTTTGGCAAGCCGCCAACTGGATCCCCAGCGCGTCCGCCGGTAAGCTGATCGGCACCAGAATCTCCACACACCCCCGAAACCCACGGCGGGTGAACGTTTTGGGATCCGAGGCGACGACCAACAGAAATTCGGTCCGTGGCGTGCAGACGTACACGTACATCCGACCGCTAACACCCACGTACAGCTCCGGATAACGCGTCGTCCGGTCGACCGGACGCGCGTCTTCGTCTTCGAGCGCCGCGTGTCTGAGGCACACGCTACCGACGAGTTTCAGCTCCTCGGTACAACAGAGGTACGTGGCTAACGTCTGTTCCTCCGACTTGGTGGTGTCCGTGCGGACCTGTCTCCATCGGCGACCGACTCGGAGAACTTGATTCTTCGGCCACGGTAGACGAACGCGACGACCGGCGTGTTTCACCACTTGGACGTCGACGTACTCGTACGCCTTGAGTAGTTTCAACAGAAAACTCGGCGGGGCCATGCTCCGCGACGGTCTCGCCGGACTCTGAAAGACAACGAGCGAATAAGCCGGCTGGCCGCGGGCCCGCTAGGACCTTACATAGAGGCACGCGTGACATCCTCGGCCAATCATCTCCGAGGCCCCGACTCGCGGTCAGGGGTGTGGGTCTCCGCAGAGCGTTCGACCGTGACACCGAGACCGTTGACGAGTCGAAGGCGCCTCGAGCGGGAACGCGCGGCACCGACCCCCGGTCGGTGCCTACTTGGCACGTCGCCTACCCAACCGGGTTCGGCTATATAAGAAAAACCCGACCGCTCGACACCGGAGACTATATAACGCACACCGCACGACGAGCCGCGGAGAACGACCGATCGGTGGGACGGCGGCGGCCGAGAAGACGGGCGAGTGACCGATCGCGAACGGCGAGTCTGTACGGTTCTAGGATGGCGAAGCGCGTGCCGCACATGAAAGACTTTGACTACGTGGAAGAACCCCCCAGGTCGGCCATCTCCGCTCTCAGACAGGCGCGTGCCGAATCCACGGCCGACGCGACGGAACCCTCACCGCGGACTCGCGATCAACGGGCCGCTAAACCGGTAAAGCCGCCCCGTCGTCCCCCGCCCCCTAACCAACCGCCTTCGGCGCGACCGGTCTCTCACCCGCCGGCCGTGGCCGCGGCCGCGGCGCCGGCCGCTCTAGAAGAAGACCCCGTGTACGCCAACGTCGAAACGGCATACGCCCGACTGCGATTCCGTAGCCGGGGTGGCTCTAGGCCGCGCGACGACGAGACCGATTATGAGAACGAGACCGAGAACGAATACGAGTACGAAAACGAGGCGAGTCACGACGAGCGCGGAGCCGCCGGCGGAGTCGCCGGCCCTCCGACCGGCGACTCCGATGACGCGTCCGAACTAGTCTACAGCAGCCCGTTCGAAGTTCTCAGCCAAGACTTCGATGCCTTCGTCGACGACACTCGGCGACGCGAAAGCGTTCGCTACGCCACCGTGGGCCAACGCCCGCTCTATTCGACACGGCTGCCCCCGTCGCGCGACGCGACGGCTGCGACCCATGAGACCCCCGTCGCTCGTCCGAGATCGTCGTCGGTTCGACACGCCCGTTCGACTCGTGTGGGGACGGCGAAGAGCCCCGGTGACGGCAAGCACCCGGCTCCGCACGTCGAGCCGGTCTATTCCGATCTCGTGTCTACGACCGTCGTAAACCCGATCTACGACTGCTCGGTTCGCCCCTTCGCCGAGCTTAATTTCTCCCCGCACGTCCTGTCACAATCGCATCTGAACCTGCTGATACGGTGCCTGAATCCCCTCTCCCGCCAACATCTCGCGCGTATCAATCTCTGCATCCCGATGCAGGCCCACGTGTTGGACGCGATCACCGAGCCGATCTGCTCACAGGAGTATCTGCGCTGTAGTGCCCTCATCAGACCCATCATCCGCCTGGCCACCTTCGCCAACTACCATTATCAAGGCCAGGCGAAGCTGTTGATCATGCAGCGGAAACTCCAGGTTCTCCTGCGGCGTCCGTCGGTGCAACAGCTCCAAACCCGACTGGAACAGGCGGCCCGGTTTCGGCTCTCTTCTCCGGTCGTCGTCGTCCATAAAGCCTATCAACGCGCCGGGCTGTTGTCTTCTAGACAGGTGCAGAAAGCCTTGACGGCGGTCGAGCAGATATTGGACAAGAAGTGCGGGCCATCTTCGCCCGACACCGTGTTTCAACTCCAGAAGCACAACCTGTTGTTCCCCACGATACGCTACTGGTCTCCGGAGGCTACGTCGATCTACGTCAAGAATCTGCAGCTCTTCCACCTGGCCGATTCGGACCAGTTCGACCTCCGTCTACTTTGCACCGAATCGACCCCGTCCCGCGAAACCGATTGGCTCCAGGACGTCACCTTCGTCCTAGCGTTTCGTTACATGCTGCAAGATTTCGAACGGTGCCTGGCCACCCTCCAGGGGTATATGCTCGCGTATGCCGAGCAGACCCTCCAAGAGCTCTATCTCGCTTACCTGCAATGTCCTCATCTTCGTCCCGAATACGAGCGAGTGGCCGAGAGCCTGTACCAACAGACGCGGCAACGCGACTGTACGCTGCTACCGACCCTGCCGCACTTCGTCGCCTTTCTGCAACAGGCCATCGACGCGCAGATGTTCGTCAGCCCTTCGTATATGAGGTTCGCTCTTCGTCAACTGATCCCCGAGAAGCCTCACCGTCACGACGAGACTCACTTGGAGGAAGCCGCGGACGCCTTGAACGACCCCGATCTGATCCCGGTCAATCTGTCGCAGAAGGATCTCAGGAACATGACGCTGCAGAGCGTGATCGTCCCCAAACTCAACGGGCCACCGAACAACGGGGTCGTTCCCGTGATGCACGCCCAGATCGACGACACGAAACCGGTCTTCCAGCGACTGATTAGACTACGTCAGACCGGAGACGACTGGAGCCCCACGTCCCCTATCGATCCGCGCCTTCTGGAAGAGTTGTTAGATTAACCTTCGAATAAAAACGACTCGAACGAATACGTTTTTCTAACGTGTCTGTTTATTGAGGGGGAGAGATATATACACGGGGAGCGGGTTCAAAGCATGCCGTAAGCTTGCAGCGCCTCTTCGTCGCTTCGCGTCGTGCGGCTCGGCGCGACCTGTCGGATGCGAGCGCTGGCCACCGGCACCACGCGAACGGGCGTGCCCGCCGCCGCCGCGGCCTGGACCGCGCGGGAGCTCGGCCGCGGCACCCGGGACGACCGACGCCGCTCTCCCGAGGAGGCTCGATTCGACCGTCGAGCCGCGCCGGCGGTCGGGACCAGACCCCGGTCCAAGTCTTCCAGACATTGGAAGTACTCGAGGTCCACGCCTTGCCGCGCCAGCGTCTCCAGATCGTCGGCGGCCCTGATCACGTAGTTCTGCCCCGCGCGAAACTCGTAACAGTAGACCGCCTGATCGCCGCCGATCCCGGTGACTTTGCGGTCCCAAGCCAGATTCGTTTTCGGGCCGATCGTGCCGATGATGCACAGGCGCCCCTGCATACACGGCAACCGCCGCCAATGATCCATGTCGTGGGTGGTCAGGATCGTGTCCTCGGGCAGGCAGATGTCCAACGTGTAGTCGCCGGGCCAGGGTAGAGCCAGCGAGTGTCCGCGGCGATCGCGGACCTGTCGGTACAGGTCGCGCACGTTTCCCTGCGCGTGGACGAACGGCAGGAATTCCGCCGGCACGGCGGGGGGCAACGCGCGCACGGACACATCCCGAAAGAGGTCCGGGCCGGCTCTCGTCCTCATCCGGATCGGGGAAAGCGGTCCACGGTTCATAAGTCGCGCTGCGGAGAGTGGGAACCCGGTCGGCTCGGCGTCGGTGACGTCGCGGTCGCTAAACCGGTCGCCGGTCGCGTCGTCGAGCCTCACAACCGGCGGCCGGACGCGGCGTAAGCGCTGTGATCGTGCCACCAGGGATAGGCGGCCCGCGCCGTCTCTTCCAGGGCGTGTTGGACCCGGCGATCTTCGTCCTCGATCGTATATTCGCCGTGGGGCATCCAGCCGCCCACCTCTCCCGACCAATAGCGCCGGACGTAGAGGTCTTCGAAATGAGTCACCTCGCGGATGCGCGGCGGAAAGACGATCTCGGTCGGTTCGATCGTCCACGCCCAGCTCGGCTCCGCGCGCGGCGCTCGCGACAGCTCGCGATCGGACAGATCGACCACGAGGGCGCGCAGCCGGGCCGCGTCCTGACAACACGCGTCGCCGTTCTGCACGTAATACGAGACCAGCCGCTCCCCGGCCTGCGTCTCGGGCGACGGGTCGGCGTAGACCTGGGCCAGGTAAAAGTGGTGCACCAACAGTTCTTCGCGGACCTGAAACTCGCTCAGCCGGGCGTAGTCGGGCAACTTCTCGACGATCTCCAAGAAGTCGCAGAAGGCGGTGAAAAAGGCCGTTCCGGACCCGCTGCCGCCACCGAACCCGAAGTCGAGACCCCGTAGGCGGCGCGTCAGTCTGGCGAGCTTCCGACCGTCGCTCGGGGACCGTCCGCCCGAGGGACCCGCGTCGTTCCCGTCCCCGTCGCCCAGTCCGCCGTGCTGGAGATACGACGCCTGTCGGCGAAGCGCCCCGACCAAGGCGTCGGCGTGTCCGGAGAGGAGGTCGATGTACGCCCGGGCCTCGATCCGGACGATGGCGTGCAGGGTCTGCGCCAAGAAGAGCGTGAAGACGAGATTAGAGGCCAGGTACAGCGCGTAGGCGTCGCTGACGCCGTGTCCGCACGGCACCCCGATCGGGAGCAGCAGCTCGCGCGCGGTCAGCGTCTGGCGTCGACGGAAACAGAGGTCGTGTCGCAACTGCTGGCACAACTCGAGCTGCTGATCTCGTTTCAGGTGGCGGAGACACGGTAGGCGCAGCACCCCCAGCTCGCGATACTGCTCGAGCACGACGTCTCGCCGCTCGAACGCCGCCCAGGACGAGCGTTTGCGCCGCTTGGGCCCGCGCCGCAGGGACGTGGCGGCCGCCGCGGCGGTGAAGCGCCGCTCCTGGCACTCTTCGCAGTCGCACAGGCGGTCGTAGAGGATCTGGAGCACCTGTTCGCTGGCGTGCAGGTACTGGGGATCGAAGATGAACGTCTGGTCGTCCGGGTCGTACGCGTAGCCCAGCTGCCGACAGACGGCCCGGGGCAGCAGGTCGGCGATCAGTAAGCGCGCGCGGTCGTCCAGCGTGTCGCCGATCCGTTCCAAGCGGCCGTAGAGCGCGTGGACCGACTCGCACAGAAAACGGAGGTAGTGCGAGAGCCCGCCGGGGTTCCGGTAGTCGAAGACGGTCTGGACGGCGTACTGTCCGACGGCGACGGTGCGCGCGACGTGGCGCGCGACGTCCGACGCCTCCGGGCGGAACGCGACCGTGTTCAGGTAGCTGCACAGGTCGGCGGCCCGCAGGCGCTGGAGCGGGTTGAACCGGCTCGGCAGGGCGGAGCGGCGCAGCAAGCCCCAGACGGCGGTATCCCAGGGCAAGAGCAGTCCTCGGATCCGGTATTTGCCGGCCGCGGTCGCGAACTCGGCGTTCTGCAGATACGAGCTGCGGAACTGGATGACCACGATCGGGCGGTAGACCACGTCCCGGGCCGAGGAGCACCCGGGGCCGTCGTCGCGGGCGGCGGAGCGCTTGCGCCGCAGACGGAGCTCGGCCAGGCTCTGGGGCGCCGAATCGAGGGCCACTTCCACGGGCTGCAGATGCGCGCCGATGAACGCCTCGCCGAACGGCGTCGGGGGATCGTCCCGGATGAGCTCGTACACCACCCGGCGTCTGGCGTGCAGCGGCGCGGTCTCCATCTCGAGGACGAGCGCGCGAGGCGACCGGCGGCCGACGACGTCCTTCGCGCGACTGGCGCGCTCGGCCGGCGGGGCGAGCCCAAGTACCCTCGGTCGTCACCCGGCGGCGAGCCAAGTGCCGGCCGGCGGCGAGCCAAGTGCCGGCCGTCAGCCGAGGAACCGCGGGCCCGCGGCGGCGGCGCGCGCCGCCGGGGGGCGCTACGTCAGCAGCAACTCGATCTCCTTGGGCTCCGGTCTGGCGCACCAGGCCACCCGAACCGAGCGCACGCGTTTGTACAGCCACTCGTCGTCCTGTAGGACGTATTTGACGTCACAGGCGAACGGTTTCAGGTTACCGATACACAACTCCCGCTCCTCGTCTTCCCCGAGGTCCTCGAGCTCGGAGCGGAAGACGTATCTCTTGGGCGCCAAGCCGAGTTGCAGGCGGTCGCGGAGGAACCCGCGGATGGTGTTGGCCACCTTGACGACGAAGCCGTTCCGTAAGAGGGCGAACGTTTCGCAGCGCTCGTTGAAGAGCACGACGGTGAGCCGGTAGCCCTGGCCCAAGACCCGGTAGCCGGCGGCGCGCAGACACTGAAAGACGCGCGTGGGCAGGTATTGACCCAGGTTCAGCTGCTGCTCGTCGCCGAACATAAAGTAGCCTTCGGGCTCCCAGAAGGTCTCGCAGGTGAACCGCGGGTGACTGCTCAGGAAATCCGCGACCTGCGCGGCCGTGCACTCGCCCGTCATCAGACGGGCGACCACGGGCGAGCACTCGAAGTTGAAGCGGGCGAGCTCGTCGTCCAGACCGGCCGAGGGCAGGTCGTAGATCTCGAACACCCAGCGCAGACCGCGGTGTTGGTTGATGAGGTCGTCGAAGCCCTCCTCGGAGACGATGTAGAGCAGGTCGCTGCGCCGGCTATAGGCGTAGACGCGGCCGCCGCTGGAGCTGACGACGATCAGCTCCAGCGGCTCGGCCGTCCGCCGCGGGGCCTGGAGTCGCACGAGCCCGACGACGACGAGCTCGAACTTGCGCTGCACGCACGGGAACGCGGTCAGCCGCCGCACGTCGAAGTCGATCTCGAAGTACTCGGGCTCGCCGACGATCAGCACCTCGTTCGCGGGCCAGCCCAGGTCGACGCGCGTGCCGGGATACTGGCTCACGAGCTCCCGCAGAGCCGGCGCCCGGCCGTCCTCGGGCGCCCGAGGGCAGGCGTTGATGAGCTCCAGCGCCGAGACGGCCATGGCGCCGGCCCGGCTACGGGGCCGAGGAGGGGGAGGGGGAGGAGGCGGCGCCGCAGGTGCACGTGAGCCAGAACCGGGAGCCTTCCGGGATCCGCACCCGCCCGGACTCCAGGTCCAGCCTCGCGGGCCACGGCTTCTGCCGCAACCAGGGCGCCCGGGAGCGTAGAAAGACGCGGAGGTTCTCGGCCGCGACGAGCAGACAGCCGTGCGTCCACTGCACGTAGACGCGGCCGGTGATCCGCTGCCACCACACCGGCGCGTAGTGCGGCGTCAGTCGACCGAGCGGCACGAGCCGCAGCGCTTCCAGCTGCCGTCGCACGCAGCTCGGCAGCAGCCGCTCGTCGTGAGGCCCCACCACGAAGGTCTGCCGGTCTGGCAAGCCGGCCGGATCGCTAAATAATGTGCCGGCGAACAGCGAGGTGTGTTCGAGCGGCGCTCCGGCCTCACGCTCCGCCCAGCGCAGGAAGGCCAGAGCGCGCTCGTCCCACCGCAGTCGGTAGCGGCTCCACTCGGCGGCCGGGTCTCGGAGCGGGCCGTCGTAGCAGCGCGGCAGATAGCGGCCGCCGGTCCGCGGCAGGTCGGCCACGTCCCGACAGAGACAGTAGACGGTCTGCCGGTCGCGGTCGTAGCCCAGACACAGCCGATCCCGGGTCACGATGACCCAGACCCCCCGAGCGGGCGGCCGCTCCTCGTCCCCGTCCTCGTCCCCGCCCGTCCTCGGGTCCCCGAGTTCCAGAAAACCCAGATCCACGCACCACCCGTACGCCCGCTCCAACAGGCCGAGACAGCGGTCCCGCCGCTCCACCGGCACGCCGTAGCGAGGCAGGCGGCCCACCCGCCAGGCGGCCCCCGGCGGCCAGTCGAGCGCGACGCGCCCCCGCTCGGCCTCCTCGGCGAACCGCATCCACGCGTATCGCGCGTCCCACGTCCCCGTCGGGGGCTCCTCGGTCCACCTGGCGCAGAGTCGTCGAAAAGTCCGCTCGGGTTCGGACTCGGCTCCATCCTCCGCCCCAGGTCCGCTCCCGGCGACGACCCCGTCACCATCCCCATCCCCGAGCATGCCGCCCCCCCTCGCTCCTCGACCGCCCCCTTCCCCGAGATCGAGCCTTCCCCTTCACACACACCACACGGCACACACGCGCGGCGACGTTGCCGGTCAGCGGTTTTATTCTCGGCGGACTCCGTCCACGCCCCCGCGACCCCGGCCGGTTCGGTCCGGTCCGACTTGCCCTACCTACACCCGCCCCCCGTGAGCGAGCCGCCGCGCCGCCGGCGGGGACGAGGGTGGTGGCGCCGCGACCCCGGCGACGGCGGCGGCGCCTCGCTTCCGGCCAGCCGGATAGCTCACGTTTCTCTGCTCGCTGACTAGAAACCCCGAGGCCAGCACGGGCGCGAAGCAGTAACGCTTCATTCGGATAAACCAGAGCGCGCCGTGTCGGACGAAGCCCCGGAAACTCTCGGCGAGCTTGACCACCCGCTCGACGTCGACGAGCGCGTAGATGTGTCCGGCCGAGTCGGTGAGGATGACCCGGTTGAAACAGTCGATCCGACCGAGCACCCAGAGGTCGGCCGTCTGCAGTTTCAGCAACAGCTGTTGCTCGGAGCCCGCGAAGGAGTCCAGGTCGCGGAAGGTGAACAGACAGCGGACGAGCCCGCCCAAGACGAGTTGTTGGAAGCGGTGCTCTCGAACGTAGCCCAAGATCCGATCCCGGTCGCGGGGCAGTCTCCAGATCTCCGCGTGCTCGGCGACGGTGCGGACCGGGTACCAGGCGCACTCCAGCGCGACGTCGTCAAAGTCTCGTTCGAACCACGGGTAGGCGCAGTACAGGCCTTCCACCGGAAAGTGTTCCAACGAGCGGCTGAGCACGTACATCCGCTCCTCGGTCGGCGCGTAGCCGAGCACGCCGCCGCGATCGGAGACCCAGATCTGCAGGGCCGAGTCCGTGGACGGCGGCCGGCCGTGCTCGCAGATCAGTCCGAGCAGAAAGAGCCGCGCGCAGCCGACGAGGCACGGGAAGCGGCGCAGCCGCTTCCAGTCGACGGCTAACTCGAAATGGCTGGCGTCCCCGATCAACACCCCGTGCCGCGGAGGCCAGTAGAGCGCCAGCCAGGAGCCGGCGTGCTGGTAGATGGTGCAACGGAACCGATTTCGCTCGCGCTCCAGATGGCCCCGCTGCCGATCGGGGAAGGTGTTGCAGAGCAGCTGCCAACGCAGGTCGAACCGCGGTCGGCCGTCGGGGTCGTACAGCACGTCGAGCGGCTCGAACGGTTTGATCCAGAGCCTGCGGAGAGAGAAAGAACAGCGCGTGGTGACGCCGACCGGAGACCGATCGAGCGCGCGCCGGCGCCGGAGACCCCCCTCCTTCCGTCGCGACCCCCTCCTTCCGTCGCGACCGCCCTCGCCCCGGCGGCCCCGCGCCCGACACCGACCGTCGCTTCTTGAGCGGCAGCTGCTCCTCGCTCGAGGCCACTCCCGGCTCCCAGAGCGCGGAGCCGATCCGTTCGTAGTGGTAATCCCCGATCAACCGACCGAGGCCGACGCGGACGAAGGCCAGCAGGGACACCGCCACACGCTGCACGCGCTCGGAGCCCGGAGAGTACGCGTACACGACGCCCCCGTCGCTGAGCAGGATGATCAGCCCTTGGAAGGAGGACAGGGAGGTGATCGCCGAGGACTGCGCGACGACGCCCAGGATGCACAACGGCTCGACCACCGGCAAGGTGCTCTGGAGCCGCTTCAGCGTCAGCTCCGAGACGCCCAGGGTCGCCGCGTCGCTCAGGATCAGAAAACTCTCCAGCGGCCACGTCAACGACAGGCTGAGACCGCGGTACTGGCGCACGTGCGCCGCGATCGCCGCCGGGTCCTCGAGCGCGAGCAGGCTCCGGAAATCGCGCATCGAGCGGAGATAGCGGACCCTCTCCGACGCCTGCCAGTGCAGATTGCACACCGCGAGCGCCTCGGTGTGCCGCTCGGCCTTGGCCAGGTCGTTCGGTGAGAGGTGCGCCGGTTCGAAGCGGACCAGCCCCAGGCCGAGGAACTCGGTGAAGCTCTCGGCCAGCTCGAACAGCGAGTCGTCGCGCGCGTAGTGAGCATACACGCGCCCGTAGCCGTCCAGCAGCAGCGGGTACGCGTAGCGCTCGTGGCGGATCGAGCCGATCAGCTGCAGCTCGCACGAGACGTCAAAGTATTCGGTCTGGCAGCGGCGCACGAGATCGGCCCCGAAGAGCCGCACGAACTCCTCGTGTCCGAAGATGATCGTGCAGCCGGACGGCCACGGCAGCTCGAGCGTCTGCCCGGAGTGCTCTCGGGCCCATCGCGCCAACGCCCCGGCCCCGGCCCGACGGCAAGAGTTCAACCACTCGCACACGTTCAGTCGGTCCAGCTGGCCCTCGCGGCCCCGGGGCCGTCTCGAACCGCCGTCGACGTCTTCGTCCTTGGGCCGGGCGCCGACGCCTTCGTCCTTGGACCGGGCGCCCGCGGCTCCGTCCTTAGACCGGCCGCCGACGGCTTCGTCCTTAGACCGAGCGCCGGCGGCCGCCGCCGCCGACGTCGGCCGGCGGCGCCGACCTCGCGACAGGCGGTCCATGAAGAGAGAGCCACGCCAGACCGAGCGCTCTCCGTCCGGCCGATCCCCGCGCCCGAGCGCCTTTTATAATCATCGGCCGACCGCGCCCCCCACCCGAACGCGAACGACGCGCACCGACTCTCGCGCCAAACGACAGCGACCGCGAACGACCACGAACGACCCGAGTGCGGGGGTCACGGCTTTTATTGCGACCATCGTCCCTCCCCCGATCCGCGGCCCGTCGTCAGAGATCGAGATCCAGCAGGGCCACCAGCTCCCGCACGTCGGCCTCGAGCGCCGAGACGTCCTCCTCGTCCAGCAACGGCTCGTGTTCGTCGCCGCTCCCGGTACCGCCTTCGACGTCCTCGCCGCCTTCGTCGCTCGACAGCTTCGTCGAGTCCGCGGCGGACTCGGAACTCGGGCCCGCCGAGCTTTTCGTCGCGTCCTCCGGATCCGTCGCGGTCCCGAGCAGGGGCTCCGCGAGCTCGACGGGCTCCAGACTGAGAATCCGGTTCATCTTTCGGGTGTCCTCTTCCACCTGGACGAAGATCTCCGCGTAGTCCATGGTGCGGGCGGACGATCGGACGGACGAGCGTGTCTGGACGAGCGGACGGCTACCCGGGCGGCCGCCGCGATCGACGACGGGGTCGAATCCGCCGCGCGTCGGCGAGCCCGTCAACACCTGCGCGACGACGAGGTCGACGACGACGACGACGACGACGACGAGGTCGACGACGATGACGACGCCGCGACCGAGGAGGACGACGAGTAAGTCAGTCCCAAGGCCCGCGCCTCGGCCTCGAAGCGCTCCTGATAGGCCGGCGACAAGCGCTTGTAATACTCTACGAAACCCTTCAGCCTGGCGATGGACAGACTGCACTTGCCGATGAACTCCGCCCAAGACGTGACGTGAACGCGCCACTCCTCGGTCGTCGACGGGTCCCGGAGATCGAGCGGACTGGGACGGCGTCTCCGGCCCCGGCGGCCGTTCTGGGCGCTCTGGGCGCGCTGGGCGCGCTGGGCGCTCGCGACTCCCGAACCGCTCTCGCCGGCCCCTCCGCTCGGCGCGGTCGACTCCCCCGTCGCGCTCGCCGCTTCTCGCGGTCCGGTCGCGGCCCTCGGCGGCTCGTCGAGCGTGGCGACCGTCGACGCGCTCGGCTCGCCGCCGGCGGCGGCGTCGTCGTCCGAGCCGGCCGGGGACGACTCCGCGTGGCGCTCGCTCGGGGTCGCCGTCGATGCCGGCGCCGCCGCCTCCAGCGCCCGATCCCCGTTTTCGGCCTCGAGGTCGAGCTCGACCTCTACCGACGTCGCGATGGGGAGATCGGACCCGACGACGAGCTCGGGTCCGATCTCCGGGCCGAGCTCCTCGTCGCGCCCGACTCCGCGGGAGCCGGCCGCCGCTCCGTCGGCGCTCGTCCGCGAACCGGTCGGGCCGCTCGGGGCGCCCGAGGCGCTCGGGCCGGCCTCGCGCACCCCTTCGCACGCCTCATCCTCGCGATCCTCGGCCTTCGGCGACCGCTCCATCTGTCCGCCGGCTCGCGAGCTCGTGAGCCGACGGCGGCGCGCCGCGCTTTAAGGCCGCGCGGCGCGCCACCGAGCGGAGCGTCTCCGCCCGGTGACCACACCCCCAGCTCGGGCCCGCTCGGGCCCGAGCGCCGCCCGCCGCGCGCCGGTTTAATACGACAGCGGGGTCGAGGTCAGGCCTGCCACGGCAATAACCGCTTCGCGATCCGCTTCCGCAGCGCGCGCGCCTCCGACACCACGAAGGAGCGCTGCCGGAGGGCCGCCGCGGCGACCATCTCCGACACCATGCCCGACGTCAGACAGCCGGTGAACCACAGGGGCGCCCGCAGCATGAGCTGCCCCGACACCGCGTAGAGGACCGTCCGGTTCAACACCGTGCTGTCCGGCCCCGCCGCCAGCTCGGTGAAGTTGACCACCTCGTATTCCGCCAGGATCATGTGGCGCAGCTGCTGCGCCAGGCGGACGCCCGGCGCCGGTCGCGACACCGTCGAGGCGCCGAGGAGACACAGGTGGTCCAGCACCACCTTGGCGCGGTTGGTGCCGGCGGCGGGGCCCAGCGGCGCGAGCGTCTCGCCCCGCACCCGAGTCAGAAACGTGTGGAGCAGCATCGGCACCCGCTCCAGCGGCTCGTCCGCGTGCACGGACGCCCGGAACTCCTCGTACAGAGAAGCCAGCGGCGACGCCGGCCAGCTGCGTTCCCAGAACCACCGGTGGAAATGCTGGCGGAAGAGCTGCAGCTCAAAGTACAACAGCCGCCGGACGACGGACATGAGGAAGAGGACGAACGTCACGTTGCACAGCAGGAAGAGCACGGCCTTCTCCAGAAAGCCCTTGCCCATCTCCTCCACCGTCTGCTTGAGGGGCAGGTAGCCGCCGTCGATGGCCTGGTACACGTACCGCTGCATCACGTCCTCCGACAGTTCCACCAGCACGGTCTGGATCTGCAGGGGCGACAGGTGCCCGATCGGCGGCGGGTACATCGGGTAGAACGTCGGGCAGTCGCGCAGGTGCGCGCACGGCTGCACTCGGCGCAGCAGGGCGCTCGGGCCCAGCGCGACGCACTCCTCGCAGTTGCAGAGCACCCGGGAGTAGAACGGCAGCCGGCTCCGGTAGAACTCGTACAGGTCGTCGCTCTCGTAACAGCTCGGCCCGTCCTCCTCGTCCACCGGGTTCTTGAGCGTGTCGAAGACCGCCTTGAGGTTCTCGTTCCGCTGACACGTGCCCATGTAGCGCATGATGACCAGCTGCGAGAAGATCGAGTTGGCGATCTTGCAGAGGAGCCGCAGATAGCCCACGAGCGTGTTCTTCTTCTTGCGGTGCCGCAGATAATACGCCGTGGCGTAGTGCCCCAGGGCGCACAAGCGGGACAGCCAGGCCACCTCGTCGGACGCGTCGGGCGAGAAGTCGACGGCGGCCAGGCGCCGGAGATACGGCTCGGCTTTCATCACGGGGTGACACAGGGACTTGTCGATCTCCAGGTAGCCGTTGACCAGCACGCCCCAGAACACGGAGTCGTCCTCGAACGACAGGCCGAACATGTCGAAGGCCCCGTCGCAGGTCAACAGGACGCTCGGCGAGGCCATATTTGACGCCGCGGCGGCGATCGCCTGGCCGGAGGCGTCGGACCGGCCGCTCGCCATGGGAACCGACGGCGTGTACGCGACCTGGTTAAATATGTTAGAGCACACCGACGACGAGCGGAGCCCCCCGGCGGCGCGTCCGGCGGGCGAGGACGACGCCCGCCGGGGCCCGCGGCTGGGCAACGCGACCCTGCGGCAGCTCCTGACGCGGTACAACGGGCTGCCGTCCACGCTCTTCCCCGCCATCTACCAGAACGAACACGTGCACCTCGTCGTGCCGGTGTTCGACCACAGCGCCGCCGAGGACGGCGCGCACGGCTGGGCCACCGTGCTCGTGCCGCGCCTCCTGGACGCGGGCGACGTGCGCTTCCTCATCTGCAGCCCCGCGGCCAGCGACATCGTCTGCCAGCCGTTCATCGCGCGCGGCGGGCTCGTGACCGTCATGCTGGCCTTCCGGACCTTCGCCCGGCCCGCGCCGGTCGAGCAGCAGCTGACCCTCTCCTATCTGCCCCTCACCCTGATCCCCTATCGCCCGAGCCCGCTGCCCGAGCACGCGACCGACTTCCATCCCGCCGCGCTGCACCCGCCCGACCCCGAGCGGCCGGCGCCGGGCCGGGCCTTCCTCCTGCACCACGACGACACCGTCTTCCTGTGGTTCCGCCACCTGCGCTGGGACCGCGAGAAGCTGCACGTCGAGAACCGCCGCAAGCTCTGGCGCTTCACCGCGTACTTCCGCGGGGAGTGGCCCGAGACCTGCGCCACGGCCGAGCGGGGCTGGAACACGCCGCGCAACCTCCACTACGTCTGCCGCCGCGGGCGCTACGGCCTCAACCTGGCGGCCCTGCACGTCGACCCGGCCGACCGCACGCTGACCGGGTTCCTGGCCACGGCGGGCACGCAGCCCCTCGACGAGGAGCTCGACGCCGCCGACTTCCCCTCGGCCACCTGCTTCTACATCCTGCTCCGGCCCCCGGAGGACGCCGGGCACGCCTGCCGCTTTCTCTACAACCCGAAGCTGTCGCTCAGCGGGGAGGCCCTGAACCTGAACGCGCACGCGTTGAACGAGGCCGACCCGGCCGAACTGCGGCTGCACGCGCCGTACGAGATCGTCTTCCGTCACACCAAGCACCTGGTCAAGCTCGGCCTGCGTTACCGCGACCCCCACCACCACTTTCTGATCTCCGCCCTCCCCGACAACCACCTGTTCCACGCGGCCATGACCGTCTGGAAACCCGACGAGCCCCTGCGGCTCGCGCTGTACTCGCCCGTGCGCCAGCTCGTCATCCCCCAGGGCGCGCCCATCGCGCTGCTCTATCCCATCCGGGGCGCGGAGGGCAACATCTACACGCACGACGACAAGACGACGTTCCGTTCCGCCACGTCGCTGCCGGCGCCGCACGCGTCCACGGTGCCGGCGCTCATCGGGGACCTCTGCTTACCCTCGGAGAATTTCCTAATCGCGCCCGGCGCCGCCGACGCCGCCTGCACCGCCGTCTCCGCCGCTCCCTCCGCCTCCGCCGCCTCCGCCGCCTCCGCCGCCTCCGCCGCCTCCGCCGCCTGCGCCGCCGCCTCCGCCACCTGTACCGCCTCCTAGTTGGCTCATGCGCTGCACGATCTCGTCGATCCCGTCCGTCTCACCGCCGCCTCCGCCGCTCCCCGCACCGCCGCTGCCGCCGCCGCTTCCCGCACTGCCGCTCCTCGCGCTGCCGACGCTGCCGGTGCTACCGCCGCCTCCGCCGTGACCCGGCGGTCGGCCGCCGGGTCGCAGAGAAGGAGGCGGCTTGTTCGGAAATTCCGGCCACGGTTTGACCGAGGAGCCCGCACCGGAACCGCCGGTACGGTCCCGCGACAGGCGAAGCACCTCCGGCAACTTGAACAACGTGGGGCGGTCGGTCCCGTGCGCCTGCGACTCGATCATCCCGGCCGTCCAACGGGTCGCCGCCGTCGGATCCGGAAGATCCGTTCCGCGAGAACGGCGCGTCGCCTGGACGGGAGGAGTCTTTCGTCCGTCGAGACCACCGAATCGCTCTTCCAACCGCCGAGCGATCCGCTCGTCGTCGTCCAACCGGCTGTCCGAGGCCGACCCGCGCCCGTCGGACGGCTCGTCGTCGGAATCGAACCGCTCGTCCAAGTACGTCAACTTGTACGGTTGCATCGGATCGGCGAACGCCGGTTTCGGCCACGACGGGACCGCGTACGGCGACCCGTCTTCGCTCGACCCGCCGGCGGCCGCGGCCACGCCGGCCTTCCCGTCGCTAGACCGCGAGCCGGTCGCCGAGCCGCCCGGCGACGCGGGCGTCATGATCACGGAGGCCGCGGCCGCGGGTGGCGGATTCGCGCCTTCGGCGAGCAGCCCGCCCAGGCGTCGTAGCGACAGGGACCCCTGCGGTTTGCGGATCGGCACGATGCTCGCCAGTCCGGACGCCGCGCCGCTCCCGGCGCCCCCGGCGCCCCCGCCGCCCCCGAGGTCATCGTCGTCGCCGAGCCCCCCGAACGACGGACGGTCGCCGTTCTCTCCGCCGCTCTCGTCGCTGCTCTCGTCTTCGCTCGCCACCGAGCCGACGCCGGTGCCGTCGCCGGCGCGCCACGTGTGGCTAAACGGGTCGAGGGACCCCGTCCAGTTGAACGGACCGGCGCCGGGTTCGGGAATCAGAGGTAATGGCAGGAGCGGCTGCTCGGAAGAGTCGCCGTAGGGATCGAACGGTTCTCGCGACGACGTCGTCGCGGGATCCGCCGGCTTCGGCGACTCGGAGCCGGGTGGCGGCGGTTCGTCCCACGACCGTCGCGCCAGTTGCTCGACGATCTCCGCGTCTTCTTCCAACCGGGCCAAAAACGTCAGGACCGTCGGGGCCTCGACGGGGCGCCGAAAGAGATGCACACAGTAGTGCGCGGCGAAGCCGTGGTTCCGCTCGGCCAACCTCACGCACTCCGCGCGATACTCGTCGATGGTGCGCAGGCAGCGCGCCTGCAGGTCCCGCCACGCGGTCGACAGGGTCAGGATCAGTCGGCCCAGATAGATGAGTTTGTTCACGAGATGAATCAACGGCTCGTTTTCCGCGCGGTAGCGATCTACCGGATAGACCGTGTAACGGATCATGTTCTGCCGGGCCGCCCGCAGGTTGGCGTGCAGCTTCTCGGCGTGGCGCGGACGCAGGTTGACGAACGTCCATTCTCCGGGTCGCGGCGGCCGGTCCGTCGCACCGACCTGCGCCCGACCCAAAAGCTGCGCGCAGCCCACGACGTTCTCTACTAACTGTTCGGAGGCCGGCGAGTTCGCCGTCTCGGTCAGCACCGACAGGGCGAACGGATTCTGACACCGCAGGTCGTCGCGTCCCTCGGCGATTTGTTGCCCGAGGGCCTGCCGCCAGCGGTGGAAGTCGCGGTACAGCGCCCGGTAATCGGGCGCCTGTTCTTGCAGGGTCCGGTAATAATACAGCCACAGCAACATCCGGTTGTACGTCGCGGCCACCCGAGATAACGTCGGAGGACTACACTGCTGCGAGAGGCGAGGATAGGCTGAGAGATCCACGTCGGGCCGATAAGGCAGAGACGCCAAGGACTTCTCCAGCCGCCGGCAGGCCTTGGCCGAGAGGCCCAAAAACGCGGTCATCGCGGCGAGCTCTCCTTCTTTCCCCTTCTTTCCCCGCTCTCTCTCTCTCTCCTCTTCCTCCGGCCCGGGTCGCCCCTCGACGACGCCGTCGCCGACCCGATCCAAAATCGTAAATACTGCGCGACCGCCTCGTCGTTCCCCACCCGCCCACCGTCGACCGCCGTCGATCGCCGCCGACCATGGACGTCCTGCTGGCTCGCGACGAATATGTGGTGAGCCCCTTTCCGTGTCTCCCGCCGCCCGCGGGGGCCGCGGCCTCCGCGGCCTCCACCCGCACCGTCCCGCGTCGCGCTCATCTCTTTCTTTTCCGGGCAGGGCGACGATTCCTTCCTGCACGTCAACGACAGCTGCGTGCCGTCCGACGGCCTGCGGCTGGCCCGCATCACCGAGACTTGCATCAACCTGCTCGTCATCAGCGTCGGCCTCCCGCTCAACCTCTTGGTCTTCGTCGTCCAGGTCCTCGCCAACCGGGTGAACCCGTTTTCCACCCCGGCGCTGTACATGACCAACCTCTGTCTCGCCAACCTGTTGACCGTCGGCGTGCTGCCGTTCCTGATCCTCAGTAACTGGGGCTACCTGTCCGGCACGGCCGGCGGCTGCAAATTCGCGTCCCTCCTGTACTACACCAGCTGCACCGTGGGCTTCGCCACCGTCGCGCTGATCTCGGTCGACCGTTACCGCGTCATCCACCGCCGGAAACAAAACAGCAGCCGCCGGATCTACCACCGCACCTACCTGATCCTCGGGCTCACCTGGTTCATCGCCATGTGCTGCAGCGCGCCCGCGCCCATCTACACCACCGTCCTGGCGCACGACGACCTGCCGATCGGCGCGCGCGGACACGAGACCTGCATCATCTTCTTCGCGCACGACCTGGTCAAGCCCGTCTTGGGCACCTTCAAGGTCCTGCTGTGCCTGGTCTGGGGCCTGGCCCCGGTCACCATGATGACTTGGTTCTACCTGGTCTTCTACCGCACGCTCCGCCAGGTGTCGTATCGGAAACGCAGTCGCACGCTCATGTTCATCTGCATCCTGCTCCTCTGCTTCCTGCTCCTGCAGACGCCCTTCGTCGCCGTCATGGCCTTCGACAGCTACGCCCTCCTCTCCTGGGACGTCGAATGCGAGAACACCAACTACCGCGACGCCGTCTCCGTGATCGCCCGCGTCGTGCCCAATCTCCACTGTTTGGCTAACCCCGTCCTGTACGCCTTTCTGGGCAACGACTTCCTCAAGAAGTTCGGCCAGTTTCGCCGCGGCGAGCTCTTCAGCCGCAAAGCCTTCGCGCAGGCCCGCCAGGCCAACCCGTCCGCCGCGTCGCAGCACGCCACGGTGGGGGCGCACCGGCAGACCATCCGCCGCGGTCAGCACCTGATCGAGTGAAGAAGGCGAGAGCGACGACTCCCGCGAGGCCGAGAGTCCCGCGATTCCAGAGAGCCCGGTCGCGAGCTCGAGACCGCGGCGGGGTCTCCGTTTGAACGGTGTGCGTGACCCCTCCCCTCCACCGACCGCCGCGACTCGGCCCCCGGAGGGCCGGGGACCCCGTCGAGCCGGCTCGACGCGTAGTCCACGCCGCCCTCATTTGCATCACGACCCGCCGCCACGCAGACCAATCCGCAGATCGACCGACCGGACTCATAAACAGGAGCGAAGCGGCATCGCGACTCACAAAGCCGCTCTCCGCCGCGCCGACGCGCCTCGATCGAGCGACGACGGAGCGGGCGGAGGCGAAAAGCCGCCGAGCGAGCGAACGAGCGAAGCGACCGGGACCGGCGACATGAACCCCGCCGGGACCGCCGACGAGACGGTCACGTCCACGTCGCAGGCCGAGGCGCCGCCGCCACCGCGGCTCGACGAGTCGGCGGCCGGCGACGACCTCGACGCCTTCTGGCAGCCCATCGCCGACCGGTACAAGCAGATCGCTCGCGCGGAAGACAAGAAGCGAGCGCTCGAAGACCTCCTCCCCGACAGCGTGCGGGCCAAGGCCGCCACCCGCTCCTATCTGTTCTGCACCTCGCTGGACTCGAAACGCATCAACGACACGATCCTCCAGCTGCGCCGCGGGACGGAAGCCGTGGACGTGGACCGGCTGGCCGCCGAGGTCAAGAGCGTCAAATGCCGGCTGCGCAAGAAACCGCCGCCCGAGACCGGCGACGAGCACCACGCCCTCCTGCAGACGGTCCGCCGCTTCTGCATCGCCTTCAACCGACTGACCTGCCTGGCCAAGATGAAACACTACTGCGACCACGACTCGGAACTGGTGGCGTACCTGCGCGCCCAGCTGCACCAGCGCTGCGGCGACAACTCCCAGGGCCTCGGCGAACGCATCCGCCGCTGCCTCCAGCTCATCGACCGCGAACGCCACGGGGACCTGTGTACCGTCCTGGCGGGCATCGCCCACCAGACGCCGCACATGTGGTCGCGCTCCATCCGCCTCCTGGGTAAACTCAAGGTGTTCTTCCAGAACGCCTTCCTGCGGCTCCTCAGCGACCTGCACCTCGACCCCATCCTGCTCTTCGAGCCGCCGTTCCAAGCGTCGGCCCATCGCCTGACGCTCCAAGTCTGCCGGCTCAAGCCGGAGGCCTTCCGCCTCAACTGGACCGTGCGTCCGCACCAGCGGCGCCGGAGGCCCGGCGCCCGCCAGGACGTCGTCGTGGGCACCGCCGCCGCGACCGCCGGCGGCGGCTCCCCGCACTCCGGCCCCGGCGGCGACGGCGGCGCGACGTTCTTCGCGCCCGAAGACTCCGTCTCGGTCATCCACGTCGAAACGCCGGCGGAGGAACCGACCGTGGCGCTGCTCTACGAGGCCGCCGACACGGCGGATTCCGCCGAGTCGTTCCAGAGCGCCGGCGCGGTCTCCGCGGCGTCCGCGGACGCCGGACAGACCGGACCCGCGTCGGCGCTCGCCCGGCTCGAAGAAGACCCCGACGACGCCGAGCCGTCCGCGGAACCTTCCGCGGAACCGTGGACGTCCAGTATCAGCACCACGTACTTGAGCGAACGACTCGCCTGAGGGGGCCCGGGAGAGGGGACGGATACTATTTAAACTGACAATAAAACGTTCGAACCGACCCGTGTCGCTTCCGTGCTCTGTGGGGCGGGCGAGCGAGCGGCCGGGACCGAGGGCGGCCGGCCGGGCGGGCGGACGGACGACAGTTCGGGCGGGAGGTCGCGGAAGGAGCGCGAGCGGGCGACATGGCGCGCGAAGAGCCCGCCGACGGGCAGATCCCCGAGATCCCGATCGACGAGCACCTGAACCTGATCCCCGGGCTCCTGTCCGCGGAGAACATCGCCTACTTCCGCGACGAGCTCGTCACCGTCCCCTGCGGGGACTATCTCGGCGCCGTCAACTCGGGGCTCCCGATGACGGTGTACGAACTCGAATCCCTGCTCCACGTCCAGATCCGGGCCCAGAACACCAAATGTCGGACCGTGATGGAGACGCTGGTGCGCTTGACCGTGACCATCAACCATTATTACAACAGTCGGCGGATCCTCGAGCTGGGCGTGGCGCGCGTCCGCCAGCTCGGGGAGACGAACCTCGACCGCCTGGACGCCGGGTACCGGCGCCTGCACCGGGCGCTGGAAGGATCCGATAACCCGTATCATCTCGTGGAGGACTTGACCAACACGCACCTGCCCCTGAGCCGCTGCCAGACCCACCTGCACACGCTCTATCGGATGTGCCGACAGAGTCGGATCGAGACGCCCGAGCACCTGCGAGACGAGTACCCGGTGCTCGGGCTCTTCAACCATCTCTACCTCGCCCCGCTGCTGACCAACCGCGAAGGCATCGACCTGTACGCGGCGAACCTCGCCGACCTGACCCAACAGCGGACGCAGCCGCCGCTCCGGTTATGGACCGCCGTTCAGCGCACGCGCGACCCGGAGCCGGTGCTCAACGACCTCATGTTTCTCCTGAGCCTCAACGCCACGCTGGCCCGCCACCGAGAAGAGCTGCGGGCGCTCCGAAAGTGGATCGTGATGCAACTGAGCGTGTTCTGCAGCGACCTGTATTTGGTGTACACGCAAGTCCCCGAGACGCGGGACACGTATCGTCGGCTGGCCCGGGAGGTTCTCGGGTTCATCGACCGCTTTAGACCGGAGAGCACCGAAGACTTCCTCTTCGCCCCCGTCCTCGCCCTCCTCTTCGACTTCGCCCGCCAGGTGCAGGACGCCGACGTCTACGCCTCCCCCGCGTTTATGCGCTTCGCGAGCATCATCATGATCATTCGACTATATAACGCGGAACGGGGCACGCGAGTGACCAGCGGACTGGACCCGGACAGCGAAGAGGAGCCCGGCGCCGGGCTCGAGGAGGAATCCATCTCCTCTTTCATGGAGGCTCGTTACCTGGCCCGCAACCCGTACGGCTCGAGGGACCTGTTCCGCTGTCCGAGGGACCTCGTCGGCTTTCTGGGCCGCGGATTCATCCGGACGACGCCGACGCAAGAGATCATGACGGGGGCGACGGAGGAGACGGTCGAGTTCGAGCACTTTCAGCTCGACAGCCAGCACCGCCTGATCCTCGAGGGCGCGGCGCGGCAGGTGCAGATGCTACCGCAGCAGCTCGAGCGCTACCTGGAGACCGTCACGACTCCCCTGCCCGTCGTGGAGGACACCCCCCCACCCTCCGCGCTGTTGTTCGCCGACGTCAACCTGCGACCGATCCGCTTCCGACCCGACGGACCCCGGCGACGTTTCCGATCGGTCGCCGGCCTGCGCCCCTATTCGGTCGGTCGGCGACCGAGCGGCGCGCGAGCGTCCGGTGTGCGGGCATCGGGCCCGCGCGCGTCGACGGCGGCGTCGTCGTCGGCCGCGGGCCCCGGGAGCCCGTCGGGTTCAGAGAGCGTCTCGGAACTACACGATCTGACGGAGCGTTTCCGAGACGCTCTCTGAGTATAAACCGACCCCCTCACCACCGGGATCTGACTCTCGAGCGATGTAATAAACTCGGATCGCACCCCCTGGCGTGCCCGTGTGTCTTGTTTACCCGTCCGGCTCGCGCGCTCGTCTCGCGAACGATAACACGACCACACACACACACACACACACACACACACACACACACACACACACACACACGAAGGCCCTGAGAAAAAAAGTAGCTGCTTTTAATTTTGCGGGTTTCACATTGCAAACGGGAGGGACAGCCCAGCGGGTCCTTCACAGTTTCCTAGCTCCAGCGCACGCCTGGAGAGGGGGAGGGTAGGCAACTAGAGCCGTACGTGGGTTCACAGCTTTTTTTTTACCGAGATCAGGGACACGCAAGCACGGTCACGTCGGCCCCCTCCGTCAGGAGGCGGCGTGGAAGCAGGGGTCGCGCGGCTTCGCCACATACAGATAGCCCGTCCGCCCGGCGGCGAAAAGTTTCACCCGAGCGCGTCCGATACAACGCGCGCAGGCGTCGGTGCTCGACCATCGAGCCAACGGGCCCGGTTCTTCGTCGCTGTCGCTGGACCGATCGGCGGCGTCGTCTTTCTCCCGATACAGCAGACCGAGGACGTCGCGTATGGGCGCGACGTCCGGGGTGAATTGCCGAATCAGCGCCTCGCGATCCAGAGCCCGCAACTCCGGCCCCCAGAGGCGGTCGAGCCAAGCGCGGCCGCGTTGCAGCGACCGGTAAAAGAACAGCGCGTAAAAGAACCGGCAGGCGATGGCGGTCAACTCGGCGGGATCCGGAGTCGGCCCGAGGTCCTCTAGCACCTTCTGCGCCGGCGGGAGGAACATGTTGTGTCCCAGAACCTCGCCGAAACTCTGTAGGGTGGCGAGACAGAACGCGTCGTCCGGGTCGCGCGGTCTGGCGACGAGAGCGCCGTCCCGAAGGGGCACGCACCGCACGTTACTGATGTGGGGACACAACGCCGGCGCCTCGAGGCGCCGGATGCCGAAATCGCCGCGGTCGAAACGAAAGTTGTAGACGCTCTTGAAGGTGGTGATCCGGGCGAAGGTCGGGAGATCCGGCGCGAGGCGACACAGCCGATCGAAGAGGCGCTCGTATCCGTACACCACGCCGCACGCGTCGATGAACACGTACAGCCTCGGACTGAAGGTATCGGCGGTCGCTTGGCGACCGACGGCCCCCACCAGCCGATACGAGGTGGCCATCCGCGCGGCCACGGCCAGCAACACGGACCGAGCTTCCGCGCTCGCCGCGCCGTCGGACGGAGGGGGTCCGTCGTCCGGCAGGACCGAGTCGTCCGACCAGAGCAGTAGATGGGTATCCAGAAAGCGATACGTGCTACCCATCTCGTAGACCCGACCGTGCAGCGCTCGCACCCGGCGACCGACCTCTTCGAGGGTTCGACTCTCCAGCAGACGTTGTAGGTTCCGGTCACCCCGCAACTGGACGGGCGCGGCCGCCGTCTCGTAGACCGAATCCAGACGACGCAGCCCGTCTTTGATGAGGACGTCGAAATTGTGGGCCAAGAAAAAAACCGCGTCTTCCAAGCGATCGTACGCGTAGATCGCGGCCGATCGCCCCAACAGCACAAAGTAACGGGGATCGCGAGCGGTCGAGTCGGGACCCTGCAGGCGACCGAACGGCAGCAGATCTTCCCCGCAACACACATAGCGACCTACAGGCGGTAGAACCCCCAGTATGTCAAAACCCCGCGACCCTCCCTCGGGTCCGACCCCGACCTTCTTCCCACCGACCGACCGACTGACTACCTGGTCGACAGACACGTTCTCGTTTGAACCGGTACGTCGTTAGCTGCTCCGCCGTGACGGTGCACAACGCGTACCCGGTCGGCCAACTCAACGGCCAGGTCGCCGTCGGACGGGTCGCCGCGAAAGCCAAGAGTCGCGCCCGCATACCCGTCCGCAAGATCAGCGGTGCGTAAACGTTACAGAGCTCTCGATAGGTCGTATCGTCGACCCCCGGGCCGATCATGACCGCCGGACGACGACCGACGAGCGAAAAGCAAGAGGCGACGATGAACGAGACGCTGGAAGAGTACACGATCGGGATCGCGGTGAGCGGACGAACAGATAGCCGCGCGCACACGCGAGTCTCCCGGTGAGCGAGCGACTGTCTCGAGTCGCACGCACACCCCAGATATGTCCGGCGGCGGACCGCTACGTCACTTGCTTGGTGACCGGATCGTCGAGCGAGTCACGTCGTCGGCGCAGATCTCGCACGATCTCTCGCCGTCGCAGCAACGATAAGACGCAAAACAAGACGGTCATCATCAAAGTCCCCCCGATCACCGCAAAAAGACCCAACAGTTTCGAGAGTTGGAGTTTTTTGCCGGGTCTATCGCCGACGTCGTAATCGCCGATAACGTACGCTCGGCGACCGGTGGTCAGGGCCATCTCACTGTACTTGGTCCAGTTAGCCCAGAGTCGCGTCCAACCGGGAACGAGTGACCGGCCGCCGCAGGTCCGGGCGGCGCGGGATTCCGGTAGATTCGACTTCAGTCGTTCGACCCGGTTTCCGATTCGGCGAACGAGTTTGGGACAGGCCGTCCGAAGGAAATTATCATCGTGATAGGCGCCCTCGAAAAGCAGTTGCTCGACTAGAGTCTGTTGCCGGCCACTCCGCCGGACCCATTTGTGCACCTCCTCCTTGTAACCTTCGATAAAATGTACCGAGAAGGTGTAGTACGAGTCGCTGAAGTTAAACCCGATCTGCCCCCCGAGAGTGTCGTTTCGCCAACAGAACAATCGCCCGCTGAACCACGTCACGCCCGGTGAAGCGGCCCACCCGGTCCTGGCTACTATGCCGCGGATCAAGTACCCGTCCATATAATAATGCAAACCGAGGTCCAGCGATGCCGCCACGCCATCGTTCATCGACGACTGAGACGACACCCGGTTCCACAGTAGATCGTCTCTAGCCATACCACAGTCACCGACGTACACGAGAGTCGCGTTGAAATAACACTCGATACTGCATCGGAAGGAGGTTTTCCCGTTTCGACGAGTAAAGAAACAGACATCGTACTGACAGTCGATGTCCCCGATCACCACGCTGTGGAATACGGTGACCGAGTCGACGTAGACGAAACAGGCTGTGGCGAGCCACAGGATCTGCGAGAGGAAACCGGTCGACTTTAAGATAGTCGGCTTCGACGTCGCACCCGTCCCCCAGTCGGAGCGTCTAGTCCGACTCGACCCAGACCGTCCCCGATCCCCGGGCCCAGCGAGTACCTGCCAGCCGACCGTCCACCCCATGGCACTCGAACGGCGGTTACGTTCTAACCGGCACGTCGCTAACGCACCGCGCGATCGCTCTCCTTATAGACACTCAGGTCGATCAGATAGCACAAAAATGACGCTCGGCTCGTCATGTGATGTTAAAATTCATGTTTATTCGTCTGGGAAAGGCGGAAACGGTGACAAGGAGCCAGGTGGACACGCGATCGTGTCCCTACACGTGCCCGCGCGCGACCGAGATGAGGCCGCGGCGCCCAAGAGTCGGGATCCGGTGCGAACTTAGCACCGACGCGCGAGACCGTGTTCTAGGGCAAGTCACGTGGTCGCCCGGCAGTCCCGTCGGTCGAGAAACCGGGGCTCGAAATCCGGACGGTCGCGAGGCGAGCGCGATCTCGCGCCGCTCGCTCGCTCTCGGGGTCCGGTCGGGGTCTGGGTTCTAAGACCGCCGCTGAGTCGGCGGTCACAGGCAGAGCGTTGAGAACGGGCGCGACGACGCTCCCGGGAGAGGTGGTGATCAGGGGAGGAGTCCCGATGAGAGGCGAGGCCGTCAAGACGGGCGCCGCGCCGACCACGGGCGAGGCCGTGATGACGGGCCCGGCGCCGATCACGGGCGAGGTCGTGATGACGGGCCCGGTGCCTAACACGGGCGAGGTCGTGATGACGGGCCCGGTGCCTAACACGGGCGAGGTCGTGATGACGGGCCCGGTGCCGATCACGGGCGAGGCCGTGATGACGGGCGCGGCGCCGACCACGGGCGAAGCGGTGATCACGGGCGAAACCGTCACGACGGGCGAGCCGGCCACCCAGGGCGAGGTGACGACCACGGGCGGCGGAGCGACGGCGCCGGCGGTGGTGCCGGCGGTGGTGCCGGCGGCGTCCGGCGGCGGGGTCGGGTAACTCCAGACGGTCATGTACACCGGCGCCGCCCCGGCGCCGTGCTGTCTCCGGCTCGAGACGGGCGCCGTGCTGGCGTGCGACCGGATCGGCAGACAGTTGGCGCAGAGGATCATCTGTTTCAGGAGCCGCTTGTATTCTTCGTTCGTCACGTGGCGGAACAACGTCTCGTCGTCGACGAACATCGGCGGCAGCCGGCCGCGCCGCACGACCACCGACCCGTGAGCCAGGACGTATTGCAAGCGGTTCCACTCCTTGGCGAAGCAGATCCGACCCTCCTGGGATCGGTTCCAGCGGTTCTCCAACACCTGCTTCTCGTACACGAGGCGGTGATAGAACTGGATCAGATCGTCCACCTGACCCGCGTACTGCGTCACGTAGCTCCGTTCCGAAAGCGGGAACACGGCGTTGTCGTACTCCAACACGATCGGCGAGACCCAGAACTCTTGCATACTGGGCGCCACGTAGAAGAGCAGATCGTTGTACCAGACGACGACGTCCCAAGCGTCCGTCATCAGGAAGATCATCTGCCGACACGGCGCCTCCCACGAGGCCGCGGCGGAGCCCGCGGCCGGCGGCGGGGCGGCGGGCGGGCCGGCGACGCCGAACACCGTCAACCGGCCCACGATCGGCGGATAGCGCTGCCCGACTTGCTCGAGACCTCGCCAACACGTGCGCGGCGACGCCGCGTCGGAAATCGTCACGGTCAGCCCGCTCGAGTGGGCGAGGCGCACTCGCTGCGCCATCATGTCGCGCACGCAAGCCGCCAGCGCCTCGCCGCCCAACACGGACGCCTGGACCAGACGGCCGATGTGGAACATGGTCGCGGCGTCCGACAGCCAGGCGGCCTCAGCGGTTGAGGCGGAGACCGTCGTCGTCGGCGTCGTCGTCGCCGCCTTCGTCCGCCGTCTCGGCCAGGACATCTCGCCGTTCCGGACCCGGGAGCGAGCGGCGGCTCAACCGCTCTTCGAGCTGTTCCCGCAGAACCTCCTCGAGGCCTCTCAGGAGCCCGTCGGTCGCCTGCACGGCCAACTCGGAGGTCGGAGAGCCGGTGCGGCGGCTCTCGCGCGCGTGATCCCGCGCTCGCGCCGCGCAGCGTCTAATATCTCGCAAGGCGGAGGCGCTCTCGACGAAATCGGCCGTCTCTAACCAAGCCTCGAAGGAGTCCTCCGGCTCCGGTGACGGCGACGATGACGGACGCTCCTCGCGCGAGGCCGACCCGCACGCTCCGGGGCCGTTCGACGTCTCTAGACCCAGGACCGGAGGGACCGAGGTCTCCAGAGCCGCCGCCGCCGCCGTCGCCACGGCCTGGCGAATCGCGTGCTCCCAGCGCCGTTCGCTCTCCCGCGTCCACTTCTCGTGCGCCCCCCGTTCGCGACGGAGGTTCCGCTCCGCCTCGACTTCCGCGATGATGCGGCAGACGCGGTCCGACAGCGAATTCCGGCGACGCCGTCGCAGGATCCACCGGTATCCGAAGTACCAGAACGCGGCGAGACCTAAGACGCCCAGACAGTTAACCGGCCGGATGCCCCACATGGTGTCCAGCACCCCGCGAGCAGATCGCGCTGACTTATATACCAAGCGACCGCGGTCCGCTCCGCTCCGTGGGTACGATGACACGTTTCCTCTCTCACGGAGATAACGCGGAAAAGGGGAAGCGGTCGGTTCCTCTTTTCCGCGGAGATGACGCGGAAAAGAGGAACCGTGTCAGCGCGCCGACCGCGGCGGCGACACGGAAACCGGATTCGGGCGACAAACTGCCCGACCGCTGGACCGTTCACGACACTCCGGTTCAGACTCGCTCCGCCCGTCCTCACGTTCACCGTCTCAAAAATCAGACACGCGCCGTACTCGAGACCGTCACATCATCTTTATTGAGTCACCCCGTTCTGGAAACCGCCGCCCCGGGCGTCGAAAACACCGCGATGCTATCCTCGCGGTACCACCGAGAGACCGGCCCGCTCACGACGAGGCGCTCGACCCGAGTCCGCCGGAGCCGCCCGTTCGCGCCTATCCACCGCCGTCGGCCGCTCGGTCGTCGACCCGGAGGCCGATCGAACGGCCATCGGCCGCGAGGGCCGCGACACAGTCTCGACGCGCCGTTCCAGACGGGCAATAGCTGGTCTCGTCGCCAGTCCACCCACCGGACGGTCCGCCGCCAGCCGCGACACACCGTCGCGCGCCACGACCGCAGACAGTTCGCCGAGACGGCGGCGACGGTGAGCGGGTCGACCGCCGAGCTAGAGCGCTCGGATCTGCACCAGATCGAGCGACTCGTCCGGCGCAGGCTCCACCGGACGTTCGTCGTCGGCGACCAGGTCCGAAAGACGGAGCGCTCGAGCTCCGTACAGCGGCAAAGGGTCACGGCGGCAGCGGCGTCGTCGACGCCGGCGCTCAGGATCAGACAGAGTCCGAGCCGCCACCACGCGTGCCGCGGATTCATGCTCTCGGGAGTCCACCCGGCCCTGACCGGACCGCTCTCGACGGGCGTTATATAGACGATTCTTCCGCCTGTCCATCCGTCTGTCCGTCTGTTCCGAGCCTCCGGACCGCCGCGGCGATTATTCGCGCGGCCGGTCCCACAAGACCTCTTCCTCGGAATCGTACCTCGCCAACCGGTTCAGGCGCTCCTGCCGCCTCAGGGTCGCGAACGTGTACACGACGCCGAGCGCGATGACCAGCAGGACGGCGCACCCGACCGTCCAGAGCCAGAATCGCGTCTCGATGCGCCGAAGGGACGGCCCCCGGTCCGCGACCCGGTGACCGGTCGTCCTGGGCTCCGGAGGCGCCGTGCGCGCGGGCCACCCGGTCATCCCGGTCTCCCCGGTCCCCTCGCCCATCCGGGATCGGCGAGACGTCCGAGCTCGTTCCGAGGTCCGAGTCGACTGCTCAGTCCACCGCGTCCGGGCGGGCTCGGTCGCCACGGTCGCCGTCTCGGTGTCGAAGACGGCCGTCGGCTCCGCGCTCGGCCCCGACCGCGACCAGACGACCGTCTCCGTCACGGCGCTCGCTCGGGTCGATCGGTCGAGTCCCATCGTCGCGACCGACGAGGTCACCGACCCGTCCGCGGCGCGAGCCGCCGTCGCGTCGCTTCTTCCTCGCACGATGAGGGTATCCGCCGAGCCCCCCGTCGAGCTCCCCGTCGCCGACTCGGGCCATTCGGCCCTCACGGTCGGTGCGACGCGGTGATCGGTGGCCCGCGGGGTGTCAGCCGACGGGGCGGCCGACGACGGTCGTCCGCCCAGACACCACCACACCACCAGGGTCGCTCGTAGCCACGTCCACGTCCACATGACCGACACGCCCCGAATCCCCGCCCCCTCGGTCTCACAGGGTCAACAAAAGCCACAGTAGCAGAAACATGCAGGCGCACATGAGGAATATAATATAGCAACAGTCGGCTCGGGCCGACGACGGGCGCTCGCTCGGCGTCGACTCGGAGCCGGCCGATTCTCGTCGGATGATCAGAACGGTGGTCTCCAACGGTCCTCCGGCCGTCTCGGTGCCGTCCGCGAGCCCCATCGTTCTCCTGTCCCACCCACGTCGCCCCGACCGGGCTCGAGGTCCCCGGCTTTTCCCCCCCGTCGGGTCTCGGTCGTCGGCGTCGACGACGAGTCCGGTCCGCGCCGCTCAGCGGCCGCGCAGAGTGAAAGCCGTGCCCACGGTAAACGCCATCAGGGCCAGCATGACCAACAGCGCCAGCAGGATCGCGGCGGCACAGCCCCAGCTCCTGAGCATTTCCCGGCGCAGAGCGGCGGTGGTCGCGGCCGAGGGGGGGTAGTCACCGTCGAGCGGACGATTTAGAAAGAGATCGCTGTAGCGCGGGGGTGCGTCGGTGAAGTCACAGGTGCCGTCCGCCGACACGAGCGGCCGCGCCGCCGCCGCGAGCGTCTCGGCAGCGGCGCTCGTCTCCGTCGTCGAGACGGCCTCGGCGTAGGTCGGAGGTTCCACCGTCACCGTGACCGTCGCGGTCGTGGTCGTCGTCGTGGCCGTGGCCGTGTAGCGGGGCGCCTGCTGGGGTTGAGGCTGCTGCTGCGGCTGCGGCCGCGGCGACGACTGCGGCGAGGGTGGAGGTGGTTGATCTTCGCCCGCGCCGTTCGTCTCCATCAGCGGCTCGAGCTGTTCATCGGCGAGCCGCCGCTCTCCAGCCGGTCCGGCGGGCGCTCTCCACAGACATAGCCCGAGTCGAGTAACAGCTCGGTCAGATCCTGGAACAATAAATAGGCCACCAAGAATAAGCTGACCAATAGCACCAACACGCGGCCGCTCTCGCGGTCGTCGCTCAAACGCACCAATGGCAAGAGAGGACACCACATGCTGTCTCCCCCGCGACGGACGCGTGAGTTCAAATAGTTGGGCGCCGAGATTAAATAGACTTAGACAGACGTCGCGCGGTTCTCCGACCCCGGAGCTTTTTTTTATTCGACACTTGGGCTCTGGCCAACGGTGGACCTCGTCTTTTTCCGTTCCCCCACGTTCCCGACACCACCACCGTCCCCACCGTCCCCACCCACCCCCCTCGCCCCGAGTCCGCGGCGCCCCTCCCTCCCCGATTCGGGCCCTCGCCGCGGCCCGTCGGTCTCTCGGCGCGTCCGGGCGCCCGGTCGCGCTCACGCCGCGACGTCGGCGCCGGCCTCGGCGCTCAGTCCCGGTAAGATGATCAGCAGCACCGCCGCGGCGACGGTGTTCCCGGTCAGTAGGTCGCGGTTCACGAAGACGTCGTGCACGTGGTTCTGAATCGCGCAGCCCAACAGTCCCCAGGCCAAGGTCCCGACGAGCCGGACCCAGGGCCGAGGCGCCCACACCTCGACCAGCAGCCAGATCGCGACCGCCGCGCACGCCGCCGCGCAGGCCCCGGCGCCCACGCAGCGGCGAAATCGGAGCCGGGACACGAAGACGGCGGTCAGCGAGCGGGTCACGCTCCGCTGCACCGCCAGGCGCGCGGCGCACAGCAAGCCCAGCGCCGCCAGCCAGCCGCCGACCTCGCGCGCCACGATCGCCACGGTCCCGATCTTGTACCGCTGGCCCTCGCCCACGTAGATGACGTGATAGTTCAGCACCGACCTCTGCGCGTAGACCGCGTCCCAGAGGGCCGGCCAGAAACCGGCGCAGACGAGCGCGGCGCCCAGGGCCGGAAGCCAGTCGGTCGGCCGCAGGCCGGTCCAGGCCAGGCGCGCGACCAGTCCGACCGCCAGGCCGAAGTTCGGCCAGATCTCGTCGACGGAGACTAGCGCCAGGAGCTGCTGCGTGGCCAGCTGCAGCAGGAACTCGGCGACGAGCGCGCAGGCGGCCACGAGGAACTGCTCGACGAGCAGCGTGAGTCGCGGCCAGGCGAGGACGGCCAGGAACCAGACGAGGCAGCTCTCCCACACGGCCCGCTTGTCCAGCCGGCAGCGCAGCAGCAGGGCGCCGAGGACGCAGAGCCCGGCGAGCGTCAGGTACCAGCTCTTGAGCGCTCGCAGCCGGGTGGCGAGCCGCCGGCCGCCGTCCCGCGGCGCCGCCTCCGCCTCCTCCCGTTCGCTCCGCTCCACCGTCACGCGCAGCAACACGTCGCCCGTCAGCCAGAGCCCGTTCAGCGCGCCGAGGCAGAACGCCGCTAGGCGCATTTCTGCTTCTTGGGGTTGGACACGAACTCGAAGGTGACCGACTCCTCGCTGTCGCTCTCCTCCTTGGCGTCGCCGAAGAAACCGCTGCCGCCGCGCTCGTTCGCCGCGACGGCCGTTTTGGCGACCAAGTAGTTGGTGATCTTGTGCTGCTCGTACTTATTCTCGCGGCCGTGCTCGCCGCCGTCGCCCTTGTTCCGATTCGCGACGTGCGCTTTCTTGGGCGGCGCCTCGACGGGCTCGGCGTCGTTGTTGGACTCGACGCTGTTGCTGACGGCCAGCGGCTGCCGGTGCGCCGTGGCGCGCTCCGGCTCGGCGCGGGCGAACGGCTCTTCCGTCAGGAAGTTCTCGACGCTGAACATGCTGTTCTTGCTGGAGACGCAGAGCAGCGCCTCGTGGTCGCTGATGACGCGGACCACGCAGGCGAGCTTGGTCACGGCGCAGTTCGTCAGGGCCAGGTGGAAGTTCTTGAGCTGCACCGTCATCCGCACGTTCTTGACCTCGTGGAAGCTGACGCGGCTGGTGGCCGTGAACTCGAGCTCGCTGGAGCCCAGCAGCACGAACTTGATGGTCGGCGGGTTCGCGTGCACCAGGATCTGCGCCGTGGTGACGGCCGCCGCGGACCGCTTCGGGTGTCGCTTGGCGCGGACGTGCGGCGCGATCCACTTGAGCAGCTCCAGCACCACGGAGAAGTCGAGGTCCACGCGCACCGAGGACTCGCCGGTCTCGCGGACCAGCTCCTGGCCGTGCACGCACGCCGAGCTGAACTCCATGGTGAAGTCGGCGGCCGCCATGCAGATGGTCGCCGACAGGTCGCACGTGTCCTGCACGTAGAACTTGGTCAGGTCGCGGTTGGACGTCAGATAGAGAAAGTTGCCGAGCAGCGGCACGGCGTTGTTGATGGTCTTGGGCTGGAACGAGCGGTCCGTGATGTACAGACACGTGCTGTTGAACGTGATCTTGGACACGCAGTGGGGGCGCACCGTCTGCAGCACCATGGCGGGCGCCGGCAGGAAGCTCACGGTCGCGTTGTCCTTCAGCACGCGCACGATCGAGCGCAGCTGCTGGATGGCGGCCTTGTACGGCTTCAGCCGCAGCGCCAGCGTCGGCGGCTCCTTGTCTCGCGGCCGACGCGACTCCATCCGGCGGTCCGGGCGTGCGGCGGCGACGCCGACGACGAACGAGAAAGCGAGGACGCGCGGGAGAGAGACCGCGGCGGACGGCGCCCCGACGACCGGCGACGCGCCGCCGCGACCGAGGCGAACGAAAAGAGCACGCGAGAGAGAGAGAGAGCTCGGACGTGGGTCGCGGGTCGATCGACCGGGCGAGCGTTTATTGAAGCGGGCGACGACGGACGGCGCGGCGGCTGGCCGGCGACTACCCGCGCGCGGGGAACAGGCGCACTTTTTATAGGGCGCGAATTGGCGCGAAACCGCGACCGGACGAAACCAGTCCCCTCCCCGACGCTCTCCCGGGCCCCGCGGAGACCGCTCCCGGGCGCCGGAGACGCGCTCTCGAGTCGACCCGGCCCTACTTTTCGCGGACGCAACATTTATATACTCCAACTTTCGCGCCGTGGCGGTTCGCCATCTTCAGACAGACGGCCACCGTCTCTTCCGCGGCCGCCCGCTTCACGTAGATGACCGGCGCCACGGCGTGGTCGACGTACGGCTCCTGCGCGCGGCTCAGACGGTACGCGGTGCCCGGGGGCAGGTCCGGCGCGAGGCGGCAGCTCGGGCGGGCGGAACGCAGCAGCTGGACCCGCTCGGCGAGCACGTGGCTGACGCCCGGCATCCGGATCGACGGGCGCCGCTCCTGCTCGTCCGCGCCCCCGAACGGCGCCACCGCCTCCAACACGGAGGCGTCCACGCCCGGGAAGCGGCACGGCTCGCGGAACGCCCGGTGGGGCAGCGGATAGAACGACGCGCTCACGCCCGCCAGTCGCGCCTGCTCCCAGCCCGGGCCGAGCGACACCAGCTGCGCGTTTCGCATCCCGAACGCGCTCATGTCCTCGCGCAGCGCGTCCCACAGGCGTTCCGGGACGCTGCACGGGCGGCGGCCGTGGCGCTCGAAGGCGAACAGCCCGCGGCTGTAGCGCGTGTGCCCGAACCAGCTGCAGGCCGGCAGCCCGGCGATGCACAGGTCCACGCTGGTCCGCAGCGCCTCGTAGTACAGGTGCTCGGCCAGCCGCTCGGCGACGGTCACCGCCTCGTCGCTGTCGTACTCCACGCCGACGCGGAGCAGCAGGGTGTGCAGACCGCTGTAGCCCACGCAGAGCGGCCGGTACCGTTGGAACGCCACCCCCAGCTGCGGCCCCTGCTGCTCGAAGATCTCCTCCAGCAGCAGGTCTCCCGCGACGACCGCGGCCCGGACCAGCCGGCGAAAGTGGCACAGGCTGATGGCCAGGCCGCTCGAGACGATGTACAGGTCCATCTCCGAGACGCGGCCGTCGGGCACGTTCTCCTCGTAGCAGTCGTCCACGTTCACGTTGAAGCGCACGACGGGGACGTGGCGCTCGACGCACACGTTCAGCATGTCGACGTGCGGGCCCAGGGTCGGCACGTTCTGCATCGTCCCCAGCAGCGGGCCGTACACGCCGACGTTGTCGGGGAACACGACGGCCAGCCGGCCCGTCAGCACGGCCCGCACCAGGCGCGCGTACAGCCACCCCAGGCTCACGCTCCAGCCGCACCGGTTCCGCTCCTTCTGCACGTACACCGTCGCGAACTCGGCGCCCGTGCGCTCGTTGAGCTCGGCGCAGTGCTCGTACGGGAACATCGTCCAGTGCGACTTCGCGTGCCGCTCCCGCTCGAAGAACAGGTTCGGCACGTTGACGGCGAACTCCACGCCGTCGAGGCCGCTCGCGGAGCGCTCGATCAGCTCGAGGATGGCCGCGGCCTGCGTGTGCCACAGGTCGAAGTACACGCGCACGAACGTCGCCCGGCGCTGGCGCGACCGGCACAGCCGGGCCTGCGCCGCCAGCAGGTAGATCACGTCCACCGCGTGCCCGTAGCCGCGCGTGACGTTCAGGCTCAGCGCCAGCCCGTCCTTCATCATCCCCAGCAGCCGCTGCGCGTTCTCGTCCAGCCACACCTCGACGTCCTGGTCGTCGATCCGGCCGGAGAAGCCCTCCTGCGGCGCCGACTCGTTCAGCCCGGCCTGGGCGAGCGCGTTCACCGAGCCCAGCAGCCGCTCGCTGTACAGGTCGTCCAGGTACTGCTCGAACACCTCCTGGGTCTCGTCCATGGCCAGCACCTTCAGGTAGCTGCCGCCGTAGCAGACCTCGGTGCTCCGGACGGCCAGGGCCAACGCCACGCGCACGGCGACGGCCAGCGGGCACTCCTCGCGCCCGTCCAGGACGTTGGCGATCTCGTTCACGTACGTCAGGCTCGACAGCAGCGTCCGGCGCCGCTTATCGTAGCGGCGCCGGCACCGCTTCGCCGCGTCGCACACGCGCGCGCCGTGCTCGGCCAGGTAGTCGGACACGGCCGGCGTGAAACGGTCGGTGCGCGCGTACGGTTTGGTCGCGCAGCTGCCCAGGTCCGGGTTCGTCTGCAGGTAGCGGGCGCCGAGGCAGTAATCCATCTCGCGGTGATGCTGCACGAGACGCCCGGCGCCGAAGAAGACGACGTGGAACAGCTCCCGGCCGCGCTCGGCGGGACCGAGCCGCACGGAGCGCTCCAGGCGCTCGATCAGCGCGTCGGCCTCTTCCCCCGCGGCGGGCGACGTCCAGTCGACGCAGTACCGCACCCACCCCAACTCGCCGTGGCAGTAACACCGGATCGGGCGAAACTTGCCTTGGCCGTCGTAGCGATCCTGCAGCGGCAGGCGCCGGCCGGTCGCGGTGGCCGGGGGGATCGGCGGCGCCTCGGGCACCGCCATCTCCGTCGTCGCCGCCGTGCTCGTCGTCGTCGTCGTCCGCGTGGTCGCCGAAGACGACGGCGGAGAAGACTCGAGACTGACGTCCCAAGAGGCCGTCGCGTTACGGCGACGGCGTTCTCCCGGAGACTCGTCCAGCCGGATGACTTCGAAATCGTCGCCGAACGACCCCGCGCCCGTCACGCTGAAGATCCCGAAGCTCGTCTCGTCGTCACCGGGCTCCGTCGAGACGACCGCCGGTTCGGACGTCGTCGCCCCGGCGGAGGCCGCGTCCGAACCGGCGGTCGTCTCGACGGTCGACCCGACGGCGGCCGTGGTCTCGGTGGTGGCCGCGGTCCCGGCGACGGTCGCGGTCCCGGCGCCGGCCGCGGTCCCGGCGGCGGCCGGCTCGGACGCCGTCGACGAACTTCCCGGTTTCTCAGCCGCGCGGCGCCTCGAGGGCCAACCGCCGATCTGCACGTTGTAACTGTCGTCGATCCGGAGCCAGGACGGTGCCGAGGCCGCGGCGGCGGCGGCGGCAGCGGCGACTGTAGCGGCGGCGGCCGCCCCCGAAGTCGACCCCGATCGGATCGTCGTGCGGAGCCCGCTGCCGATCTGAACGCCTTCGCAGCCTCGGATGTGCACCCAGGTTCCCTGGCCGCCGATCCTCACGTCGGAATACGGAAAAGGGTCATCGTCCTTCGCGGTTTTCTTCGCGTCCTTCTTCGCGGCGCCCGACGCGCCGCTCTCCGGCCTCTTGGGAGGCCGACCCTCGGCCATGGCCCGCCGCCGCTACACGAACTCGCAGGCCGGGCCGAGGTCGACGTAAAACTTTTCGAGTCGGAACACGGAGAGCTGCACGGCTTTGCGCGTCAGCACCCCCGCGGTGACCTCGCCGTTCGGACACCAGCCGAGGCGCTGGACGACGGCCGCGCAGGGATAGCCCCCGTCGAGAGCGTGTCGCAGCTGCCGCTCCAAAAACGTCACCCTCGCCGAGGCGAATCGGCGTCGCAGCAGGGCCAGCAGAGTCTTGCGCTCCCGGACCGCCGTGCCCACGACGAAGAACGACGGCGGCGCCTCTTTATTATGGGGATAGACGATGAGCCAATACACGTACATCACCTCGCCCCGCCTCTCGTCGTCATCGAGGGCCAGATAGTAGTCTTTCAACACCAGCAGGGGATAGATCTGCGACTTCAAATCGTTGTAGACGTTCCCTTGCATCACGCACGTGACCAGGCTGGTCAGCCCGGGGGCCACCGCCTGCAGGCTGCCCACGGGCTGCAGCGCCTCGTGCAGGCGGGGCCGCGCGAAATCGAGCCAGGCCGACGCGGCGTTCCACGCCGGCTGAGTATATAACGCGGCCAACGTCGTTTTGGTGGCCGCCGACACGTTAGCCGCCTTCAGGGCCAACGAGAACCAGCTCAGCGTGATGAGGCGCGGGCTGTCGGTGCCCGTGTCGAGACGGAACAGCAAGGCCCCGGGCTCGGCGTGCTCGAGCTCCAGCAAGCCCTCCTGCACGAAGAAGCGCGTGTACACGGCCTGGTGATCGGCGTGGTACACGGGCGGCGCGACCCCGCTCGTGCCCTTGAACCGCTTGGCGGCGCGGAGGATCTCGAGGTCCTCGTCGTCCGGCACCGGCCCGTCCCCGGTCGCCGTCGCGCGCGTCACGCGCGGCGCGCTCGGCACGGTCGTCGCCGCCACCGCCGCGTCGGCCTCCGCGGCCGCCACCGCCGCCGTCATGACGACGTCCCCGCGAGTCCTCGAGTTCGATCGCCTGGTCGAAGAGCTGCGGCTCCGCTCGTCGAACCACCAGAGCACGCTCGACCTGCTGGCGCGGCTGGAGATCGGCGCCGTGCGGATGTCCCCGGCGTCGGCCGCCAAGATCCGCCAGTTCCTGCAATACCTCCCGCGCACCGGGCACCACTTTACCTTTATCCACCGGTATACGGCGTACTATCTCCTGAGCCACGCGACGCTCAAGTCGGCGGACCGGAGCCGCCTGGAGGCCGGCCGCGACCTGGTCCGGGAGCTGCGCAAACACGCCGAGCGCCCGGTGCCGAAGCCGCCGTTGTGGCCGCCGGCCCAGCAGCCGGAGACGCCGGGGACGCCGGAGGTCGAGGTCACGCTGACCGACGAAGCCGTGCTGACGACGGCCGAGACGTTCCTCGAGGCGCTGGAGCGACTGCGACGGACGTTCGGCGAAGTCAAGGCGCTCCGGGACACGTGGCCGGCGACGGCCGCGGACGAGGGGTCCGCGGCCGGCTCCGCGCCGCCGACGACCCCGAGGACGCAGCCGACCAAGACGTCGAAGAAGTCGAAGTCGACGCCGCCACCGCCGCCGCCGTCGGACCTGCGAGACAACGGAGTGATCGGGCTGCGGCGCCAGGTGCTGGCCCAGCTCGACCACGCGAACGAGGAGGTCCGCATGCTGCTCAACTGTCGCAGCGTCGCCGAGATCCTCCACGAGCTCTGTCAGCTCGCCCTGGCCTGGTTCCACAACACCCTCCAGTACGAGCACTACGCCGCCGCCGAGGACACGCTCCTCGACCGCCTGCTGCACATGATCTTTTTCTACACGCACTTCAAAGGCTGTAACGGCCACCTCCCCGAGGCCTTCGCGGACCTGCTGCGCGACCACCCGAACGCCTGCCAGGCCTTCTGCGTCCCCGATCTGGACGCCCACCAGCAACCGGGCGCCGAGTACGTCCGCGACGCGAGCTACAAGATCTTCTCGGGCCGGCTGAGCGGCAGCGACGACGCCCGCTTCGTGTTCCCCCTCGTCTCCCCGCGCCCGGACGTGCTCCGCCACCTGACCGTCACGCGGCTCTTCCTGCACCCCGGGCTCGTGTACCGCCTGCTGAACCCCACCGCCACGGACCTACGCGAACACCGGGCCGACCTGCAGCTGGCCCTGGACTTCTGCGAGCGCGTCAGCGACACGCTCTTCATCTCGTCCTCGTCGGGCAGCAAGCCCAAGCGGGCGACGCTGCGGAGCCTGACGGAGCGCGTGGCCGAGCTCGTCACCCTGGGCCTGAGCGCGCCGAGCAGCGCCCAGTACGCGCAGCTGGCCATCATGCGCTCCTGGGCGCTGCCGCCGGCGGCGGCCGCGGGCGTCGCGCCCACGGACGAGCTGGCCGCCGAGCTGGCGCAGCAGCTCATCCTCATCATCTACAACAGCTACATGTTCTACACCTGTCTGGAGTCGTTCAACCCCACGTTCCTCTTCCAGAACAAGAAGCGGCTGCTCCTCGAGCAGCAGCGGGCGGTCCTGGTCGGCCCGCACGAGCACCTGCGGCTCATCTGGCAGAACGTGCTGCTGAACCTCAACCGCTTCTTCCACGTCTGGTTCTCCGAGGAGGAGTTCCGGGTGCAGTGCTACGGGCTGAGCGCCGCCGAGCGGCAGTATCTCTACCGCGACCTGAACAACAAGTGGGGCGACCTGCTCTTCTCGCCGCCCGTCGCGACGACGACGACGAGCGACGCGCCCGGCGCGGTCCCCGACGCCGGCGCCGCCGCCCCGGCCGACCTCCAGCCCGCCGACATCCTCCAGAGCTGCGTGGCCGTCCGCGAGGCGACGGCGGCGGCGACGGAAGGTCGGCGCGTCGCCGCCTACGACACCCTGAGCCCCATGACGGTGCACCCCGACTTCCCCGAGATCTTCGCCGACGCCGTGGCCCTGCCCGAGTTCCAGGCCGTGCTCCAGATGTCGTCGGCCGTCTTCCGCGAGACGGGCCACGCTCGCCTGCTGGAGCTGATCTACGCCTGCCAGGTGCTCCTGCCGCGGCAGCCCCTGCTGTACCACCAGCTGGTGGCCCTGTACAACCTGCTGTACTTCGTCCGCGACCTGGACCTCGGGACGTTCAAGACGATCCACCAGCTGGCCGTGTCGACCTACACCATCCTGAGCTCCCTGGCGCGCCAGCCCCCGTCGCGCTCCGTGCCGCTGCTCTGCGACCTGACGAAGCAGTCGCTGCTGCTGAACGTGCGGCGGACCATGAACCCGGTGCTGGACGACCTGCTGCGCCACCACGCGCGGACCATCCAGGCCTACGTGGAGCAGACGCGGAGCTGCCACGCCGTCGCGGCGTGCGAGGCCTACGTGCAGTACGCGCCGCCGCGCGTGGCGCTCTTCGTCCGGGGCCGCGCGGTCGGCGCCCTGTCGCTCGGCGAGTTCCTGGACGCGTGCCAGGCCTTCGTCGACTCGACGGGCGGGCTGCACGACCGGCTCGAGCTGCTGCACGGCAACCTGGAGCAGATGCGCCGGCGCACCCAGCACCTGATCGAGGACCTGCACGCCATCCACGAGTACGCCGACGACCGCGGCGTCTTCCGCGACATCCGCAACGCCTCGCGGCAGCTCCTGCAGCGGGTCGCGACGGTGGAGGCCCGCTTCGCCGCGACCGTGCAGGCGGCCCGCCGCTCCAACGAGATCGTGCTCAGCTCGCTGCGGCGGATCCTCGCCACCTTCCAGTCGCTCGACACGCCGCAGCTGTCCGCGCAGGGCGTCGCGGAGTGTCTGGCCGAGGCCAAGAAGTTCGTGCACGCGTCGGTCGCCCTGACGCGGCCGGAGCCGCCCGGGCCCGACGCCGATCTGCGCGAAATCCGGCAGACGCTCAAGCGGCTGTTTCTGCGCGGCGAGGGCGCGACGACGGAACAGACCGCACCATTTAAACACATGTCGGCCGAAGTGGACACGCCGCTGCCGCCGTACCCGAGGCTCACGGACGGCCCGTACCTCGTGCTGTCGGACCCGGGGTGGCGCGGCTGGTACCTGGGCGAGACGCCGCGGACGGCGAACGACCTGCTGGGCCCGTTCCTGCGCCCGCCGACGCCGCCGCCGGGGACGCCGACGACGCCGGAGCCGACGCCGGACCGGCCGCCGGAGACGGCGCCGGCGCCCCCCTGACGAGCGCGACACGGCCGCCGCATGAAGATCCACCGCGCGTCCCGGGACCAGAGCGACCCGCGCTACGGCGCCCGAGCCGGCTCGCAATGCATGTCCAACTGTTTCGCCTACCTGCAGGCCGCCTTCCTCGGCGGCGTCGCCAACACGCTCGGCACCGAGACGCTCGACGCGGTGCTGGAGGCCGGCTCCCGGATCGACACGCTCGCCGAGCAGCGCCTCAAGAGCCGGACGGCCGGGCCCCTGCCGCTCTACCGCCTGGGCGACGAGATCCCCACGCACCTGACCACGAGCTTCGGGGAGACGGACCACATGCTCTCGCGTCCCTTTAACGGGACGACGGAGACCCGGGACCTGGACGGCTACGCCTGCCTCGGCATCTACGACTTTCTGCGCTACGCCGGCACCAAGAACCGGCCGCTCTTCGTCATCGCCACCGTCGGCGTCCTGACCCGCGCCCTGGTGCTCGCGCCCCGCCACACCTTCGTCTTCGACCCGCACGCCACCGACCGGTCGGACCGCGCGGCCGTGTACGAGTGCGAACAGCTGGACGAGGTGATCGCGGTGCTCTCGGGCTTCGGCACGACGATCGGCACGTTCTACTACGACGCCGCCTTCGTGTACTTTGTACGGCGCACGGCGGGCATCGACTCGAGCCGCGCGGCCGAGGCCGTGATCATCGACCTGTACAAAGATCCCGACTTACCCCTGCCCACGGAGGCGGTGCAGGCCCTGGCCGCCGCCGCCGCCGCCGCGGCGGACTCGACCTCGACCTCGACCCCGGCGACGACCGCCGCGCCGAGCGCTCCGCGACCCCAGTCGCGCTCCCCCCTGCGCTCTCCTCTCCGGTCCCCGCGCCAATCGCCACCGCGGTCTCCGCGGTCTCCGCGGCGCCGCTCCCCGTCCCGCTCCCCCCCACGGTCCCCGGCGACACGCGGCGGGCCGGCCCGCCGCCGCGCCAAGTCCACCCCACGAACCCCCCGCGCTCCGCGGACGCCCCGGACGCCCCGGACCCCTCGCGCGTCCCAGGCCCGAGCCCGCCGGGCCCCGCCGATCCAGGCGGAAGAGCTTCTGCCGACGCTCCAGAGGTACACGGAGGCGATCGAGTCCTTCGAGCGCGCGATCGCGCCGTACCTGATCCAGGGCCCCCCGACCGCCCAGTGGCTCCTGTACGCGACCGACGGGTCCTCCTTCGAGACCAGCTTCGTGAGTTTCCGCCTGCACCAGCTCCTGGCTCACGCCCTGAACCACCTGACCCGCCTCCCGGCGCCGGGCGAGCGGGTCGACCGCAGCCGCTACGTCCCGTTCGCCGAGCTGCTCGGCTACTCCCCCGAGCTGGACGACTTCCTCCGCGTCCTGCGACAGGCGGACCTCAACCTGGTCTACCTGTATCACCTCTACCTGCACCCGCGTCCCCGCCTCTCCGATCTCGACCAGCTGCTCCTGACCAAGGTCCTGACGGTCTGCCGCCACTGGAGTCCGCAGCACGGGCCGGCGGTCAGGAAATGGGTGGACGCGCTCTGTCGCCTGGACGTGCCGAGCGGCCCGGACGCCGCGGCGACCGTGCGGACGGCGGCGCAGCGGTCCCCGTTCCCCGTGTCCACGCCGTTCACCTGCCTGAGCCCCGACGACGTGGACGTCGTCAAGAGCCAGATCCGACAGAAGGCGGAGGCGCTACGCCGGCTCGACCGCCGGCACCGGGCCGTCTACCAGGAGCTGGTGCGGACCGTGACCGACCTCCACCCGACCGACCCAGACGAGGGTCGTGACGACGCGGACGCGCGGCTGCGGGCGGCCGCCGAGGCCGTGGACTGGACGGCGCTGCCGCCCGCCGCCCGGTCGCACCTGCAGACGGTGGGCGCGCGGCGGGTGCGAGAGCTGCTCCGCGAACTACAGGACGCCTGCGCCGAGCTGCTGCGGCGGTCCCACAACCAGATCGTGACCGGGACGCTGCCCTCGGACGAGCTACACGCGCTCCTCGAGCGGACCGAGCAGACGCTGCAGCTGCTCGAGGCGCTGGAGCGGCGGGAGGTCCTCCGAGCCGACTCGGCCGCCGGAGAGCGCGCGGGCCTCCGGGACCTGCGAGACAACCTGGGCTTCCTCCTCGCCGCCGAGGACGCGGCGCCGGCGGGCGGCGCCGGCTCGACGAACCCGGAGCCGCCGCCGCCGCCGTCCGTCTCGCAGGAGGTCCGGGCCCTGCGGTCCGAGTACCGGCGCGCGCGCGAACAGCACCGGCAGCTCGAGCTCCGCGCCGAGGACCTGCTGCGCCACCTGGAAGAGCTCGTCCAGAGCGACGAGCACCCTCCGCTGACGCTGCGCCTGGCCGAAGAACAGCTCGCGCAGCTCGCGCGGCTGCCGCTCGACTCGCTCCGGGACGGTCCGGCGCGCGTGGACCGGGTACGCGTGGGTCTCCTGCGGCTGCGGCGACAGCACCACGACGTGCGGCAGCTGGTCCGCGGGCTGTGTTACGACGCGCTGCTCCATCACAAGGACGTCAAGGCCTACGCGGCCCTGCAGCCGGCCCTGGCGGCGGACGAGCCGCTGCGGCGGGACTACGAGGAGCGCCTCCGGCGGATCTACGGAGACCTGAGCGAACGGCTGGTGCAGCACGACCCGCCCCCGGAGACGCTCTTTCACCACCTCGACGCGCTGATCGGCTGGCTGCCGCCGGAGACGCCGGCCGTGGCGCCGCTGCGCCTGGCCAACCAGCTCTTGGAGCGGCTGACGCGGCGCCTGCGCGCCCTGGCCGGCGGCAAGAACGAGCTGTCGGCGCTGAACGAGCTCGTCGACTTCTTCGTGGCTCACGACCGCGAGCTCACGGAGCTGGTGCGCGGCGACTACGGGCGGCCGCTGCCCCGCCTGTACGAGTCGCTCCTCCGGCGCCTCGAACGGCTGCTCGAGGAGCGGCGCGAGCAGGAGTGGCTGCAGGAAGCCCGGCAGCGGCCCGTCGCCTCGGCGGCCGACCTGGAGGCCTTCCTGCAGACCGCGCCGACGCGCGCCGCGGCCGAGCGCGCCTGGCCGGAACTGCACGCCAGGCTGCAGAAGCACCTGGAGGCCGAGCGCCGCCGCGAAGGCGAGGACCGAGAGCGCGCCCGCGAGGAGCTGAAGCGACAGGTGGCCGACACCCTCGCGCGCCTGGTCCGGTCGGTGCAGTCGCCGACGCCGTCCCTGAGCCAGAACCTGGCGCTGCCGACGGTGGCGGGCCTGCTCGCCGCGCTGGACGCCGAGGACGCCGGGCCGCTGCTCGAGACGTTCAACCTGAACCTGGCCGCGGCGCTGGAGAAACTCCGCGCCGTCGTGCAGGACGCCGAGACGCAGACGGTCCGGCGCCTGCTCCGGGCCGGCGACGCCGAGCCGGCGGAGCTCCCTCCGCGGCTCTCGGCCGCGCGCGAGCTCCTGCAGAGCCTGGACACGACCTACACCGACCTGCTGAGCGCCGAGACGGCGCGGCAGAACGCCGACGTGCTGGACCAGCTCCGGGTGCTGCAGCGCCTGCACGACGGCGGCCCGCACCCGTTCCGGGAAACGCCTTACGAACAGGCCCACGTCCGCTACCTGACGGCCCGGCGGGTAGCGGACGAGCGCTGCGCCGAGCAGACGCGGGAGCTGGCCGAGCGGGCGGACGCGCTGCAGCGGGAGATCCTGGACGGCGGTCGCCCGGGCGGAGGAGGCGGCGGTGGCGGCGGCGGAGGCGCCTCCGCGACCGCCGCCGCCCGCGCGCGCTACACGCTGACGCGCCCGCCCTTCCTCTCGGACACGGAGAAGCGCCAGGTGCAGGAGCTGCCGCCGCCGTTCGCCGAGGCGCTCCAGGAGTACCTGCGGGACCTCGAGGCGCGCCTGACGGATGAATGCGCCGCGCAGAACGGCAAGCTGCGCTCGCTCCTGGAGCTGCAGGAGGCCAAGCGGCAGTCCGTCGAGCTCCGCTGGCAAGACCTGCTCAACCACCACAAGCTCGAGAAGCCCGAGCACCTGGACCTGGACCAGAGAAAGCTCCACGACGATCCCGTGGGCGCGCTGCAGCAGCTGCTGCGGCGCGCCGACGAGCAGCCGTACTCGGCGGCCGAGCAGACGCTGCGCTGGGCGGCGGCGTTCGTGCGGGACGTCCTCCGAGACCTCCACCCCGACCCCGCCGCCGCGGAGCACCGCGCCTTCCGCGTCCTGGACGGGCAGACCCGCGAGAAGCTGGCCGCGGTGACGCGGCAGCTGGAGACGAACGCCGCCTGCGAGAGCCTCTGCCTGCTGCTCGAGAAGCCGCCCGTGGACGACGCGCAGGTGGAGGCGTTCGAACGGGCCCTGGCGCAGCTGGAGAGCGGCCGGGTGGCCGGCGGCGAGCCCCGCTACCGCTACTTCTTGGACCTCCTGCGCCAGCACCGCGACCGCTCGCGGTACGTGGAGCGCTACGAGCAGCTCCAGAGCCGCTACCGGACGCTGCGCCGGGATCTCCGGGTCTTCGCGTACGGTTTCGACTTTGGGCTGCAGCGCGCCAAGATCGCCGCCCTGCGTGCCGAGTTCCAGCAGCTCCCCGCCCCGCCGCCGGCGCCGCCGGCCGGCGCGCTCCCCGCCGTCGGCGCCGAAGTCGGACCCGGGGGGCCGCCCGACACGGAGGCCGAGGACGAGACGCCGGTCCCGCCGGCGGCGTTCGCGGCGGCCCTGGACGCCCTGGAGCGGGCCGTGCTCCACGGGCAGACGTACCTCGACAACCTGCTGGCCGCGCAGAGCCTCGTCGGGGTCTACGCGTACGATCTGCCGATCTACCTCCCCGCGCCGTCGTCCCGGCCGCGCCTGGACGCGCAACGGGACCTGCTGACTCGGCTGCAGCTGGCGCCCGAGGAGGGCACCTACTACCAAGTGCTCGACGCCTTCGGGCGGCGCCGACTGGTGACCGCGCAGGGCGTGCCGGTGGACCTGACGCTCGGCTACGGCAACGCCGTCATCAAATACAGCTTCTTGTTCCCGGACGAGAGCCTCTCGACGAAACGGCAGATCGCCCTGGATCAGGTCACCGCGCGCTACAAGGCCCTGGCGGTGGCGACGGCTCTCGGGCAGACGTTCCGCGCCTTCTGGGACGACATCTGCGGCTACGACCTGCGGGCGCTCCTGACGAACGAGCCCGCCGCCGACGGCGCCGCGCGGCGCCAGCTCGACGAGCGCGTTCGCCCGCTCGTCAACCTCAAGCTCTACCTCTACGTGCTCTTCACGGCCTGGACGACCGTATCCGACGGGCGTGGCCGCGGCCGCGGCGCCCGACCGGCGGCGGCCGCGGCGGCCCCGCCGGCCTGGGAGATCACCCCGCTCGAGCTGGCCACCGTAGTGACCGCGCTGGCGCCGGAGTACCTGTACGGGTGCGTGAAGAATCCCGTCAGCACGTCCCTCCGGTCTCTCGTCCTGGCCCTCGATCCGGAAGAGTTCACGAGCGCCTTGAGCCAAGAGCAGAACCCGCCCCGACTGCCGATCTGGCGGCTCCGCGCCTACGGTCTCGACCCCGAGCGCTGGCCGGAGGTGCAGTTGCGGCGGCTCCTGTGGGACAGCGACTTCGTCCGGCAGATCTGCGGCCCGCGCCGCTGGCCCGGCGTCTCCGTCGGGCTGGGCAAGCTGTTCCAGTACCAGCTGGCGGTCCGCATCCTGCCGGCCGAGGTGCTACAGTGCGTGTGGAGCCAGCTGAAACCCCGCTACGCGCAGCGCTACGGCAACCTCTTCGAGTTCGTGCGCGCCCTGCACCGCGTCTGCCTGACCCGCTACCGCGTGGAGCACCGGCCGCCGGCGCCGTCGACGGCCACGGTCCCGCCGGGCCCGCCGACCCTGCCGACGGGGGAGCGCGTCTGGCAAGTGACCGAGCTGCACCGCCAGCCGGATCACGACGACCGGGAGCTGACCACGTTCCTGAAGACCGAGACGGCCCTGGACTACGTGCTCGGCTCGTACGTGTTCAACGTGCCCCTGACGTGCTGTCTGTACGTGAGCGACCTCTTCGGGCGGCGGCGGCTCTTGCTGGCCCGGCACCTGGAGAACGTGCCGGACGACGTGGACTTCCAGCGGATCGTGAAGGCCCGGGACCTGAACCTGGGCTACACCCTGACGCGCACCTGGTCGGACAACGTCCTGGAGCACTCGTGGTTCCAGGTGCAGCTGCGCAAGCTCCGACAGCATCTGGAGAGACCCCCCGACCTCGGTTACGTGCCGCTGGTCATCTACTCGGGCGACGACCACAGCGTGCTGCACTGTCTGCAGCCGCCGGAGAAACCCGACCCCGCCGCCGCGGCGCCGCGGCTCCCGCTCCGCTTCACGTTCACGCACCCCTTCGGCACCTTCCCGATCGACGACGGCGACGACGCGGAGCACGTCGTCGCCGCGTTCTCCCGCACGCCGATCTCGACCGACTTTCTCCAGGCGCCGCCACCGCCTCTCTACCCCCCGAGCCGACGAGCCGGCTCGCCGGCCTCCGCCACCGACGACGACAGCCGCCCGGCTTCTCTCGCCGGATCCGAGGAGTCCTCGGACGAGGAGCGGCCGAGAGCCGACGACGACGAGGCGTCGCCACGGCGGAGACCCCCCGCGCGGCGTCGCGGCGGCGAGCGGAGAGTCCCCGCGGCTCTCGGGCCCGAGGACGGCGGCCGCCGTCGCGACGCCGCGCGGGAAACCTCCGCCGCGGAGGACTCGATCCGGACGGACGTCCTGAGCGACCCCTTGTTCGAACAGCGGCCCATCTCGAGCCTCATGCCCCGCGACGACGTGCTCACCCTCTCTCCGCAGTCCCGCAGTCCCATGTTCCTCCACCCCCCCGGTTCTCTCCTAACCCAACGTCTCACGACCGCGATCCGCGCTCTCCGACGGATCCGCGAGGACTTAGACGGTTTGACAGAACACCTCCGAGACAGTTTTCGCCGTCTGCGTATCGTTTATTTGCAATCGTAATAAAAGCGGGCTGGACCCCCCGGCCCTCCCTGACCCCCAGAACTGGGAGAGCTAGACTGGGTCGAGCGAACGAGCATCTGCGAGCCTTCACGAGCACGGGCGAGCGAGCATATGGTGTCTATACGAGCGTGTGTGGGCGTGTCGGTGTGTCCGTGTGGGTGCGTGAGCGAGAGAAAGAGAGAAAGAGCGATCGGGCGAGAGAGGGCGTGTGAACCGACGGGCTGAACGTCCGGGCCTCTCGGTGACATCGGTGAAGAAACGGGCGGGCGGGCGGGCTGACCGGGGTCGGCTAGCTGGCTGGCTAGCTAACTAGCCGACGAGCGAGCCCTCCGATGTCCACGAGGTCCACACGAGATCGTCGGTCGGAAACCACGGTGCTGGTCGTTTCTGTCGTACGGGGGCCCCGCGTGGGGGGCGAGGTAGACCGGTCCGCCCGGCCCGACGCCGAACGAGCGCGGGCCGGGCGGACCAACGTCATCACGAAACGTCTCGGACGCTCCGAGGAGACAAAGAGGAGGCGAGGGCGGGCGACCCCGGCGGTCCCTCAGTGCACGTACACGGGCCGGCGTCGCGCGATCGCCAGCATCCGCAGCAGATCGAGCTTAAACGCGTGCGGATCCGCGTGCAGCTGGTGCATCTTGGCGTAGCGCCCGGCCATCGTCGAGACCGTCGGGTTGGCCAGCGCGTCGGCGGAGAGCTCCAAGACCGTGGTCACCACGAAGCGTTTGCGCTCCTCGTCCTTCTCCTTGTCCTTGTCCTTCTCTTTGTCCTTTTTGGAGGACCCGCTGCCTCCGCCGCTACCGCCGCTCGTCGCCATCTCCCCCGCCTCCCCCTCCTCGGTCCGTTCGGAAACACCGGCACCGAAACCGCCGAAACACGTCACATCCAACACAGGGTGACCCCCCTTCCTGGTCCGCACAGGTCTCCCGGTAGACGTTCTGACAGAGCTGACAGAAAAAATCGCTCCCGTGGGACACGAGGCGCAGCAGCTTCGCCACGCTCAGCTGCCGTAAGATGACGGTCGAGAAGCACGTCCGAGAAGAGCAGGGGACGATCGCGTCGAACGGTTTGACGCCGTCGTACACCGCGCACGCCGAGTTGGACCCGGTGACCGCGCGCCAACACACCCGGTTCGCTCGGAAGCCGCCGACGCCGAAGCGTTGCACCTCGTAGATCCGCCGACTCTCTAGATACTGACTGCCGCAGAGCGAGCAGTGCGCCAGGTCGTGGTGGGTGCTATAGATGACGCTCTTCTCCTGCCGGTCCCTATAATAGAACAGAGAATTGAGGGGGAAGGTCTGAGCGCAGAGCAGCTTCTCTTTCCCGAGGTTTAAGCAGTGCCCGCAGTTCCGACACACCACCGCGACCAGGTCGGCCGCGCCGCGATAGCGTTCGCACTTGGTTTTGCAGTGACAGGCCACCGGCAGTTCGATGACGCTGCCGATCAGGCCGTGGCGCAAGGCCACGGAGAGCGCAAACAGGACGATCTTGGCCGGTCGCCCCTCGGCCCGTGCCGGCGGGCCGCCGCCGCGAGTGCCGCCGGTCGCGGGGTGGGCGCCGTGGTGGGCGCCGCCGCCGGAGCCTCCGCTCCCCGCTCCGGCGCCCGGTCCTCCTCCGCTCCCCGCTCCGCCACCTCCTCCTGCGCCGCCGTCCAAGACCCACCGCCGGCGCAACGGGATCAGATACCGGGCCTCGGTGCGGCAGAAATGTTCCACCAACACCTTGCACATCACGTAGAGCGGATTGCCGCAGGGCGCGAGGCCGGCGCGGCGGCGCAGCGCCGCTCGCAGTCCGCGCGTCGCGGCGTCTTCGCGCCGGCGCTCCCGGCGGCGAATCCAGCCGGCGTTCTGATAGCGCGGCGTCTCCACGTCCTCGTAATCCCGAGAGCGTAACAACGCCAGGCACGGCGAGCTGGTGTGGTTCACGAACGGCACCCGGAATTCCAGGCCGAGCACGTGCCGGTGCAGCTCGTTCAGCTGCTGCAGCGTGACGCCGTCCAAAAAGTTCTCCAGCTTCTCGCGCGGGTAGCGAGCCAGCCGCTCTTCGACGCGCGTCCAACACACTTCCCTCAGACCCGGCAGCCGCACCCGCCGCGCCGCCTCCGCGATGCAGTGGAGCAGGTAGACGTAGGCCAAGAAGACCAGAAACGTCTTGGTGACCGCGAGGCGTTCGCAATGCGCGCGGACGCGGTCGTCGCCGCGGCGAGCGCGCTCCAGCCAGCGGCGCGCGAAGCGTTCGTAAAAACGGTCCGTCTGTTCTCGGGACACCACCCGTCTGATCGTGACGAACATGTCCAGCACGCAAAAAGGTTCTCCGCTCTCCTCGCGACGTTCGCGCTCCTCTTCGTCACCGCCACCGTCCCCGTCTTCCCCGTCTCCCCCGCCGTCTTCTCCGCCGTCTCCGCCTCCTCCTCCTCCCCCACCGCGGTCGTCGCCGCCGGCGCCGCGCCGGCCGTCGGCGTCGACCGGCACCCCCGTCAACAACACCTCCAGGTGATGGTGGCCGTGGTGCCGACACAACGGTCCGATGAGCTCACGCACGAGGCGCCGCAGAGCCCAGGACATAGCCGCCGAGGATCAGCGCCAGCCCGACGGCCGCGAGCACGACGGAGGAGATCGCTCGCGGCGACCGGACCCACGGACCGAAGCCGAACCGCGCGGACGGCGCCCCCGCGAGGAGCGTCGACGACGGGGCGACGGCGGCGGACGGCGCGGCTCCGCCGGGCCAGGTCCGCGACGCCGCCCCCGTCGCGCGCCGCCCGGCGGCGCCGGGCGAGGCCGGCGGCGGCGGCGCCGGCTCCGCCGCGTAGCGGCGGCCCTCGCCGGGGGCGCCGACGTCGTTCCCGTCGCGGTCAAAGAAGCGCGGCTCGCAGCGACACACCCCCGCCCGTCGGCTCCGACATGCCGGCGGCGCCGCGCCCGCCGCCTCCGACGCGGGGGTCCCCAGCGGCGCCGCGGTGAGCACCGTCGCGTCGGCCAGCGCCGCCACCGCCGTGCCGGCCGCCGCGCGAGGCGACGCGTGTCTCCAGGCGCCGCCGGCCCGCGTCTTTTTCAAATACAACTCGCGCAGCAGCGCCTCGTACTCCAATTCGTTGTCCGGGCCGAAGGCGACGAGCTCGATGTTGTAGGCGGAGCCGCAGGCCGAGCGCCGGACGACGCAATTGGTCAGAATGCCCTGCGCCGACGGCTTGATCTGCTCGATGTCCTTGAGGCCCACGACGATGGACTCGTTGACCCGGAGCACGTTGAACTCTCGGACCCGGGGGCAGTTGGCGAGCTTGACCGGCGGGCGTACGTAGCAGCACAGCGACACCGCCCGGCCGGTGTTCTTGAAGACGAAGCACGGCACGTGCTGCGTCTTGGCCTCCCAGAAACTCAGCAGGTACTCGACCGAGTACACCACGTCCGTCTTGAGCATGGCGTCGCAGAGCGAGTAGTTGGGGTTCTTGCAGATGAGCGCATAGTCCGTGACGCGCAGATCGCTGTTATTTAACCGCAGGATGCGCCGAGTCACGGCGACGAGGTCCGCCTGCACCGCCTTCTCCAACAGCGCCATGAGCCCCGGCGCCGCCGGGGTCCGACCGTTCGCCCGCCGTCTGCCCTCCGCGCGAACCGGCGCCCGCCCGCCGTCGACCCGGCGAACCGTCGACCCGTCGCGCGCGTCGCGCTCGTCGTCGTCGTCGTCTCTCGCCGTCCGAGGCGGCGCGACGCGCGGCGCTCGCCGGTTCGCGGCGGTCTGCGACCCGAGCGCGGCCGCGGCGACGGTGGACTAACGGCGTTCCAGGATCCCGTTGACGTCTAATAGCTTGGTGAGGATGGCGGTCAGCAGCTTCGTCTTCTCGCGGACGATGTGCGCATGCTCGCAATCGACCCGCTCCCCATAGACGTAGCGCAGAAAAGCCGCGTGCCGGCGGCCCACGTTGACGAAGTTCAGCCGCGCGTCCAGCGACGGCAACATAATCTCGTACACGCGGGGCAGCATCGGCTCGAACGCGACCGGAAACTCGTCCGCGGCGGCCCCCAGCCGTTCGTACAGCGCGTCCAGCCCGTCCGGCGGCGGCGGTAGCGCCGCCGCCGCGGCGACTCCTCTCCCACCCCCCACGTCCTCGGCGCCGCTCACGTCGTCCATTCCCCTCGGTCCCGCTCGCTCGACCGACCCGGTCGCGCTTTCGGTCCGTCTCCGAGACCGACCTATCGACCGCGGCCCACCGACCCCGATGAACGGCGACGACGGCGACGACGCTTTCCCGACGGCCGCCGCGATCGCCTCGAGCGGAGGCGACGGCGGTTCCGACGTTCCCGGCGGTCCGGGCGGAGCGCGCCGCGGCGAGACGGAGAACGCGTACTCGGGCTGGTCGCCGAGCCTGACGACCGCCGAAGACGAACTGACCAACGAGCTCCTGCTCTACGCGCACCCTATCCGTTCGCCCGAGCCGCCGCCGGATCTCACGTCCGCTTCGGACGGCGCGACCGGCGGCGGCGGCTCCACGACCGGAGACGACGGCTCGTCGTCCCAGAACGGGCAGAACGACGGCGCCGCCGGCGCGGCGGCGGCCACCCTGGAGGCCGAGATCCGCGCGGCGGCCGAACAGCTCGAGCTGTCGGACCTGCTGGAGCTCTGCACCCCGCTGGAGATCGACAAACGCTGTAACGTGTGCGCGATCGTGAGCCTGCTGCTGAGCCGGGACCCCGAGCAACGCTGGCTGCTCGACTACAGCCTCCTGTGCTACAAGTGCAGCGTGGCGCCGCGCACGGCCCTGTCGACCCTGATCACCGCGTCCGAGTTCCTGCACCTGGTCCAGAACCACTTCCCGCGCATCAACTTCCGCTACGTGCTCCGCGACCGCATCCTGACCGTCTTCGACTTCCACATCCACTTCTTCATCAACCGCTGTTTCGCGCACCTGGACGGCGACCCCGTCCAGAACGAGAACGTGACCCTGCAGCACGTGCACATCCTCCGCTCCCTCCTGCTCAAGGAGGAGACGGTGCCTTACCAGAAACTGAAACGGCGCCTGAACCCCAAGCTGCAGACGCAGGGCGAGAACGAAGAGACGCGGCGCCTGCTCGAGCAGCACGGCGCCTCGCGGCCGGCCCGCTTCACGCGCCTGCTGTTCTACGTGTGGTCGGGCACGAACGTGTTTTTTAATACTCCGCTGACCGACCTGGCCATCGCGAAGCAGCACCGCCTGTCGGCCGTGTCGGAGCGCCGGCGGGCCGACCGCTACCACGAGATCGAGCGCTCCACCGGGCCCATCTACCTCTCGTGCACGCCGGTCTTCATGCTCAAGAACCAGACCACGACGGTGTGTCTGCTGTGCGAGCTGATGGCCTGCTCGGCGCGCGACAACGAGCTGCTGGCCGAGCTGCGCGAGCGCATCCTGCACTCGTGCCGCAACAACCTGAAGCTGGTGGACCGCATCCAGCTGACGCTGGCGCAGCTCTTCCCGCGCCACCCGCGCCTCAGCCCGTTCTCGCCCGACCCGGCCGCCGTGGCCGCCCGCATCCTGCACACGCCGCCCGGGCTCGGGCCGCCCGCGGCGGCGTCCGGGCCGGCGGCCGAGGCCGAGGCCGCGGCGGACGACCACCTGACGTACTACGTGCTGAAGCAGGTCGGCGTGACCGGCATCTACAAGCACTTCTTCTGCGACCCGTACTGCGCGGCCAACCTCAAGTGCACCCGGCCCGAGATCCTGTTCGGCACGGTGCCGGCCGAGCGGCTGCCCGAGCTCAAGATCTCCATCTCGTGCGAAAGCCTGTACCCGCACAGCGTGGACCGCCGCTTGTGGCTCTACGCGCAAATATTTAAAGCTTTCCAAATCACCAAGCGGCATTTCAAGGCCAAAACGCAGCTGGCCGACTTTCTGCGCGAGTTCACGCAGCTGCTCGATCTGCACGGGCTGAACCTGATCGAGCCCGGTTTCATCGTCGACAAGTATGTCTGACGGCGAACGCTCGCTGCGGAGGCGTTCCGCCGGCGGCGGCTTCGCGGCGAAGCTCGCCCGCAGTCTGAAGCGCCGGCGGCTGGCGAGCGGCGGCGGCCACGCGCGCTGCTCGCCGCGTTGCGCGGCGTTCTCGCCCCGCTGCTCGTCGCTCTCGTCGCTCTCGTCGCTCTCGTCGGCGGCGGCCCGCTCGGTGGTCAAGGCCTGCGACTCCACGTCGGCGCCGCCGTCGCAGGCGCACCTCAAGCTCAGCCTGCCGGAGATGCACGCCATCTTCGAGGAGTACCCGGACCTGGAGCAGAAGTACCTGAGCCTCATGAAGATGCCCATCACCGGCAAGGAGGCCATCTCGCTGCCCTTCCACTTCCACTCGCACCGGCACGCCTGCCTCGACCTGTCCCCGTACAGCAACGAGCAGATCTCCAAGAGCGCGTGCCGCCGCTGCCTGCCCGACCGCTGCTCGTCGGCCACGGCGTCGGACGCCATGGTGGCCTTCATCAACCAGTCCTCCAACATCATGAAGAACCGCACGTTCTACTACGGGTTCCGCAAGGACCTGGACCTGCTGCGGCTGTCCATCAACCAGCCGCAGCTCTTCCAGTTCTACTACATCGTGCACGCGGCGCTGCCCGACGTGGTGCCCCTCATCTACCCCCGCCAGGGCATCGTGCACATGCACCTCGTCTTCGAGGAGCCCGAGGTGCACATCCCCTGCGACTGCATCAACCAGCTGCTCATGGTCGCCAAGGACACGTACGCGCTGGTCCTGGACATCGTGCAGGGCCGCATCGTGCTCAGCATCACCTGCCAGCGCCTCGTCCCGTCCACCGTCAAGATCGACCTGAGCATCCTGCAACGCAAAGTGGACGAGATGGACATCCCCAACGACGTCAACGAACGCTTCGAGAGATACAAGACCATGTTTTGGGAGTCGTGACCGCGCGCGCGGGCCGCGACGCTTTTTTTTTATTGAGGGGGGCCTCGGGGGTGTGTGGGGAGGGGGAGAGAGCGGGGCTGGCGGGCGGGCTAGCGGCTCGAGTCGAGCGACGACAATAAACCGGAGCCGCCGCGCTCGCTTTCACACACCTCTTCTTCCACCGGTCTCGCGTGTCTCTTAAATTCGTCCCCCAGGTAGACCCGCTTGGGCACCAGGTCGGCCAGAAACCGATCCCGGCGCACCACGCCGCGGGGAAACACCGGGTACAGGGTGTTGGTCACGGCCTTGACCACCTGCTCGAAGTACTTGGCGGCGTGGATGGGCACCCGGTGCGCGGCCACGTAGTCCGGGTCCTCGGCCAGCTCGTAGTTGGGCGCGTTGGCGCGCCCGTCCGGCGGCCCGGCCGTCAGCACGTACGACACCCGGTCGCCCACGCTCGGCAGCTCCTCCGAGCGCGCCGCCAGCCGGCGGATGACCGCCAGGTGCGGCAGGTTGAGCTGCTTGTAGCGCGACACGTCCTGCGACAGCACCGACGACAGCACCAGGGCCGCCGTCTCCACGCGGCCCGAGAAGAGGTCGTCCCGCGCGCGCGCCAGCCGCTGCAACAGGACGTGGAAGCCGGCCGGCACGCCGACGCGCCGCATCTCCTCGAGCGTCAGCTCGGACATGCGCGTGGCGGCCTCGGCCACGGCCGCGTCGCGGAAGACCAGTTCCACCACGTCGCGGACCACCGTCTTCACGAAGCGGCACGCCGTCTTGCGCACCAGGTCCACGCCTTTCATGACGAGCGCGTCGGAGCCGAAGACCCGGCCGATGTAGCGCTTCTTGCAGATCATCATCAGGGCGACGAAGAGCTTCTCGAACTCGAGCTTGACCGGCTCGGTGAAGAGGGCCTCCGTCACGGCGGCCGCCAGGTCCTCGCCGCGCGCCACGATGGCCCCGGCGCGCACGCCGCCGAAGCGCACGAAGACGCTGTCGGTGTCGCCGTAGATGACCCGCACCGTGGGCGGCGGCTCGTCGGCCCGCGGCAGGTCGCCCGGCTCGAAGAAGCGCGCGAGGAACGCCGGCTCGGCGAAATGCGCCTCGATGTAGGCCGAGGTCCGCGAGAGCATGTCGCGGCCGATCGTGGTGATGGACGCCGCCACGGGCAGGCAGGGCAGCATGCCCTGGCTGAAGCCCGTGAACCCGTAGAAGGCGTTGCAGGTCACCTTGAGCGCCAGCTGCTCCTTGTCGAGCAGCAGGCGGCGCGTCTCGTCCTCGCACTCCCGCATGGCCTCGCGCACGGCGCGCCGCTGCGCCAACCAGCGGCGCAGCAGCTCGGACAGGATGGACGCGCGGACGTTCTCGCGCACGAACCGGTAGCTCACGCCCTGGCCCACGTGCACCACGAACACGTCCTCGGGCGCCGGCTCGGGCTCGCGCTCCGCCGGCGTTTCGGACGGGCTAACCGCCGCCCGCCCGCCCACGCTCGCGGACGAAACGGCACCCCCGCCCGGCGGGCCGGCACCCGCCCCCCCGGCCGCGGCGGCCGGCACTCCCGCCGGCGTTCGGAACGGCGTTCGGAACGTGGCGCCGGGCACCCCGCCGGCGTGTGCCGCACCGCTCGGACCGGCCGCCGGCGTTTCGGGCGGGCGCGCCGGCGTTTCGGGCGGGCGCGCCGGCGTCCCCGGATCGTCGCGCAGCCACGTCGAGTAACACAGGTTGTGCGCCATGATGATGGACGGGTACAGACTGGCGAAGTCGAACACGGCCACGGGCGCGTGGTGATAGCCCACCGTGGGCTCGAACACGGTGGCGCCCTGGTACGTCGTCTCCTCCCCGCCGCCGCCACCGGCGCCGGGGGCGGCCCCCCGCTGCGCGCCGGAGCGAAACGTGGGCACGACCATCTGCCGGGCGGCCGCCTCCTCCAGGAGGCACGTGTAGATGCGGATCTGCTGGCCCTCGAAGATGACCTTGCGCAGGGAGATGCGGGCCAGGCGCGCCACGGCGGCGGCCTCGTAGTGGTAATTGAGCTTTTCGAACAGCTCTTTGACCAAGACGGCGTCCTGCACGCAGTAGCGGCCGACCCGCGCCCGGCCCGCGTCCCCCGACAGGAAGGCCCGCGGCAGCTCTTTGTACGACAGGTCTTCTTTCTGCCGGCCCAGGTAGAGCTCGCACACGGTATTGAGCTTGTAGTCGGGCGCCGAGACCTTGGCCATGCAGACCGGGTAGAGGTCCAGGACGACGGTCCCCGTGATGAGGACCTTCGTCTGCGCGGTGCGGAAGCCCGGCTGCCGGCCCCCGCCGCCCGGCACGTAGGCGCAGAAGCGGCCGCCGAACCGCAGGCGCGTGTACTCCGCGACCGGCCAGCGATAGACGCGCTCCGCGCGCGTCAGCAGGTAGCGCCAGTCGAAGTTGTTGATGTTGTACCCGGTCACGAACTCGGGCGCGTAGCGCCCGAAGAACGTGAAGAAGCCGCAGAGGAGCTCGAACTCGGACGGGAACTCGTAGACCAACACCCCCGGGATCGGCGCGCACGGCCCGAGCGTGAAGAGGTGCCGCTCGGCCACGGGGAAGGCCGCCCGCTGCTCCTCGGTGCCGCCGACCGGATAACAGACGCACGAGATCTGAATGACCACGTCGTCCAGGTTCTCCGCCACCGGGAAGGCGCCGCCGCCGCTCAGACACTCGATATCGAAAGACAGGCACCGGTACAGCGGCCACGCCACGTCGTCCACGCCGCGGACGTCGGCCACCTCGCAGTCCACCTCCAGCTCGGCGGTCGAGAGCCGGCCGTGCGCCGGCCGCGCGTGCCAGCGGCGGAGGCGGCACCAGCCGAAGCTCGGGATCTTCTTGTCCAGCAGGAAGCGGGTCAGCGGGCTGACGCCGACCTCGAAGACCTCGACGCCCTCGTCGAGCAGACACTGGCCCATCTTCTTCAAGACGTGCCAGTTGCCGCAGGCCACCAGGTACAGGTCGGCGAACGGCCGCGTCCCGTACCCGTAGATGGAGCACCGCTGCACGCGCCGCACGCGGACGTGGAAGACGGGCGCCAGCTCCAGCGTGTCGCTGAGCCGGTACAGGCGGTCGTGCAGACTCTGCGCGTCGCCGTAGCGGCAGTAAAAGTACGCGTCCTGGCCGAAGACGTTGACGCACAGACTGGCGCCGTCGGCGGTCCGGCCGAACAGCCGCAAGACCACGCCGCACGGCGTGATCCGGTGGCGGTAGCCCGGGTGGATCAGCTCCTTGGAGTCGGCCGACACGACGGTCTCGGCCTGGTCGTACATGTGGAAGAGCAGGTCGGCCGACGGCGCCGGCGCCCGCGGCGCGCGCTCCGTAGTCGACGCCGGCACCGCGGGCGGCGGCAACGTCGGCCAGACCAGGTCCTTCGACAGCACGTACGGCCGGTCGCGAAAGAACATCCGCGGCGCCAGCGCGCAGTTATGTTTCAACAGCCCCCGCTCCCCGTCGTACAGACAGCCCCGGGGCACGATCTGCAGAAACGGGGCCGAGGCGGCGCGAGCGCGCGCCGCCGCCGCGCCCTCCGCACCCCCCTCGCCCGCGGAGGGCGCGCGCGGTTTCCGCGGCCCGCACAGATACGGGTTGAAAAACGTGACGGTGCTCATCACGCTAACTCGGAGTCGCTCCCCGTGTCTCTGAGCCGCCGATACCCCCGGCGGCGGATCCGGTCCAACAAACCCGGACCCTGCTGCGACGGCGGGCGGGCGGACGGCGCCACCATCGTCGGCACCTCCCGCTTCTCTTCGTCCAACCGACGGATCGCCAGCAGCATCTGCCAGGCGTCCTCCGTCGTGTACTTGGTGGCGGCGGTCGCGGAAGAGCCCGGGAGCGCGCCGGAGCCCCCGAGCCCCTCCGCGGCGGGGTCCGGCGGTCCGCTCTTATACGAATCGCGCTCGGCGTACGGGGGCGGGGAATCCAGATACTCGGTGGTCGTGACCGTCTGCTGGTGCCGCTGGGTCTGCTGCGCCAGGTACGGGAAAAAGAAATCCAGGGGCTGCCGCACGGCACTCCGCTGTCGCTGATAGAGCAGGAAGACGATGACGACGACGGCCACGACGAGGATGATGAGCGTGAGAGAGCCGAACGGATTGGTGAAGAAGCTGACGAAGCCGCCGACCACCGAGGCCACGGCGCCGCCGACGGCGCCCAGCACGAGCCCCAGCCCCTTCCCGGCCGCGCCCAGCCCGCTCATGAAGTCGTCGAGACCGCGCATGAACGGCGGGATGGGATTGACGATCTTGGAGGTGATGTAGCGCAGCCGCAGCTTGTGAGCGTTGTACTCGCGCATGATGTCCTCCAAGTCGAACACGTTGGCCGACTTGAGCTCGCCCCGCGAGTAGAGCTCCAGCACCTGGAAGTCGGTGTTCTCCAGCGGCTCGACCTTCAGCGAGATCATCGTGTTCACCACGTCGATCGAGTCGAGGTCGATCTGCCGCTTGTACAGATAGTCGCGGTATTCGTAGGCCACCTTCCCCGCCACGAAGATCTTGAGGCTGGGTAGCTGACAGGCTTCGGTCCGGAAGGTGCCCAGCAGGATCTCGTTGTCTTCGCCCAGCTGGCCGTACTGCGTCTCGCTGCTGTTCACGAAGCGGAAGAGCACGACCGGTCGGGAATAACAGAACTGGCCCTGCTCTTCCGTCCCGTCGACGCTCGTCTCGAACTTACGCATGTCCCGTTGCACCTGGACCGTATCCTGATCGACCTCGACGCACTTGGCCAACGCGATCACGTCTCCCGCCAGCCGCGCGGCGATCGGCCGGTCGTAGATGGCCGTCAGCATGGACGAGGGGTTGATCTTGCTCAGCTCGTGCAGCATCTCCCCGGTGCGCCGTTGTTCGAGACACCAGGCCTCGGCGATGTGGCCGATGGCCTGGTTGACGTAATCCCGGATGGTGTCGTAGGCGAACTGTAACTGAGCGTACGTGAGATCGGACGCGTGTTCGCGAGCGGCGATGGCGGCGGTATCTCTCCGATGCCGACTGTGATTCGTCGTCCCGTTGGCACCGGGGATACCCGCCAAAGCGGACAGCGCCGCCAAAGCTTTCTGTCGCAATCCTTGCCAAACCACGGTGAGCCCGCCGTTCGTGGTAAAGATCACGGGATCCCCGTCCAGCTCGTATTTCCCGTCATATTCTTCCCGAAAGACCCGATCTATCGTACGATTCGCGCTGTCCCTGATACAATCGTACCGACTGTTGTTGTACAGCGTCTCGTTGGCCTTCGCGGTGACGAACGTCGCCGTCAATCCGCGGGACACGAAGTGAAACGACGTTGCGTGTTCCGTTCGAATCGCGCGGTTGACGGTCTCCCAGAGCGCCAGATGGCACGTCACGTTCTTCGGTTCCTTGATCTCCCACGCCAGCACGATATCTGGTCGTTCGAGAAACGCCATTTTGGGCACAACGCGGACGGGCGCGTTGACGGCGCCGAACCGCTCCAGCATACGGTACTGCTCTCGCACGTGAAACTTGCGCCGGTTCTCGTGAAACGTGTGTCCGTTGACCGTATCGTAGAACGGGGACGCCTCGACCACCAACCCGGAGCTCAGGGCGAAGTAGTCGTAGGGATACTTGGACTTGGCCTTGGTCTGCGTGACGATACAGTTCATGCTGCACGTCTCCTTGTAGAGCCACGTGGATCCGTACACGTGGTACTGGTCTTTAACCGTGACGTAGCGCCTCGTGTTGCCGCTCTGATACTCCTCCGGGATGAGCCACATGGTCTCGTTGCGGTAGCTGTCCTGGTGGTAACTGACGTACTGCTCGGTCCCGATGGTGCGCACGTAACTCGAGTAGCAGTAGTTCCAGATGTTGGCCGCGTCGACTTCCCACAGGGGTAACGCCACGTGCTCCCGACTGTTGCCCAACAGATAGGTGGTGTAGATGTAAGCGTAGCTCCGTTGGAAAAACAGCTCCTTCTGATAGGTAAACACGTCGAACGTGTAAGGCACGATGTTGGCCTTGTAGATGAGCATGATCCCCTCGGTGGAGACGGACTTGGCGTCGTAGGGCGCGCACGTGATCGTCCGCGCGAAGCGCACGATGTCCGTACCCTGCGACATGGAACAGATCCGATAGGGATACCGTTCCGAGGTGAGGTTGGACACCCACTCGGTGCCCGTGACGCGCTCGCGAGGCACGGTGGTGTCGGCCGAGGTCTCCGGAGACTCCGACGGCGTGCTGTCGCCGGCGCCTCCGCCACCTCCGCCCGACGCCTGCCCCGTAGCGCCACCGTCCGTCGAGGACACGACGGTGGCCTCAAGGGTCGTAGAGGAGACAGTCGGGTACCAGACTAGACTCGCGATCAGCGTCGCGTACCAAGTCCAGGAGGACCCCGGGCGACTCGACCGCCGGCCGCTTGCGAGACGCGCCGGCGGTCGTCGCCGGCTCGGCCGGGGGAGGAGAAGGCGCTGCCGGCGGAGGGGGGGCGGCGGCCCCATTGAGATGCTGGTACAGCAACAGATACAGGTCCTTGGACTTCCAGACGCCGCCGCCCGCGTACAGAAAGAGCGGACCGTCGACGTTGTAGGTCACGACCAGCCGCTCCCGCTCCTCGTCGACCGGTTCGTCGGCGCGGCAGAGGCGCAGCTCCTTCCCAAAGGCCTCGTTATATAGTGCGACGGAGAAGACGATCTCCCGCACGTGAGCCCAGAAGCCTTTCTGCAGCTCGTTGAGATCGAGCGCCGCGCCGAGATCGAAGAAGCGCCGGTAAGGCGCGACCATCCACTCGCTCGGCGCCACGGTGCCCTCGGCCAGGCGGACCAGATCCTCCTTGAGATGCGGCAGCATGCCGGCGTTGTCGCAGGCGTACGCCATGTCGATGTTGTACGGCAGCGGATACCGGTCGGCGTGGTGCTGGAAGACCGGGCCGTTGACGAAGCGATAGAACTCCTGACCCAGCGCCGGCAGGGACTCGGCCGGCAGGCGCCGGTGCACCAGGTTATTGACCACGTAGAGGTGGTCGTCGTACTGCAGGAGGCGGTCAACGTCGACCACCCCGTCGACCCTTTCCAGGTACGCCCGTCGGCGAATAAAGCCGTTGATCACCTTGGCCAAAACCTCGAAACAGACCGTTCCCAAGAGGTTGACGTTGACCAACTTTTTGATCAATTTCTCCTGCCCCTTGATACACTGCATCACCCGGTTGTAGCCCAACTCCGAGACCTTTTGCAAATAGGCCTTTTTCCTCACGTGCACCTCCCGCACCACGTCGTGCGCCCTCGCCGCCGGGTCGCCACACTGAAACGGCCCGCCCGCCGCCTCCCCGGCCGCCGCCGCCGCTCCCCCGGCCGCCGCCGCTCCCCCGGTTCCCTCCGCCGCGCCTCTCGCCCCGGCCGCCGTCGCGGCCGCCGCCCCGCGAGTACCAGCCCCGTCCAACGGTCTGCGGATCTCTTCCAGCAAGGATCTGATCTTCGAATAGATCTCGTTGTTCTCGTGCAGCTTGTTGAAGACCGGGTTGTTCTCGAAAGACTGCAGGCTCAGCGAGGTCATCAGGTCCACGATGCGCTCCGGCGCCGCGTAGATCGAGCCGACATAGAGCCGCTCGTCCTCGCCCAGCTGCGCCTCGCTGAGCGTGAAGAGGTCTTCGACGCGGTCGCCATAGAGATACTGGCCGAGCTCGTTCCGCAACGTACGGCAGAGGCTGTGGTACATATTTAGCTGCTGCACCGTCACATTCACCCGCTGCACGATAACCTCGGAAGTCTTGGACCAGTACGTAAAATCGGACAGCGAGTAGATACGGGGCGGGATGTCCGTAAAGAGATTGTAGCGGCGCAGCGTGTCCTCGGCCTCGCTGATATAGGCATGGGAGACCGCCGCCGAAGAGGAGAGCCCCTTCAAGAGCTCGAGCAGGCTCGACAAACGGGGCCGCGAACCAACCGTCTCCACGATATCCTGCTCCATAGTCTGGATACCAGTCTCCAGCTGCACCAAGGACTTGCGCACCGTCAGGTGATCGCACAACAGCCCGCGCAAGCGCTTCAGGATCGAGCGCCCTTGGTTGGGCACCGCGGCCAGCTCCTCGTAGCACTGGAGACAGGTCAGGTTTTCCACGTACGCCTCGGGCGCCGCCACCGGCGAGATGCCGCACAGCCGCCCCATCAGCGACAGCAAGCGGCGACAGAGCTCCAGCCCCCGCGTCGGCTCCAGGACGCCATACACACAGTTGATTTTGCACAGCAGCCTCTCCACCTCGTTCAGGGTCGCCACGTCGACCGTCAGCCGGATCCGCTCCGTAAACGTCACCTCCAGCGTGTCGTGACAGGCACAGCGGTCCAGCCGCAGCACCCGCCGGTAGTAGCGCTGCCGATCCCCGTGCCGCTCGAACTCGCCCAGCGCCTCGTCGACGAGCAGCACGTCCTCGTAGAGGCAGCGCAGCAGCATCTCCAGATATAACGTGATCAGGGAAGCCTGATAGCGCGCGTTCTGCTCCGCCAAGGCCGGGCACAGCCGGCGGTACAAATGGACCACCGTCAAGGCGTTCCTCTTGAACGGGGCCGAGTCCACCAGCACGATAGCCGGATCGCAGTACTTCAGACACTCCAGCTCCATGGCACACTCGTTGCATTTCGAACACACCACGCACAGTCTCTGCAACGTATTCATCCCCGCCACGGCCCGCGGCCGCGTCCGCCGCCGCCGTTGCCGTCGCCACCGACTCCTCCGCGCCGTAGGCCTCCAGGTTGTCGGGCGCGCCCCACACCGCGGTCCCCGCACGCGCGACAAACACACAGACACGCACGAGGTAGAATAACGAGAGGAGTTTTATGTACCAGATCAGGCAGAGATGCAGTCCTTGCATCGGCGCGCCCGAGCCGCCCCCCGCTCGGGCCGCGCCGCGCAAATGACGCGCGCTTATATACATGTCCGTCACCGGCCCGCCCGCCCGTCGCCGCCACCGTCACAAGCGCAACCGCTTGGCCGGAAACGCACATTCGTCCCCGTCCCCCCCACCGTCCAGCGCCGCCGCGGTCGGACCTTCCAACACGACGCACTCGTTCTCGACGTCCAGGAACAGCGCCGACAGGTCGTAGGTGCCCTCGCCCCCCGCCGCCCCCGCACCGCCGCCGCTCTCGGGCCCGCCGGCGGAACCCGCCGGCCCGCCGCCGGCGCCGGCGTCCGCGCCGAGCGCGGTCAGGGAAAAGTCCTCCACCCCTTTCTTGATCAGCTCCTTGATCTTGCCGACGATGGACGCGGCTAGGCACTCCTGTCCGTCCACGAAGAACAGCACGTCCTCGTACTCGGGCGGCTCGCCGCCGCGGCCGTCCATGATCTCGGCGATGGCCGCCAGCTCGGGGTCGAGCTGCGTGTCGTGGGACTCGAGCGCCGCCAGCACGCGCGTCCGCAAGAGGTCGGCGTCGAAGAGCACGGTCTCGCGGCGCGAGCGGCGCAACAGCAGGTCGACCAGGCGCGTGGCCAGGACGAAACGCTGTCGCATGTAGCGGTAATCGCCGCCCCCCATGGAGTTCACGTTCAGGCTGCGCTCCACCCCGTTGCCCGCAAAGTACCCGATCTGCCCGAAGTGGAAGACCTCCCGGCTACCCCCGGACGTCGAGTACTTCTCGATGCCGAAGGCCACGGTGACCAACGAGCGGTTCTCGAAGACGGAGCGCACCAGCGACTCCCGCGAGAAGGTGGCCACGTGCGGCGGCGGGACGCCGTCGAGCTTGAGCTTCTTGAAGTAGAGCACGTACTCGGCCACGGAGGCGAACTTGGGCGAGGCGGCCAGCAGGTGCGGGAAGTTGAGGTGGTTCTGCGGCACCAGCTTGGTGCTCAGGCCGTGCAGCGTGCTCAGGTAGTCGCCGAAGCCGTAGAAGCAGAGGAACTTGTTGTGGAATCGGTACTCGACGTAGCTCAGGAGGTTACTGGGCGGCACGTCGATGAGGTCGTGCTCGTTGTACTCGGTCGTCACGTTGAGCACGTACTTGACGAAGGCGTTGAACTCCTCCATCTTGCCGATGGCCACGGACTTGGGCAGCGCGTTGTGGTAGACCTTCTGCCAGAAGTCCAGGCAGGAGAGGCCGCAGCCCGGGAACAGGCGCTCGTGGAAGGCGTAGAGCAGGAAGGCCAGGCAGCCGCGCACCGGGTTCCGCCGCTGCACCACGTCGCGCTTGAAGAACACGCTGACGGGCAGCCCCTTGCCGCCGCGCGGGATGGGCCGGTTCTTGACGCGGCAGGTGCGTAGCATGCAGACGGACAGCTTGCAGAGCTTGGTCTCGGTGGAGAGCAGGACGTGCCGGCCCGAGGCGGCGTAGAGCGCGAAGTCCATGAAGCGCTCGAACTCCACGCTCTTGCTGCACTTGGCGTCCTTGGTGAAGAGCAGCCCCTTGCGCGCCGAGTTGCTGGCGAAGGCGCCGCAGATGGACTGGAAGTGCTGCAGCAGCCAGCGCGACAGGCTCGACACGGTCAGCGGGTTGTCCACCACGTAGGAGCTCGCGCTCACCAGCGCCAGGTTCTGCACGATGAGGAAGAAGGCCCGGTAGTACTGGTGCGCCAGCAGCGGCGAGAAGGCCACCGCGTACGGGTTCAGATCCAGGTTGAAGGCCTGCGTGGCGCCGGCCACCTCGTCGCGGTTGGACTTCATGCGCACCTCGGACACCAGGGCCATGGCCGCCTCGTCCACGCACCGGTTGAGGCCCGAGAGCGCGCTCATGAAGTCCGCGCGGCCCCGCACGGCCAGCGTGTCCTCGCCCGTGCTCGGGTCGATCAGCGAGTTCCGCTTGCAGTAGTCCAGGATCTGGTTGAAGTACTTGAGCCGGTCGACGTTGACGCCGAGCCGCCCGCCCGGGCCCCCGCCGCCCGCGCCCAGCCCCGCCTCGTCGCCGACCTTGCGCGCCTCGCCCGGCGCCGCCGCCAGCGACGCCGCCGAGGGCTCCTTGGCGTCGCCGGCGTAGCGCTTGCCGAAGGTGCCGAGCACGTCGACGTCGCACAGGAAGCGGCTGAAGAGCGTCAGCACGAAGGGCTCGCGCTTGAGCTGCTTGGGCAGCGGCGGCAGCCGGGTCTGAATCCGCACGAAGGCCGTCTGGTAGCACGACTGGCAGCACCGGCCGCGGCACGCCGGACACAGGTTCACGGCGCAGTGCACCAGGTGCTCGTAGAGCGCGCTGCCGCCGTTCTGCCCCGTGTTGTAGATGGCCAGGCGGTTGAGATACCAGACCAGGTCGGACATGAGGTGCGGACTGGTCGCGCAGGCCCAGGCCAGGTGCTGCGGCGTGAACTGCTCGTCGCGGCCGCCGCCGCCACCCCCGGGACCCTCGAACTTGACGGTGCGACAGGCGTCGTTCAGCGCGTCCTCCGTCAGGCACGTCAGCCCGTTGCAGAACTGCACCGCCTTCAGCAGCCCGTCCTGCGCGGTGCCGCCCGCCGGCACCTTGTTGGCCGCCGAGAAGAAGGCGATGCGCGTCTGGTAGAGCACCGAGTTGCCGCTGAAGACCAGCGCGCCCACGTGCGCCGACAGGTGCAGCTTCAGCTCGGACAGGCGGCGCAGGAGGTCGGCGTGGCCCTCGGCCGCGCGCACCAGCGGCCACTCGGAGTAGTTCATCAGCGGCGCCGGCTCGTAGGCGGAATCGAAATAGACGGACGCGAAGCTGAAGGCCAGCTCGCAGGCGATGGCGTCGCACAGCAACAGCTGGTCGCGCTCGCCCGGCGTCAGCTTCTGGCTCAGGTAGCCGTAGTACCGCTTCTGCGGCGCCAGCTTCACGCTGTTCTGCGTGTCCTGGAGGAACTGCTTCATGCCCTCGTCGATCAGGTGCTCGGTGTGGCCGAAGCGCAGCGCCTGACCCAGCGCCGTGAACACGTAGTAGAAGAGCGCCTCGCTCAGCGCCGACACGTACAGGCCGCGCCGGTCCACGAACGGCGTCCGCGAGCGCAGCCCGACGGCCGCCGCGCCGTCCGCCGTCGCGTCGCCGTCCGCGAACAGCGTCGCCGGGTACAGGGGGAGCTTGAAGGCCTCCACGGCGCCCAGCAGCACCGTCCGCGCCTCCTCCACGCACGGCACCAGCTGCCCGGCGTACAGCAGCTCCTTGAGCCCGTAGCCCACCACGGCGTACATGACGACGCGCGCCCCGTCCACCCCGAGGGCCGCCCAGAGCTCGGTGAAGTCGGTGTCGGCCCGCTCCGCCTCGGCCCGGTACGAGGCCACGCCGAAGCGGGCCCGGGCCTCGGCGCACAGCCCGCCCACGTCGCCGTGGTCCTCCGTGCGGGACACGATGGCCTCGGCGTTATGGAACACGAAGGCGGCCGGCCACATGGAAGTGACTTTCGTCAGCACGCCGCCCTCGTACCGACTGATGGGCGTCCGCACGGCCACCTGGAAATCGCGGTCGACCGTCAGGTCCACCAGCAGCGGCGCGATGGCCACGGACGACGACCGGTCGCACAGCGACAGGGCCGCGAGCACGTCGCACCATTCGTCCTGCCGCGGGCACACGAACAGCCACGCGGCCGGCCCCAACGGCGCGAGCGTGTTCAGATCGTCTTCCATGACGTTCCGCGCTCATCCACCGCGACCGTCGAGGCCCGACGGGACTGGAGCGCCCGGGACCCGCCGCCGGGTATATATACAGTGCACACGACGTCACCCGCGGAGACGAGCGCCGAAGCGCGCGGCGGGGACGGCCGATCGCGCGGGACGGCGGCCCCGCCGCGCGCGGCCTCGCCGAAAAGCTCGCCTCAGATGATCAGCGGCCACTCGGGACGGCCGATGCTCACGTGCAGCCCGATCGCGGACGGCGAGACCCGGCCCTGCACGCGCACGGTGCACAGGACGCACAGGCCGACGGCCACCAGCTGCGGCCAGTGCGCGACGAGCCAACGGAACGTCGGCGAGCTCGACCGCGCGCGCGAAAACCACTCGCGCGGAGACCACGCGCGCGGGGACCACAGGCGGGGCTCCGGCGCGGCGGGCGGAGGCGCGGGCACCGTGCCCCCGCGCGTCCTCGGAGGCTTCACGGGGACCCGGACCCGATTCCGCAGATCTCGGACGTAGCGGTACAGACTCACGGCGCCCACCGCGGCGCAGAGCGTGCCGAGCCACATCGGCCAACTCACGTTGAAAAACGTGAACACCTCGCCGTCCGTCCGACTCAACTCCACGTCGATCTCCGTCCCGAAGATCGTGCGCACCGGTCGAACGCCGGCGCACCACGGTCCGAACGCCTCGACGTCGGCTCCCGAGAAGCCGGCGCCCGCGCCTCTAGCGCCAACGGGCCGATGAAAGGCGACGTCGTCGACGGTTCGCCAGGCGCCAAGCCAACCGAGAAAGGGACGGCCGGCCGACCGACTCGTTCCCCAGGACGCACCCCGACACGCGACGATCCCGTCGAGGAACTCCGGCATGTCCCCGACGTCGCGGAGCTGCCAATCGCCGCGAATCCCCAAGGACCGACGCCGCGCGGATCGGCACCGCGGCGCCGTTTATATTCGCCGCGAACAGCCCTCCCACCGCCGCGCGTTTCCTTCCCCCGAACCAATTTACATACCAAACTCGCGACTTTTCACGCCGAAACCGACCCGGGATCGCGCGGCTCGACGGCCGATGACACCGGGACGCTCGGCACGACGCTCCTCCGTCGCGTCTGCTGCCTCCGCCGACTCTGGCCTACGCGGTCTCCTGCCCGCATCGCGGGAGACACCGCAGGCCGGAGTCCCCGGAGCCGCGGGTCGTCCGATAGGTGCAACTCCCGTCGTTGACAGATGATGGCGCCGGCGCTCCACGGACCTCACCGCGACCGCTCCCGAAACGGCTCGCTTTCGCACACCGAGTCCTCGGAGGTCTCGCCGCCGCGTCCCCGTTCTCTCGACCGTTTTCCGAGATCGGACGGAGAGCGACACGATCGTCCACACCGTCGAGATCGACGGCCAGCGACGGTACCCGCCGAGTTCAATGTGCACGGGCGGCTCCCTTCGCCGCTAAACCCTAAAGAACGCATGTGTGTGCTCACCCCCGTCGAGTTCAGTATGCACAAGCGATCCCTTCCGACACCACACGGTCGAAACGTACACGTGTTCTCACCCCCAGCTACACCCCACGCGATAATTCGAGAAAATCACTCGCGTCGATCCGGGATTCGTCGCGGGAGACCGCGGAAAACGACGGATGTGGCCACAATCCACGTCGATATTCGCGATCTGCCGCGACGATCCGGCGGCCACGCTCGTACCGAGCGAGTTACACCGCGCCATCGCCGCACCGCGGGCATAAAAACCGGCACTCGAGCGCGCATAGGACGATCCGCCAACGCTTTCGGTTTCCCGAGACGCGAACCCGAGACACCGTTCTAAACGACCGGTGGACGCTTAGCCCGAACGGGAACGCGTTTGCCCGTTCACGATCCGATTACACCGGCGACGCCAGGCACCACATTCCTCGGCGACCCCGAGGTCATCCGAGGTCACCGCCCCAATCGACCCCGACGGTCGAGTATCGCGGAGCGACGGGCGTATAGGCAGAACGGTCCGGTTTTTTGAACGGACCAAGAAGAAGGAAGTTTATCTGCATGGTTTAAGCGCCGTGGAAAACCGGACCCGGAAGATCGATACGTACGGACGAAAAGTGCCCTTTCGCCGGGCTAACGGGGATCACCGTCCGGTTTTCGATGGGTCGCCGTGCGATCATCCGTGATGAGGTCGTTTAGAACGCTCCAACGGTATCTGCGGACCAGGCATGCGGTTTGCAAAAACTGACCCTGCTTTCGATCCGTACCGGAAGCGTTTGAAACGTGCCCATATAAGGACACGCGGCGGGAGTCCGCCGGTTTCGGCGCGAAATTCAAACTTACCACGTGATCAACCTCCCGGAAAACGGAGTTTTTGTAACGGTCGTTTGCCCTGGAAATTTCCGGGTCTCTTTTGCCGCTTCCACCCGGAAATTTCCGGGTTCTGGGTCCGCCATGTTTGTCTTTCCTGTGCCCGCTGCCCGTAACGCAGCCCCCCTTTTCTGCTTCTGCCCGGACTGTGTGTTCCACCACAACGTCATTTCCGGCGCAAGCTGCCGTGTGCTGATTGGATGCCGGAGCTCATCACCACGCCCCGTTCAAACCGCGGCCCCGCCCCCTCGCGCGCGCGTTTACTGTCTTAGCATTACCGTCTATTATGGCGGAAGTTACTGGTACGCCCCCAGTGGGCGGGTCTTCCGGAAGCATACAGGTCGCTACCCGTATCGCGGCGGATCGTATGGTAGCATACCGGTCCTACCGGTGCGTAGTAGGGCTACATGTGCGGGTACGCGCACGTGCGCGACTATACGCACACGGGTACGCGCGCACGCGCGGGTATATGCGCGCGGATACGCGCACGCGCGCGTAGTAGGTGCATACCGGTATGGTAGCATACCGTTCTTCCGGGTACGTAGTAGGAAGCATACCTTGCTTCCGGGTACGTAGTAGGTAGCTTACCTAGTACGGTATGCTGGGGTAGCATTCCGTACTTCCGGGTATACCTACTTCCCGGAAGCTTTCTTCTGCTTCCCGGAAATAAACCCTTCCGGTATGCTAGTACGGGGTAGCTGGGTACGTACCCCTAGGGAACGTATATAGCTTAACGGATTAAGCTTTACGGATTTATTCACCCCTACGTATATCCCTCCCCTACGTAGTAACCCCTCCTAACCCCCCCAAACCCCCCCTTCCCTCCCCTTTCTGTAGGGGGCGCTGTGGCGCACTTTTGGTCACGTGTTGTGTGGGCGGAGATGGGCGGAGATGGGCGGCGCTAAGCCTATAAATGCGGCTCGCTCTGGCCGCGCCGCCCAGAACGCCGCTCGCCGCCGGACCCGCTGCTGGGGAACCTGCCGCCGCTGGACCTGGGGACCGCTACCGGGTAGGCCCGCTTCCCCACCCCCACCCGCCCGGCCTGCACCCCCACCCGCCCGGCCTGCACCCCCACCCGCCCGGCCTGCACCCCCACCCGCCCGGCCTGCACCCCCACCCGCCCGGCCTGCACCCCCACCCGCCCGGCCTGCACCCCCACCCGCCCGGCCTGCACCCCCACCCGCCCGGCCTGCACCCCCACCCGCCCGGCCTGCACCCCCACCCGCCCGGCCTGCACCGTGCTGTCGCTACAGGACCCGGCCCCGAGCCGCGCCGGTCCCCGGATCCTGCGGACCCTCGCCGGAACCCACGCCGCCGAAAGCCGCCGGACCTCGTCGCAGCTCGCCGCAGCGGACGTCGACGCTCGCCGGATCCCGCCCCGCCTGCCCGCCACGGGCGTCACCGGGTCGGCGGCCCCGCCGGGATCGGGCCTACTGCCTAGCCGCGGCAGACCCAATCCCGGCGGGGCCGCCGACCCGATCCCGGCGAGGTCGCCGGCCCTGGATCTCCCCTAGGTCTCGGTTCCGGAGCGGCCGGTTCGTTCCCGGCGATCCACCCGGCTTCGCTCGTCGCGGTCGGCTCGGCTCTAGGTGGCCGGGCGGCTTCGACGAGCGACCGGGCTCGGTCCCGCTCGTTCCAACCGGTCGGGCTCGGGCCGGAGCATCCGTCCCGGCTCGGTCCGGAGCATCCGGTCGGGCTCGAGCCGGAGCATCCGTCCCGGCTCGGTCCGGAAAATCCGGTCGGGCGCGGCCCGGAGCATCCGTCCCGGCTCGGCCCGGGGCATCCGGTCGGGCGCGGCCCGGAGCATCCGTCCCGGCTCGGTCCGGAGCATCCGTCCCGGCTCGGTCCGGAGCATCCGGTCGGGCTCGAGCCGGAGCATCCGTCCCGGCTCGGTCCGGAACATCCGGTCGGGCGCGGCCCGGAGCATCCGTCCCGGCTCGGCCCGGGGCATCCGGTCGGGCGCGGCCCGGAGCATCCGTCCCGGCTCGGTCCGGAGCATCCGGTCGGGCTCGGGCCGGAGCATCCGTCCCGGCTCGGTCCGGAGCATCCGGTCGGGCTCGAGCCGGAGCATCCGTCCCGGCTCGGTCCGGAACATCCGGTCGGGCGCGGCCCGGAGCATCCGTCCCGGCTCGGCCCGGGGCATCCGGTCGGGCGTGGCCCGGAGCATCCGTCCCGGCTCGGTCCGGAGCATCCGGTCGGGCTCGGGCCGGAGCATCCGTCCCGGCGGCGGTCCGATGAGATCCGCATGTCCCGGTCGATTAGACCCGGCCCGATGAGGCCTGTCCGCCGCACGGTCGGCGCCAGCGGGTTCGGAACCGTCGGCGGGGCCGCGGCGGTCCGATGAGAGGGCCGCGGCCCCGTTCCGGGTCGGTTCCGAGCCCGGCCAACACGTTTGCATAAGCACCAGGCGTCTCGTTTCGGGCGCGTTCAGTCTGCACCAAGCACGCTTTCCGGGTGTGCCGGCCCTCACACAAGCTAGGCCCACGGTAGCAGATTCCGAGCGGAGCCGAGCGAGGCAAGATGGCTCCCGGTCCGCATGGCGCTTGGGTGTGTCCGAGCGGAAGCCGTCGGCGGTCCTTGGGTGTGTCCGGGCGGAAACCGTTATCCGGCCATGTTGGCGGTTCATTCGAATTCAAACGTGCGACAGTGGCTATTGGTTCGGGCGACCGGAACCCGTTAGGTCGTTCATGTTTCTGTGCACATTTGAATTCGAATAGCAACGGCCGGGGGCCCCGATTGGTCGCGCGTGGCAGGAAGCCGTCCCGGGGCCATGTTGGGCGGAGCCGCGGGGCGAGGCCGAAAGGGGCCTGAAAAGAGGAAGAAGGCAGACGACAGGCCGGAGGCCGGGCGCCGGCCATGTTGTTGTCGCGGCCCAGAAGCTCTTGGGTCGGGCGTGTCCGTGCCCGAGGAGAGCGCGGCCTCTGGCCGTGAGCATGTTCGCACAAGCACGACATGATGCCCCCCCCCCGGGTTGTTAGGGACTCAGGAAGGCAGGGGCTCGGCGGGTCGTCGCCTCGTCTCAGCCGCTGACCGGAGCCGAGAGGTGTGCTCTTCCCACCTTGCTTCTGGTCGGCAGCTGGTCGAGCCGAGCGGGGCCGAGTTTAGGGCGCAGGGTCCCCCGTCGGGCGTCGGGCGTCCGTGTCCGCGCACATCGGGTCTCTAGAAGGCGGCTATGGAGAAGACGTCTGGGTCGTTCTCCAGGCGCCTTCTAGGTCTCTGTGCGGTGAGAGACCGGGGGCGCAGACGCGGCGTGGCCGGTCGTCGAGCGCGGGCCCGAGGCACCCGAGCGTGGGCCCGGGGCACCCGAGCGCGGCGGTCGGGCTCGTGGGGTTTCGCGGCCGGGGCCAAGGATCCGCGTGCCGGGGGCGCTCCGCGTGTGGGGAGCGCTCCGCGCCGGGTTCCGAACCCATGGGCAGCGAGGCACACAGCCCGACGTCAGTCAGTCACCTGAGGCGGTGAGCCACACAGCCCGGGGTGAGGAGCGGAGGTGAGCGAGGGACGGCGTAGGTGGCGACGGTGGGCGAGAGAGAGCCGGGCCGGGCCTCGGACGGCCCTCTCGCGGCCGGTCGTGGCGTTGCCGTCGGTCGGGGGCGAGGGGTTAGTGGGAGGAGAGGGACAGAGAGGACACAACGGAGTCGAGGTTGCCAAGGAACCGGGCGTTTTATTGTCTTTTTTGCGTCTCCGAGGAGTCTGACGCCGGCTGGGGGTCGGGGTCGGGGTCGGGGTCGGGGTCTGGATCGTTCGGGAGTCTAGGTTCGGGGAGTGTCAGTGTCCGTGCGCGTGCGTTACAGCTCGTCTTCGCTACACGAGAGGTCGTAGTCGAGCGCGTCGAACGTAAAGGCCGGAGACGGCGCTTTCGGCGGCAGGCCCTCGTTCGGCACGTCGCCGTCGATGGAGATGGCGTCGTCGGCGTCGTCGCTGCCTTCTTCGCTGCTCTCGGTGCCGCTGTCGGCGTCGACGTCGGCGTTTTCCCGTTCGGTCGAGGCGGCTCTCGGGCGGCCCGGTCGCCAGGAAGCGCCGCCGCTCCCCGTCGGCAGCTGCGGAATGGGAATCGGCGCCGTCGGGGGCGGTGGGAGGGAGACGGTGGCGGGGAGAGGGAGCGCGCCCGGGGTGGTGGGAGGCGGGCCGAGCGCCGGGCCGAGCGCTGGGCCGAGAGGAGGCGCCGTCGCGCTCGTGTCCGCGTGCGGTCGGGCGCGGCGGCGCGGGGTGTCCGGGGAGGCGGGTGGCGGCGGCGCGGCGGTCGTCGTCTCCGGCTGGGAGGCGGCGTCGTGCCGTTCGTGCCGCTCGCGTCGCTCGTGCCCGTCGTGCCCGTCGTGCCCGTCGTGGCGGTGTTCGCGGCGGTCCAGGCGCTCCAGGCGGCCCAGGCGGTCCAGGCGGTCTAAGCGGTCTCGTCTGTCGGCGAGGGTGCCGGGCTCGTCGGGCGCCGAGCCCGGGGCCGTCGCGCCGACCGGGACGACGGCTTCCCGATCGGCGACCGATCGGCCGGAGGCTCCGGCGTGGAACGGCGTTCCGGGCGGCAGGACGGCGGACGCGGCGGCGGCGTCGTCGTCGTACGGGCAGAACGCCAGGGTGAGGTTGTACGGTTCGAGGAGCGTCTTGAGTCGGATCTGGCAGAGGCCGTCGTCGCAGGCGTGCTTGCGGAGATAGGTCAAGACCAGGTCGGTGACCGCGCCGCAGCGGTAGGCGTGGAGGGCGCCCGTGGTGTCAAAGTCCCGGAGCGCGACGGGGTCGGAGTGGTGGTGGGTGGTGTACCGGACGGCCAGACTGACGGTCTGGCCGAAGGCGGTGATGAGGGCGAGCGCTTTGTGTAACGGGTGCGTGAAGTAGGTGAGGGGTTGCTTGAGCAGGTCCCCCTTGGAGATCTTCGGGTGGATGCCGGTGACCGGCTTGCCGGCCAGCATCCGGAAGATCTGGTGGTTGTAGTCGGTGTCGTGCGGGCCCTGGAGCAGACACGGGAGGCTGGCCAGGTTGATCTTGTTGAAGAACGCGTAGCGCAGGGTGCCGAGGGTCGCGACGTACGGATCTTCGGGGTGGATCTGGAGTCCGTGCACGTGGTGGAATTTGAGGTAGGAGAGCGTCTCGTCCGCGAGCGCGAGGATCACGTGCAGGCTCGGCGCGTTGTTGATGGCGAAGCCGCGCTCGACCGAGAGCGTCCGCAGCTGACTCGTCGTCAGGCGGTCGAAGTACTGGCGGAGCTTGAGCAGATAATCCGTGCCGAGAAGTTCCTTGGGCGAGAGGACGATGCGCCCGTGGGTGGGCGCTCGTCCTCCGCCGTGGGTGCCGCCCGGCGCCGGGACGGGGCGCAGATCGGGCGCGTGCGGCGCCAGGTTCAGCGTCGCGACCTGCGTCGCGTGCGCGCCGTGCGCGGCGGGCCTGGAGTCGGAGCGGCGACGGCGGCGGGGCCGCGAGGCGGACGGCGAGGCGGACGCGAGGCGCGCACGGTCGCGGTCGCGGTCGCGGTCGCGCTCGCGCTCGCGCTCGCCGTGCGTCCTCTCGAGCGAGCCGCGGGTCGCGGCGCGCGTGGACGCGGCGGTCGGTTGCGAGGGTTCGCGGAGCGAGTCCGCGGCGGTGGCGGCGGCTCGCGGCGAGTGGTGGCGCGGCGTCCTCGGCGCGTCTCGGCGCGCCGGGCGAACGGCGTGCGATCCGCCGGCGCGGCGTCGAGCGCGGCGCTTCTGGCGCCGGCGGATGAGTTCGCGCAGTTCCGTGACTTCGGCCGCGGAGAGGGTCTCCGTCTCGGCGGCGTCGGCCTCGCCGGCTGGGCCGGCGGGAGGGCCGCTGACGGAGCAGGAAGCCAGGATCGAGTGGAAGGTCTCGCGCGTCGCGGCGGGCCGCGTCGCGGAGGCCGACGGCGTCGAGGTCGGGCCGACCGTGCCGAGCCGCGAGCTGAGGGAAGACGAAGACGGGCGGCGAGCGTGTTTGTGGGCGCCGCGGTCCGCCGCGGCGGTGTCGGGCGGCGAGGACGGGCGCTTGGCGTGGCGCTCGAAGGTCACGGCGGGTGTGCGGTGGAGCGAGATCTCGGCGTGTAAGCGATGTCGCGTGTGGATGAGGCGTTCCATGGCGGTGACGGTGGCGATGGCGGTGACGGGTCGGCCGGGCTCGAGCGCAGAAGGAGTGCCGGGCGCTCGGGGCGCCCGGGCTTTATGGCTCGGGCGCCGGAGCCGTCGGGCCGGGTGTCCGCCCACGTGACGCCCACGCCGAGGAGGCTGCGGGGGCGGCAGACGAGGTCGGGGTGCCCGAGAGGGCCGGCGAGGCCGAGGACGACGCCGCCGCCGCCGCCGCCCACGCGATCGTCGGGTTTCGGCGTCAGCGGCCGGCGTCGTCGACGGGCAACGGTCGCGCGTCCGGGAAGCGGGCGGGCGCCGCGATGGCGCAGGAGATGTGCACCGTCTTGGCGTTGGAGCGGCATTTGGTGGCAAAGCAGCGGCTCCAGAGCGTGGCCCAGAGCACGTCGTTGTGTCCGCTGCGGAGGTCGAGGAAGACCTGCACCGTCTCTTGCGGGATGCGGTGCGCGCGGCTGAGGCAGCGGAAATCTCGCGGACGGCCGTGCCGGAGCTGCTTGAGCGCGATGCAGGAGACGCTCTGGACGTCGAAGAGGAGGTGTGGGTCGGCGAACTGGTCGGCGATGGTCTTGTCGTAGTGCGCGAAGAGCTGTTCGGCGATGGGCGGCCAGACGACGGTGCGCAGGAAGCTGCGGAACGCGTGCTCGTCCGCGACTCCGGCCGCGGGTCCGTCTTCTTCTTCGTCCGGCGCGGCGGCGGCGGCGGCGGCAGCCGTCCAGCGCTCGAGCGCGTGTCGCAGTAGGCTCGGCAGGGTGGGGCGTCGGTATCGAGAGACGCTGGCCGAGCGGACGTCGATATAAGAGCTCTCGACGTCGGCACAGGCGCGGTCTCGAAGCCGGGCGAGCAGCTCCCGAGCCGGGACCGGAGCCAGAGGCGTTGCGGCGGATCCCGTTACGTCGGCATCATGCCCGTCGGCGACGGCGGAGCGTACCGCGGCTTGGCCGACGGGAGGTGAGTGGTGCAGCAGGTTGCGGAGGTCGAGTTGCTGGCGGGCGAAGGCCAGCGCGTCGTCCGTGGTGCGCGCGCGGCCCGGGGGGACGACGAAGAGCGGGAGCAGGCGGCCGTACAAGAGACAGCCGCTGTCCGGGTCGACCTTGTACATGAAGGGGAGCCGGATGGAGCGGCCGTGGTGATAGATGCCGACGTCGAAACAGTCTCCGGGCTGCGTCAGGCGGTTGAGATGGGCGGTTAGCGGGCGGTCGAGCATGACCAGGTGGTTGAGGATCCGCACGAGCGTGCGGACGATGCGGGGTCGGACGATGACCAGACCGGAGGGCAGCGGCAGGATGACGCGGAACCCGAGCTTGGCGCGGCAGGCGCAGAAGTCGGTTTCGGGGTCGAGCGGGCGCGGGTCGTCGAGGGCCGCCGGGGGATCGGGGCACGCGCTCTTGAAGAAGTAGACGGGGTAGGTGGSGGCGTCCGCGCCGCCTTCGGGGAAGAGCTCACGCCGGGCGTGGAGGAGCACGCGGCGCAGGTGGCGACACAGGTCGAAGAGGTCCGAGCGCGTGGCCCGGACCCCGTCGCGGAGGGCCAGGTCGACGTCCAAGGCGAGGTTGAAGACCGGTAGCTGCGCGTTGAAGACCTCGTGACGGGTCCGGTAGAGTTGCGTCTGCGGGTCGCCGGTCGCGAGGTGCTCGGCCGGCAGGCAGAGTCCGTCCGTCAGGTTCTCGTCCGTCAGCCCGTGCGTCGGCACGGCGCGGAACGGGTCCGCGGGGAAGAGGCGCCGGTGCCAGGCGTCGCGCGCCGCGGCGCAGAAGACGTGCCGGTGGTGCGCCAGCTCGACGCGGAAGACGGGCAGCGGGCCGCCGACGGGCCGGCGGCCGCCGGCGGCGGCCCCGCCCGGCGCCACCTGGGCCGCGGCGAGTAGGTAGTCGCGGCGGGTGAGGCCCTGGGCCCGGACGCGCTTATTGGACGCGCAGAGGCTCAGGAGCCCGCTCAGCGAGGGTTCCACGGGGCTGAAGACGCCCTCCACGAGCTCGTTGACCCGTGTGAGAAGGGGAGGGAGGGTCTGGTGCGTGAGGAAGACGGCGCCGGTGTGCGGCGAGGCGTCGTCGACCGCCCAGGCGTAGCCGGTATACCCCAACGCCTCGACGCCATCCGCCAGACGTTGGTGTTCGACGTACTCGCGGAAAAAGTGCTGCGGGGAAAAGTAGCGTTCGAGAATGGAGATGAGGGTCGTCGCGAGCTGGCGGGCCAAGTACCGCGGCTCGCGCCGGCACTGTCGGCGAGTGGTCTCCCCGGCCTCCTCGTCGCCGTCCTCGTCCTCCTCCGCCTCCTCGTCGCCGAGCCGGGGGTCGTACGCCACGAGCTCGCAGTAGGCCAGGAGGCGTTCGGGGGCCAGGGCCGTGCGGTAGGCGAGGTAGATGTAGTGGACGTACGTGCTGTCGGGCCAGCGGGACTCTTCGCGGAATTTGTCGATCTCGGCGTCGACCTGGCGCCACTCGGCGTGGTCGCGGCGGTTGCGCTCGCGGGCGTAGCGGGCGAACCGCGCCAAGTGTGCGCGAAAGGGCGAGGAGACCAGGGTGCGCATAAAGTCGAGCAGCGAGATGTAGGACACGAGCGGCGGCCCGAGCTGCTCGAGGAAGCAGCGCGCGTAGTCGCGCGTGGTCTGGATCGTGCTGTACTGCCGTTCGAACAAGTAGTAGGACATGGTGAGGAGCAGCAGCCCTTCGGTCTGGCCGAACACGCCGAGGAACCAGGACGGGGAGGTGGGGGCCAGGAACGTGTGGTTGAGGTGGCGCAGGATGGCGTGGCGGTTGAAGTAGACCAGGTGGTGGAACTCGGTGGCGACTGGCGGCGTCGTCGTCTCCGCGCCGGTCGCCGCCGCCGCCGCCGGGCCCTTGGTCTTGTCGAACAGGGGCTCGTACAGGGGACGGGTCTGCGCCTCGTCCAGCGTGTCCGACAGGCTCTGCGCCGCGATCGGGCGGCCCTGACTCAGGTAGGCCGTGAGATCGAGGCGCTCGGCCACGCAGGAAAAGACGCGGCCGACCCGGATAGAATCGGGGCATGTCTGAGTCTGCAGGTAGAAGTCGACCGTCCGGGAGGGTCGGTGTCGGACGAGGAGGGGAAAGATGTAGTGGTCGGTCGGGGACCGGGCCAGGATATTAACGATGATGTTGGGCGCGTCGTACTCGGTGGCGAAGAAGACGGCCGTCATCGCGCGGGCGGGCGGGAGCGCGAGGGGAGAGCGCGTGCGAGTGAAGAGCGAGCGCGGGAGCGGCCGGGCCGGCAGAAGGCGGCCGAGGGCGGGATGGAGTCGCCGCGACTCCGGGAGCGGCCGCAGCAGCAGTGTTGGTGGCGGCGGTTGTGGGCCTGGGTGACCTGCCGGCGGCGGGTGCCCGACGGGACGGAGTACGTGCTGTTGCGCCCGGCCGAGGAGGTCGAGGCGGCTGAGCTCCGAGAGTTCGTGGAGGAGGCTTTTAGTTCCTACGGTATCGGACAGGCCGACCTCACGTCGTTGACGCGCGATACGGAGGTGGTGCGCCACCTGCTGCGCTTGCTTCCGGTCTATAAGCAATGCATGTCGCGGTATCTGTTCCTGGTGCAGTTTCTGGCGGCGCCGTGTCGGCCGCACATGCGGCCGGCGGCCGAGGTGGAGTGCCAGAAGTCCAAGCGGGTGATCGAGGCGCTCGACGTCATCATGCTGAAGCTGGTGGTCGGCGAGTTTACCATGTCGGAAGGCGAGAGCCTCGAGCGGTTATTGGAAAAGTTTTCGGTCGATCAGTCCACGTTGTGCGAGGTGGAGAAGATCCAACGGTTGGTCGATATGGATCGACAGGAGAGCGTGCGCCTGATGACCGAGACCGCGAGCGCGTCCGCGTCCGCCGCGACCGTGACGCCGGGAGCGGAGAGTCGCGGCGAGGCCTCGTCGTCGCCGTCGCTGGCGGAGCAGGCCGTGTTGGAGCTGCTGGCCGACATTCCGGCGCCTCCGCCCGTCGCGCCGGGAGAGGGCGAGAGCCAGGTGACGGGGCGGGGATGGGGTGGAAAGCTGGAACGGAGCCGGCGAGTCGAGCGTGGAGCCGTCTGGCTAGAGAGAGCCTCTCGGCCCGGAGGACCGTGCGGAAAGGACCGTACGGCGGGGCGGACGGGTTACGAGCGCTCGCGGCTCGAGCGGCGTCTCGAGCGCTCGCGGCTCGGGCGGCGTCTGGAGGCGCCGCCGCGTTTCGCGACGGAGGCGAGGGCGGCGGCCGGCGTTCGGGCGGCGGCGGGCGTTCTGACGGCGAGGGCGGCGGCGGGCGTTCTCCCGACGGCGCCGCCGCCGGAACAACGCCCGCCGTTCCGAGGCGGAGGAGTCGGCTCGGCGACGGCGGCGATCGCGGCGCCTCCGGCGGGTTTCGGCGGACCGGGTCGAACGGGGCCGGGTTTCGGCGGTACGGGCGGGAGCAGCTGCAGCAACGGTTTGGAAGGGATCGGCAGCGTCTGGAACGCGTGGTCGGTGAAGATGATCTGGGCGAGCGGTTGCTCCGGCTGCACGATCTGGACCGTGCGGGTGACGTTGACCAGGGTCAGGATCGGCATGGTGCGGGCCGGCCAGATGAGAGGGTTGAGGAGCAGGCCGCGTTGATGCAGCTGCGGTAGGCCGACGATGACCCCGCAGACCCGCGGGCCGCACAGGTGGGCGATGTGGACCGTGAGGCGGTAGATGGCGTTCGGTTGGATGTGGAAGCTGTCGTTGGCGCCGACGTAGAAGGCGCGGCGGGTCGGCGGTTCGAAGTTGATCAGTTCCCAGGGCTCGGGGACGAAGACGGGGAAGAAATACAGCGAGCCTTGGAGCTTCCCGGGAAACAGCAGGTTCCGCTGCGTGCTGAAGTGAAAGAGCGGTAGCTCCGGCTGCGTGTCGGTCTGGTGCAGGATCTCGCCGACGGCCAGGTAGTGAGCGGCGCTCGACTTGTAGACGGTCAGCGCGCAGTGCCCCTCCGGGAGGTGCAGCTCGATGCCCAGGGGCAGGCGTTCGTGGCGGTCGGGCAGCAGCCGGATGATGGTGCGGTTAGTGAGCCGGAAGCCCGTTTTGGTGCGACGCACGGAGAATTTGAAGGTCCGGTTGTGCAAGCGCACCTGCGACGGGCGGCGGAGGAGGACCCTTTCCGACAGCGGGTGTGATATTAAAGGTTCGCGCTCCGCGTCTTCGGCCAGCTGGTCCGGGGAGCGCGGTCGTGCCTCGGAGGGCGACGAAGCGCGCTGGAAGAGAGCGTGCAGAAAGCGGGACGCGGTCCGCGGCACGAGCGGGGACGAGCGGTCGAGGTGCGCCGGCGGCATCCCGGTGACGGTGGTCGACAGGACCAGGTCGAGCTCGGCGGGCCGGCCGGACGGCGTCTCCGCGGTCGTCATGGTGCGCGCGGGTGGATCGCGAGCGCTGGTCGCCGTGTGCCTGTGTGGCTTTCTGGCGACTCTGCATGGTGTTAGCTGGGCCGACGAGGCCGGCGCGTCATCGCCGGCCGCTGGCGTGACGTCCGGTCCGGTGGTCGCCGCTCGCCCGCCCGGCTCGGACTTCTACGAGGCGCATTGCCATTCGCACGTGTACGAGATCTCCATCTCGTCGTTCGCGGCCGTGTGGATCCTCTTAAACTTTGCGGTGTTCGCCTGCGCCGTCGGCGTGTTTCTGAAGCACTGCTGCTATCAGACGTTCGCCACGGCCACGTCTAAGGGCTACTGACGACGACCCGGCGGGTCGAAGAGCGGGTGCGCGGCGGCGGGCCGGGTGAGTACCCGGCGCGCGACCGCGTCGGCGCCGCGGCCGGTGGCCTGGGACGGGGTCGGGGCCGGGGTCGGGGTCGGAGCTGCGGCCGGGCCGGCGGACGGTGGAGGGGCGGGCGCCACGGGCTCGGGGGAGGATGGCGCTTGGCCTGCAGACCGTCGAGGAAGATCTGGACGGGGTTGTCTCGGCGGCTCTTCTTCGGGGACGTCGAGTCGTTGCGACTCCCGGCCGCCGGGAGGGAGGACGACTGGTTGCCGGCGCGGGCCCAGACGCTCGGGGCGAAGCTCTGGAGGTCCAGCGGGCCGTAGAGCGTCTCGACGGAGGTGGGTCCCGGCGGGTAATGGCGCGTCAGGTTCCGTTCGAACTGCTCCTGGGTGGAACAGGAGATGCTGTAGAACACGTCCCAGTAGAGCAGCAGGGTCACGGTCGACAGCTGCGGGGCGGTCAGAGGGCGGGTCGGAGTGATCCGCGAGAACTTGGTCGAGTTGAGACTCTGGGTGATTTTGAGGCGTCGGAAGAAGTCCTGCAGTTCGCCTTTGGACGCCCGCGTGTCGAAGAAGTGCCGGTGAAGCGGGGCGAACGTGAAGGCCGCCGGGGTGCAGTTGGTGAGGGAAAAGGCGGGCACGAGAGCGGAGCTGAGGCCGAGATAGGTGATTATTTGAGAGTCGAGGTGGTAGTAGAGCGTGGACGTCAAGCGGACGCGGACCGTCCAGCGCGGGAGGTTGTACAGCATCGGGTTGTACGTCGTGCGGTTGCAGAGGGCGGCCGGTTGTCGCCGGTGTTCCGCCATCGACAGTTTGAGCATCTCCTGCAGACAGCCGAAGGACGGGATCGGGCCGCAGGTCGTCAGGGTTCGCCAGGTGATGTAGCGCGAGGAGACGTTGTAGTCGGCGAGCGTGTAGCGGCGGACGGCGCCGCTGCCGCTCGTGTGTAGCGAGAAAGGGTACCAGACCGGGATCACGGAGCCGTTTTGCGCGGCGGCCGGCAGCCACTGCGCGGAGAAGTTGAGCGGGCCGATGGTGGGTAGGGGCCGTTTCGGGAGTCCTCGGTGAACGGCGGCGGACTGGTTGCCGGCTCGTACGCGGGCCGTCTCGGCGCCGTGGTACGGGGCGCCGAGGCCGAGCAAGAGGGTGGCGAGGAGGAGCGGGCTGAGGAGACGGCGGACGAGGAGGGACGGGGAGAGGCCGCCGCCGCCGGCCGCGGCGGGTCGGTGGCGAACCGTCGCCGGTCTTCGGGGGAAGAGGTCGTCGCTAGGTGTCGCCATGTCGGCTGGCGAGGCGCCGGCCGGCCGGGTGGGCGGTGGAGCCGGGTCGGTTTTAATATTGAGCGCCCTCTTCATGTCTCTCGCAGGAACGACATGTCGCGACTCGGTCTCTGCTGGACGGCGTTGATCAACACCTTGGTGTTCGTGCTGATCGGGCTGCTGTTGCTGCGTACGATCATCGGCTTCCAAGACGACCTGGTGACGCGAGTCCGCGACCTGGGACGGTTGTGCGGTGTGCCGACGCCGTCGGTCGCGAATCGAACCGGCTCGGCTTAAACCAGACGGCAGAAGCGGTAGAGGCAGAATAGCGCCCCGATGGATAATAAAGCGAACACGATTATCAAAATGACCGGTGTCTCTTTAATCTCGACCAGGAAGTCGGTGACTTCGAGGACGGTGGCGTTGCGCGTGAACAGGAGATAGTGCGTTCGCGGAGAGGCGGCCAGGAGTCCGTTGGCCGGGTCGGTCACGTATAAGATATCGCTCAGGGTGGGGAGATAGAAGATGTCCGTCAACCCTTTGACCTCGTCGTACTCGACGAGCGCGCTGTCGCAGAATTCGCAGCGTTGGGTCGACGTGATGTTCTTGACCACGGTGATCGTGCCCGGGTCGTGGATGAGTTCGGTCCGCGTGCAGTTTCTCTTCTCGTCCGTGACGGTCAGGACCAGGTCGTTGCCGATCACGGTGTTGGTGATGGGGAAGGTGCGGCCGTACAGCAGATACCGGGGGGAGAGGACGTAGGTGTAGTTGCCCAAGGGGATGACGGCGTGCGGGACGTCGTCGGGGAGGCAGGCGAGCTGCGGGAAGGTGCCGAGTCGGGTCGGGCGGAACCTCTTGAGCAGCTGGTGTAACGTGTGGCGGTGCAGCTTACCCGAGGTCGTCAGGCCGAAGAGCTCGTCGAGGCGCTCGGTCGTGTAGTCGCGCCGGCCGCCCCCGAAGCACGGCGTGTAGATACTCCGGAGGCTCAGTCCGGCGCCTTTGTAGACCATGCCGTTCCAGAGGAAGATCTCTCGGGGCGAGCAGAGGCTGGTCTGCGCGGTCAGGATGTGCCGGCGGAGGGGGAGAAAATCGGTCGAGCGGTGAGAGATCTCGTTGAGCAGGTAGAGGTCTTCGCGGTGTCGCGGGCTCAGGCGAGTCAGCGTGGCTTCGTGGTGGATGCTGTCGACCAGGGAGACGGCGGCGGCGGCCTGCTCGAGGGTGAGCAGCCGCAGCTGTCCCGACTCGGCGAGGAGGGCCGCCACCTTGAGCCAGACGTCGGGGCTCGGGGCTCGGGGGCCGGGGTGGCGGCCGAACAGGCGCAGCGTGGGGACCAGGTCGTCGTAGCGGAGTAGCGGCGGCGAGGCGTCGAAAGAGCTGGCCAGGAAGCGTTCGGCGGCGACGAGAGCCAGGTGTCGCTCGAGGAAGTCTTCGAACGGCAGGAGACCCGGGTCGTCCCGGTCCGCGACGAAGACCATGAGCGCGTAAGAGAACAACAGCTCCACCGTGTGGTGGGGCAGCGGGGCGGTGGTCGGGGACGGGTACAGCAGGACCTGGAGCGCCAGTTCCTCGAAGACGCGTTCGAGCCGGGCGCGGTCGTAGTAGTTGAGCGACAGCGTCCGGTTGAGGAAAGACTGTCGCGCCAGGAACGGGTAGTGGACCAGGACGGTGTTCGTGTCGGCCACCAGCCACAGGTCGTGGTGCGTCGTCTGTCGGAGGTAGAACAGAGACCCGTCGTACGGCGCCTTGGCGTCGATCCAGTCGGTGCGGCCGAAGATGAGGAGGATCGGGACGGGGTCCTGGTGGATCTCCAGCACGAAGAAGTCGGGCGTGAAGGAGAGGGTCACCTTCCGCTGCGGCGTGTGGAGCGTCTGCGTCTGGCACGGGAGGAGGAGCGGAAAGAGGACGGGGTGGTCGAGGAAGAACTGACACGGGTCGTTTCTCTCGAAGTTGAGGCGGTGCGGTTCGGAGACGTTGACGAAGTATCTCCGTCCGTCCGTGACGAGCAGGTACGCGTCGCCGTCGCGGTTCGGTTCCGAGACCGGGCGCGTCGCCGCGGTCGGCGGAGGTGGGGTCGGGGAGACGACGGAGTGGCCGAGGAGCCGGTAGGCCCCGAAGAGGGAGCTGATGAAGTACCGTTGGAACCGGAACCGGTAGTCCTCTAGGGTCTCCGTGAGGTCGACGTGTCGCATGAGCTCCTCGGCCTCGGGGGTGGTGAAGATGCAGCGGGGCACCTGGAAGATCTTGACGGTGCGCCCGTCCTCCTGCCAGAAGTTCAGCGTGATCAGGCCGTCTTGGACGAGGCTCTGGTTGCGGGTGATGTTGTGCAGGCAGTATTCCGTGCGGGGGTCGGAGCGATTCGGGTACCGGAAGAAGATGGGCCCGGTGGGCGCGCGGACGCCGGCTCCGACGGCGGCGGCGAGCGCGACGGTGGCGAGGAGGGCCGCGACCCGGCCGAGGAGTCGAGGCGAGACGGAGAGCCGCGGCATCTCGGGTGGTCTGCCGTCCGTCGGACGGGCGACGGAGCGGGCAGGGCGGCGTTTAATAGCCTAAACTTCTCGCTATTTAAGATCCGCTCGGTCGGCGGCCGCCGCGGGAGCGCGGGGCCGTCATGGGCACGGTGGTCGGCCCGGGGGACCCCTGGAGGGACCTGACGTGTCTGCCGGAGAGTCGGAAGCGGATCGGGAAACAGAAGCATTGGAGCATCTATCGCAAGATCGCGGCCTGTACCACGTTCGACGCGCTGAACGCGCTGTTGGGCGGGCTCTTCCCGGCCGCGTTGCGCGACCACGCGCGGCGCGTCTACTTCGAGGTGGACTTCGGCTGCCGCGTGCCCGACTGCGTGATCGTCTTTTCGGCGCCGCCGCGGGGCCGGGCGCGGGGCGCCGCCGGTCCCTCCGCCGGCTCCTCCTCCGCCGCGGCGGTGTGCTACGTGCTCGAGTTCAAGACGACGGCCGGGGCCGCGGACGCGCAGACGGTGCAGCGCCACCGGCTCCACCGACTGCAATATTTACAAGGTCTGCGGCAGCTGCGGGACGCGATCGCCCGCTTTCGCGGCTTCTTCCGCGCGGAACTGGGGCAATGGTGGCGGATCGTGCCGGCCATCGTGTTCTTCCGACAGCGCCCGCTGCGCCTGACGTTGTGCAAAGCGTTCGCGGCCTACCGGCAGCGCGTGTGCGCGTACTCGGCTACCGCTTTCCTGGCCGAGCGACAGGATGAAGCCGTTAAGCACCTACTACCGCGTGCCGGTGTACGAAGGGCACGCGGGCAACCGGCTGCGGGTCAGCGGCGAACAGCTCAAGCGGCTGCGCGACCTCGGCTTCCTCGAGCTCCGGCGGTATCGGCTCCGGCTCCGCCGGGACCGGCTGATGCGCCGGTACGTCGGCGAGGAGCTGCGCGACCTGGAAGTCGTCGCCGTCGAGGGGCTGCGGGAGCTGCGAGAGCGCGTCCACGACGTCGAGCGGAGTCTGGCCGGCGGTGAGGTCCCCGTCGACGGGGACGGCGATCCTCGCGACGAGGCGGCCTCGCCGCGCCCGCCGGGGGGCGACTCGCCGCGCGACGGCGCGGACCGGTCGGAAGAGCCGGCGGCGGCCTTCGGCGTGGCGGCCAACGACCCGGAGATCACCTTCACGCGCGACTTCCGCGGCGAGCTGATCGAGACCATGTTCGGGAGCGCGCAGATGTGGACCTTCAGCTTCGGGGCCTGGTACTACCGGGTCAAGCGGCTGCTGTTCGCCCAGCCGCAGTGGAAGCGCGTGTACCGGATCGCCCAGGTGGAGCAGCTGAGCCTGTCCAAGGAGCTGTTGCTGGGGGTGGTGAACGCCGTCGAGAAGATCACGGTCTATCCGACGTACGACTGCGTCATGTCGGACGTGGAGGCGGCGGCGTGTCTGCTGGCGGCCTACGAGTCCACGCTGGACGACGGCCGGCCCGAGCCGCAGACCGTGGAGGAGGTCCTGGGGCGGCTGCCGCACCTGCTGCGCCGCCTGGCGGACGACATCGCCGCCGAGGTGGCGCGCTCGCCGCCCGAGCGCGCCGGCGGCTATTTTCCGTATCGGGACCGCGCGGACCTCAAGTTCTACGTGCCGGTCCACGCCGGCCGCCACTACGCGGCCGGGACCTTCGACGAGCACGCGCTGGTCGATCTCCTGTTCCGCCGGGGGGTGCTGGTGCGCTTGCCGGGGCGGCACAGCCCGCTGACGGAGATGAACGAGCGCCTCTCCGGCCAGGCCGCCGGCGACCGGCTGTTCGTCTGGACCCGGCGGCTGCTGCGGCGGCGGCTTCCGGGGGACGTGCCGCTCCTGGTGCACGAGCAGCAGTACCTGCGGTCCGGGCTCACGGCCATCGAGGCGTTTCTCGTGCTCTGGAAGGTGGTCAACGCCGAGAGCGTGTTCGCGAGTCGCAAGGGCACCTTTCGCCTGGCCGACGTGCTCACCGACCTGGCGCTCGAGGAGCCGCCGCTGCCGCCGCCGGAGGAGGCCGGCTACGTCGGGGATCGCGTGAAGAACTTCGAGTATCTGTTGGAGCACTACGTGGTCCGGTGGTACGGGCGCGACGAGACGGTCACCGTCTCCCAGCTGTTTCCCGGGCTCGCGCTGCTCCTGGTGGCGGAGAGCGTTCGCAGTGGGTGGGACCCCCAGCGGCGACAGGACGTCACCGCCGCGGCGGCCGCCGCGCACGAGGCCAAGAACCTGGTGGCGGTGCGACCGGGGCGGAGCGACCCGGTGGTGGAATATATGTTGACGCAGTCGGCGACTCGGCAGAGCGATCTGGAGCGGCTCGAGGCGCACGATCGGCTGCTGTTTCATTACGAGCACGGGCTGGACCGGCTCCTGTCGGTCGCCCTGCCCCGACATCGGGTGCTGGCTCTGGCGTCGTCATTATTTAACGTGAGTGATGTCTACGAGTGTCTGTATTTTCTCGTCTTGGGCTTCCTCCCGACGATCGCCGTAACCTGAGGAAAGGCGAGCGGGTGGGCGGACGAGCGGGCGCCCGGCCGTCGGCGTCTTCGCGGGCGAAGCGGCTCTTCGCGCCCGGGCCCCCCCGGCCTGCTCTCCGGCCTTCGCGGCCTCCGTCGCTGCGCGTCTGCTGCGGGGCGGCCGGCCGCCCGCCCGACCGTCCGGGCGAGCTGGATCTCCGCTCCACCATGTGGTACCATCGGTACCTGGGCTTCGTGGCGTACTACAGCGTGCTCGTGACCAGCGCGTTCATCACCTCCGTGATCGTCGGCTTCTTCTTCTGCGCGGCCTGCGTCGCCTTGCTGCGGCTGCGGCCGCCCGACCGGGCGACCTACGTGCTGCTGCTGAACGGGCTGATCGCGCACCTGCTGTCGGTCGGCGCGACCTCGTACACCCACGGGTATCTGGGCGTGACGCACAACCCGGGCACCGACGTGGGCTGTAAGGTCGGGCGCTTCTTCGACGAACTCGGCACCTACGCGCTCTCGTTCCACTTTCTGTACCTGATCCTCATCCGCCTGTTCGGCGAGGCGGTGAGCCAGCGGACCGGGCGGACGCCGGTCGCGGCGGCGGGCTACGCGGCGGCGCTCTCGTGGCTCGTCGGGATCTTCGTCGCCATCCCCGCGGCGTCGCCGGCCGTGGCGCTCCGGCGGCACTCGACGGTGCCGATGCAGTGCGTGACGCCGCTGTCGTACAGCGCGATGGACATGACGCTCAAGGTCTGCTTCGCGACCGCCTTGCCGATGCTGGTCCTCCTCGCGTTGGTCGTGGAGGCGGCCTCCCGCTCGTCCGACGCGCGCTTCTGGAGTCTGGTGAAGAGGATCGTGGCCTTCTACGTCTACTCGGCTCTCGTGCACGCGCCGTACCTGACCGTGCGCGTGGTGCGAGCCATCTTGATCCCGGACGACTTTCCCAGCGTGCTGGACTACGTCGAGAGCTTCGGGCAGACGCTCTGCCTGTCGCGGCTCGGCGCCTGGCCGCTCTTCCTGTTTCTGTTCGCTTCGTCGCGCCCGATCTCCGCGGGGAACGAGATCATCGACCGTTTGCTGGAGATCCTCTCGGAGCGGTACGAGTGGTGGCGGCAGTGGCGGCGTTCGGCGGCGGACCGGGAACGTACGGAGCGCGAGCGGGCCAGGTCGCGGTCGTTGGAGAACTGGAGTCGTCTGCTGGCCAAGCTGCGGGCCGCGTGCCGGAATCAGCGCCCGGTGAGCGTGAGCGTGAACGTGGGCGAAGCGGCTTGGCCGGCGGTCGGCGGCGAGATGCCGTGTCACGCGATGTCGACTCTCGGTGAGGACGGAGGAGGGCGGCCGGCGGCGGCCCGTGGCGAGCGGAGCGAGGAAGCCGGCGAGGGCGCCGGCGTCGCGCACGCGGAGGAGGAAGGAGAAGCGTCGACGCCGGCGTCGCGGCCCGCGGAGGAGGGAGAGGCGCCGGCGCCGCGGCCCGCGGGCGACGAGGACGCCGCGAGCCCCGCGACGCGATCGGTAGCCGTGGGAACGGGCGAGGCCGGCGAGCCCGAGCTCCGGGTGTCGTCGGGGACCGCGAGCGCCGGCGGCGTCGCCGTCTGTCTCGAGTCGTCCTGTTAGCCGGGGCGCGAGAGCCGGGCGTCCGGCGCCCCGGCGGCCCGGCTCAGTCGGCCTCCGGGGTGTGTTCGAAGACCCGGGGTGGGGCGAGCAGCTCGCGGAGACTGGGGTGGGGCGGCCACGGGAGCGGGGGAGGGCTGCGGGATAACGTGCCGGTGAAGGTGCGGTAGTCCTCGATTAAAAATTGAAACAGCCCGGCTTCGTGTCCCGTCTGTTGTTCTCGGAACGCCGTCGGCGACACCCGCAGCTTGTCGGCCGCGATCAGGTGGAAGAACCAGAGTCGCTGGCAGATCACCCGCACGGCCGGCTCGGCCGCCTCCGTGCCCCACTGCGCCGTGAAGAAACGGGCCAGGCGGAACCAGCGGTGGTGGGCCACCGTGCCGAGGGAGAAGAGAAAGTTGCCGTCGCGGAGCAGGTCGGGGGGCGGCGTGATCAGCAGGCCCGTCTCTTGGCGGATGAACCCGGTCACCAGGCCGCGGAACGCGTCGGCCGCCACGAGGCGTTCGTACGCCCGGCTGGCCCGGTGCTCGTCGAACAGCTGCAGGAGGGGGAGGTCGGGGCGCTGCGTCCGCAGGTAGCGGTACCAGCGCTGCCAGTAGAGCGGCCGGATCTTGCGGTTCAGGACGACGTTGTCGGAGACGCCCGTGTTGTGCAGGGTCTCGCGGATCAGCAGGATCTCGAGGCCGCGGTTCAACACGGTCAGGCAGGTCAGCCGGATGACTTTCAGTTCTTCCCATTTGAGGGCGGTCAACGGCTGTCCGGACAGCAGCCTCTCGGTGATGTGCAATATTAGATGCGTGTGTCCCGTGAAGGTCGAGAAGCGACCGACCCGTCTGGGCCCGCCGTCCTCGGTCGAGGCCATCGCCCCGTCGCTCGGGGAGAGCCGGGAGCCGAGACGGGCGAGGGGGAGTCCGCTCGGAGCTTCGGGATGGCGCCGGGTGACGGCGCGGCGGCGCCGGGCGACGGCGGGCCGGTCTACGTGGGGGGCTTTCTCTGTCTGTACGAGGAATCGCCGGCCGAGTCCGAGCTGGCGTTGCCGCGAGCCGTGATCCGGGCTCGGGTGGCCGCCGCCGGGACCGAGCCCCTGTTGCCGCTCAACGTGAATCACGAGGAGTCCGCGACGGTCGGCGAGGTCTGTCACTTGGCGGATGTGGACGCCGGGCTGTTCTGTTTCGGGGAAATCGTCTCGCCCAGTTTTCTCGAGATCATGACCAAGTCCGCCGACCGGTCGGCTTTGGTGCGGCGCGGCCCGGGCGGAGGGCTCAAGCCGGATCCGGTCGTCGAGTACCTCAGCACGATGTATCCCAGTCTCTCCCTGTCCAGTCGCGCGCTGGTCGGCGAGTGCGGGCGGGAGCCCGAAGCGGCGCGACACGCCGCCGACGCTGGCGCCGACGCTGGCGCCGACGCTGGCGCCGACGCGTTCTTTCGACACGTGGCGCTGTGCGGCGTGGGGCGGCGCCGGGGCACCCTGGCGATGTACGGGCGCGACCCGACCTGGGTCGTCGATCGTCTGGCGAGTCGCTTCGGACCCGGGGAGCGGGAGGACGTGCTGCGCGGAATCGAGACGCGGTTAGCCGCCCGGCGCCGAGCGCACCGCCCGGACGCTTTTCGGTCCGACCCGATCGGGCTCTTGGCCAACAGCACGGACACGGCGTATATCCGCGAGCGCTTCCCCAAACTGGAATACGATAAGAAGGTCTTACGGGTCGGCCCCGACACGTACATCAAGGCCAGCGAGGAGCCCACGGACGCCGGGTCCGCGACGCGGCGGGAGCCGGCCGCCGCCGCCGGACTCGTCTGTAATATTAAAGATGCTCGCGACGCTCCCCCGGCGAGCGACTCGCCGGCCTCGAGGGCCTCGGGGGCGGTGGCGGAGGGGGATCGGCGGCCGGAGGACCGGGAACGGGAGTCGGCCGCGATGGCTCAGCCGCACGCCGCGGCCGTCGCCGCGCCGACGGCGGCGCCCGGAGTCGCGCCGGGCGCCCTGACGATGCCGGGCGACTGCGTGTATCTACCGAAAGACGCGTTCCTCTCGCTGGTCCAGCGGTCGTACGCGCCGCCGCCACCGCCGGCGGTGGCGGCGGCCGTGCCGGGCGCGGCGTACGCTTTGCCTGGGGCGCCGGGGCCGTTGACCACGACGCCGTTACCGATGCCCCCGGACGGACCTCCTCCCGCCACCGCCTATCATCACCCTCCTCCGCCTTCTCAGCACTCGGGGCTGCCGCCGGCGCCGGCGATACCGTATTACTATCCGCCGGCGCCGACCTTCGCGGACCCGGGGACGGCCTATCGCTCGCCGATCAGTTACGAGAATCCGGGCTATCGTGGCCGGGAGCCCTGGGGGTGGAGGAGCGGCGGACAGAAACGACGGTCGCAACCGCCGTCTTCGCACGGTCGGCGGGACGACGGGGAGCCCGCGTTCGACGAGAGCGGCGACGACTGGGACGAAGAAGGGGACGCGGAGACCGAATCGCGAGGCTGGAGAGTCGCGAAGCGAGGGCGGACGGACGGGCGCTCGGACCCCTCCGCTCGTCTACGGGGCCGGACGGGTCGCCGCAAGCGCCCGGCCGAAGAAGGAGAGGAGGTGAGCTTTCCCGGGGATGCGGATTACGGGACTCGAAAACGGTCGGATCGTCGAATGGGACGCGAGCGTTTGGACGACGACGAGCGTGAGTCTGCCGAGTACGGAGAGCTGCGGCTGACCCTGGAGGAGCTCCGAAAAGATCTCCGTCTTCTACGAGAACAGGCCGCCGCTGCCGGCCCGACGACGACGGCGACGACCGCGGCCGCCTCGGTGCCGGGATCACCGCCCAGTTCGACGTTGGTGCCGGAGGAGACGCCGCCGCTCGCGACGATACCGCCGCCGACGCCACCGCCGCCGGCGACGACGGTCAAGGTCGTCGACGCGACGAAGGAGCGGAGAGAGCGAAAAGAACGGAAAGATCTAGCGGCTCCGGAGAGACGGCTCGAGAGGAGCTCGGCGCTGATCGAAACGGACGTCGTCAACGCCTCGTGTGATCCGCTCGGCCCCACCACGGGCGGCGGCGGCGCGGGGCCGTCGGAGGCCGGACGGCAACTGCTGGCGATGAACCGCCAGTTGTTCGTGAGAGCCTTGAATAAAATCGACGCTTGAGAGGCGGCCGCTATCGATCGATGTGTGTGTGTGTGTGTGTGTGTGCGTCCGTTCGTTCGTTCGTCGGGGTGAGGGAGGAAGAAAAACGCGGGTTCGTCACACAAGGTCCCCGGGGTTTTTTTACCGCTTTATTGAAAAACCGAAATGTCGTACACACATGTCACGGACCGATTAGGTCGGGGGGGGGGAGAAGGGGTGGAATTTGGCGAGTCGTGAGCGCTCGGGAGAGGAAACCCGGAGGGTGGGCAGGCGCGTCTCCGCGCGAGGGACGGAAACCGGGTGAGGGGGCGCCGTGTGGCGTCAGGGCGCCGGCGCCCTGTACGTTTTGGGGTTCAGAATCGCGCCAGGCGGAGTTGGTGCTGTCGTCTCGAGGACGACGCCGAGGGGGGCGAGGAGGCGCCGCCGCTCGGCGAGGCCGGATCGCCGCCGCGGCGACCGCCGCCCGTGGAATGCGAGCGGGGTCGTGAGGGTCCGACCTCGCCGGCACCCGCCGGTCTCGGCGCCACGGACGGGACGGCGACCCAGTCGCCGAGGAGCTCGGACAGGCGCGCGACCTCGGACCACGAGGTCTCTTCGGACCATCGAGCCGCCGCCGGGTTTTCGAGGTGCCGAAGGTCGAGGTGGTAGCGGAGCGCGAGCACGGAGTCTAGCGACAGGCTGAGGTTCCACTGCCGCCAGTGCAGCTGGGGCGGTAGGCGATCGCCGAAGAGCGTGTGGGTGAAGATGTGGGGAGTCGTCGGCAGCTCCGTGTCCGAGTCGGTCTCTTCGTCGTCTTCTTCTTCCTCGTCTTCGTCCTCGTCGAGCGGCGACGTCGAGGTGCCGCCGCGCCGTCCGGTCGTCGGCGCCGGCTCGCCGCCGTCCGCGGCGTCGCTCGCCGCGGAACCGGCGTCGTCTTCGTCGTCCCGAAAGACGTCGTCGGGTCCTTCGGTGCCCGTGGCGAAAGGATCCTCGTCGTCGTCGTCCTCGTCCGCGCTCGCCTCGCCGTCGTCGCACAGGAGTCGGGTCGCGGTTTGATATTGCAAGGACGGCAGCAGGCGCTCGGGGGCGCGGGTCGGGACGAAGACGTCCTCCGGGAAGAAGTGGACCGTGCCGAGTCGCTGGAGGCGGTCCAGGTGGACGGGCTGGTTGTACGCCTCGAGCTCGATCTGGAGGTTACACTTCTCCGGCCAGGGGCCGGCCTGCACGTTCAAGCCGGCGAGGTCGGTCGGGAAGAAGATCGCCCGGTATTGCTGGTTGGCGCTGAAGCCGTTGGGGATGACGACGGTGGCCCTCTGGCCGGGGCGGAGGCGCAGGCTGCGGGGGCTCTGGACCACGAACCCGTTGTGCGGGTGCGGGGCCAAAAACGGCCCGGGGTGGTGGCGGAGCACGACGGGGCCGCGGTGGGCGTAGAGCGCCACCTGCATGAAGAGGTCGGGTGGCGGCGGGTTATTGTCGAGGCGGCGCAGGTGCAGTTCGATGGGCCCGCTGTACTGGTCGGGCTGCAGCGTCTGCGCCTTCAGCAGCTGCACTTGGGGATCGGAGCACATCTGCAGCACCAGCCCGTCGACCGCGTGCAGACGCGCCGGTCGCGTCTGCACGGTGACTTTGGTCACGTAGTGCAGGGTCGGGTGGAGGTTCGCGTCGCGTTTCGCCGTCCACTGGAGCTCCGACATCGCCAGCCGCAGGACCCAGACGGAGCCCGCTTTGCGGGTCACGGCGGTGATTCGGGCGCGCGGCGAGGCGTCGGACTCGAGACTCGCCGGCCGGGCGGCGGTCGCGGCGCGAGCGACGGCCGGCGAGAAGAGGTGCAGCGGGTTGACGGAGACGGGCGGGAGCGGGAGACAGAAGACGTTGAGTTCGAGCGGCCGATCGCGAAGTCGGTGCGGGACGTCGTCGCGGTTCCGCACTTCGACGATCAGCTGTTCGTAGTTGGTCTCCCCGTCGAGGACGGTGAATTTGGGTTGGATCGGCGGTCCGGCGGCGCCGGCGCCGTCGTCGTCATCGTCGTCGCCGCGGCCGCGCTCGTCGTCCGAGACGTTGGCGGTCACGCAGACGAGGTGCTCGGCCGGCAGGTTGAGGAGCGAGAGTCCGGTGCGGAGGAGCTTCACCTCCCGGGGGCGGAAGGTGACGTCTTGGCGGTAGCGGAGTTGGATGAGCGAGGCGGCTCGCGCGGGAGGCGTCGCGGACGACGACGCCGCGGCGTCGTCGACGGCGGCCGCCGCCTCGTCGTCATCGTCGCCGCCGCGGCCGTGGTGGTGTCGGGCGCTCATCGTCCGTCCGGCCGTCGGGAAACGGGGAGCAGCGGGGCGGCGGGGCAGCGGCGCGGGCGACGGGAGCGAGAGGGCGAGCGACCGGTCCGCGCTCGGGCCCCCCGCCGGATCGGTTCGTTAAAATACAGCAGCGTCAGCGAGGAACCACGGCCAGGGCCGTCGTCCGGAGAAAGTCCCGTTCGGCGCGGAGGCGCAGGGGCGGCAGGTCGCGCAGGTCGACGGTCAGACCCAGGAGCGCGACCGCTTCGCGGCCTCGGCCGTGCAGCAGCTGGGAGTGCACGCGGTCGGCGAAGCGGTAGTTGCAGAGGAGGTTGGCGCGGTGCGGCAGCGCGCTGAAGTACAGCCGGCCCAGGAGCTCGCCGCGGTGGACGGTGAGAGGTTCCTCCTGCGCGCAGGCGAGCACCAGCTCCAGCCACGTGCGGGGGTGCCAGGCGCCGGCGGTGATCAGGAAGCGGGCGGTGGTCTTGGGCGCGAAGAAGCCCACGCAGCGGCCGTAGTGCTTACGGTACACGCGGAGCTGGTAGGGGTTCTGGGGCGTCACGAAGAAGTCGTGCGGGGCCAGCACGTCCAGGGCGTACTCGTTGTCGGGGACCGGGCGAAAGTACGGCGCCGGCGTGCCGGAGAGGTAGGGGCCCGGAGGCGGCGCGCGGCGAAACAGCCGGAGCCGGAGCGAGACGGCCGCGGGCGGCGGGAAGTGCGTCTCGCTGGGTCGCGTCGGCGGCCGCCGACACAGCTGCACCCGCAGGCGGTTCTCGAGGAGGACGAGTTTGCCGAGGCGGGCGACGGGGTCCGACGCCCAGAGCAGCTCTCCGAAGGCGGCGGTGGCCCTGGCGTCGGCGGCGGCGGCGCTGGGTTCGTCGGGGGGCGGGTCCGGATGGGCGTCGGGCTCTTCGTCACGGTGGGCGGAGGCGCCGGCGGCGCCGCCCGCCGTCCACTCGCGCTCGTCGAGGCGCGCCTCGAGGAGGACGAACTCGCCGTGCGTGTCGAGGACGCTCGTGATCGGGTGCCACCGCAGGTCCGAGGCGGTCAGTCGGAGGTGCAGCGCTTCGTCCGAGCGGTCCAACGAGACCAGGTGCGCCGGCGCGGGCTCCGCCAGCGAGGGGCGGTTTTCCGTCTGCGCGCGGGCTCGGAGCGGCAGCAGGCCGAGCTCCGGCTTGACCAGGCGCAGCGCGAACACGTTCAGCGTCAGGCGGAGGATGCAGAGTTTCTGGGCGTCCCGGTCGAGCCGGACGGGGATGAGCTTGCAGCCGGGGGTGGTCTCGAAGACGCAGAAGCGCGCGTCGAGGTCGCCGTGGCGGTCGCTCGACACGCACCAGACCGTCCGGCGCGCCGCGTCGCCGTCGTCGCCGCCGGCGTCGCCGCCGGCGTCGGCCACCGACAGGGCGTTGAGGAAGATCACCTGGAAGGGTTGCAGCAACTCGTCCGGTCGGAAGTGCAGCTTGACCTGCAGCAGGCGGCCGCTGGCCTCGGGGGCGGTGGGGGCGAGCGCGATCTCCTCGAGGGTGACGACGTCGCTGCGCTCGCCGCGCTCGCCGCGCGGCGCCGACGACGGCGCGGCGGCGTCGTCCATGGGGCGCGGAGCGGAGTGACGCCGGCCGCCGGCGGCCGCCGGAGATGAGCGGGGACGGGAGGGCGGAGACGGTCGGGAGGCGAGAGGACCCCCCCTCGCACACCTCGCGCGGGCTTCCGCGGGGCGGGCGGTCAACCTTTAAATAGGCACGTGGCCGATTTGTTGTCGGGAGCCACGTCGCACACCTGAAAGACGGGTTGTTCCGTGACGACGTCGACCAACTGTCGCACCATGACGAAGAAAGCGGTGAGTTTGGCCACCTCGTCGCGGGGGTCTAGGTGTTCGACGGCGGCCGCCGCCGCGGCGGCGTCGTCTTCGCGGCGGCCGCCGGCGGCCGCCGTCCGGCGGGCGAGGAGTTCCTGACATTTGAGCAGCAGCATGGAGTGGTCTTCGAGGGCCAGGCGGCGGACGTACGTCTGCACCAGCTCGGACGCCAGGTTCGTGACCATCGACATGGAGAGGCAGACCGTCTTGAGCTCGTCGAGCAGCGGCTCGTCGAGCTGGACGTCGGGGAGCGAGAAAGTCGCGTCTCGGTAGTGGATGGTCCGGAGCTGGGCGGTGGCGGCGCGGACCTGCTCGTACGGGCGCTCGAGGGAGAGGAGCGCGATGACCAGCAGCCGTTGGTTGATCTCCATGGCGAGGGGCTGGGGGATGATCCAGGGCAGCACGAGCGACCAGCCGCCGATCCGGACCGCGCGCTCGGGGTCGGGCGGCAGCAGGGGCGCGCAGAGCACGAGCTGGTCCCCTTTCTCCCAGAGCACGGGGCCGGTGTTCTGGACGGTGTAGCAGTGCCCGTGCACGGGGATGCCCAGGAGCATCTGGTTGCCTTCCAGGCGCCGGACGATGGTGAGCGTCATGTCGCGCAGGAGGGTCCGGAGGCGCGCGTAGGCCCGGCGCTCGTCGAGCAGGCGGTGCAGGCCGATGGCCGTGTGGCCGATGAGGTGGTGGCGGAACGGGATGGGGACCACGGCGCCGATGTACTTGGAGAGCCGGCCGAGGTCGCCGGCGGTGAGCTTCTGCTCGAACGTGCAGAACACGGTGGTGTCGGGCGCCGTCATGGTCCGAGCCGTCCGTTCGACGGCGGCGGCGGCGCTCAGAGGTCGAGTAAAATACTCTGCTGCAGCGGCAGCGTCTCGGCGATCAGGTAGTGCCCAAAGTGCGCGCGGCTCCCGTCGACGGAGGCGGCGGCGGCGCGCGCCGGGTGGCCGGCGCCGCCGGCGCCGGGTCCGCCCGTCCGGTTCTGCTGTTGCTGCTGCGCCTCCAGCAGGCCCGGCGTGGAGCTCATGTAGATGGGGTAGGCCTCCTGGAAGAGCTGGCACGGCTTCTCCACCAGCCCCTCCGTGCCGTCGACGCAGACGTACTGGATCTCCGTGTCGCCGCGGATGCAGTCGCGGGAGCGCGTGAGGTACTCGTCGATGGTGCGGAAGAGCGTGCGGTTGGCGCGCAGGATCTCCTCCGTGCTGAAGAACTGGGTGCAGGGGCTGTAGAGGCGGCTGTTGTAGCCGAGGCGGTCGCGGTGCGCCAGGTTGTAGAGGACGTCGCCCAGCGAGCCCTTCTGCGAGGCCCAGGGGTTGACGGTGCTGGCGAAGGTGTGGCCGTTGGGCTCGGCGTGGTCGTAGAGGGCGCGCTCGGCGGCGTCGCGGTCGTAGGGGTCGACGCTGAAGAGGCAGGCCGAGCGCCCGCGCGGGCTGTTGGGCAGCTGGAAGTAGCTGAGGTCGGCCGTGACCGGCGTGAGGATGACCTCGCAGACGGCCAGCTGGCCGTGGAGCACCTGCGCGGGCGGCGGCACGGTGCGGCGGCCGAAGGTGAGCAGCGAGACGGCGTCGGCGTCGAGCAGGTCGGTGCGCTCGGCGCCGGTGAACTGGCGCAGCCAGCGGTCGACCTCGGGGTGCCGGTAGACGTGCATGGGGAAGACGCGGAAGAGGTCCTGCACGCGGGCGCCCATGTCGCTGCGCACGCGGCGCAGGTGCGCCGTGCAGGTGGCGGAGGTGTAGCCCAGGCTCATGTCCACGCTGTTGATGTTCTGCGTGACGTGGTAGACGGTGTTGATGTCGCGCTCCTCCTTGGTGACGATGGGGTGGTTGAGGATGAGCGCCGTGGAGGACTTGGTGCTGTAGAGCAGGCGGTCGGCCTCGAAGGTGTCGGTGCGCACCAGCGTGAGGGCGAAGCCCGGGTGCAGGCGCAGGCGGCTCTGCAGCGCCGTGGCGACCGGGGAGAGCTTGTGGTGCATGGCGAGCAGCGCCAGCACGGAGGAGAGCTGCTGCGGGCAGTGCGCGCTGTAGCGCGAGAAGGGCGAGCGGTGCCACTGGCGGTACTCGTGCGCCAGCGCCGGGTGCAGCGGGAAGCCGCCGTCGTGGCGCAGGTAGTGCGGGAACTCCTCGAGGTAGCGGCGGATGTCGTCGGAGAGCCCGGCGGCGATCTGCGGGTCGGCGTAGAAGCGGTGGAAGGGCACGGCGTAGGCGTAGGCCCGCAGCAGGCGCGGCGCCGTGGTGGCGCAGCAGCCGTTGTAGAGCGCGTGGTGGCGGGCGGCGAAGTCGGGCGCGCCGTGGCGCTGCGCGGCGTCGAGCGGCGAGCGGATCTCCAGCAGGCGCGCGTGCTCGCCGACGTAGGGCAGCAGCGCGAAGAGCTCGCGCGCCGCGGCCGAGACGCCGACGTGCGCGTCGACCGCCACGGGGTCCAGCAGCTGCGCCAGCAGCGTGTCGTGCGCGACGCGGCCCTGCGCGAAGTCGGCCTCGGTGGCCGCGACGAAGGGCTCGCGGTAGAAGAGCTCCACCAGCAGGGTCTTGAGGTGCAGGCCCAGGCCGCAGGCGCGGTTGTTGGTGAGCGCGGGCAGCACGCAGTAGTAGTAGATCTTGTGCAGCGCCAGCTCGTCGTCGCGCAGGCGCTCGGCCTCCACGAAGAGCGGCTCGTCCTCGTCCATGGCGTGCAGGCGCGGCACGTCCGAGATCCCGTGGTTGCGGGCCTCGAGCTGCGCGGCGCGCAGCGGCTGCCGGTCGGCGACGAGCTGCACGTCGGCGTCCTCGCGCGGCAGGCGGTTGAGGAAGGGCGGGTAGAGGCGCCGGTCGTGCAGCGCGCTGACGTAGGCCAGCAGCGGCTCCTCCGCCAGCTGCCCGTTGAGCCCGCTGAGGCGCGAGACGCGGTGCAGGAAGCGCACCAGCCCGAGCAGCTGGCGGTAGTGCGCGTGCACGGCCGGCTGCAGCAGCCCGTCGCCCAGCTGCGTGGCGATCAGGCGCACCAGGTCGAAGCTGTGCGCGAAGGCCAGCCCGCCGCGCTGGTGGAAGTAGGCGTTCGCGCAGCGCGCCAGCAGCGCGCGCGCCGCGGCGAAGGCCTCGGCGTGCCCGTGGACGAGCACGTCGAGCAGGTAGAAGAGCTCGGGGTACTGCGGGTCGTGCAGCGCCAGCGCGGCCAGGCGCAGCGTGGCCTCGGCGTCTGGCGGCGGCCGCACCTTGGCGTGCTCCAGCAGCTGGCGCCCGCGCGCCTCCTGGAAGTCGGGCGGCGCCAGGCCGAGCGGCAGGTTCCCGACGAGCACGCGCGGCGTGCAGAGCGCGGCGGTCTCGTGGTGCTCCTGGTAGCGCGTCAGGTCGAAGAAGGGGTGCAGCTCGGTGTGCAGCGTGACGTTGGCCGGTTTGAAGAAGTCGGCGGGCCCGAAGTCCTGCTTGATCTCGTTGGTGGTGCGCGGCACCTCCTGGCGGCGCTGGTAAAAGTGCACGAGGCGGCGGGCCAGGCCGCCCAGGGGCTCGGTGGGGAAGACGCAGCGGTCGAGCGCGGGCGCCGGGCCGCCCGTCCCGCCGCCGCCGGGGCCGCCGACGGGGACGGGCGGCGCGGCGGGTTCGCCGGCGGCGGCCCCGGCGGCGACGAAGGCCTGGCGCGTCGGCTCGCCGTCGTAGAGCAGCGGGTGGCACAGGCTGCGCAGCGCGTCGGCGAAGTCGAGCTTCTGCAGCACGCGGTCCTTGTTGTAGAAGTAGCAGGCGACGGGCAGCTGGTGCAGCGCCGCGTCGGTGAGCTTGACCTCGTTGTCCAGCGTGCTGTAGGCCTGGCCGTCGAGCGGCAGGTAGAGGCCGAGCGGGAAGAAGAAGGTGAGCTCGACGGTCTGCTCGAGCGGGTCGAGCGTGTCGGTGTTCTTGTAGACGCGCCGCAGGTGCTCGAGCGCCACGTTCTTCTCGCCGAGGTGCAGGATGTCCATGGGCAGGTGCGTGAAGGCGGCCTCCGGGCGCAGGAACTGCGGGTCGGCCAGGTCGTCGGCCGCCTTCTCGGTGGCCACGCGCGCGGCCTGTGACTCGAAGTCGGCCAGGATGGCGTGGTGCGCGATGGCCGTGACGGCGTTCTCCTTGCTGAGCACGAACTCGCCGTAGGCGGCGGGCGCGCGCACCTGGTCGCGCGTGACGAGCGGGCGCAGCGCGTGGAGCAGGTGCTGGATGACGGGCGCCGTGCCGACCAGCACGCCGGCCACGCGGGCGCCGGAGCCGGTGACGTAGGTGGCGGGGTTGTCGAGGATGCTGTCGGAGCTGGCGTCGAGCAGCTGCAGCAGGACGCGCTGCAGGTACTCGGGGTCGCGGTAGCGGTTGAGCAGGAAGAGGTTGGCCAGCATCTTGTTCTTGAAGCTCTGCAGGATGTTGGCGCGCTGCACGCGCGTCAGGCTCTGGCGGTGCAGGTGGCTGTGCTCGCGCAGCGTCTGCAGCACGAAGTGCGGCGGCGCCTTGCGCAGCAGCGTGAGCAGGAAGTTGTGCACCAGGCCGCGCTCCATGGCGTCGGCCGTGTTCTTGACGGTGCGCAGCACAGTGTTTAAGGCCTCCAGGTTGAGCAGGCGGTCGAGGAGCGTCTCCTCGAAGGTCTCCTTCAGGTGCAGCAGGCTAGCGGCGCTGAGCTCGAAGGGGATGGTGATCGGGCTCTTCTCGGTGTACTTGGTGACCATGATGGTGGTCTGGTGCGAGGCCGGCAGCCCGGCGCCCGTGGCCACGCGCGGCACCTGGATGTAGAAGAGCATCTTGCCGGTGCTCATCTTGTTGAGGTCGTCGAAGCGCACGGTGTGGGCGGCCAGGGCCAGCGCGGTGGACAGGAAGGTCACCCATTCCATGCGGCTGCAGTAGATCCCGAAGATGGCCTCGAAGCTGAGGTGGTAGCGGCTCGGGTCGTCGCCGTAGTAGAGGCGGAGGTTGTCGAAGAGCTCCTCCCCCACCGTCGTCTTGATATGTAGCAGCACATCGCTGGCGACGTCGGTCTTGGACAGCAGTTCCGCCGCCGTCCAGTTCTCCATGAGGAGGCCGGCGGCGGGCGCCGCGGCGCGGGCGGTCGGCGGCGGGGGCGGCGGCGAGCGCTCCGGATGGCGACCGGAACGAGCGCCGGAGCGCCCGCGGGGCCTTTAATAGTCGATTCCGGCCTCGTTTCGAAGGCGCGCAGCGCGCCCGTCTACGTGAACGCCTGGAATCTCACGCGCGAGATTTCCGCCGAGGAGGATGCGCGCCTCTCGCAATCCGTGCCGGTGGATCCCGAGCACGTCGACCGCCTCTTCGAGCTGCTCTTCGCCGCGTCGCCGGCCACGGCCGCCAGCGACCGCGACCGCGCGCGCATCGTGCTCTGCCGCCTGCTGCTCGGCCCGGTGGCCGTGCCCTGCTACTGCGAGGAGTGGGAGGCCAACGAGCTGCTCATGCGGGGCGCCTACGCCTGCCGCGGCCCGGTGCTCTACGTGCACCGGGGCCGCTGCCGCTGCGGCACGCCGTACGACACGCTGCAGTTCACCGTCATGACGGGCCAGCGCAGCACGCACGTGCTGCGCGGCCTGCTGGCCCTCATGGAGTGGAACTTCCACCTGCCCACGCTCTTCTGCCGCTGCGTCGAGTTCCAGTCCGACCGCTACGTCATGCTGGTGCTCGCCCGCGGCTACGCCATCCACCTCGACTACTACCCGTTCCTGCTGCGGCACCTCTGCCGCTTCCTGACCGTGCCCGAGATCGACGACTGCACCAACGCCATGATCGTGCACCTGGGCGCGCAGATCGCGGCCCGCATCACCATCCACTACAAGCTGCTCTTCGCCATCAGCGCGCGCCCGCGCCCGGCGCTGCGCTCGCTGGAGGCCAACGCCAGCTTCTTCCTGCTCGAGCTGCAGAAGACGTGGCTCGCGGTGCCGTACCACAACGCCGTCACGCGCGACTTCTTCCAGCGCATCTTCGAGGCCTTCCACGGGCAGAAGGCGCGCACCATGTCGGGGCTGCGCCTGCCGGCCCGCGTGCTGGCCAGCGTGCACGGGCTGGCGTTCCGCCGCTTCAAGAAGCAGGTACTCTACTTTCGGCTGCCCGTGCAGTACGGCAAGAGCAAACGGGAGGGCGACGGGGCCGCCGGGCTGGCGTGGCGCAGGACCGTCATCCTGTTCCGGGCGGCGGACGTGCTGTGGCGCAACCTGTTTTGGATTTACTATTCGCTGCGGGGCGACGCGGACGCCGGGGTCGCCTCGGCCGCCTCGGCCGCCTCGGCCGCCTCGGCCGCCTCGGCCGCCTCGGCCGCCTCGGCCGCCTCGGGCGCGACCCCGGGTCCTCGGAAGCCGCCCGCGCCCGCCGCGACGCCGCCGCCGCCCTCGTCGCCGCCACCGCCGCCCCCCGGCTCTTCGGCGTCCTCCTCGTCGTCTTCATCGTCGTCGGCTCGACCGCCGGCCTCCGCCGCGCCGGTGTTAGGGCCGCCGCCTCGAGTCGCCCGCTCGGCGCTCGACTCGTGTCTCCCGGTGCCGACGCGACATTACATCCGGATCGTGAACCGGTTGGCGTTGGTGTACTTTCGACAGCGGCTGGCGGGGACCGGGGGCGACGGCGCGCTGGATTTCTCGGTGAACGCCGTGCTCGCGGCGGCGCGGCGGCGGACGCCCGGCGAGTCGCCGCCGTCGCCGCGGCGGGTCGTGCAAGGGGGCAAGGAGTTCTCCGAGCTGACCACGGTCGCGCTGCGGACGCTGCGCGTGAACGCCTTCAACACCAACCGGGTCATCAACCTCAAGGCGACGCTGCGGCGGCCCGCGCCGGCCTACGGGCGTTGGGTGCCGCCGAACATGACGCACAGCTTCGTGATGTACAAGCACACGTTCAAAGAGCCCGCCTGTACCATCAGCACGTTCGTGTCGAACGACGCCACGGACACCAACTCGCTGAACGTCAACATCCGCGGCTCGTACCTGGAGTTTCTGTACGCGCTCAGCGTGTACCGGCTGTACGTCAACATCGACACCTTCTTTCTGCCCGCCGCGGTGTGCAACAGTAACTCGTCGCTGGATATCCACGGCCTGGAGGATCAGACGGTGATCCGCTCGCAGCGGAAAAAGGTCTACTGGACGACGAATTTCCCCTGCATGATCTCGACGACCGACAACGTCAACGTCGGTTGGTTCAAAGCCGCCACCGCCATCATCCCCAAGGTGTCCGGTCGCGCCCTGGAGAACATCATGCTCAAGGAGGTGGCGCACATCTGCGAGCTCCGCGAGGCGGGCGTCGACGCGGGTCTGCAGGGCATGTTCACGGCCATCGAGACGCGGAACGCGTACCAGGTGCCGTTCCTGACCAAGCAGTTCATCCTGTTTTTGCGGGCCGCCCTGCTGCGTCTGCACGGTTTGGCCCGACGCGGCGCCGTGGACCGCGCGCTCGGCCGCTTCATCCGAGACGGCGTATTTGACTACCACAAAGATATCGTGGCGCACACCAAGATCAAGCACACCTGCGCGCTGGTGGGGACGCGGCTGGCCAACAACGTGCCGAAGATCGTGTCTCGCAACAAAAAGATCAAGTTGGACCACCTGGGTCGCAACGCCAACATCCTGACCATCTGCCGCCACGTCGACGGGTCGCAGCTGACGCCCAAGAAGGCGGCCGTGCTGCGGGAGCTGCTGGAGACGCTGGCGCGGGGCAGCCGGACGGAGCGGACGCGCGAGGCTCTGTGGCGGCTGCGAGCTCGGTTCGGCGGCGCCGCCGACGGCGACGAGGACGCCGCCGGAGTCCCGACGGAGGAGTCCGCCGAGACCGTCGTCGAGAACCCCGCCGAGACGCCCGTCGAGGCTCCCGCCGAGGCTCCCGCCGAGGCTCCCGCCGAGAAACCCGCCGGGCGCGTCGCGGGCGTCCCGCCGCCGGCAGCGGCGGCGGCAGCGGCGGCCGGCGATGGCGCGGGTCCACCCCGAGGGCGAGTGGCAGGACGCGGCGCTCCGTTTGACGGACGGATCCGTCCTGGAGCACCGTTTGCGGAACGCCGGCTCGGCCGACCTCGTCCGTCCGACGCTGCGGCGGCCCGGTGACGCCGACGCCGACACGGTGTTTCTGTCGGAGCTGGCCGTCTACGTCCACGGGCTGTGCGGCCGCCGCGCCCACGGCTTCTCCATCTACTGGGCGACCCACGGCGAGCTCGTGTACGTGCTCACTGGCCTCACGCATTGCGTGCGGCTCTACGTGGAGAGCGGGAGGGCGAGCGAGAGCGGGCCGCTGTTCTTCGACGTGCCCAAGGTGTACGTGTTCGAGTCGCTCGACGGGGACCCGGCGGAGTTGACGTGGGCGCCGGAGGTGCGGTTCGAGCCGATCTCGCGGCGCCGGCCGACCGCTCGGCACCTGGAGTGGTCGCTCGCCGCCCCGTTGTCGCGCGGCGACGCCGGCGCGGCGGGCCGAGGACGGACCGTTTCGCCGCTCGACGACGACGAGTCCGGGTGGCTCGGCTGGGCCCTGCCGAGCTTCGGGGAGAAAGTCGCGCTGGCCTATGCCGGGCTGAGCGCCGCGGTCGACGCGAGCTCCGGAACCGCCGGGGTCCTGTTGGCCCGGTGCCGCGAGCTGGCGGCGCGGCGCTGCCTACGCTGGAGCCGCGGCACCACGGACCTGGAGGACTTTTTTCTGGCGCGGATCTGTCTCTACGGTCTCGGTCAGGAGGACGAGGCCGAGCACCTGGCCGAGGACCTGCTGGGCTTGCTCGCGTGCCGGCCGAGCGACGGCGGCGGCGACGGCGGCGGCGCCGCGTTCGACCGCCACCATCGGGTGTACCGGAAGGCCGCGGCCGTGGCGAACGTGCTGACCGGCCTCTACGAACGGCAGGACGAGCTGCCGGCGTCCGACGAGCGGCTCGAGCGTCACGATCCCGCGGCCCGGGCCGCGGCGCGGTACTACGAACGGTTCCTGGGGGTGCGGCAGACCACGCTCTATCACGGCCGGGAGTTTCTGCGCCGTTTCCTGGCGTCCCTCTCGGTGGCGCAGAGCCTGCCGCCGCTCCGGCTCCCGTTCGACGCGGCGGCGGTCGGGCGGGCGTCTCGGGCGGACGTCGGCTGCGTGCTGCGGCTCTGAGGCGCCGGTCGTCTCAGATGGGCTTGAAGTGGTAGCCCCGTTCGTCGAGACACAGGTACACGGCCATGATGAGCGCGATGGCCAGGTCGTCCGCGCAGTTGTGTTTCTTGGCGTTGTACGTGACGTACTCGTTGACGGTGATGCGCTGGATGTTCTTGAGCTGCTCGAGCAGGTAGTCGACCGGGTCGTACGTGATCTTGATGGTGAAGGAGACGAGTTCTTGCGACGCCTTGATGTAGCCGGAGTTGAACTTGGCGATGAAACTCTCCACGGCCAGGCGTTTCTCGCGGCCCAGGAGGTAGAAGGGCTGCTCGATCTCGTTCTGGTCCGGGGTGTGGTAGAACAGGATCACGACGTGCCGGTTGCAGAGGATGTTCTGCTTGATGGCGCAGGCGATGCGCACCGCCGCCGCCTGGTTCGAGTTCCCTTCGATGGTCACCCGCACTTCCAGAAAGAACGGGTGCAGCTGCAGCACGGCCAGCAGCATGTGCGCCGCGCATTCGGCGATGGCCGTCTCGGAGCTCTCGAGCAGGTCCTTGAGGAAGTAGTGCTCGAGCCCGTAGATCAGGTACTGCTCTCGGTAGCGGCCGAGCGCCACGATGCCGGTCCCGGAGGCCTTCTTGTTGGACGTGAACGCGGGGTCCAGGTAGACGTACAGACAGCGGTCGAGGTGCGGGTGCAGCTGCTTGTTCATCGTGCTGTAGCGGAAGATGTCGAATTCTTCCCGGCTCTCGTCCGTGATCAGGGGCGTGTCCTCCACGATCTTGTTGGTGCCCCCCATGATCTCGTCCATGAACGAGCCCGCCAGGAACATGTTGGCCGTCTGCCGGACCTCCGAGTTGATCGTGATGAAGGTGGGCTTGTGCAGCCGGTAGCACGGGCAGGCGGTGGCGTCGGGTTTCTCGGAGAAGACCTGGATGTGTTCCTCGCACACGTAGGAGATGACGTTCAGCATGTCGAACGGGGAGTTGTTGAGTTTGGTCAGGAAGCAGGTGGCGTCGGTGGTCGTGTTGGTCGAGGAGATGAAGATGATCTTGGTGGTGTTCTGGGCCAGGAAGCCGAGGATCGTGTTAAAGGCGTCTTTCTTGATGAAATGGGCCTCGTCGACCAGGAGCAGGTGGAAATTCTGTCCGCGGATGCTCTGCGGGGAAGAGCGACGGGGGGTGCGCGGTGAGCCCGGAGGGCGCCTGTCGCCGGCCGGACGGGGCGGCCGCCTCGGGCGGCTTTGGCCGTGGTCCATTTCCCTCCTCCCGGTCGTCTTCTAGACCGGTTCGAGCCTGCCCGTTCGGGCGGGCCGCGCCTGCCTCCCGGCCCGCCCCCACGCCTTCTAGAAGCGACCGTTTCCCATCGGCCGGCCGGCCGCTCCGCGGGCGAGCGAACGAGAACGATCGGCGAACGGCCGCGTCGAGGGGGTGTGTCCGTCGAGCGTCAGCTGACGCCGTCAAAAGGGTCGACGTCCGAGCGCGAGGCGCGGTCGTCTTTTCCGAGCGCGCCACGCTCGGAGGTCGCCGTCGCCGCCGTCTCGGACGGGATGAATAGCCTGTTGCAGGAGTTGAATCGCGCGGGGATCGCGTACGAGAGCGCCGAAGATATCTTTGCGTACGCCGAGAGGGTGGTGCGGAGTTTCTCGTTCTTGTTTCCCGCGGGCGAGTCCGAGCTCCGGCAGCTGGAGTCGGCGGGTTCGTTGTTCGACCAGCTGGCCATCGAGTGTCTGCACGAAGTGACGGCGTTGATCGCGACGCCCGAGGGCGGGGGCGCCGGAGCGCCCGACGCCGGGCGAGGAGGCGCCGCCCGAGACGCGCCGTCGCCGCCGCCCGGGGCGGACGAGCGAGTCGAGGCGGCCGCCCCGGGCGGCGAACGCGAGGCGGCGAAGTGACCGATCGAGATCGATCGATTCGCGGCGAGCGCCGCGGCCGCCATGTTTTCGCTCATTCGCGACCGCCGGACGGGCAAGCAGCTCGTCTCGATCCCCCCGGCGCCGGCCACCCAGCCGCCGCGCACGCCGTGTCGACAGGCTTCCAGTTGCGAGATGCGCAACCTGTACAACCCGTTGACCTGCGAGCTGGGGCTCGCGAACATGTTCGTGTGCAGCTACTGTTATCGCACGCACCTCTGCGATCTGCGGCACGGGTGCCAGATCGTGGCCACCGCGGAGGGCTCGGTCTGTGCCAAGACGGGGTTGTTTTACGACTCGGTCCTGCCGGCCGGCTCCGCGGTCATGGCGGAGCCGGTGACCGAGCCCAACATCGACGAGATCAATATCGTGATGATCATCCTGTCGTACGTCTACGCGTACTTGCTGCGCCACTCTGATCGCTATCTGGATGTCTTGCAGGAGGTGACCGAGGACGGCCGTTTCACCAAGAAAGTCGAGCACGCGATCTATTATACGTTCAACAAGGTCTTCAAGAGGACCAACAACCTGCACCGCATCCCGCTGTCGACCATCGGACAGCTCTTCATCCAGCTCATCATCGGCATCCACTCCACGGCGACCAAGTACGACAGTACGGTCATCAAGGTCAGCCGCCGCAAGCGCGAGGACGCGCTGCTCAAGCAGATGCGGGCCGAATATGGAAACGCACCTGTGTTCGGAATTAAATCGTGACGCGACCGGCGACCGGGAGCGCCTGCCCGTCCACTTGTTTCTCACGGAGCGGACGTTGCCCTACGCCGTGTTTCGCGGGCTGCGGGCGCTCCACGTCCGGGTGGCGGGCGCCGCCGACGCGGAATGGCGGCGCCTCGCCTATCAGACGTGGCCGCGGGAGCTGCTCCTGGCTCGGCTCGTGCCCAACCGCCTCCGGGGAGACGAGCGCGTGCGAGCGGCCTACGGGCTCGCCACCACGGTCTGGCTCGACTGCCCGGGGCGAGTCGTCGTGCCGACGCGACTCGTCCGCTTGCGCTTCGCGTACCGGTCGGCGCGGGACTCGCCGACGGTTAGAGGGGCGGGCGAGGCGCCGCCGGCGCCCGCCGTCGCCGATCGCGATCGGGATCCGGTCGACCGGTCGTTCGTCCTCGACTTTTGGGTCAAGGATCTGCTCGCGGCGCGCGAACCCATGTACCCGGCGAGCGACGACGGCGACGAGGTCGACAGACCCGCGGCGGCCGGTCACGGCGGCGCCACGGCGACGACCGCGCCGGACGCCGTGACGGCCGCCGCCGCCGCGGCCGCCGTGGCCGACGGCGGCGGCCTGGCGCGCTTCTTCCACATCGACGGCGATCGCAAGCTGTCGCCGAGTCTGAAGGAGTACCTCGACCGCTTCGCCGGGGTGCGGGACGGGGAGGCGGCGGCGCCCGGGCCGTTGGAGCGCCCGTCGTGGGTGCGCGGGCGCCCGTCGACGGCCCTGTTGGCGGCGCGGCGCCTCGAATTTCTGGACGCGGGGGACGAGAAGGCCGTGGGCTCGGCCTCCCGGACGGCCCGCTGGTTTCGGGTCGACAACGACCTCCGGCCGGTCCCGGTGCAGGACGCCGAGCGCCGGCGCGACGGGTACGTCTTCTGGTACCGCGAGTCGTGCTGCGCGCCCTGGACGCTGACGACCGCGCCGGACGACGCCGCGGCCGCCGCGGCGCGGGAGAGCTTCGAACGGGGCCTGGAGGCTTGGCCGCGGTGTCTGCTCGCCGTCTGCGAAGAGGTCGCCGAGCGCCTGGCGCTGGCGCTGCGGAGCGGCCCCGAGCTGCGGCAGACGCTGGCCTGCCACCTGGCCGCCGACGGGGACTATCGCGCCCTGCCGGATCTCCTGGTGTTGTCTCGAAACGTCTGGCTGATCCGGATGGACGAGGACAGCTGCATTATTAAGGCGCTGGTGGAATATGTGGCGCAAACCGATCGTTCGACCCGGTATTGCGGCCGGTCGGATCCGCGCACCGAGTACTGGGCCGACGTGATCGACTATTCGCGATGCCGGGTGTCTTCGGGCCTGAGTCTGCGGCGGCTCGCGGGCCCCGACGGCCGCTCCGCGTCTGAGGCCGACGCCGACGGCGACGCGCCGCTCCTCCGGCTCGCCCATCTGGACGGGCGGCCGGCGGAGTGGTCGGCCGACCCGAGCCTGTGCGTGCTGTACGTCGATCGGGCGCTGAACGTGTCGTGGGCGCTGCCCGGCGGCTTCGCCCTGACGTGGCGGCTGTGTCCCGATGGCCGCCGCCACCTCCGCCCTATCCGTGAGAGATTTGCGCTCCCTGCAGGCTTTTTTGGAACGTGAGTGCGTGTGGCGGCTGGTCGCGGAGCAGGCGTACCACCGGGAGTACCGGGCCGTGTGCACGAAGCCGGTGGACTCGAGCCTCGAGCTCCTTCGGACGGCGGAGCCCTGCCTGTGCTGCGGGCTGATCCTGCTGCGGCCGAACGATGGCGGCCGCCTGCTCTGCCTCTACCTCGAAGGCCGGCCGTTGGCGCAGTTCCGCTGCAGCGGCGTGAAGCGGCGCCGCTGCCTCGTCGAGGGCTTCGAGCCCTTCTACGTCTTGACCATGGACTCGAGCCTGACGCCGGCGAGCGGCGGCTGCTCCCGCTGGCCGGCCATCAGCGCCGTGCCCAGCACGCACTCGGCGTCCGGCGTGACGCCGAAGCTGCTGTACGACCACTGCACGCTCGTCGGGTCGGAGGAGCGCGCGGCGGTCGCCCAGCCGGCGCCGGGACGCGCGGCGCCGATCTGCGTCGGGGTCGGGGCCTGGGTCGTGCGGGACCGCGACGAGCTGAGCCTCTACACGTACGTCCTGGCCTACGATCTCTACGCCGCCTGCTGCGACCGGAGCTGCTTCCCGTCCCTCGTCCGCCTGTTCGCCGAGACCGTGTACTGCGGCCGCTCGACCTGCGCGTTGTGCCGCGACCACGGCCGCCACGTGGACCCGGCGGGCTGCTTCGTGGGAACCGTGCCGGACGGCGGGGTCTGCTTCTGCTACACCCCGTGTCGCTTCGACCACTGTCCGATCGTTCGGGACGACCACGTGCCGTTCTTCACCGACTGCGAGGACGAAGACCTGACCCTGGCGATCGGGCGGCAGTGCGACCTGCGCCAGGAGCTGTCGGAGCTCGTGCTGGTGCGGGATCGGCGAGGGCAGCCGGTGCCGTTCAAGGAGCAGGTGTGGCAGCTGGTGAAGCTCGACCCCGGGCTGTCGCGGTTGATCGTCGTCTCGTGCCCCGTCCTGAAACGCCTGGCGCTCCGCGCGACGGCGCCGACGGCGGCTTCGGGCTCGGGCTCGGGCTCGGGCTCGGCCTCGGCTTGAGCGCGAACGTCCGGAGGCCGCCGCCGCGGGAGCCGGGCACCCCACCCTCGGAAGAAAAACCGACCTCGGGGCGAGGGAAAGACCGCGAATGGGGAAGAGGGGGAAAACCGAGGGGCGCGACTTACGTTCGTGTTGTAACAGCTGGCGAAGAGCGCCGTGCTCTTGGCGATGGGGTGGTCGATGCTGATCACGTTGTCCTTGTTCTCCACGGTGTGCGTCCGGCCGAAGAGTCGGCGGCAGCGGAACTCCACCTCCTTGAGGACGAACTGGGAAACGTGCTTCTGGTGGGCGACGTAGCCGATGCTGATGCCCTGCACGTTCTTGAGCAGAAAGCAGATGATCGGCACGGTGAACCACGTCTTGCCGTGCCGGCGGGGGACGAGGAACACGGTGGCTTTCTGTTTGAAGAGGTCTAGCGACGCCGCGGACAGAAAGTCGATATCGAACATGTAGAGCAGGTATTCCGCGACGCGGTTGGCCAGGACCGGCAGCTTGGTCACGGCGATAAAGACCAGGACGTGCATTAATAAATTCTTTTGGAACGGCTCCAAGTAGATGTGTGTCGTGCTTTTGTCGCCGCCGCCGCTGGGGTCGAAGTCGCCGTCGATCCAGCGGCGGAAGTCGGTCAGGAAGCTGTTGATCTGGAGGAAGTCGGGATCCTTATAAAGACCCGTGAGGGCGGCGATCTTGTGCGACTGCGAGCGCTGTTCCTCGCTGCACGGGCGGAACGTGATCTCGTCCAGCCCGGCGCGGACGGCGGCGGACAGGTTCAGGGTCGCGTGTCGGGTGAGGGGTTGGTTGTAGTCGCGGTACGCGCGGCAGAACCGCACGAGCGGGAGGCACACACTATTACAGGCGTGCGCGAGCCCGAGTTCGGGCGAGAGCGTCTGAAAACGCTTCTTGCAGAGCGTGGCCGCGTCGGGGAATTCCGTCGAGATCACGTTCGGGCGCGCTTCCCGGTGCCGTTTCAGCTCGTCGTAGCGCGCCCGGAGAGCGTGGACGGTCTCGTGGGAGAGCATGGAGCCGTCCGCGGCGACGGCGCCGTCGCCGCCGCGCTCGGAACGTTCGGAACGTTCGGAACGCTCGGAGTGGGGTCGACGGCCCGAGGAAGCGGACGAGCCGCCGGCGAGCGAGCTGGACGAGCTGGCCGGAACGGCGGCGAGCGAGCGCGGTGCCGGGGTCTCGGCGGCGCTGTGCGCGATCCAGAGGGCGATCGACGCCGACTCGGACGGGGGAGCCGACGCGGGCGGGGAGAACGAGGCGTGGCGATACGACGAAGCCGTGGAGATGGCTCTGACCGTGTGTGAAACGACCGCTCCGGGGGATCGTTTTCGTCTAATAGAGACGGCGAACGAAAATTTCCTGCTCGTGACCAACGTGTTGCCTAGAATCGGGCATCACGCGCCCGAGAGACGGTCACCGGGCGGGGAAGCGCGAGCCTCGTCGCCCGGTGCCGGCGGCGCGGCGGGGCTCGGTCGGGCATCGGGAGTACGTGCTGAAAAACGTGAGCCGCGCCGCGTACGACGGGGAGCTGCTCACGGGCGCGTACGTGACCTACACGAGGGAGCACCTGGAGCTGTCCCTGTCCCTGGATAAGAGCGGGTTGATCCGCCGCGCGCTGCGCTACGTGGAGACGCCCGGGCTGTTGGACCACAATAACGTGTCCGACGTCGAGGCCCTGCTCTGGCTGCTCTTCTGCGGCCCGCGGAGCTTCTGCCACTCCGACCACTGTTTCGGGTACGAGAAGCCCGAGTTCCGGGTCCCGTTCCCGGCCCTGCTGCCGCCCATCTTCTACGAGCCCATCACGGACTATCTGACCTACGTGAACCTGGCCGAGCTGTACGTGTACATCTGGTATCTGGGCTACGAGTGGACGGCGGAGGCCGAGCTCGGGACCCTGGGCCCGCTGACGCGCGACCGGGTCCGCGAGACGCTCGCGGCGGTGCGGGGGCGATTTCACGAGCGCGAGGTGCCCGTGTGGCCGACGGGCTCGCGCACGTGCGTGTTCTGTGCGTTATATAACCAGAACAAGCTGTGTCTGGACTTTGCGCGCAACGATCTGCACGTCGCCTCGTACAGTCCCATCATTCTCAAGGACTGTCGCGCCGTCGTCACCAACGTCACGTTGAGCCACATCTTGCCGGGCGGCGGCGGCGTGACCCTCTTTCCCATTTACAACATCGGCACGCTGCTGGACGCGGTCTCGGAAGTCGGCCTGGGCCAGATCCAGCTGCGGTTCTGAGCCATGACGTCAGAAAAAAAGCTGTTAAAAGAGAACATGCGGGCCGTGTTGGAGCAGAGACACACCAAGTTTCTCGCCACCGCGCTGGGTGCGGAGCACCCGGCCACGAGTCTGCAACAGGTCCGCACGGCCAAGGCGTTGGTGGCCAGGGAACTGGAATGTACCCGGGTCGACACCGCCAGCCTCTTGGAGCTCACCCTGACCGAGGCCAAGGAGATCCGGCGGCAGACGCAGGTCGTCCGCGAGTTGCAGCGTCTGCGGCTCGACGACGTGGTGGACTCTTTAACGGAGCTGCGCGACTCCGTGCAGGAGCTCCGAGAGGACGTGCTGACGCCGATCACGGAGGCGCTGCGTCGGGACGGCGACGAGTCGCCGTCTTAGCCCTCCGGCGGCGCCGGCCGACGTCGCCGCGGTCGCGGCCGGGCGGCGGTGGGTCTGGACGATGGCGCTGCGGACGCGGACCTGTCGACCGAACATCCTGCGGCGGACACGGAGCCCGTTGAGAACGTGCCCCTCGGCGCCCAAGAAGGCGGCGGTGGCTCGGTCCCGCGTGACGTCAACGGGCGCCGCCGCCGGCGACGACGACGGCGCGCTCGCGGACACGGGCCCGGTCTGGGCCGCCGTGAGACAACGTCTCTGTTTCGACGGGGCGGTCTCCGCCGCCGACGTCCGGGCGGGCGCGCCGGTGTCGTCGAGCCGCTCGGCGCCGGCCGGTCAGACCGGAACGGGCGCGTCGAGCGTCGCGGACGTCGCGCCCGCCGCGCTCTCGGTCTCGCCGGCGCCGTCTTCTTCGCCGCCGCGCTCGCGGTCGCTCCCCGCCTCGCCGGCCCGGCGGGCGCGGACTCCTCCGTCCCCGGCGGCCGAGCCGCCCGGCACCGAGCCGCCCGGCACCGAGCCCTCGGCGCCCGAGCCGGACGTCGGCCCGGCTTCGCCCGGAGTCGACGAGCCGCCGCTCGCGCCGTGCACGTGCACTTCTCTCGAGCGGGCCCTACACTGCCGCGAGCTGATGCGGCGCTCGTCGGCGCACCGTTACTGCCCGGTATGTCACCACGAGCGGCTTCTGTCGCTGCCGCGGACCCCGGGGGCGGAGAGCGACGGTCTGCGGACGCCGGCCGCGCCGTGCTCCCACACGTCCGGCTCCAACGACCAGCTCATCTGGACGGACCAGGACCTGTACTTTCAGGTCTCCGTCTTCTCGGGGCTGACCGCGCCGCTCCTGCACGAGACGCCGGCGACGGCCGGGTATCTCACCGTCTACGTGCCCCGGGCCGAGCGGGACTGTGAGGAGGTGTGCCACTCGCTGGAGAGCCTGGGCCCGGAGCGGCGGGTCGGACGCGGGGCGTTCGGCGAGATCTGGCTGCTGCGGAACGGCACCCAGGTGGCCAAGAAGGCCGATCGGGTGGCCGAGACGGTCATCACCACCTGGATCTCCGGCATGGTCCGCGCCCGGGCCCGAGAGCCCGGCTCGTTCGGCGGCAGCGTGTTCCACCAGCTCCTGGCGGCCACGTCCTGCTGCCTGGTGCACAACCTGACGGTGGCCGCGTACTTCCCCCTCGACCTCTACCACTTCAAGGGCTGGAACGTGGACGGGCTCGCGAGCTACCGGCGCGCTTTCACCGGCCTGGCGGAGGGGATCCGCTTCCTCAACCACGAGTGCAAGGTCAGCCACTTCGACATCGCCCCCACCAACATCCTGGTCGTGCCGTCCCGGACCTGCCCGGGGGTGCTGGAGCACGCCGTGCTCTGCGACTACAGCCTGTCCGAGCCGCACTCGGACTTCAACCGGCGCTGCGTGGTCGTCTTCGAGCAGACCAAGACCGCCCGGGTGCTGGAGGACAGCCGGCAGCGGATCTGCGAGTGCTACCACCCGGCGTTCCGGCCGGTGCCGCTGCAGCGCATCGTGGTCATCAATCCGCACGCCACCTTCCCGGTCGGCGCGCGCAACCGCTATTCCGTCGCCGAGCTCTGCGCGCTGGGGAACGTGGCGCTGTTCTGTCTCGCCCGCCTCCTGGACGAGCGCGGGGAGGATTTCGTCCGCTACAGCTGCGAGAACGCCCTGTTTCGGGTGGCCGGCTCGGCCTGCCGCGCGATGGAGGCCGACGACCTGCGGAGCTACTCGGACCGGTGCCTGCGCATCCTGGCGCACCAGCTGGCCTACATCCACGCCGTGCTGGGCGACATGGCGAGCGGGATCGTGACCCGGACCCAGCGCTACGTCCAGGTGCAGTGCGATCCTATTAAAATGCGGGGCTTCCAGAAAGCGTACGCCGAGGCCGGGCGCTTGATGCCCGTCGCTTGCTATATAAAGAGGAGCGAAGAGATGATGTCGACGCCGGACGGAGTCGCGCTCCTGGAGCAGTTGCAGAAGGTCTTCGCGGTCAGCTCGGTCGAAGACTTGGACGTGGACGCCCACACGTTGTTTCAGGCGGGCTCGCCGGTCTCGGCGTACCCCGTGCCGGCGGCGCCGTCGGCTTCGGCCGCGACTCCGCTGTGAGAGCGCGGTCGTCGAGAGAGCCCGCTCCCGGCCGCCGCGCCCTCCTCCGTCCGCGGGTCCGCCGCGGGGTCGCGTGGTGTGTGGGGGCTTTCGGACCGGGCCTCCCTCGGGCTCTCTCTCGCTCTTTCTCACACTCTCCGCTCGGCCCCGGCGCGCGCGACATGGACGACGCCATGGAACGCGGAGAGGGCGACGAGTTCAACCGCACGCTCCTGTGTTTCAACGACGAGCCGCTCGACCTGTTCATCATGGAGAAATATCTCCTGTACCGGGACGACGTGAAAGACCTGCCGTTCACCGTGATGCGCCTCGTCTATCTGTACCACATCCTGAAGAAGATCAACGAGGAGCGGCGGCGGGGCGAGGGCGGAGCGGGCTCGGAGTTCGTCGCCGCCGTCTCGCGGCTGATCCAGCGGCAGACCGGCGGCGGCGAGTTTCGGCCGATCGTGGCGGAGACGGACGAGACGTTCTCCGTCTGGCTCGGCAAGACGCTCAAGTACTCGTCGCCGAAGCACATCACCCGCCTGTTCAAGATCCTGGAGAAGGAATCCCGCGGCCAGTCGGCCAACATCATCTGGCACGCGCTCCGCATGAACACCATCTCGGGGACCAAGTTCTACAACGCCCTCTTCCTGGGCACCCTGACCCTCGGCGTGGAGCCGACCTTCCAGGCCGCGCACGCCGAGGGCGTGCACTTCGGGCTGGCCCACGAGGGGCTCGTGCGCGCGCTGCTGGAGCGCTACGTGGCGTGGCAGCGCCCGGCCCTGCCCGGCGGCCTGGGGCTGCTGATCGACCCGACCACGGGCCTGCTGGGCGCCTCGCTGGACGTCTGCTTCGGGGTGGACAAGGACGCGGCCGGGCTGATCTCCGTGGAAGCGGGCTCGCTCATCTGCGAGATCAAATGTCGCTACAAGTACCTGCGCGCCCGGGACGATCCGGCGGTCCGGGCGCTCCTGCGGCGGCCCGATAAGGACACGTTCGCCGCCTTCATCCTGTCGCACCGGATTCCCGGCATCGAGTACCGCGACGTCGGCGAGGCGCCGTCCGTGCGGGAGTTCCTCCTGACGCGCGATCGGACCTTTAACAACCGAAAACGGAGTCGGCCCGGACAAGTACCGGAGCTGCTGAAGCCGTACTTGTCCGACCTGCTGTATTTGAACGAGAGCGAGCAGTCGGAAGTCATCATCTTCGACACAGACGCTCCCGACGACGAGGAGTCGCGAGACGGGGAAATCGGGGCCGCCGAAGGAGGCGCCGCGAGCGCGAAGGCCGACGGCGGTGACCCCGGAGACCCCGGAGGAGACCTCGGAGACCTCGGAGACCCCACGCGGCCCGCGTCGGAGCCGCCGCCGTTCTCGGAGCGCGACGACGGGCCGCCGGCGTCGGCGGCCGCGGCGTGGGAGGAATCCCCGGAGGCCGGTGGCAGCAGCGCCGTGACGACGACGCTCGGCCTCCGCGAGAGGACTCGGTTTCGACTGCCGGTCTTCGCGAACCCGCGACACCCGTACTATTTCCAGACCCTCGTGCAACAGTATGTGTTGAGCCAGTATTACATTCGCGGGCACCCGAACCCCGAGTACATTCTGGTCCAGGACCTGCCGAGGGTGCGCCTCGTCTCCGCCATCCTGCGGGAACGCGGACCTCACGAGATAGGGAAGCGGCTGGACGTGGCGGGACAGGTCTTCGACTGCGCGCATCTACCGTTGGCGATCATCGTCACCCCGGTAGTTTTCGACCCGACGTTTAATCGGGATGTTCTGCTGCGAGTGCTGAATCGCTGGGAGCGCGAGGTCGGCAGGCGCACCGGTCTACCGATATGGGTTCCCAATGCTGTAAACGACTATGTGACCAGCTCGACGCCAAGGCCTCCCACACCTTGATCGACTACTGCGGCCAGCCGATCGATCTACAGAAGAACTTCACCGTGTTGACGGACACCTCGTCCGACGACGACGACGACGACCGGAATCCGAGTACGTCGCTGCCCGCTCAGCTCGCGCTCGCGGACTCCGCGGAGTCGGACGCCGGCGACGACTCGGAGGAGAGGGCCCGCGGCCAGGACGGCGCGAACGAGAAGCTCATGCCGCCGGCCCCCTCGTCTCCCGTCGGCGCGTCGGCGGCCGTGACTCGAGCGGCGAGCGCCGGCCGTTCGATGAGCCGCCCGAAGGGACAGCGCCCGGGGCATCGCTCCCACTACCGAGATCTGCAGAGTCGCCGGCCGACCCCGCGACCGAATCGGCGAGTGGTGGCGTTGCCCGTCTGAAGAGGAGACGAGAGGCGGCGCCGCCGGTGGCGCGTCCGCGCGGCGGGTGAGGAAAACCGTCCCTCCTCGGCGCGACGGACGCGTAGCGGCGACCCGAAATCACGAATCGGAAGATGAAGAGAAGAAAAGAAGGGGAAGAAAAAGGCAGGCTCTCGACCGCGAGCTGTCACCACAGGAAACGGACTGAGAGTAGAAAACCGTTTTTATTCCTGGACGCGCAGAAGCCGCGGAGAGCCCGTGGCTCTCCGCTCTCGCGCGCCCCCGTCGTCAAGATGTCTTTCCCTCCCCGCCCCGGTTTCCCTCCCCCGAGTCAGCGCTTGATTCTCTTGTCCCCCGAAGTAGAAGTCTCAGGCTAGCCGGCAGCCCCAAAATAAACGTGTCGTCTCGAACGGAACTAAATACCGGGTGTGTGTCTCTGTGTGTGAGGTCTCTGCGATCGGGCTTTTTGTCTGGGTTTGGTTTTTCCCCGTGGGTGAAGCGAGCGGGGGGCGAAGCGAGCGGTGGCGAAGCGAGCGGCGAACGAGGATCGGTCGCGTGAGGTCGGGGGGGTGAGATGCGGGCGAAAAACGGTCGGCGCCCGGGGGGATGGCGAGTTACGTGGGCATCTGGGAGCTCGCCTTGAGGTGCTTGATCTCCTCGTCGTGATGCTGCAGCGGTCGGTAGCGCCGGCGGTGCCGGGCGACGAAGAAGCGCACCGCGCGGCAGAGGGCGAAGACCACCCAGGCGGCGAAGAGGAGTCCGATGAAGAGGTTGATCGAGCGCGCGTAGGTCGAGGCCGCGACCCGCTCGTACTTGAGCACGGGGTACAGGGCGCCGCAGAGGCCGCACAGCAGCCCCAGGTGGTAGCCGAACTGCACCTTCATGTAGCGGTGGAGGACGGTTTCGAGGACGATGAGGTAGAGCCCGGCCACCACGGTGAAGGTGCTCAGCATGCCGAAGACCACGGGGCCGGTCCTGACGAAGAAGCTGTTCCCGAAGCCCAGGGCTAGCGACATGGCGAAGACCATGGTGGCGAAGCCCAGCGCGCACTCCGTCATATTTAAAATCGCCGTCTTGAACTTCACGGTCCCGGTCAGGCGGGGGTGGATCTTGGTCAGCGCGAAGCTCGAGCGCTCGTACGACTGGTACTGGGTGAGCATCGTGACGACGTACACGGTCAGGCTGATAAAGTGTAGACAGTGCGTGAAGGCGACCAGGCTCGGGAGTCGGAAAGACAGGGTGAGCGTGAACAGTTGGAACGTGTCCATGCAGAGGATGTAGAGGAAGCACGACAGGCTGTCGCCCATGTAGGCGATGTCGCGGGACGACTGGTTCACGTGGTGCCCGCCGTCCCGGCGAAAGTAGATCTTGCCCCAGCACACCAGGTAGTAGATGAGGATCAGCAGGAACACGAACTGCATGAACGTCACGTAGGCGACGATCTGCCCGGCGTCCAGATACAGCTGGGGGGTCAGTTGGTGGAAGACGTTGAACGTCGACATGTTGAGCTGATCGAAGTCGATGATCCGGTAGTAGATGCAGGGGTAGCCGAGGTGCGGGTAGTTGGACGCGATCAGGTGCACGCTCACGTTCACGAACGTCAGGAGCGCGCACATGATCGAGAACGTCCAGGTCTTCAGATTGATGCCGTCCACGTGCGAGGTCCCCATTTCGGCGGCCGGGGCGCTCGACGGCGCGGCGGTGACCCCGTCCGCGGGTCGCGCGCGGGAGTCAAATAGTCGAGCCTCCGTCGCGCCGCACCGGCGAGTCGGGACGCGCCCGTCCGGCCTCTCGTCCGGGAGGAGGCGGCCGACTCCGTCGAGGCGCCGGCGGGCTTCTGGCGGGGAGGCGGCGGCGGCGGCGACCTGGGATCGCGGAGGCGGCGGCGACCGGCGCCGCCGCGCTTCCTCCGCCCATAAAGGGCGCGCCGCGGCCGCGCCGGCTCCTCAGTCCGGCCCGCCGCCATGGAGTCGGCGAGCGCTCGCCGGGTGACCGGGACGGTGTGTCACGTCGGCTTCTACGGGCTCACGCCCAACGGCACGGCGTTGTTCCAGTGTCTCTTCGCGCAGATCAGTCGCTGCGAGCCGTTCCTCTGTACCCTGCACAGCTACGTCGCGCGGGGGCCGCGCCTCACGCAGGAGGCCCCGCTGCGGGTCTTGCGGCGGACCTATCTGTCGGTCGCGCGCGCGAACGACGAGACCAGGAACGCCTTCGTCGCCGAGCGCAGCCGCCTGCTCGCCTACCTCCTGCTCGACTCCACGCCCCAGCTGGCGCGGCTCTCCCGCGTCTTCACGCCGGTCGCGCTGACCGTGTCCGAGACGGACGTCGAGATCCTCGACGTCGAGCTCTTGGACGAACTGCCGGGCTTTCCCGAAGCGCTGCAGGCCTACGGCGTGGCCCGGCTGACCGCGATCGGCTCGTACCACGAGCCGCCGAGCGAGTCGCCGAGGCACGGGCGGCCGCGGCGGTTGACGTTGGAGGCCGGCGAGCCGCTGCCGCCGCCACCGCCCCCGCCGCCCGAGACGCCGACCGGAGAGAAGAGCCTGGTCGCCACGTTAGCCGCCGTCGCCGTGACGGCGGGAGCGACCGTCTCGTCGAGGCGCCTGCGGCCGACGACGACGGCCGCTCCCGCCGGCGCCGCCGCGCCGCCGCCGGCGGCGCCGCCGCTCGCGGGTCGCGAGGAGAAGGCGGACGAGAAGACGGCGCGGACCGTGCTGGAGAAGTACGGAACGCACGCCAACTACAAGCTGCAGAGCGGCTACGGGGTCCGCGACGTCACCTTCTCGGTGCGGCTCCATCGCGACCGCTATCTGTTCGACGGCTCGGAGACGCGGTCGTGGCCCCTCCGGCGGCTGTTCGCCAGCCGGGACGTGGTGCTGCGCGACCACACGCGCGTGCGGCTGGTCGCGCCGCAGGGCTTCCTGGGGATCGTCTTCGCCGAAGACCAGTGCGTGCTGCTGCTGCGGACGGCGCTGGACCGGCTGCAGCGGGCGCTCTACAGCGACTTCGACGGCCTGCGCCCGAGCTTCGACTACCTGGGGCCCGACCTGCTGCCGCCCGGGCCCCACCGCTCCGTCTTCTGCCCCGCGTTCCCCTACGTGTCGTTGTACGCCGCGCCCGCGCGCCCGCCGACGGAGAGCGAGAGCGTCGACGACCTGATCGGCGAGGTCCGGTCGCAGTGCGGGCTGCCCGACGTCGTGGGCGCGTGCGGGAAACTGGAGGTCCCGATCCGGAGCGACTGGAGCTGCGCCCTCGACCCGGCGGAGCTGCGGGTCTTCGCCGTGACGCTGAACGAGTACCGGCTCAACGGCGCCCGCTTCGCCGAGTACGAGGACGAGCGCGACGGGCAGGACACCCTGAAGGTCTACATCGGGCCCGAGCCGCTCTACCGGGTCCGCCTCGCCGACCTGCGCGCGATCCTCCTGCGCGACTGCCTGCCGCCGCGCGACGCGGACTTTCTCCTCCGCGGTCGCGGCGGCCGGCGCCGCGACCTCTGGACGCTCTGCACGCGCTACCTGGCGCGGCTGCAGTGGCGGTCTCCGCACACCTACGAGACGGTCCGGGGCCTGGAGGGCTACCTCTCGCAGCACCTGACCTCGGCGTACACGGCGGCCGGCTACAGCTGGGTGGCCGTCCGCCAGGACCGGGAGTTCTACGTGAACGGGCTGCGCGAGCGCCACGTGAGCCTGGAGGTCTGCACGCGGACCGTCTTCGGCTGCTACTGGCGCAAACTCTTTCGGGATCGGCTGCCGGAGCCGACGGCGTTCGTCGTCGAGCAGGTCTCGGGGGCGCTCGTGTGGCACGCGGACCGCCTGCTCGGCGGCGCGTGTCTGCAGCGGACGGAGGAGTCGCGGCACTGGTGGGAGGCGACGGGCGACACGCTGGCCGAGGTGGTGCGCTGCCTGTACGAGAACGCCGAGTGGTTCGGCTTCGAGACGTTCAAAGAGCAGCTCCGGCGCCTGGTCTTCCGCTTCATCAGCCGCCGCTACGCGGTCGATTTCTGGGTCGACCGCTTCGCCGCGGGCGCGCACCCGGTGGCCGCGCACGCCGGGTTGCTCGACTGCGCGCCGTTCGACGGCGTCTGGGTCCGGGGCGAGCTCGTGCACCCGCAGTCGCGGGACGCGGCGTTACACGACGCCATCGACTACGGGGCCTATATCGACCGGGCCTGCGGCTACCTGCTGGTGGCCGTGTGCCACGTCATGCTGGCGGCCCGGGGCGCGGGTGGGGGGGAGGCGGCGGCGGAGGAGGAGAAAGACTACCGGCGGGCGATCCGGGATCTCATCGGCTCGGTCAAAACGCAAATCATGACAGAATACCTGGATCTGTTCGACATCAATTAAGCTTTTATTCGGGCGGCCGGGCCGGACGGCGGATTCCGCCGCCCGAGCCCCGCGACAATAAAACCGGGTCCGCGAGCGGGCCCGTCCGGTCGAGACGGTGGCGTGCGTGTGTGTCTGTTTTTTTTTTCCCCTCTTTCTCTCCGAGTCTCGGGGTCTCTGTGTCCGACGGCCTCTCTCGTTCGTTCTCTCGTCGTCGGTCGCGCGGGGCGCGGGGGTTCGTGGCGGCGGCCCGGAAACCGGGTCCGGGGGCGCAGGGTCACGCCGGAGACGACGCCGGCGACGGTGCCGCGACGTCGTTGGACAGCCAGTGAGACGCGCGGCCGCCGGAGGCCAGGTGGATCGGGATGTAGAAGGCCGGGCACTCTTCCCGGATGACCTCGTTGACCACGTCGGAGACCGGGCGCCCGTCCCGGGTCTTGCGGGAGATGGTGGCCAGGCTGACCAGATTCATGTCGCTCAGCTCGGTGCGGAAGAACGCCTGGGCCACCACGCGCGCGCGCGAGCGCCGGGTCTCGCGGTGCAGGATGTAGACGCTGGGCACGGCGGCCACCACCTGCTGGTCCTCGACGTCGAAGAACAGGTAGAGGCAGCTGGCGATCAGCCGCAGGCAGCTGAGCTTTAGCATGTCGTCCAGGGCGGTCGAGACGCGGAGGCGGGTGACGTAGTCCGAGAGCCCCAGCAGCGTCTGTCGCGTCAGGGGCAGGGCCTCGACCGCGAACAGGAGCACGCACAGGGTGAACTGGCGGTCCGTCCGAGGGCGCACGACGCCCACCCGGTGTTTCAGCCGCAGGTTCGAGATCTTGAGGTCGACCAGCGTGTCCTCGGTGTCCAGGAGGAAGAGGAGGCTGAAGCCCATGTACGACGGGTTGCACTCGCACTCCGCGCGGTGCTCCTCGGTCGACACGAGCTGCCCCGTCTCGGTGTGCACCCAGACCCGGTTCTCGGTCACGCTGACGTCCACGATCTCGGGCACCAGGGCGCCCACGCAGCGGCGGTCATGGTGGACCTCCATCAGCCCGCGGATCAGGAGGCGGTTGCTGTACATAGTGCCGGGCCCGCAGCCGGCGCAGTTTCGTGGCCAGGGACGGGAGGCGCGGGTCGCGGCGGGCCGGGGACAGCCGGGAGGAGCGCGGGTCGCTCGGCGGACGCGTATATATCCCTGGTTCCGCGTTCGCGGCGTCCGCGGCGCCCGCGGCGCCCGCTCCGACGCCCGCTCCGGCGCCGGCGAGGGGGTGGTGTCGCGCGGCCCGGGCCGGTTCGGCCGACTCGGCTGGCGCGGGCGGCCGTGCCGCGTCCCACCGCGCCGTCGCGCGCTCTGCGGCCGCCCGCGCCTCGTGGCGCCGGCGGGCCTGCTGGCGGGTGACGAGGAAGGTGACGTACTGGTCGAGCCGGCTGCGCGCGTAGGCCATGCTCGTCAGCTCGGTCAGGGAGAGGAAGAGGTGCTCCTCCGGGATCGGGTCCAACTCGGGCAGCCGCAGGATCGACACGAGGAACGGGGTCAGCACGCGGTCGATGGTGTAGTTGGAGTAGGCGATGTTGTCCTCCGCGCCCTGGTTGGTCACCTGGCGGCGCAGCTTGAAGGTGCGCAGGTACTCGTCCTCCCAGAAGAGCTGCAGGTTCCGGTCCGAGTGCGCGGTGTCGGGCACGTACTGCGAGAAGAAGCTGTTGGCCACCGCCGTGTTGTCGTCCAGGTAGAGCGGGCGGAACGGCGCGGCCGTCGCCTTGCGGACGGCCTCCCGGGTCGAGGAGTCGTAGAGCTCCCGGTCGCTGGCGCTGGCCGCCTGCGCGCGGTCCGCCTGCGGCGGCAGCCGCGCGTGCAGCTCCTGCACCTTGCGCTCCCAGGTGCGGTTGATGAGCTTCAGCTCCTCGATCTCGTTCATCTGCGACTGCACCTGCTCCTCCAGGCATTTGATCATCTGCTTGCGGAACAGGTCGCGGACGTCGCGGTCCGGGCCGCCCGACGGCTGCCCGGCCGCCGGCGGGAACGGCGGGTCGTGCGCGGGCCGGCCCGGCAGCAGGCGGCTCTGGTCGATGATGGACGGCGTCAGGTCTTGGATGAAGGACTCCACGCTGTCCTCGATGCCGATCTTAGACTTGCTCTCGGAGATGTTCAGCAGGAAGCGCATGATGGACTTCTTGGCGTCGGTCGTCTTGTCGTGCCGCTCCATGAGCTCCACGATCCGCTGGCTGTTGAGCTCGTGCCGGCTGGTCACCACGGCCTTCACCGGGTACGTGTTGAGCAGCTGGCAGAACTTCTGGTGGCGGCACAGGCTGTCGTGCTTCAGCAGCTCGCCGTACAGGTGCGCCACCGGCGTCGTGTACAGCACCGTCTCGTCGTAGACCAGCGGCTCGCCCGCCACGAACAGGCGCAGCGAGCGCAGCGAGCGCGAGTGCACGCTCAGCGCGCCCGTGCGGCGGTGCCGCACGATCTGCAGGTCCGTGGAGTTGGGGATGCGCGTCCGCCGCAGGCGGTCCACCACCTGGTCGATCGTCAGCAGGTTCTGGCGCACCAGCTGGGTGGCCAGGCCGGAGAGGCTCTGGCCCGGGTCCAGCAGCTTCTGCATGTTGCCCAGCTGCAGCGGCGTGGGCGCGTCCGGCGGCCGCCCGAGGTCCTGCACCGGGACCAGCCCGAGGGTCGTGCGCCAGTCGATGTAGCGGCTGTAGACGTCATCGTCGACGTAGGTATAAAGGATCTCCTTCACCAGGTTGCCGACCAGCGACTGCAGCGTGTGGCGGATGGACGCCGCCCAGAGCCGCAGATACTCCTGGTGGTCCTCCTCGTCGTAGGCCCGATAGTCGAAGAGGCTGGCGTGCGCGTTCCACTCGTCCGAGACCTGCCGCACCGTCGCACTGTTAAACAATTTCACGCACAGCCCGTAGAAGATCTGCTTGCGGAACACGGTCGGGTCCCGCAGCACCTGGTGGATCGTCTGCCCGCGGCCGCTCACGTTCACGCCGTGGAGGATCTGGAAGAATTCGAGCGTCAGCGGCGTGGGGAACAGCACGTCGATGGCGTCGGCTCCGCGGGCGTCGAGGTACGACGCGAACTTCATCCTCAACATGTCGTCGGCGGTCAAGATCGAGTGGATCGTCGACAAGGTCAAGTCCCTGGCCGCCGAGCGCTTCCCGGCCGACCTGCTGCCGCCCGACTGGTTCCGCTCCATGATGCCGCCGCCGCCGCCGCCGCCCGCCGGCTCGGCCGCTGCCGCTACCGATGAGCCGGCCGCGAGGCCGACGAAGACGACGGTCGCGGCGAAGACCGACCGGGATGACGAACCGGCGTTCGGACGCGCGGAGTACTACCACTCCGAGTATTTCGACGACTACTCCCCGCCGACGGGTGGCGGCGAGTCGCCCGCGACGCCTCCGGAGGACGGTTGGCGGACGACGGGGACGGCGCCGTCGCCCCGGTCGTCGCCCCCCTCTTCGTCGGCGGGCCCGATCCCCGGCCCCGGCCCCGGCCCCGGCCCCGGCACCGCCGCGCGCGACTATCCGCGGCTGCCGTTCCTACCTTTCCGCGTCTTGCTCATCACCGGCACGGCGGGAGCCGGCAAGACGTCGAGCATTCAGGTGCTGGCGGCGAATCTGAACTGCGTCGTCACGGGCACGACGGTGATCGCCGCGCAGAATCTCAGCTTCGTGCTGCACCGCAGCAAGTCGGCGCTCGTCAAGACGATCTATCGCGTCTTCGGATTTAATAGTAAGCACGTGTCGATCGCGGAGGGCTTGTCTCCGGCCGCGGCCGGCGCGGCCGCCGCGGCGGCGGCGGCGTCGCTCGCCGATCGGCCGGCCGTCGAGCGCCAGCAGCTGCAGGACCTCTATCTGTATTGGCCGGTCATCCGGGACATCGTCGAACGCCATCTCGATCTGCGGGACCGGGGCCAGGCGGGCCACCGCTCGGAGCTGTGCGAGAGCAACGTGATCGTGATCGACGAGTGCGGGCTGATGCTCCGGTACATGCTGCACGCCGTCGTGTTCTTCTACTACTTTTACAACGCCGTGGAGGACACGCCGCTGTATCGGCAGCGCCGCGTCCCCTGCCTGGTCTGCGTCGGCTCGCCCACGCAGACCGAGGCGCTCGAGACGTCGTACGACAACCAGACGCAGAACAAGAGCGTGCGGCGCGGGCTGGACGTCCTGTCGGCGCTCATCAGCGACGCGCCGCTGGTCGAGTACTGTCGCACCCTCGACAACTGGGTCATGTTCATCAACAACAAGCGGTGCACGGACCTCGACTTCAGCGATCTGCTGAAGTACATCGAGTTCGGGCTACCGCTGACCCCGGAGCACATCGAGTACATCGACCGCTTCGTTCGCCCGCCCGGTCTCATCCGGGATCCCGCGCAGGTCTGCGACATGACCCGGCTGTTCATCTCGCACGCCGAGGTCAAACGCTACTTTAAGCGCTTACACGATCAGCTGCGCCTGGAGGAGCGGGAGCGGCTGTTCGAGCTCCCCGTGTATTGCTTACTGCACAGCGCCGCCTTCGAGGAGTACTGCGAGCTCTCGGAGACGTCGGGGCTCGCCGCGCAACCGGAGCTCTGGTTCCGGAACAACGTGACGCGCATCATCAACTACTCGCAGTTCGTCGACCACAACACGTCGGATCGCATCCAGGTGGAGCAGCTGGTCGACGAAGGCGGCGGGCGCGGCGGGCGCGGCGGGGCCGCCGACGACGGGGAGGAGGACGACTTCGACGAGCGGGCGGCGGACACGGCGGGCGCCGAGCCGACGAGACTCACGCTCTTGACCATGCAGATCACCTACATCCGACACAGCTCGGTCGGCGTCAACTCCAAGATGCGGATCTGCGTCATCGGCTACAGCGACACGTTCGAGCGCTTCGTCGAGGTCCTGCAGCGGGACATCTTCATCGACCGCATCTCCTGCGAACAGGCCATCTACGCCTATTCGTTGCTGTCCGGGCTGCTCTACTCCGCCATGTACCTGTTTTACACGTCGCCTTTCGCCACGCTCGACGTGCTGCGCGAGCTGGCCGCCGTGCCGCTGCCCTATCTGTCGGCCCTGTGCTCGGAGGAGGCGGCGGCGACGTCCGGCGAAGACCCCGCCGTCGCCGGGGAGGACCGTCACGACATCCCGTGCCTGTCTCGCGGCGCGGCGGGCGCCAGCCTGGAGAGCGAGATCTCCGACCTGGAGCTGCTGGTGGCCAGCGAGCTGTACACCGACCGCTTCTTCACCTGGTACGCGAAGCCTCCGCCGACCAGCCAGACGTCGTTCGAAGAGATCGTGCAGATCTACACCGTGTTCCGCGACATCTTCGTGCAGCGCTTCCAGATCCTCCAGCGCGCCAGCCGCGGCCAGTTCGGGCGGAGTCCGATGATGGCGTACAACCGGCGGAACGTGCACGTCCGCCGGACGTGCGAGATCGCCTCGTACAGCAAGTCGTTCGTCGGCATGTTAGCCTTCGCCTCGCCGGTCGACAGCTACACGTTGGAAGGGTTCACGAAGGACGAGGTCGTCACGCTGACGAACGAGCGGGCGCGGATCCATCCGAGGGTCTTGGAGCGCGGGCTGCCGCGCTTGGTGCTGAAGGACGCGTTGGGCTTCGTCTCCGTCCTGGAGTCGAACGTGTCCAAGTTCGTGGACTCGTCTTACGGGAAGAGTCTGCATATCTGCACGACGTTCGACCACGGCATCACGTCGCGGGCGGCCATGACGATCGCCAAGAGCCAGGGCCTGTCGCTCGGGAAGGTGGCCATCGACTTCGGCGACGATCCTCGCAATCTCCGCCTGAGCCAGATCTACGTGGCGATGTCGAGGGTGACGGATCCCGACCAGCTCATCATGAACCTGAACCCGATGCGGCTGCCGTACGAACGGAACACGTACATCACGCCCTACATCTGCCGGGCGCTGAAGAACCGTAGCACGTTGCTGATCTTCTGACCGCCGGTGGGTCGGGACGGGGGTGAGGAGAAAACCCGGGCGGTGGGTCGGGACCGGCCGCGCGCCTCGTCGACCGGGCGACCGGACCCCGCGGGCCCGGGTCTCGGTCGTTCACGCGCTCTCTCCTCCAGGTCCTCGGTCGGTCGCCGGGGAATGGTGGGGGGGTCTCTTCCGCCTCCCGTTTTCCCTCCGTCTGCTAGGTGCCGCTTCCCGGACGGTCGGCTCGTCGCTGCCCGTCGTCGGTCCCTGTGGAGAGAAAAAAAGAGAGAGGCGGGGTGGGAGCGGGACGATTCCTCGATCGTCCTGCCCCCTGCACGACCCCGGACCTGCTCACAGATCGCTTCGGAGGTGCTTGGAAAACCTGATTCCATCGAGCGGCCGAGACGCTCGGCGCGGGCTCGGCGCCCGGTCCGAGTTCAGTACGTAGTAGCTTCTCGAACAGATTCGTTCGTTTACAATGAGCCAGTTTTTTCAGATGGATTTTACTGTGGTGAATGTCAATTCTACAAAACGCAATTCTCCTACCTTGACGGCTAAACAGCTAACGGCGACTAAACGGGTACGTCTAAGATCTAAGCAGCTAAACTAAATTCCTAAAGGCCTACATGAATCTATACACAAGGATGATACTTATACATTCCTCAAATCTCTATCGAAACAGATATACGTCTATATGCATCTACCTTAATGATTTGTAAGACGGTCGAGGGTCTCGCGACCCGGAATGAGATTTTTAAGAGCTTGCTCTCTCACCACCCCGGTGGTGAGAGCGTTCTTTCTGACAAAGGTCATCGAAATTGTGTTCGTGAACGTTAACGTGGTTGCTGATCGATCGATCTGGCTCCTTCGTCATCCTGGCTGTCGCTGTGAACGGACGGACGAATGAATGGAGTGTGTTTTTGTTCGCAGCTTCATCTCTGCTCGGCGGCCGACGGCCGCCGACCGCCGGACGGACGGACTGGTGACCGAAGTCTGTTGTTGTCTGCGTGTGTTTGTTCGGAGCGGTTTGTCCTTAGGGGGATGAGTCTTCCAGGCTTGGTCGCTCGTGACGACGACGAGCCGAGCCGCACGTCACAGTCGGAGTTTTTGTCTTTGTTGACCCTACGGCCTAATTGCTTTCGTGCTATGCTTGTGGATCAGACAACATGATGATCGAATAAACTTTTGAGTATTTTTCCGGTTCATTGCCAAACGACCTAGGTGCAATGAATGTCTGTGAGTATAAACTAGACTTCTTCCTACACGGTGAACTAAAGAAATTATATCTATACGATGCGTTTTTCTATGACTATAAAGCGAACCAGTAAACTAAGCTTTCCTATCTCGGTAATTCAGTCTTATAGCTAATCCCCCTACCAAGCTAGAACTTGTGAGTGTCCTTAGCGATTAACGTCATCCTACGGAGCGACGGGCCTCGGGGACACGGTCGGACGGCGGCGACGACGGCAGCAGCAGCAACGGCGGCGGCGACGGCCACCGGCGGCGGTTCCGGGGCCCGCGGGAAGAAGAATAAATACAGAAAACTACTACATACAGCTGATCTAGATAGAATCTGAGCTACACTACTAGCTGACGTGCCTACATTCCAATATATGCACTTAGCCTTACACACGGGTCTATACGAGTCTATATATCTTCTACGAGTCTACGGGTCTACTACGGATGATCTACGAGTCGCTAGGATAGCTATCTACGGGTCCCCTTACGGGCTGATCTCGTCTATCGAGCAATCTATCTCTCGAACTGATGTTCTACGACGTTCTTACGTGCCTACTTACTTAACGAACCGTTTACATACGGACCTATCCTACACTTACCTACCAAACTAGAGTAGATTACACACGGGTTAGGGAGGGAATCCTAATCAGTTGGGTCTTTTTATCTATCGAGCTATAACTATCTAGAAGATATCTACAGATCTAGCTACGCGGTCCTACGAATGGTCTACTTCCTATCTACTACACAGAGAAGGGTTTGCAGTATATACACACACATCAATTGTACTTATTCTCTATTTTGTATTTGACCTAGATCTAACGCGGAACACCTAGTACGGACCTACATCTACGGGTGGACTTACTTACTACCTACTTACTGAGTTATTTACTGATGATGATCTTATGCTTATCGACTACACAGCTATCTAGATTGACTTAGATGCTAACTTATGGACATATCTTACTACTTGACTGATTTGCACTTACTTACGGACTTATTACTAAGCGATTGATTTGTTCGCTTCATCTGGAGCGCAGATGAAGTATCATCCGTCACGATTCACCGAATGATAGAAAGAAATATGGTACATTATGTTACATGTCCTATGGTCTGAACAGTACTACGGATAGCCTCGACGTTTCTTTCGAGTAATTTTTTTTCTCTCTTTGCCTGGTCGGTCGGGCTATCGAAAAAGTCTAGGATTTAGATAGCTAGTTTTGGCGTTTTTTCCTGCCAGGGTTTAACGCTTCAAGTACTTCAAAGCAAATCACACATACGAGTCGGAACCGGTCGACTGATCGCTTGACCGACCGGCCGTCCGACCGGGTGGACGGTCGGATGGATAGATGGACGGATGGACGGACGATGGGCGATGGAACACGGGCAGAGAGCCGACTGGGTGGGGGTGACGGCGAAACGGATGGATGGATGATGGACTGGCGCGGCCTCGGCGCGACGAGACGAGTCGAGCCGAGAGGCACGTGTGGGGAGTGGTTCGTGCGTCCGTGCGTTCGGACGCGGGCGGCCGGTCGAGCGGTCATCCGGTCGGTCGACCCGTGCGTGTTTTCGGGTTCTCGGTACGTCGCAGCTTCTTCGTGAGCAAACATCGATCGAGTGCGTTCGTTCTCTGTCGGTCATGGAGTCAGCGTTGTATACCGATAGTCCGTGCGGCGAGTGGTCCATAAAGTTCACGTCGGCCTCCATCGGTGTCGGGATGAATCAGCCTGTGTGCTCATACGGATCCAGTTTCTTGATTACACTTTTCAGAAATACCTCATGAATCAAGTATCTCGGTATAATATATCTCTATTTCGTCTTCGGATGGGCGTCCGAATCCGTTCTTTGTTTCGCAGTATCTTCTTCGAAGCCTCGAGACACGCCGTCTCGAAGGCGCTTTCTATCATCTCCGAGCGGTGTGTTGTTCTTTTTCACATCACCATGTTTCTGCTGGTCTTAGTATTCTTAGTTTTAGGATTAGGATTTGTTCTTTTTCTAGCTTTTGTTTTTTGCGTTTTTATTTTTCATGTTTTTGTCTTTAGCTCGGTTCTTCGAAACGACTGTGTATCATTTTCACGATTATTCGAAGCTCTCGCGTAGTAGAAAAAGGTTAGTGAGATTCCTATTCCAAAATCATGAAGGAGTTTGTATTCGTTTTTTCTCATTTTCCTTCTGCTTCACTGTGTTACACAGGAAAGTCGCGCCGTTCGCGGGGTTCGCGAACCGCGGGTCGCGAGTTATGGTTCTTGTTTTGTTTCTCGGTGGCGCTCCACCCCGCCGACGAGCCGGCCGCCGTCCGGGTGCGCGGACGCGGACGGTGGGGGACGCGGGGGCGGGGCGCGAGCGGGATCTATGAAAACAGACGACTATAAAGAGATAGGCTAGCAATTCTAATCGGGAATCATACTAAGTATAGTAGTATCACATCATTGGATAGAGAAGAGAGATCTCTAGCGAGAGATCGGAGAACAAACACATAGATGGCGATAGTCATGTTCTGGTCCGACGAGGTCTGAGACGATTTGAGACGATTCGAGACGAAAATGATCGCTATCATCGGGACGTCTAAGATCTTCCACGGTTTCAACAACTGTCTCCAGAACAGGTTTGGGCGGTCCGCGTCATCGTCCGGCCGTGACCTTGATTCGTTGTCGATCCGGCGATCGAGCCGCCCCCAAGGTCTCGCTTTTTTTTTTAATTCTTCGTTCGGCTCGGACGACGAGCGTGAGGGTGTGCTGATCAAAAATCGTCACCGCTCCCGCGCGGAGCTGGGTGTGGGAGTGTGTTGGGGGGGTTGGGACTGTTCGTCGGTCGTCGAGGCAGGCCCACGGCGATCGCCGGGGCCGTCGGCGCTGCCCCGCGTGGCGTGCGCGGGGGGGTGTGTATGTGTGTAGATCGATTGATTGTTTTAGATTCGTTTTCAGATTCGTTTTGTTTGTTTTAATTTTTCTGTTTTGTAAGTTCGCTTGCTAGTTCGGACAGGCGACGTCTGGACGGACGGTCGTCGTCGTGGTTTCGTCGAGAGACGACAGACAAAAAAAGAAATTTAGCCTTTGCTAGCTTGGAGAGACGACGTGGGTTTTTTTGTAGGCTGTCGTCGACATAGAGATCTATCTGTGTAGAGTATCAACATCTAGATTTCATAGTCTTTGATCGGAGTCACGGAACGAACTCGTCCATCGAGCTCGGCTTCGAGGACGGTCGTGGGCTGAGAAGAATGAAAGTCGGTTAAGAAGAAAGTCGATACTAGACGTTATCTTGTACTTTTTTGCTCGGCGGTCGTGGCGACGGGGCCGAGAGAGAACAAAGAGTGCTGATCGGACGGGCGCAACGGATGGAAGAGCGGAGAAAGATGGACGCCTTTGACGGAGCGGAGAAGGTGAACGGCGGCTGAGACTGGCCGGCTCATCGAGGCTCCGTCAGCGTCGCGGTTGGTTGCGATCAAATCTGGTGGTATGCGCTCGAGGATCCACAGGAAATAGTAATCATCAAGAAGATCTTATTAGAAGAAGTCATGAGAAGAGGAGTCAGTTAGAAGAAAGCGATTTTGTGTAACGATCATCAGAAGTCCGGTCTATCGCGCACCGTCAGGCTGTGTGTTGGGAGGGAGCGCGATAGGCCCGGTCGGACTCGAGATGGGTGGGATCTGGAAGGAAAAGAATGGGACGAGGGGGTGGGGTCTATCTAGAGGGTGTCGGTCGGCTCGGCTGGTGGCGTGTGTTGTGTGATCGATCTCTTGGGGTCGGGATGATGATTGACTGGCTGCCTGGCTGCCTGGCTGCCTATCACGCTGGCCTACCGTGCGCGCGTGCCCCGCTCGATCTCGACCGGTCCTGGGATCTCTTGGCTGCTCCGGTCGTTCTTGGAGGGGGGTGCGTGTGTCGCGGGGACCAGGTTAGCTGAGCGAGAGGTGTCTTCTTTTGGCCGGCCGATCTAGTTAGTCCTTTGACGAGGATGAAAAGAGTCACGATTTGTCAACATCAAACTAATTGATAGCCAAGGGTCTGGTCCACCTACACCGTTGAGCGAAATTCAAGAACTACGGAGTTCGAAGTGAAGGGCAACGGTTAAACACCGATCTACGTGAAAAATGAGATCGCGAGGTCTCCCCGTGACCCGTCGTCGGTCGCGCCGACGGGGAACAAAAAAAAAAAAAAAGGGATCGAAGCGTATTACCAGTTTGCATCTGCAAAGAGTCGAACGAAGTAGATTGCTGATTGAGAAAGTCTTTTGAAGAGAAAGGGTTATATATATCTAAGCTTGAAACGAAAACGTCGATGAAATCGAAAAGGTCACATTAAGACAAAACGAAGAAAAACCTACATCGCTAACGGAAGTCCGAATACAGTGGCTTAACGCTATCATTGGTTAACTCGCCTCGAGAGTACCAAGGATTGACCAGAAATCGTTATCCAAGATCGTTATCCTACTGTTAAAGGTTTCTTTTAGTGTTTGTTTTAACTTTGAACTATTGTTTTTTCTACGTGTGTCTATGTATATACAGGGGCGCCCCGAGCATCGGCGGTGTCTCTCGAGAGCTTTCGAGATCTCTCGGTCCTCGGGGCCCCGTCTCTGAATCTTGCGAGTTTAGTTTGGAATGTGCGAAGGGAAGATCGTTTTCGTGAACGGCAACCGTATGAAAACGAAGATGAAACCGAGTTATGGGTGGCGAATCGGTCTTTCCGAGTACCTACCTGGGTCGTCGGGGTGGGTGGACGGACACGGGTGAGCGGGCCGCCGCGCTCGGTCTCGGTGCCGCGGGGTCGAGGCCGGTTATCCGGTTTCGGGCCAGGAGTCGGAGAGGTCGCGGACGGGTGTGGAGTCGGACGATCGGTCGCGGTCTTTAATACGGCGACGCCCGCCCGGGCGCACGGGTGTGGTCCGGGGCGGGCGGACGGGGAGGGACCGCCGTCGCCGAGGCGCCGCGGTGACGGCGGCCCGTCGGACGGAGCGACGGTGGCGCCGGCCTCGCCGCTGGCTCGGAGCCAAGTGCGCCGGCGGCCGGGCTCGGATCGCTCGCTCGCCCACGCTGCTGCACTCGGCTCCCGGGCCCTCGGCGTTCGCGGTCCGGTTTGAAGCCCGGTGCGCGCCGTTGCGTCAGTCCGTTACGTCGTTTCCTCTGGGTGGAGATTGCGGCCGATTGCCTTATAAATGGTGACGATCGCTCGCTCGGGCCTGTCTTCTGGAGCCGTGCTCGATCGGAAGGTACGTCGGGCCCGCCGCGCGCGGTTCGGGACGCTTCGGGGCCTCGGCGGCGCGTGTTCGGGGACACTTTCCGCCGGTCGCTCGGGGGGCGGAGGGGGTCGAGGGCCGCGCGTCCGGGCGCCCGCGGGGTCGGGTCGGCGGATCGGTGGATCGGCGGGTGGCGGCGGCACCGGGCCTGGGGGGACCGAGTCGCGGTTTCTTAATCGGGGTTTGTATTAAAGTGGCCCGTTGGCCGGGAGACGGCGGCGCGATCATGGCAGACCCCTCCGCCCCGACGTCGATCCGGACGTACATCACGTTTTCCAACCCGAATCGGATCATCCACCAGAACGTCAGCCGGGCCTTCGACATCCGCCGCTTCACGTTCGACTCGGCCCGCGTGTTCGAGTGTCGCGACGGGACCGGCACCGTCGAACATTGGGGACCCGGGTGGCTCTGTGTGAATATCGTCCAGAACTTGGACGGAGCGAACGGTTCCGGCGGCGGAGGCTCGCACGGCAACGCCCCGGGCTTCATGTCCCTGGACGTGACGGTGGACGATGAACTTAAGTGCAATTACTTTTACCGGGGCACCATCTTGAACAGTAAATCGGTGTCCACCGTGGTGGGGACTCACACGCAGGCCAACGGGGACGCCACGTCCGTGCTCTTGACCCTCATCGCCGAGGGCGGGCTGAGCGTCACTCGGATGCAGCACGTGTGGCCTCGGGCCGGGGACGGACCTCACGAAGACCGGCGGCGTTTGCCCGAGGACGACAAGAAACGGAAAGGGGACAACGGCGCCGGCCCGTCCGGCCAGCCGATGGGTGCCGGTTTGGCGGCCGCGGTCGCCGCCGTCCACCAACGGGAGGCCAGGGAAGCGCGCGACGGCCGGGACGTCCGGGATCCTCGGACGAAAACGAAGGAGCGGCGACGCGAAGACGACGGTGAGTCGAGCGGTCGGTCGGTCGGTCGGTCACAACGCGCGTCGCGGTCGTTTGACTGACTGACTGACTGACTGACCGACCGTTCGCCGGCTCTCGGCGCCGCGTTTTGTTTTTCTCTCGTAGGGACCCGGGAAGCGAAGCGACCGCGCTTGTTAGCGCATCACGATCAGCGGTCCGAGCGCCTCGAGCGGCCCGATCGGCTCGAGCGTCCCGACCGTGCCGAGCGCGACTTGGACAGCGGCCGTGCCGTGTCGGCGGTGGCGGACGGTCCGGATCCCGACTCCGTCTCTTTTCTGAATTTCCCCAACGGCTCGCTGGGTAGCGCTACCGAGGGTGCGTGCTCATCTCTAACCGCCTCTGTGCGTAGTGTCCAGACCGGTGTCCCCGACACTGGGTCATCGTCTACCGACTTTACGGAGACGACGCCCGACCGGATCGGGACCGGGGTGAGCGGGAGAGGGGCTGCGGGCGCGTAAACCGGTTGACACCTATCGCCTTGCCCGTTCGGTCGGTCCGTTTTGTCCGTCGGCGTGTCTCTGCGTCTCTGCACGTCCGCCCGTTCGCGTGCCTCCGTGTGTCGAGCGTGTGTGTGTCCCTCGTTCGTGATCGCGATCGGGTTCGTGAGTCCGGCCGTCCGTGGAGCGCCGGTGCTCACTCGACGTTTCTCTCTGTTCGTCGTTCCGTGTCCAGGGGGAGCGTCCCAGCCGGCGACGTTTTGACGAGCTGTTGCTTTCCCTGACGAACCTTCTGCACGAATGTCAAGAACGGCAGCTAGGAGACTTATCCGAGCAGGTTTCGCACGCCTTGGCCGGCTTGCCGGCGACGGGTCGCGGAGACGACGGCGCCGCGGGAGCGGCCGACGGCGCTTCGACGAGCGCCGCGCCGCCGCCGTCGTCTCCGCCGCCACCACCGACGCAGGCCGCGGACACCCCGCGGCCGGCCTCGCGGACCGTTCAATGGGGCGATCGGGGTGAACTGTTACGACCCGTGTGCGAAATTAAACCGTTTCTGAGTCTGGAGCGTTTACAAGCCGACGAAGCCGTGGCTTCTCGATCCCGTGGAGGGAGGCGCACCGCTTCGGCCTCGCGATCGCGACGCAGCGCCCGTGGACGCCGAGGCGGGGAGCCGGAGCGGGCGAATACCGCCGCCGCCACCGCCGCCGCTTCTTCGTCTTCTTCCTCGTCGTCCTCCCGGCGACGGCGCGGTGGGTCACGGGCACAGACCGCCCCGGTCGCGCACGACGAACCCGAGGAGGACTTTTTCCCCGCTCCGGAGCTAGCCGATCCCGATCCGCCCGTCCTCGAGCCGGAGACGGTCGGAGGCTCCGAAGCCGCTGCCACCGTTGCCGTCACGGCGACGCCGAGCGACGCGAGACCGACGTTATCGGAGGACGGGCTCGAGATCGTGGAGCCGGCGGTGTCCGAGGAAGAGACGGCGGCCGCCGCCGCGTCTCTGGTTCGGTTGGCTTTTGAATAAAAAAAAAACCGAGGTGAAATTTTTGACTTACCCGTGTCCTCGCTTTCTTCTCTCTCCGCTTCCCCGCGATCCGGTCCTTCGTTCGGTCGGCTTTCACGGGGTTAGAAAAAGAGAGCGTGCGCGCGGGAGAAGAGATTCGGATCTTCTCGGTGGTCGTTTAGGTACACACTACCCGCTTTGGGAAGCGGAAGAAAGATCACACGGAGTCACAAAGATTGACACCAGAGTAGCCTGACTTTTTTTATTGCGAAAGTAGAATAAGAGGCGCGAGGGTGAGAGGGGGGAGGCGTCGTGATTTTTACGTGGTAGTGGCGAGGGTGTCGCTGTGGCTGTGGCCGCCGCGGTCGCTGCCGCCGCCGCTGCCGGTGAGCTGTTGCCAGCGGATCGCGGGCGACCCGTGCGTCAACAGGTACTCGTTCGCTCGGCGAAAGTGGTCGTTCCCGACGAAGGAGGTCGACGTGACTCGCGGGGACGGGTGGCACGAGCGCAGGATCAGGTGGCGGGTGGGGTGGATCAGGTATTCCTTCTCTTGCGCCAGCTTGCCCCACAGCATGAACACGAGGTGCTCGCGCCGTTCCGAGAGCTGGCGGATCAGCGCGTCGCACAGGGTCTGCCAGCCCAGGTGTTCGTGCGAGCCCGGTCGTCCGCGGAGGACGGTGAAGACCGAGTTGAGCAGCAGGACCCCTTGCTCGCACCAGCCGTCGAGGCAGCCGGAGCCGGGCATCTCGAAGCCGGGCACGGAGCGCACCAGTTCCTTGAAGATGTTGCGGAGCGACGGCGGGATCCGGTCGCCCGTCGTCGCGAACGCCAGTCCGTTGGCGCTGCCGTCGTGATAGGGATCCTGCCCGATGATGACCACGTGCACGTCTTCGGGGCCGCAGAGGCGGCTCCAGCGGTGCACGTCCTCCGGCGCGGGGTAGACCGTGTGGCCCCGCTCCCGGTCCCGCCGCACCGCGTCGACGATCCGGCGCAGGTGGTCCAGCTCGAAGCGGCTGAGCCGGAGAAAGCGGACCCAGCGAAGGTCCATCTCGAGCCAGAGCGCTTGGTCTTCCGGCGGTTCGGTCGCCGTCGGTCTCTGCTCGTCAGGGATATTGGCGAGCATCCAGGCGCGGAGAGCCATGGCGGTCGGCGGTGCGGCGTAGCAGGTTGGGCGGCGGGCTCTCGCGGTATGGGGCCGCCAGGCGGCGGTGGTAGGCATTTAACTGCCGGAGCAGGGGGGCGTCGTGCAGACGGTGAGTCAAGAGATAGTGCTTGATGACGTTGAAGACCGCGTCGAACAGCGCGATCTGGTCGAGCGCGATCCGGACCGCGCTCTCGGTCTTGGTGTTCTTGTTGCGCAGCGCCACCAGGACGGACAGCCCGAAGGGCGGCCGCAGCTCGAAGCCCAGCACGTCTTCCGTGAACAGCGTGCGCGTGTACTGCAGGCGGGTCAGGTCGTGCTCGCGGCAGCGGTCGGCCACGCAGGTGTAGACGGTCGAGTGCGACACGCAGTCCCCGTAGCCGTGCAGCAGCTTGATCCAGTCCGGCGCGCGGTCCGAGCGGAGCAGCGTCAGGAGCACCCGGAGCTGGTCCTCGTTGTTATACAGGAGGGCCAGCGCGTCTAGGAACTCGCGGTCGATCGAGATCGGGCCGGTCAGGTTGCCGGACGTCTGCGGGCGGTAGCGGAGAAACTCCGAGAAGACCCAGCGCCGGGGAAAGAGCGGCCGACTGGGGTCTTCGTCGAGTCGGTGGCTCGGCCGCTCGCCGGGCCGGAGGAGGCACTGGGTGACGGCCTCGAAGCAGTCCGGGTCCGACACCGGCGGGCCGCGCCGCGCCGGCGCTCCGAGCGGCGCGACCTCCGCCGTCGTCGGTGCGGGCGACCGGCGGGTCCCGCCGCCGCCGCCGCTCGTGCCCGCTCGGGGCCTGGTCGCGGAGGAGGGCGCGCCCGATCCGGGTCGGGTGGGTGGCTGAGGGGTGACCGGCCCGCCCGATCCGGGCGGGGCGGGCGGCGAGGGGGTGACCGGCGCGCGGGTCGCCAGCGCGGCGTGGGCGGTCAGCGACGCGACGAGGCTCCAGGCCAGGAGACGCGCCACGGGGGCCGCGGCCGGTCGGCACATCATCGGCTCAGATCAGGTCTTCGAGGGTATAGCGGTACTTTTCAAACTCGGACACGAGGTTCGGTACTAAGTCTCGGAGGTTTAATCGTTTATATAATACAAGGACCACCGCGCTTAACCCGCCTCGGTCCAAGGTCTGCTCGGTCTCGTTGCGAACGCAGCTCACGGCACCGTGACCGCAGGCGGTCAGGGTGAAGGTGACGTTGTCGAACGCCGCCAGGGCGAAACCCGCGGGGACGGTGTGGTTGGGACAGGCGCTCACGTTGAGCCGGTCGATGAGGTGGTGAAGCGAGTCGCGGGTCTCCGTCACGAACCGATCCAGCGCCAGTCCGGGCGCCGTCGGGGAGGGGTGACGCTCCGCGCCGGCGTCGGTGGCGTTGGCGATCGGCGACGGCGCGCTCGAGGTCTCCTCCGCGCCGGCCGAGGTCGCCGACCCGTTGGCCGGCGGGGCCGTCGAGTTGGCGACGGTCGTGGCTAGAGAGTCGTTGCCGCCGGCCGTCGTGGCGTTGGGGCGGCTCGTCGGCTCCGACGTCCGGACCGCCGCCGCCGTGCCGGAGACGGCGGCGGCAGCCGAGGAAGCGGCGACGGTCGTCCCGGGTGCCGGCGGAGCGGGCGTCGGAGGGGCGGCCGGTGCCGTCGAGGTAGACGTGTTGTGTTCCGTCGTCGAGACGGTCGCGGGCACGGTCGCGGTCGCCGCCGTGCTCGTGCTCGCGTTCGCGGCCGCGTTCGCGGTCGCGTTCGCGGCCTCTACTGCTGGGGCAGCAGTAGTTTGGAGAGTCGCCGCTGATGATAGCGCAGTACCCACTGTCGATACCGGATCGCTAGTTCGTCTTGCCAGACCCGTCGTTTGGCTCGGCATCGCGCCGGGAGTCGAAACGCCGGTAGACACATTCTCCGCCCGGATCGCGACGCACAACCACAAGAGACCGTAGAGGGCCCTCGAGAGGGCGGCTCGGTTCGAAGGCTCGGCGCCGCGCATCTCGCGGTCGCCGGTCGGCCGCGCGCGCTTTTCTAATAGTGCGTGTGAGAGGCGGTTAGGAGGCGTCGGCCTCGTCGCGGTGGCGGATGAACGTCATGTAGAGGGGTAGGTGTGTGGGGACGATCGTCGGGAACGCCGATCGCAACACGTTCAGGTGGAAGGCGGTGGGCGCCTTCTGCGCCACCGACACGCACAGACAGGCGGCGTGCAGCAGATCCGGCGGGGTGGCGGCCGTCACGTACAGTTGGAACACGCCGTCCTCGTAGTACTCGCCGGCGGCCGTGGGCGCCAGGCTCACGGCCCGGGCGAAGTCGCGGGTGGCCGCCAGGTCGGGGAGCCGGCCGGTGGTGAGCTGCCGGACGCCGGTCAACAGGCTCAGGTTGGGAGCCAGCGTGAGGATCGTCCGCATCTCCGTCAGGAGCGGCTCGGTGCAGGTGGTCACGTACAGCTGCACGAAGACCGACTCGGTGCAGCGTAAGGTCTCGAAGAGCGTCTGGAAGAAGGGTTCGTATCGAGGGTCGTAGACGAAGCCTCGTAGGACGGTGCTCGGCGTGGGGATGTACTGCGTGTGCGGCTCGGTCTCCGCCGGGGCCGGCGGCGGTGGCGGCGGTGGCGGCGGCCGCGGCGGCGGGATCGCTCGCCGCGGCGGGGATCGAGGTGGGGACCGAGGCGTCGGTGGCGTCGGGTCCGGTGCGGTTTGGAGTCCGGACACCGCTTCCTCGATCGGCTTCAGGACCTCTTCCAGGAGGGCGCCGATCTCGGCCGGCGTCGGCGATCGCAAACGCGGCGTGTGGAGCGAACCTTCGACCTCGGTCGCGGGCCCGAGCGCCGGCGGCGCGGAGACCGCGATGGCCGCGGTGGCTTCGGCGGTCGGAGATGGCGGAGGGCTCTCGGGCGAACGGTGAGTTCTCGGCACGGCGTGGGTCGGAGGGGACGCCGGCGGCCTGACCGTCGTCACCGTCGTGATCGTCGTGACCGTCGGCGGCGGCGTGCCCGGGTGACGAGCCGGGTCGCCGCCGTCGAAGGGTGGTGGCGGCGGTGGCGGCGGTGGTGGCGGCGGCGGTGTCGTCGTACAGACCGGGGGGATCGGCTCGGTGGAAAAGTAGAGCGTCACGGGCGCTACCGCCGTTTCGCCGGCTTCGACCGTCGGAAAGGCGATCGTCGGGAACGTCGGCGAGGTCAGAGTGAGGGTGAAGGTCGGTACGCCCGGACAGGTCGCGGAGGGTCTCAGTTCCATGGGACCGCCGCCGGGTGTTCTCGCCGGGTGAACGATGACGGGTAGATGATGAACGGGCTCGGCGACGAGAGCGGCGTGGGGAGGCGGTGGCGGCTCGGCGCCGACGACAGTCGGCGGCTCGGATCGCGGCTGTCGCGGCGGCGGTGGTTGCTGCCGCGGCGGCGGTGGTTGCTGCTGCTGCTGCTGCTGCTGCTGCTGCTGCTGCTGCGGCGGCGGGGGCGGCTGGGCGTCGTCGGCGATTTGGCGTCGGCGCGTGCCGTTCGTGCCGATTTTCGGTGGGGCCGGCAAGATGGGACGGAGCCGGCGCAGACTCCTCGGACGGCGAGCGACTCGCGAGCGAGACTTGGCGGCCGAGGCGGGTTTGGGTTTTGTTGGCGGGGGGAGTGGTGGTGACGACGGTGGTGGCGCGGGGGGTGGGGACGGGGGTGGCGACGCCGGAGACGGCGGCGGCGGTGGTGGCGGCGGCGGCGGTGGCGGTGGCGACGCCGGGGACGCCGGGGACGGCGGTGGCGACGCCGGGGACGGCGGCGGCGGTGGCGGCGGAGGCGGCGGCGGGCTGGGCAGCCGGACGAGTCGGAGTCGGGAACAAGCGCGGACTCGGCGTCGGGTCCGGTAACGCCAAGAGTCGACGACCGCTTGGGTTCGGACCCGGCCGCCGTGCACGCGGGTGCGGGTGGCGCCGACGTCGTCGGTGCCGGCCAGGGGCAGGGGGATCCAGCCGGCCGCGGCCGCCAGGCTAGACTCCGCCAACAGGGGCGCGGCGCGATCGAACGAGTACTCGGCGGGGACGTGCCAGCCCGACCTGACCCGCCGGACCTCGACCGTGCCCAGGCGGGACGTACAGTTCACGGTCGGCCACCCGCCGTTCATGCCGGCTCCGAGAAGAAGCGGCGATAGGGGGTCTTACCGCACTGTCGATATTTATAAAGGCCATAGAGCGTGACGCTCACGACCCCGATGGTGAGCAGCAGTCCCCCGAGGATCCAGAGGCCGGGTCGGCTGGGTGTGGGGGTCAGTTCGTAGGACTTCACAAATGAGGTGCGGTCGGCCTCGTCGGTCATGTTGAAAGTCAGGATGACGGGTGCGGTCGGACGGGGGATCCAGTACGTGTAGAACTGCTTCACCAGGGGCGAGGTGTTCCAGATCGAGAGTTGCGTCTCCGGGACCCGGGTGCCGTTCACCTTCAGTTCGAGCAGGACGCTGGTGTTTCTGGACACGATCGCGTTCACTCGCACGGTGCTGCGATACTCGGTGTAGGTCGCGCTCAGCGAAGGGTAGGCGTAGAACGTCCAGAAGGCGATGGCGACGTACTGTCCGGTGAAGATGAACTGGCACCGGTAGTCTTCGACCGCGAATTGGGGCTGCTGGCGCGAGACGTTCAGCTGGTGCCGGACTCCGTCGTAAGTCACGTTCACTGCGGGTGGGGAGAGACGAGAACCAAACCGAGAGGAGAGGTTAAGGGGACGGCGTGCCGAGAGCGGGAGAGAAAACGCGGCGAGACCTCTCGGGGGGAGGGGGCACTTACGGTTTTGGCCGAATTCGCTCTTGTTCAGCTGCGCGGTGGTCATGTGAAAGATCCGTTCCCAGTGGCCGTTGGGAATCATCCGGTGGTGGCACTCGATGGCGGCCAGGTGCGTGTGGTTGAACTCGGTGATGCGGCAGGCGGTCGAGAGCGTGCGATTCCATCTGGCCACGCCGTCCGGACACGTCACCTGCGGGATGGGCGCGCGAGTAGTCGCTCGCGCGGAGGGAGCCGCGCGGCTCGCCGACGGTCCGAAGAGGAGGAAGAAGAGGACCGGCAGCCCGCGGACGGGGGACGCCGCCATCGCGGGCGGTCGTTCACCCGGTCTCCGGCGAACGGCCCTCCTGCGGTTTTTCACTCCGCGAGCGAATTCACGTAGAACACGGCGGTCGGTCTCCGGCGCGTCGGGATCGAGCAACACCGCTGTCGGTAGTCGCGGTAGAGGCCGAGACCGATGACCGCGATGAACAGCACCAGGAAGGTGACGACGAGCAGCCAGCCGAGACCGCCCGAGGAGCTGCTGCCGGGTCGCGTCGCGTTACGCGGCATTCGAGGCGGCGGGCGAGCCGATCGAGAGCACGTCGGGACCGCGAGCCCGCTCGATCGAGCGCGAAGGTCGGTCTCGGCTCGCGGCGAACCGGGCGGCTGGCGTATAAATAGGCTGGGTCCGGGCTCGCGGAGAAAGATAGCGATCGCGGGGCGTGACGTGGTCGCGGTCACGCCGGCCTCGCCGGCCTCAGCGGCCTCGACGGCTTCGGGCTCCGATGACGCGCCGGACCCCGAGCCGAAGCCGCGAGCAGCGCTCCCCACGCCGTCAGGAGCAGCGCGACCGCCGCCGCGAGTCGGACCGACGCCGCGGCGCCGGCGTCTCCGTGCCCGGCCCCGTCTCCGGCCCCGTCGCGGTGCCCGGCGCGCTCGCCACGGCCCGCTTCGGTCGGCCGGCTCGCCTCCCGCGCGTCGACGGGGGCGAGAGCGCCGTGGCCGAGCGGCGCCACGAGCGCCGCGAGCGCGGGCCGCCGCCGCGAACAGCGAGCGCGGCGCGCCGCTCGACACGGTCGCCCGCGGAGCATCGAGAAGATCACGGGCCACTGGGACCGTTCCGTGCACTCGGTGACTCGGGAGACGTTGACTCGGACCGACAGCACGCAGCGGTAAGACTCCTCGGTGTAGTAGAGGTCGCAGATCACGTCTTCGCCCCAAAAGCTACCCCGCGCCTCGACGCTGACGCTCCAGCCGAACACCTCGGTCGGGGTCGAGCCGGCGGTCTCCGTCTCCTCTGTCGTCGGCGGGTGGCGTTGGGGCGGCCAGCGGGCCGGGACGCTGACGTCTCGGAGGCGCAGGTTCAGGCGGCGGGGCTCGACGACGGACCGGACGGTACAGTTGTACCGGAGCCGATAGTCGTAGTAACTAGACCCGACCGTGAGGACAAAGCTGGGGCGCTCCGCCAGGATCGCCGTCGGCGTAAGGATCGCCAGCAGCCAGTAGGACCAGCACTTGCCGACCGTGCACGTTGTAACGGGCATAGCGGCCGCAGCGAACGTCTCCGAAGCGGCTCGACACGCACGAACGGTGGTACAGCGTGTACGCCGCGACGGTGCAGAGCAGACTCAAGACGAACCACAGGGCGGCGCTCGGAGAACCGGGTCGCGGCGGCGGCGACGAGGCGGTGGGGAGGAGGAGGAGGAGGCCGTCGCCGCCGGCCGGGCCCGTCGCGAAGACGGCCGGAGCCACCCGGGTGGCTCCGGGGCGGCGAGTCTGGTGTCGGCCGGCCGGGAGCGTGTGGGTCCGCACGGTCGAGCGCCCGTTGTAGCCTTCGCAACGGACTTCCGTCGACCGGAGTGGCGGCGGCACGTGCCAGGACAGCTGCAGGTCGAACGGGCCGACGTCCTCTTCCAGTTCTTGGAGTTCTCCCCGGACGACGGTCGTGCCGTTGACCGACAGCGTAGCGATCAGAAAGCCCGCGTGCGAGCTGACGTTACAGCTCAGGTCGTAATAACCCGTCGCGTTGGGTTGCAGCCGCAAGCGGACGCTGGGGGGAGCGGTGGCCAGAGCGAGCGGGGGAGTCGTCGTCGGGAGCCAGGAGAGGACCCAGAGCGTCCAGAGCAGACGAGTCCGCGAGGGGGCGGAGGGGCTCGAGGGGGAGGAGGGCCCGGGCGAGGGGCGCCGCCACCCCCGACCGGGGGAGCGGTCGTCGCTCGCCGGGCGGGGGGGAAGCGCCCATGCCGCCGTCAACAGCGGCCGCTCCACCACAGCCCGGCGAGGAGCAGCAACAGGGAGAGGACGTACAGGGTTTCGCGAACGACGATGAGCGTGAGCACGAGCTCCGACGAGTCGTCCTGGTGGTGGGTGTGCGGCATGGGACGGCGACGACCCGCGCGAGCGAGCCGCGCGGCGACCCCGCCGAACGCACCTCGTCCCCCGGGACTTCGCGCCGGTCGCGCGGCCCCCTCAAATAGTGGGGTTCCGCAGACGCCGGTACCCGAGGAACAGGCGCGTGCGTTCCTGTCGGCTGAGCACGAGCACGGCCAGGAGGAAGAAGGCCACGGTCACCGACACGGCCAACGCCACGAAGTCCGCCAGGTCGTCGACGGCCAGGCGGTACTCGGCCCAGTCGAGCGGGTCGTGGTCCGGCATCGGCTGCGGGTCCCAGGTGGTCCCCCACTCGGTGTCGTGGCACGACTGCTCGGGGTAGACCTCGAGCACGGGCCCCGGGCCGATCGTCACGTTCTCGCCGAAGCGCGGCGGCGGCAAGAGCGGCAGCTCCTGGTAGCGGACCGGGCCCTCGTCGCCGCGGAACGCGCAGCCCACGGCCGACATGAACAGGCGCTGAGAGAAGCGCGGGATCACCAGCGTGGCGGTGCGGTACCCGTCGTAGGTGTGCTCGAAGCGGCCCCAGACGCGCTGGTGGCGCAGCGTGGGGACGCAGGCGCCGAACGGGAAGACCGTGGCGATGCGCCGGTAGCCGTGCGCGCCGCGTTCCTTCCAATCCACCCAGCCGCCGGTCGAGCGGCTCGGGAACGTGCAGGTGACGATCAGACGGTCGTCGGGCAGGTACGTGAGGCGGGCGCTGACGCGGGACAGCTGCCAGTCGGCGCGCGCCGTCCGCGTGCGGTTGTCGGCCAGGCGAGCGCGGCAGGCGAGCACGCCGAGGTACGTGACGCGGGTGACGTCCGTCTCCACGGTCACGCGGACCGCGGAGGAGTCCCGCGGGCCCGTTTCGGACACCCAGGCGCGGAAACCCGGAGACGTCTCGTTCCGGATCGGCGCCGCGGACGGCGCCGCCGGCGCCGCCGACGCCGCCGGCACGTCCGAGCGGCGCCCGGCCGCGGCGGCGTCGGCGGCGACGATCCGGGCGATCGGCCGCTCGTAGTAGCCGTCGCGGAAGGTGCACACGATGCTCTGCCACGGCGTCCCGTCGGTCCAGGTCAGCGTCGTGTTCATCGGCGGCGCGGCCCAGAGATACCGGCAGGGGAAGGCGCGGACGCCCGGGCCGGCGGCGCACATCAGTCCACACAGCAGCAACCAGCCGCCGGACGCCATCTCCGACGAGCGTAGACGGAGAGCACGCTCACCGCGATCGCGATCACCGTGGCCGTCGTCAGGAACCCGGCGAGCACGAACCCGCTCGAGGACCCGTCGCGGGGCGGGCGGTCGTCGCCGGCGGTCGGAGGTCGCGGCGAGGGGGGGAGCGAAGGCGGCGACGGCGGCGGCGGCGCCACGGACACCGCGGCGATCCCGTGAGCGTCGCAGGACACGAAGACGCAGGAGAACAGTCCGTGATGCTGCCACAGCTGCAAGTGGCCGACCGAGCCTCTCATGGACAGATTGTAATGGGAGATGTTGTGGCCGGCGGGCCGCGTCGTCGGCCGCCCGTCGCTGTGGGTCGAGCCTAAATAGGTCGAGTTGGCATACCATTGGACCGTCACCGCGGGGCAGACCAGTTGCCCCTGACATTCTAGCGACCAGCCGCGGTCCTCGGTCGCCCGCAGCTCGATCGTCACGTTCATCGGGATCCAGAGGATATGCTTCTCGTTCCCGAAGTCGCAGAAATAGTCGCCGGTGGCGGCGAGCTCGGGGCGTTGGGTGATGCTGGTCACGATCTGTGGGGGGGTGGTGTAGCCGGCGTGGGTCGAGGCCGGCTTTTGCCGAAAGCTCAGCGCGACGCCGGAGATCGCCTGCGTCTCGTTCGGGCTCGCGCTGGCCACGAAGACCTGGCTGGTGTTGCGGACGCGCCACCAGGTGACCGCGTCGCCCGACCCCTCGTACGTGCAGCTAAGCATCGGGGACCCGTTCGGGTAGGAGAGCTTGGTGTGAATCGTCCCGAACCCGGTCCCGAGTAAGCAGAAATAGCAGAGATAGTCCATGGAGGTCGAGGTGCGGGTGGCGTTGGCGCAGCACGCCGTAGAGCAGGAAGGTGGCGCCGACGACGAGGCAGGCGGCGTACCAAGTCTGCACCCGCAGGCCCAGGTCACACGGGAAGAGGTGAGCCGTGACGGCCGCGGTGCGGGACACGGTCCACTTGCGGCCTCGGAGCAGGCATCGGTACGTCTCGGCCGGCCCCTCCGGGTTCCTGGTCGGTAAATAGAGCTTACTCACCACCAGGTTGCCGTGGCGAAACACCTCCGCCCGCCCGTCGTCGGTCACGCTCGGCTTCCGAGGGTCGAGCGTGACGAGCAGGGCGCCGTCTCGGAGCCAGGAGATGTTGCGCAGGTTCTCGGTGTTCGCGATGGCGCACTGCAGCTCCACGCCGCCGTCGTCTCGTTGGCACACCTGTAAGCGGTCGGTGAGCGCGTCGTCCGAGCGCGCCGAGTAGAAGAGGAGCGTGAGACCCACGAAGCTCAGGCGGCTCCAGACGCTCGTCGGGCTCGCGCCGCTCCCCGCCCGTGGCATGTTGACGACGAGCTAACCGCTTACCGTCCTTTTTTATAGTGGGCGAGCGGGATCCGAGCGAGGTCCTCTGAAGGGGGTCCTTTGAAAGGTGGAGAGGTAGAGCGAACAGGTTCGCTCGGAGCCCCCGGCCAGACTGCGCTTCGGCGTCGCCAGGTGCGTTCGTGTCGTTCGGCGGTGACGCTCTTCTTATCTAGCCTGATCTCTCCCATCTCTTTCCTTGCAGATCCGCCTCCCCTCGATCGTCGGCTAGTGCGGATCCACCGTCGAGCAGTCCGTCACCCGGTCGCGGCGCCGACGACGGCCGAGTCGTCGGAGTCTCTCGCCGACGGGGTCGTCTGAGACGGTGACGAGAGAGGGACAGGGAAAGCTCGAACGGACACGAGACGGCGGGGTCACCTGCTAAGCGCCTTTTGACTTCGACCGGTCTAGCGGACTTGCCCGGTCTAGGTCTCGGGTCGGTTGGTGAGGTCTCTCTCTAGCCCCCCGGTCTCGAACATGGGGTGGTGCCTCTATGATCTGGTTCTCTTTCTCAGCGTTTGTAGTCTCGGTGTCTTTGGGGCGCTCTCGGTGGCTCCTCTCATCTGGCTGTCGGTGGCCCCTCTAGCCTGGGTGCTGGGCGGCATCTCTATGATCTCTCTGGCTTGGGTCCCGGTGCTGGTCTCGGTGTTCGGTGTGGTGCCGTTGTGGTCGATCTCTCTGGGGGCGTCCCTGTGCTCGATAGCGTGGCTCTCTATCGGGACCTGCATGGTCTCTCTCGTCACCGTGTCGATGGTCCCTCTAGCCTGGGTATCTTGCTTACTCTCCGCGATACTCTCTATGGTTCAAGAGGCCCTCGCTTCTCTGTGTTCACTTTGCCCGGGGTCGGTCTGACCCCCCCCCCACCTACCCACCCGGTGCCTGGCCTCTTTCTCTGTGATTCACCCAACGCCCTTGACGGACCTCCATACTCGTTGTCTCTACCGGTGAGGCTTTCATCTATTTCGAGACCGGGCACGGGCTAAATGTCGACCAGACCAGTCTATCATCTCGAGACCGGGACCGGGTACGGGCTAAGTGTCGACCAGACCAGCCTATCTCGAGATCGGGCACGGGCTAAGTGTCGACCAGACCAGCCTATCTCGAGACCGGGCACGGACTAAGTGTCGACCAGACCAGTCTATCTCGAGACCGGATACGGGCTAAGTCTGTCAGTATCTTCCTATTCCTAACAACCCACCGTCGCGACTTCCTATTCCTATCCTAACAGTCTAAGTGTTAGTCCCCGACCTTCGACCGTCGTGCCGGCGCACGCACCCGCGTTTCCTTCCTCTTTCCCGCCGTCGCTTCCTTCCTCTTTCTCTATCACCCGACCGCATCACAGACTGTGCAACACACGCTGATCTTATCGGGGGAAGATTATGTTATTTATTCACACACACGGGGAAGTACACACAGACCGGCGTGGAGGAATAGCTTAGCCCGCGACCGGTTCACTCACAGTCTCTCGCGCGCGCGGTTCGTCGCCCGGCCTCACTGCTGCTGTTGCTGCTCCCGGTCGCCGCTCTCCAAGTCTCGGATCGCCTGCGCCACCGCCTCGTTGATCTCGTCCAGCCGGTTGCAGCTGTTGGTCTGCACGTCAAACTGACAGTTGCTGTAATCGCTCGAGGGACCTTCGTAGATCGGTAAGAGGTTGTGCCCGCCGTCGATCGTGCAGGTGCGCACGGCCACCTGCTTGGGGTACTTCTGCATCAGTTCCAGACAGAGGCGGCTGGCCGTGAGGAACTCGCAGGGGGTCGCCGCCTGGATCATGATGGTCCTCACGTCCGACGCGCGGGGGCAGTACTGGTGCGTGTGGTGTTCCTGCAGCTCCCACGCCGTCTTCACGCCGTCGCGACACGCCCGAGACACGCGCTCCACGGTCTGGGGGGTGTGGACCCGGGGCAGGGTGTGCTCCATCGTCCACGGGGCCGAGATCGACAGGTTCACGGTGGTCCCCAGCTTGGCGCGCACGTCTTCCACCGCGCTCCGCACGTCGTACGTGCGGGTGTAGCTCAGGAGGATCGCTTTGTTCAAGACTTGCAGTTCGCGGCAGGCGCGGACGGTCTGCTCCCAGACTTCGTGCAGGGGCGGGGCCTTGAACGGCAGAGTCTTGTACTCCAGCGAGCGTTGCGTGGTCCGGAACAGCCGGGTCAGGTCCCCGCTTTTCACCCGCCCCCTCTTGGACTCCCCCTGGGGCTTGTCGAAGGGCTGAGTCTTCGACTTCAGGAGCATGCGGATGCGCCCGGCTTCGAAGGGGGGGCTGCACTTGGGGCGTTTGGCGCGGGGCGCGGCGGTGCCGCCTTCGCCCTCCTCGTCGGAGCTGGAGTCGGACGAGGAGGAGGACGAGGATGAGGAGGACGACGACGAGGACGAGGACGAGGACGAGGGGGACGGGGCCCGCAGTTGTTTGCCCGGGTGGGAAACCGGGCGGGACGCCGGGCCCGGGGGAGAAGGAGAAGCGGTGCCGTCGCCGGTCACCGAGGAGGCCGCCGCCCGCTCGGTGGCGCTAGAGATGGGCCTGGCCATGGGGAACACCGTCTTGGCGCCCCGCCAAGACGGTGCGGCGTCTTCCTCGGGACACAAGAGGCCCAGCGTGATGTTGACCGAGGACGGGGACGGGATGGGGGACGAGGGCCCGGAGTAAGCGGGGGAATAGGCCCCGGGAGAGTGGGAGGGGGAGGGGGTGGTCCTGCTCTCGGCCAGAGGGGAGGAGGAGCTCGGCAAGGGGTCGGTATACATGATGCCTGCGCTTTCTTCCTGACCCCCCGTCCCGATGGACGGCCCCCCCTCCCGCTCATCCTCATCCGAGTCGGAGAGGATAATGTACACCGGCTCGTTCTGGGGAGGCTTCAGGCGCCGGCTGGGCAGAGAACAACTAGAGGAAGGGAATTCCAACTTAAACGTGCGGGAACCATCGGAAAACCCGGGAGAAGAGGGTTCTCTCTTGGGAGACTTAGGCTCCCTCTTAAAGTGGGCCAGGGGGGACTCCTCGTTCAGAGACTGGGGTGGGTGGGGCGGCTCACGCGACGCTCGAGTGGGTGACCGGGGTTCCCTCTTCAGAGACAAGTCTTGGGCCACGCAGGGAAAAGCGGAAGAAGAAGGAGAGGTGTGGTGACTGTTACTCTGTGGTGCTGACTGCTGTGGCTGTCCCGTGGCCGGGTCCAAGTCCCGGGTCTTGGGAGGGATGTATTTGGGTGGAGCCAAGAGTCTCTCTGGAGTGGTGACTTTCTGTGGACTGGAAGGTTTTCTGGACCTTCGGGATGATGATGGTGCGGTGGACGTGGTGGGCGGGGCAACGACAGAGGAGAGAGTGGTAGGTGGTGGTCTTCTGCCCCCCGAGAGATCCACTAAGAGAGACAAACAGAAAAACCGAGGGTGAGATAGAGTTGGAGTCAAAGACCGCCCCACTGAAATAAGCCCCCCCCCCTCAGCCCCACCGGACAAAGATGGTCACATGTCAGCGCAACTGTCAGAAAAAGGTGAAGTTTATTGAGAGTCTCTCAGAGACCACACCCTGAGCGAGGGGGAGGTCCCGCGGCTACCTAGGATCCAGGTAGAAGAGCTACCTGTCTAAGTCAAAAAGTCTTTGGACCACGCCCATGGTCACACACTTAGTCTTGGGCTGAGTCTCTCAGGGGAGAGCGGGAGCGAGCCCGAGACCGAGAGGGTGCCGCGCGGCGGCTGCGGCTTCTGGTCATCATCCGATGCACCGATGGCACTCGGGGGGGATCTTCTGGTCCTTCTTCCCTGGAGTCCTCCTCTCCGGCCGGCCCGGGGTTCTCTTCGTCCTGGGTGGACATGGCCCCCATCGACGTGTCATGGTGGTAATAGGGATCGTCCAAGGTGCTCACGTGTGGGCGGCGACGATGCATCTCCCGCATTTCCTGAGGGCAGAGCACGCGGTAGGCGCCGAGGCCCAGGGCGTAGCGATGAGTCTGTCTCACCGCGCGGGAGATGTACTTGCACATCTCCATAATTTCCCGGAGGATCACGCGTGGCTGGTTCCGGCCCGCGAGCATGGCGGCGGTGACTTCTTCCATGATCAGGATGGCCATGTGTCGCAACACCGCGTCGGCCCGGTCCATCAACAGGTGGACTCCACCCACCGCGAGGGTCATCTCGGCCTCGATCTTCTGTTTCATCACCTGCATGAGTTGCTCGTGGACTTGGGCGAACACGGTCGCGTAGAAGGTCTGGGTCTGAGCCACTTCCATCAGCAGTTCCCGGCGCAGGGCCAGGGACCGCGACACCATGTGACCGGTCTCCTGGGTGTTATCCCGGGCCCACAGATCCAGAGTGGCCAGGGTCACGCTGATGGTTTGCAGACATCTGGGGGCGTGGGCCATGGTGACCACCTGTTCGGTGGTGCCGGTGTAGATCTCTCTGGTGTTGGCCAACATGGTGTCGATCTGTTTCTGTACGCTGTAGCGCAGTCCGTCTTTGACGGTGAAGTTGATGCTCGGGCTCCGCCCCCCGATCGACCGCAACAGGTAGGCTCGGACGGGCTCCATGTCCTCCGGGCAAGGATAGCCATCGGCGATCAGGTAGAGGGTGTCGTTCAGAGTCTCCGCTTCGGTAAAGCTGGCGACCACGCTCTGGATAAATTCCTTTTTATCCTGCACTCTAGCCCAGGTGGTTTTCATGAGATTAAGGAATTGCCCCCTGAACGCTCTCTTGTGGTCAGAGACTAAGACTCGGATAGCCCAGGTAGCCATCTTCACGCAAGTGACCAGCCCTTTGACTGTATAGAGAGAGCGCACCCGTTAGAAAAGCCCCCAGACAAAGACCCCCCCCCCACCGGGGTCTCACCGACGGTCAGACCCCGGCTCTCTCCTTTGACAACTCCCGGGTACTTACTCGCTAACTCTCGCTGCTCGGGCTCGGTAAACTTGACGCGCTTAGTTTCGTCACAGAAGGCGTCCATGTTGATCAGGTCATCGGCCGTGGGTTCAAAGTCATGGTTCCCGGGGATGCTCATCTGATCAAAACTCAGTGGACAAGTCAGGGTATCGATGGTGTCTTCTACCATCCCGACGATGCCCGGCTCCAATCTGTGCGTGGGTGAGAAGAAAAAAATAAGGATGAGGGTCAGACATTCCCTGACAGAGTCCTTCGGTGTCTCGACCTGAGGAAGGGGGTGGTGTCGGGTGTGACCTTACCTGTGGCTAGGGTCTCGGGTGGACAGGTCTTCCGGTTGAGACTGGCTCGGTGTCTGGATGGATTCGACCGCTTGTCTGACCATCTCATAGTGACGCGTCAGGAAAATGTTCTGTGGCAACCTGGGGTTTCCCTCGGCCAAGGCCTCTGTGATCGGTTGGGTGGGTGGGTTCGAGCTGGAAAACGTAAAGGTGGGCCCGGTCAGCTGGACGTCCGAGTCTCCGATGCCTAACCTGATACCTGGATCTACCTATGTTCCCGCAGGAAACGACCGCCATGATCTGGAAAGCCCTGGTCTGCATGCTGATGTTCTGTTCCTTTCTCTGTGGATGGTGGTGTTGCAGTTGTTACCTGCAACCGAAACCCCTCCGGTCTCGCTCGGGCCCTGTCGGTGAGTCAAAGGCCCCACCTTTTTGACCCCCCCCCCACCCCGGACGCGAGTCCGAGTCCGTCGACCTGACTTAGAGTCTCTGTCTACACACTTCACAGGTATCCAGGGGCTCCTGTTGGGATACCGAGGGAACAACCGGACCTCGATGTCGACACCGAGCGTCCAGAAGAAGGAGAACTTGACCGAGACCACCACCTACGCTTCGTCGGGCACGTGGGCCGCGCAGGTGGCCAACAACCGTTCGACGAACGCGACGCGCTCCGTACGCAATACCCCCCCACGGGTGTTCTGGTTCGAGCCCATGAGCACCGTCCTAGCCATCGTGTTCATGTTCCTGGTGGTCATGATGGTGATGTTTTGCCACGTCATGAACATGAATCACCAACTCAAACGCTTCGATCCCCACCGACCGGAAGAGATTCCCATGCACAGTATGGAATACAGTGATTTTTCCGAGATTGACTTAGGCCCCCCCGTTGATTCTCGGGTGAGAGCCGATCAACAACCCACCATCAGGCGCGATTGGCTGGAAGTACCGACGACGTCTAGGGGCGGACGGATGTCTGCAAGTAATTAAAGAGTGTGTGACTCAATCGAGATTGATCAATCGCCGCGTATCGGCCGGAAGCTTGGAGCTTGGGTTGCACAAGAGCCGGGGGGGTGGGCTTAGAGAACGAGTCACCGACACCGAAAGAGCTAGAGGGGGGACGCCACCGCACACCTGCGTGAAGGGGTGGGGGGAAAGACACCTGCACCGAGCGAGAGAAAAACCACCACCGAGCGAGAAAGACCACCGTCACCGATCGAGACCACCGAGAGCCGCACCGACGTCTAGACACGCCCACACCGGTCATGCAACGTCACAGCATCGCCTTGCCTCGACGACCCACCGCGACGACCCCTACCCTCGTCGTCCGGGGGGCTCGCAAGACCCCGGGAACGAACGGGGGGTGGGGGGTCCTGGGCCCGCCAACAATAAAGCCGAGATAGACTCACCCATTGCCGCGGGGGTCGCTCATGATGCCGGTCGCTCGGGATGGGGCGGTGCTCCGACGATGAAGAGGCGTGGTCCGGGTCCGTGAGGCGGAGTCTTGTCTAACAGTACCTTAGCGCACCACTAGGAGGTGCACTGTCCCAATAGGAGGTACTGAGACCGTTGGACTTCGAGAGAAGTGCCGGCTTGCAAACAGGACCCGGCTTATATGCCGGTCCGGGGCTCAAGCCCCGCCTAGGCTCCGCCTCTGCGGGGGCGGTTGGCACCGACCCGGACCAATCAGAAGGGCTCCCGCTGAGTCACTCCCCCGCCCCGCCGTGACGCGCGTTGCGGTCGCGATGTCCCAACCGTTCCCGTTTCTCACTGACTCAGCCCCGGGTGACCTTTGAAATGTGCCAACGCCGCCCTTTCTCATGGGAAACGGCCTGACTCAGCGGAGAAACTTCCCTTTTCCATCGGTTTACGGGGCTTTCCACCCTCGGTGACTCGGTGGGCTGGGGGGCGATTGACCGCCCCCCATCCTGTTGACTCAGTTTCTCTGGGACCCTCACTCGGCCACCGGTTCCTCTTTGACCGGGCGCGGTTCCTCATTTCCCAGGGCATGGTTCCTGATTTCTCTGAGTCATGTGGTCAGGAGGGGCCGGGTCGGGCCCGGGTCAGAGTGAGTCACGGGGGGTTGAGGCGGCCGGCTCGTTCCGCTTTTTCCCAGAATCGGCCACCCCCCCGTGGGAGGCCGGTTCGACCTCGGGTCGTTTTGACTCAGCGTTCCTCATTCCTCTGGCCGAGTTCCTTGTTCTTTGGAATCGACCCCCGGTGGGAGTGGGTGGGGGACCGCCCGCTTCCCCATTTTGCTGGCTCGGTTCCTCTTTTCTCGGAATCCCTCCCTGGGAACCGCTGTCTCAGCGGCGAGTCACCTTGAGTCACCGGGGTCGGTTCCTCATTTTTCGAGCTCGCGCCAAGGTCACGGTGAGTCAGTTGGGTGGCGTCTCGGTTTCAGTTCCCGAAATCTCATGGCCCGCTTCTCTTTTTCCCGAAAACCCCCGCCCGGTTCCCCTTTTCTCAGAATCCCCCCGCCCCGTGACTCAGGGTGACCTCGCTTTGACTCACGGGGCGGGGGGGATTCTGAGAAAAGGAGAAGCGGGCTCGGGTTGAGCTTCTCCTTTTCCCAGGAGAACGCCGCCCGGTTCCCTTTTTCCCCGGGCCAACTTCTCCTTTTCTCAGAATCATCCCACCCCGTGACTCAAAGCACTGTCACCTTGAGTCACGGGGCGTCCAGGTTCCCTATTTTCGGGGCCAAGTTCCTCTTTTCGGTGACTCGGAGGTCATGGGACCCGGTCTCGGTCGCCAAAGACCGCCCCAGACCGCCCCTGAACACGTCAGAAGGCGTGGGTGAGGACTGCCTTATAGTCCGGACGCGACTCGAGGAGCTCCTCATTTGCTGGGGACGCGCGCCGGCGGCCGGGTAGGTGCCATGCTTGGACGGGAGGTGGGGCGGGTTAGCCTAGGTGGGCAGGGCCTGTGTAGATGGGTGGGGTTACTTAAAACCCCTCCCAATCTGATGGGAGGGGGTCTGGACCCCGGCCACCGGATCGCCCTCGCGCGCTTGAGGTGGTGGTGGGGGGACCGGGGGTTTTGCCCCCCGGTCACCTGGAAGGGTGGTCTGAGGTAGTTAGGGGAGGTCGGTGACTTCCGCTTTTCGTCCCGGAGGGTGGGGCGAGAGCCTGTCCGGACCGGTGGGCCGGCCAGATTTCATCATTTTGCTCTGGGAGGTGGATATGACACGCCCCGGCTCCCGTATAAGGGCCGGCGGTCGCCTCGGACTTCCTCGTTTTGGCGCGGACCGTAGATAGAACACGCCCCGGTCGTCTCGGACTTCCCCATTTTTGTCGAGGAACACGCCCCGGTTGCCGTATAAGGCCGACGGTCGTCTCGGACTTCCTCATTTTGGCGCGGACCGTAGATAGAACACGCCCCGGTCGCCGTATAAGGCCGGCGGTCGTCTCGGACTTCCTCTGTTTTGGCGAGGAACACGCCCCCGGACCCCGTATAAGGCCGGCGGGCGCCTCGGACTTCCTCATTTTTGTCGAGGAACACGCCCCCGGACCCCGTATAAGGCCGGCGGGCGCCTCGGACTTCTTCTTTTTTGGCGAGGAACACGCCCCCGGACCCCGTATAAGGCCGGCGGGTGCCTCGGACTTCCTAGTGTTGGCACGTCACGTAGACAAAACACGCCCCCGGACCCCGTATAAGGCCGACGGGTGCCTCGGACTTCCTAGTGTTGGCACGTCACGTAGACAAAACACGCCCCCGGACCCCGTATAAGGCCGATGGGTGCCTCGGACTTCCTCTTTTTTGGCGAGGAACACGCCCCCGGTCCCCGTATCAGGCCGGTGGGCGCCTCGGACTTCCTCTTTTTTGGCGAGGAACACGCCCCCGGTCCCCGTATCAGGCCGGTGGGCGCCTCGGACTTCCTCTTTTTTGGCGAGGAACACGCCCCCGGACCCCGTATAAGGCCGGCGGGTGCCTCGGACTTCCTCATTTTTGTCGAGGAACACGCCTCCGGACCCCGTATAAGGCCGGTCGCCGCCTCGAACTTCCTAGTGTTGGCATGTCACGTAGACAAAACGCGCCCCGGTCCCCCTCCCGGTCGTCCCTTATAAGGTCGGTGGCGGTGTCACCGCCTCATTGTCCCCCGGATGGTGTCCGGAACACGCCCCCCGTTCAGGCGTCTCTTCGGACCCGGGGAGGGAGGGGGGCACGCTTCCTCATTTTGGCCAGCGGCCGGTCCTTAGAAGGCCGGTGGCTGGCGCACACTGGCCTCCGGGCGGCTCGGAGACGGGTTATAGAACACGCCCCGGGGCCCCGATCGGCCCTTATATGGCCGGTGGGTGGGCGGAACCCCGCCCAGTCGAGAAAAGATGGGTGGGTGGGCGCGTGGACCTGAAGGGGAGGAGACTGTACCACGGATGGGCACGCCTCCTCAGGACGCCCCGAAACGAACCCCCGGGGGGGGGCGGGCGCTCGAAGTTGGAAGGGGGCGTGGTGCGGGCCGGATGCCAGGAAAAGGCGTCCCGAAGGGGGTGGGGGGAACCCGAAAGCGAAACTGAGGCGGGAAGCCCGAAAAGGACGCGCGAAAGCGAATCCGAAACCAAAAGAAGGCGCGGGGAGCGGCGTTGGCACCCGGCCCGCGCGCACGCCGACCGCCTCGCGGGCGCGCGCTGGGCCGAACGCACGCGCCGGGGACCGGAGGAAAAGGCCCCCTCCCGACCGCCCGGACGGCACGGTTGGCACCGTGCCAAATGCACCGCGGGCCCGGCAAAACGGCAGAGCCCCGCGAAAACAGAGCCCCCGGGGTCGCGGAGAGGCCCAAAAACAGCCGACTCCGGCCGCGAAGAACAGGAAAATGCTAGGCGAGACGCGCTGCGCGGCGGGGACGGGAGGCGAACGCCACACCGGGCCGCCTGACCGCACCCGGCCACGAACGGACCGAGGGTAAACGAGACCTGCCACCGCCGCGCCGAGGCCGGGCAAGATGCCAAGAAGGGGCGGGCCAGAACCGGAGGCAACGCCCCACCCAGGCGACGGGCTAAACGCCAAAAAAACAAACCCCCCCCAAAGACATCCCCCCGGGGGCAATTCGCGCACTCGGAGCCTGGAGAGGGCAAAAAAGTCTCACCGGTGGCAGCGTGCCGGGGATCGCGCGGCCGTTTGCCGTGAAAATCTGCCGTCGCGCGGGCTGTCGGCGGCGCGCGCGTGGGGGTGGGGCGGGCCCGGCGTTCGGCGCGCCAGGGCCGCCGTCCTCGCGTCCGCGCGCGCGGCGGCAGTCCGGGGTGGGTTTCGTTTTCCCGTCCCGTCTGGACCCCCTCCCCCCGGCCGTTGGCGTGTGTGCGAGAGCGTGTTTGGGGGCGCGGGCGTGCTGGTGCGCCCCTGCGGCGGTCCCGGGCTCCGGTCGGCGTTTCGTGCGGTCGGCCGGCGTTCGGTGTGCCTCGGGGGCGTTTCGTTACCGGTGGCGGGCGTCGGCCGTTCGTCCGAGAGCCCGCGGCGGCCTCGTTTTCGTGTTCGCGGCCGCGTCTCGGCGCTCG